TTAGAAATACAGAAATACAATAAGACTGTATGTCTGTATTCTTGAAATTTGAAGGTTTTTGAGGTCGTTTTAATTTTTGTTCTGAAAAAGGTCACAACCATAGGAGAAGTCTCTAAATTAGAAATACAGAAATACAATAAGACTGTATGTCTGTATTCTTGAAATTTGAAGGTTTTTGAGGTCGTTTTAATTTTTGTTCTGAAAAAGGTCACAACCATAGGAGAAGTCTCTAAATTAGAAATACGCATACAGAAACATACAGATACAGGGTGCTTGGTGTATCTTTCAATTTTGAGCTTTTTCAGGTCGTTTTAAATTTTCAATCTGGAAAGTCACAACCCTTCGGGGAAGGAGGTTTCTAATTTGAAAAATCAAAATTCGGGCTCCCGGAAAAATTGAAATTGCTTTAAGGAGGAAAAATACTACTTAAAAGAACTTCTTAAGCCCGAAAGATGCCAGCCCGGATTGTCATTGTTGAGAACAAGCCGAACGATTACTGTATTATAATGAGGGAACTCCTGAAAATGGAGTTTGACCCGGTGATCATGAAACAGATTAAGAAGCTAATCTCAGAGAACCCGAATGCCAGCCCTGAACTTTTGAACTACATCGGAGAACCCCGACGGGTTAAACCATTTGACCCAGAAGACTACGAGTTCGATTACATCCGCTCGGATTATTCAATCAACTTCGCCCTTGAAAACTTGATCTCTCTTATAACACAGAGAGCTCTCAAAGACCAGAGTAAAGAAGAGATTGAACAAGCCATTCGGAGTGAATTGGGAAAGTTTGAGGATCTCAAAGAAGAGATACCATATGCTGACCCCCTACTTCTTTGGCTTGATGACACGATGTATTATGATGAGGCCATTGAGATTTTGGAAGACCTCTTGACGCGTCAAGATATGACCCTTTCACTTTTTGAAAAATATCGAGGGGTCTTTCAATGGGCTTTGGACAAAGAACTTCAAGACATAGACCCCGCTTTATTCAGTTGGTTTAACCCGAAGGACTTCGGAAAAGGTAAGCTTAAAGCACCATTGCCTCTCTATCAGGCTTTTAAATCGCCTGACATTACAGCCTCTTGGTTCCTAAGTATCTTGTCCATCTGTAAGTCTATCGGGAGACGCATCGACGAGATTGAGGCTCTCTATCTCGCCAATAACAAGATGAAAAGACACCCTCTCCGGGCGGCTTCTCTTCTGGCAAGGTCTTGGAGATACAAGAAATTTAACCGTTCTTTGAAGTCTCTAAAGGTAGCGGATCAATTCCTAACCGAAAGACTGAACGAAGACATATTCGGCCATATCCTGTCTCATTTCTAATTTTTATCTTTTTTCAAAGATAAAATTCATTCACAAAATCCAATTAATTCAATCTGACCATTCTCATAAATGACTGTATCACCCATTGATCCTTCGGCCACCAATCTCTGATTTAAATCAAATCTAAAAATGGATTCAAAAATACTCCGGATGATATCATCGTCTTGCAAGTTTAAATCATCTGGTAAATGTATCCGAACACCTTCCGACGTTAAGAGACTAAAACTCTGTCCAATCATTACTTCAAAAAGTATTCTTTTTTCTTTATGTCTTTTCATCCATTGTCTTTTCAGTCATTGAATGCGGTCAATTGTATTAAAAATAAGTGTATTTACAATTCAAACTTATGAGCGTCTCTAAATCCACACCCATCTCCCAACTTCCAAAAGGTCAATACACCGCCGACAACAAAGACGACAGCTCTCCCGAAGACGACGCTACCATCCAAGAAGTCCTCGCCGAAATCAAAGCTCAAGAACGGAACATTCTCGGAAACAATGGCGGTGGTAACGTTCAACCACAATACGCACCCCAACCCCAATACACAGCTCCTCCTCAACAATTTCCTCAACAAAACTCGTTTCCCAGCACCTTCCAACCGACTTTTGCTCCTCCGGGTCCCGTCTTCCCTTATGGTGCCAGTCCGGCTCAAATCTTAGCCGGTGCTCAAGCTCTGGTCAATGAACAACAACCACAACAAACCAAACCTACCGGCGGTTTTGTCTCTCAAATCTATCAGACCTTTCGCTCTGAAATGGTGCTCTTCGGTTGTATTATCGCTGCCGTTTTTCTCTTTAGCACCAAGAAGATGGAAGACATTCTAATGAACAACTTCGCCTACTTTAACGTCCCCTATATCGAGACTGTCCTCAAAGCTCTCGCTATCGGCGTGACGGTTATCTTGTCCAAATGGATGATTGCCACCAACATGTAATTTACTCGTCGTCTTCGTTCTCGTCTTCGTCATAAAAGTCGTTGTAAGCTTCTTCCTCTTCGAATTCTTCTTTTTCCTCAACTTCAGGACTGTATTCTGTATTTAATTTCGCCGAGACACCAAAACCTTCGATTTCATGTAGTAAGACCTTGAGTGAATACGGTGTCGCCAAACTGGCAATCTTGGTTGTCGATTCATTCTCATCCGACCGGAACAGACCCGCTTCACGATTGGTAATCGCCAGATGTCCGCTCTCGGTATCGATATCAAAAGCGTAAGCATCCGAACGTTCCATCATACTCTCTTGAAGGAAACCACCCATTCCATGAGCCAAAAGAGCATTGGTCTCCATCTCACCGATACGAATACCACCACCACGAGACCGACCTTTAATCGGCTGACGGGTCATTCCTGCGACGGGACCCTTGGCACGATAATTGACCTTGTCTTTGACCATGTGCTTGAGACGGAAATAGTAAGTGGGTCCCATAAAGATCTGACTTGGAATCATCTCCCCACTAAATCCATTATACAACATCTCGTCGCCATATCGATGCATCTTGTATTTGTTCTGCAAGACATCGAAATACTTCTCCACCACCTGGTCTTCAAAACAAGTGCTATCAATCCGAACACCTGAAACACAGGCCACTTTCGACATCAAACACTCCAACAGATGTCCAATCGTCATCCGAGACGGGAAAGCATGTGGATTAATAATGATGTCCGGAACCAAACCGTCTTTGGAAAAGGGCATATCTTCTTGAGGTAAAATCATCCCAATGACACCCTTCTGACCATGCCTGGAGGCACATTTATCGCCCAGTTCCGGCTGACGCATCTTCCGAAACTTGACCTTAACCTTCCGTTCATTATCGTCATTAGTGTAAGTGACGACTTTGTCAATATAACCGGTAATCGTTTTATCACCGGCCTTCGAACGGTCAGTGTAAGTGTCAATGGTAATCCCTTCACCAAAGACGGCTCCACTTTCTTTTTCTTGTGTCCGTTCAGATTTGACATTAAAACGACCGACAAAGACCTCACCCTCTTCGATATACTCATTCAACTTCGGCAGACCGTGTTCATCTAAATGACTGGTATTTTTAGCTGAAGTAATCTTAACTCCATTCTTCTGTAAGACTTCGGCATTGGCAAAGATAATCTTCTCACCTGTATTCGAGGCCGTCGTCTCTGTGTCAATATACGACTTAAAGACTGAGATATTAAACAGACCTCTTTCAATCGAATTCTTATTAATCATCACCGAGTCTTCTTGATTATAACCGGTGTAAGTGGCAATGGCGACGATGACATTCTCGCCATTGGGTAGAACGTCGTTATTGGTATAAGAACCGTATCGGGTTTGAACCAAAGACCGTTGAGGATAATGTAGGATGTAGCTGGCGGTATCAATTCGTTTATTGAAGCTGGTTGAATAAACACCAATGGCTTGCTTTCCTTGAGCGCCGGAGAAGACACCTCGGGGAGCGGGACCATGATTCAACAACGGAATTAAATTGGTATACATACTCATTGTCGTCGAAGGATGAATTTCACAATGAGTGTGCAACGATTGAATGTCCCTTTCTAAGACACTCGGACGCATCGCAATCAAAGTATTGTAATTACTCTCTTCAGTGTCAATAAACTCAATTCCTTGGGTCAGAAGATCGGTGAAGGTCTTTTTCTGAGGGTCATTGATAGCCTTGAGAACCGGAATGGTCTTTCCATTCTCAACAATCATCAAGGGACGACAACACCTACCGGAATCTGTTCGAAGATTGATCTCACGCTCCATCACATTCCAAGAGATACCGGTCATCGGATGCAGTTCTCCACTTCGACGAAGATTTCTGAGAGTGGTCATCAACTCGTCCGGTCTCCGATGACAACCCACCCACACGTCATTCAAATAAACTTTAGTTGTCGTATAAGCCAGATACGAAGTCACGTCAGACAAAGGAATTAGTTCATTTTCAATTAAGGCTTGACGCACTGGTGTCGGGTCAATGTCGAGAGTGATATTTGCCAGAATGGAGAGATGTTTAAGCAAACCAATATTCCGACCATCCGGTGACTCAATCGGACACATGACACCCCATTGAGAAGCATGGAGCTTGTGAGGACTGACAATCTTACTACTGGCATCCAAAGGAGTGACCACTCTTCGGACGTGAGAGACATATCCGATATACGAAAGACGATTGAGGTCTTGGACGATACCTTGTTTGGTTGGGTCGTTGCTCAGCCCCCAATTTCCTTTGAGTGACTTGACCATCCCTTGTTCGATAATCGTGTCATCAAAAATCTGCTTCAGATTGTCCCGATGCACCAACTTTGACAGTTCGCCGGCTGACTTTCGAACGTATAGGTATTCACTGTCAATCCGATTCCGAATATTGTTTCGAAACTTGTTATAAAAGTCACGGAACAAATTGGCCAGGAGTTGTCCTGAGACATCAACGCGCTTATACATATAGTTGTCGCGGTCAGTCGGTTGCATAGCACCAATCGCGACCCGGACAATCTTGTTAATCAATTGACCCAGAAAGAGGGCTTTGGCATGGAAGCTCTTACCACAGTTGGGAAGTAAGTCTTCCATCAAAATGTAGCGAACGTGATCGACATTTCGATATTCGACAAAGTTGGACAGATACTCCATCGCTTCAGTTTGTGAATAGAGGAAACTACCATCAACAATTGAGTATCTGAGGAAATCGACCAGGACTTTGTTTTGAGGGGCGGAGACGTCTCCGACAATCGTCTCGAGAATGGCTTGGTCATTTTCAATTCCCAGAGCACGGAACATAACAAAGACCGGAATATTTTTGTTAATGTTGGGACAAGTCATGACAATTGCATTCGGATGTTGTCCTTTCTGATACTGAACCGTATGAACTCCAAAATTATGAGTTTTCGGGAACAGTGAGTTCTCCTCGGAGGTGCAACGGATGAGAGCGGTGTGAGTAAAAACGATATCACTTGCACTCGTTTTCTTAACAAATAGCCGATTGGTGGCAATTCGTTCTTGGGCGACAATTACTTTTTCTTTTCCATCAATGACGAAATAACCACCCAGGTCATACGGACACTCTCCGACTTCTGACAGTAGTTCCGAAGGTTGTTCATTCAATAAGCACATCTTAGAATGAAGCATAATGGGAATGGCACCAATCCGAATTCGGGGAAAGGTCTCAACCTTGACTTTGGAGGTTTGACTGTGGTCAGTGTATTCAATCTCAATATCGGCAAAAACATCGGCGACATAGCTGGCATCTTTGAGACGGGCTTCGTTGGGGAAGAGGGGACGTTGAGCTCCGTTTTCGAAAAGTGTCGGTTGTCCATAAAAGACCCGAGAACCATCTTTTCCACCGATAAAGACGCGAATTTCGTGAAGTGTATTTCCGGCCGGATCATTTTTGAGGGTTAAAAATGGATTGAGTGTCTTGATGGTGTAAGGAACCTTTTTCAAGACAAAGTCATTAAAAGAGTCGAGCTGATGTTTGACGATGGAATTATCACGAAAATAACTGTCGATGATATTCCACTCTGTCGCCGACATTTTTATTACTTTTAACATACAAATTGTATTTCGTTTATATCACAACTAACGAATACTAAAAATAATTTACTTCTTCTTCGGAGCAGTCTTCTTCACCGTCTTCTTCACCGTCTTCTTCACCATCTTCTTCGGAGCAGGCTTCTTCTTCTTACCACCATACGCGCCCAAAGTCGCGGGCTCCTTAACGTAAGCCGGGAATGAGTGATCTTGGAACAGATACATCTGGTCAATTGCGGGGAGAGAAAGGTTTGACCCACCCTTGACTTTTCTACCACAACCACCAAAAGGAGCACCGACAGATGCAATTCGGTGGAAAGAACCCTCGGTCACCAGGGAAGTCAGAGCGTCGCTGGCGACAGATCCGCCACTTGAACGTTTCTTTTTGTCCATTTTATTCTTAGAGCATAAAATAATACAACTCCCCTTTAGAAATACCTTTTCATGACATTGGTGAGTAAATGAAAATTGACTGGACTTTCTTGGGCGAAGTTCTCTAAATTCTTGAGGATCTCTTCTTTTGAAGACTGCATAATCTCGTTATATGGAGAACGTTGAAGTTCTGGATAAAAGATTTTACAGATCCCCTGGAAGTAAATGTAAAATCTTTGCAAGAGAAGTGTATTGGCATACAGTAAAATACAGACATACCAGATGGTTCCGGGGTAATTCATATACTGGCGAAAGACGTTGAAGCTTTTTTGAGTCTCATTGGCGTTGTGATACTGCTCACCGGCGATATCGATATTTTGAAAGAGACCATGGACTTCTTCAAATCGATTGTCGAGAACCAGATTTTCACGCTGAAGAAAGTTAGAAAAGAATAACATTCCGGAAGAATTAGTCAAATAACTGGTATTCATTATTGGACTACTCTTACAAAAATAAAAAGGACAATCCCACTCGACGCGTTTAATAAACATAAAAGCGATTGTCTTTGTAATGATTCCGAGCCAGAGGTGGCTTTCCACGCAAATCGATTTCGTTTCTGGTATTGCATTTGGTCGAAACAATTTTCATGTGTTTGTAAGTGATGGCTTGAACCGAACGTATCTTCTTGACAATAAAGTTGTCCAGAGGTTGTTTTCTCTTTAAAATCGGTCTCTTGACATGAGAAGGAACACCAATGGCTAAAGTATGCATGACGTTTAAGAGCTCAGTCCGGATATCCTTTAGTCTTTGGAACTGCATCTTACAGTAATCGAGGTCATCGTGCATAATGATTTGAAAGTAGAGCTTTAAAAACTCTTCGGTCAAACAAACGGCATTGAGATAAGCCGGTTTATCAAATGTCGAGGCAAACTTAATTTCCTGAAAGATATCCACCAGTTCAGGGTATTTGGGAAGAAACCGGAACTTGGTTTTCGTAAAATTGACGATGTCTGGATAGATACCGATGGTGTCGGTGGCGACTTCATAATCGACCCCTTTGAGTAGATTGTCAATAAACTCTTTCCGACTCGCATTGACAATCTGTTCTTTTCCACGAATGACTTCAGATGCATTTCCCAAATACAAGGTAGCAATGACAATCCCAAACATTAAGAAGTGGGGTAGAACATTTTCGGTTTGAGAGCCAAAACGAAAAAGATAAACAATGTAGGCCAGGACAAAGAGTGCCGGAAGGATGAAACCGAAATAGCGATTGACGATTTCATATTCAGTTTTAAAACCTTTTATCGTGTCCATAACACTTAATTACTAATCAATAATAAAAAAAGAGCTATAATCACCAACAAAAATCCAATGTAAATCGTTCGGTTCTCTTTCTTGAAAATAGTCAGGTAGTCCCGAAAGGTCTTTTTAACATTTTTATTTCCAGCTAATTCAGCTAAGATCGCATTCCATTCCTGAAGAGTTCGGACGAAAAGAAGACGCAATGGTGTATCTAAAAAAGCGGTGTTTTTGGCTTTATTCTCATTTTCGGCCATCCGGTTAATGACATCGAGCACCTTGCTTTCTTTTTGCATCAGTTCGTCGTAAAGTGTATTCATACCTTTCAAAGGTGTCAGTCCATTCAAGACTTCTTGAAGGTTAATTTTCTCTTGAATGTATTCAGCGGGTGAAGACATCTCTATTAATCCTTTCAAAGAAAAAGAAGATTACTCGTATCACACAATCCAAATTAAATCGACTTGATTAAATCGACGTGGGTCAGCATATGTCTCCGGCAACACATCCGATCCAGTTCCAGCTTATCTAATATCTCTTTTTGAACGTTTTTGTCAAAATAGAGCATCGCATCCCGTTCATTGATAGCAAGGTCATCCACCGTCTTCGGGTCTTTACTTGCAGACTGTTCTCGCAGTTTCTCCAACTGTTCTTCGTAATACTTCCATTTATTGGCCAGAACTTTACCACAAGTGAAACAACGGATGGGGATAATCATCGTGCTTTGTAGTAATAGAATACTTTTTAAGTCTCTTGCGTTTCGTTTTAAATTTCAAATTTTCTATTTAGACATAAAACAAATGGAACGTCTGACTTACTTTCAGAACGAACTGAAGCAACAGGTTACTCAGCTCTCCGCGGAAGTCCAGACTTTGAAGGGTGGTTGTTCTCAACCCGTTCCTCAAATTGACCTCTCTGCTTACGCCACCCAAGCCAGTCTGGTCGATCTGGCCGGTCAACTTTCCGAGAAGGACACTCGTCATCACGAATTAGTCGCTCGGGTCGATGAATTAGTCGCCAAGGTCAATGAGATGTCTGACCGTCTCGGTTCTGCGGTTGCCGAGCTTCACTCTTTGGCGGAGGTTGTCGCCAAGCACTCTGCTCCGGCTCAAGAGTAAATTACTGAAGCACCTTACACAACTCGATATAGTTGTTCAGAAATACGCTTTCCTTGTTTAACAAGGCAATTGTTTTTTGATACTGCGCAAATGAAGCATCAAAGTGAATTCGCGCTGCCTTAAACTGACTACACTTCATATAAAACAGAGCTCGAAGATACATCAAGTCCGGATGCAACTTAATCGGACTGTTCTCAAAGACCTTCTCAATTGTCTTTTTGTCTTCCTCGGTAAATTCATTCTTCCCGGTGACAATATTACTCACCGTCCGATAATCGTCATTATAAATCAAAACGTTGTTCGGGTTCAGAGTGCTAACATCCGACCCCGCTTTTGACCCCTCAATAAAAACATTCGGACGACACAGATACGCCTTTAAGTCATTCTGATAAATCGCATACGAGAGCTGGACGTTACCGACGAACTTGACTGGACGAAGGGCTTCCGCGATGACACCAGCCGCTTTCTTTGTCACCATGACCGAATCGATACCGGGAAGGACACGGAACATCTCGGACATTGGGACACATCGAAGTTGAGTTTGGTTGTCATCGGCTTGAGGAAATCCGAAAAACATCAGATCCCACTCTTTCGGAAAGAACATGTCCCTTGAATCGACGATACTTACGAAACGTCGAACCGACTCCTCGGAGAACATAATGTCGTCCTCCAGAATTAAATTGATGTCAGTCTCATTCGAGTTTTCAGAGATGTGCTTGTAAGCCGAGTAGTGTTTAAGAACATTAGAAAGACACTGAACGGTCATCGGACGAAGTAGTTTGTTAAAGTCGGCCAGCTTTTCGTCTTCAATCGGGGAGGTATTAACTAAACTCTGAATATCCAGTTTAGCCAGATCGGCGGGGTCAAACATAGTTACGTATCGGAAGACGACTTCGCATCGGTCTTTGAAAGATTCAAACATGGCCAAACGGAGACGTTCCATCTCTTGCTTCCGTTTGGTCAAGTCCTTCAGATGAATGACATAGACATTGATATTCTGAACCATCTTCCTTTGAACGAACTATTAGAAAAAGAATGTTTAAAACCGAACGAACATTGAAAAAATTGATTTGTTTTTACTTAAATAATAAACTTCTTATCAATCAAATTACCAACAATGGAGTTCTGCTCAATGTGTGGCAATATGCTCTATATCCGGAACGATACTGACAGTATCGTCTATTACTGTAAAAACTGCAATTTTCAGAAGGAAGGTGCCGAGACACCCGCTGAGACCCCTCAAAATCTGAAAAAAAGTATCTGTATTAGCAAGACGACCTTCGGAGATACCGGAAGCAAATCGACCTTGTTCGTCAATCCTTATCTCAAATTCGATCCAACTCTGCCTCACGTTGATAACATTGTTTGTCCGAGTGAAACTTGTTCTCGGAAGCCCGACCAACGGAATGACGTGACTTACTTGAAGTATAACGTTGAAAATCTGGAATACGTCTATGTCTGTAATTACTGTAATCACTATTGGTTGCGCGGTTGAAAAATTTGATATTGCTTAAAAGAAAAGTGTCTATTTAATAAAACTTGGACGACAATGAAAGGCACTATCAAAAAAGAGACCGATGCTGACTTTTATGACATCATGAAGACCTATGACCCATCCAAAAACTTCACCAAGCCTTTCATGACCATCTATGAAAAAACGGCCATCTTAGGTTTGAGAATGGAACAGTTGTCAAATGGTTCGCCCTCGTATTTAGATGAGCAGACACAACGTAGTCTGGGAAGTGTTCGGAAAATTGCCGAAGCGGAACTGTCGGAACGTAAAGTCCCGTTCATGGTCAGTCGTCGGCTTCCGAATGGAAAGTTGGAGTATTGGAGACTGGATGATATGATTATCGTCTAAGTTAATTCACAAAAATTCTTGTTAATTAATCTAATTCCTTTTCTTTTTCCATTTAAATGACGTGTATAGAGACGACAAAAAACATTCAACGTTTCACTCGAAGACTAAACAGTTTTGGGAAATTGGAGGTGCCGGTGTCTCCACAACCAGCTCGTCCGATCTCTTTCAAAGTTCAAGAGTATTTCGGTGGTAGGTATGTCCCCATCGTTGTCAGTCAGCAAATCCAAAATTGTAAATACACCATCGATTGTCTGGCGATGGAGCCATTAACTGGAACAGAGATACGAATTACCGTTCCCAATCGGACTAAGTTCCTCAAACAAAAGCATCTTCAGTTAATCGAAGACCTGGTTTATTACACTTCAGCTTTTGTTCGTTTGTCAGAGCATCGGCGGGAGAGTATCCAAGTCTATTTTTATCCATCCTCTTTTCGGAAGACGACACAGAATGCGGTCGATGGTGTCTTTGGGGTAGAGAATGTCAATTCAGCTTATACTCAGGTTTATGTCGATGACTCTTATTCTTTCATCGTTTTGTATCGTCAAGAAGAAGCCTGTAAGGTCTTAATCCATGAACTGGTTCATCTGTATCGAATTGACCGACGGATCTTGCCGGATGAAGAAGAACAGAAACTCAACCGGAATATCAAACGGAGCTACAAGTTACCATCTCGTTCGACCAAAGTCCGGGAAGCGGTGACTGAAGCTTGTGCTTTGATACTTTGCACGGCGATTTCTTCATTCCGAGAGAATAAAGAAATTAAGAAAGAATGGAAAAAGCAAATACAATTTGCGCTTTCTCAAGTCTCTAAAATTATTCGATACCAAGGAATGCAAAGTCTGTCAGAGATACGTCTTCTTTCTTTTCAAGAAAACACACACGTCTTTGCTTACTACATTCTGAAAACGTCAATTGTTTATGACAACTGTTCTGATTTTGTAAATACACTTTACGAGGCGATGACCGGAACCGTAGGAGAAGAGAATGTTTCAATGCCAAGATGGATTTTATCGAAATTAAATTCGGAGGGCTTTCATAAAAAAATTGAAAATAAAATTGTAAATACACAAAAAGGACGGTCTTCCTTGCGTATGACCTTGTTTTAAGGGAAATTCTCTATTGTCATTGTAAATGTCTTCGATACTTTTATTCATTTTTCGTCGGGACTTCCGACTAACCGACAATACGGCTTTCTTAGCTTGTCAAAAATACGCTCTGGAAAATAACTGTCAGCTCTTACCTCTCTTCGTCTTCAATGCCGAACAGATTAATCCAAAAAACAACGCTTATTACAGTAATAATTCCGTCCAGTTTCTGATTGAATCACTGCGCGATCTGGAAAAGTCATTGCTGTCACTTCGGTATCTAACGACCAACGACGAACCGACGACCCTGAAAAAAGTCATTCGGTCGCTGGACGGAGAGTGCAAGGGTGTCTTCTTCAATCGGGACATTACACCTTACGCTCGACGACGGGACGAAAATCTGGAAGTCGAATTATCCAAACTCAACGTTCCAGTCTTTGCTTATGAGGACTATACCCTTCTACCGATTGAGACCATCCTGACCAAGACCGGAAAACCGTATGAGGTCTTTACCTTCTTTTATAAAACTGGTCTCAAGTTCAAAGTCCCTGAGCCGGTTGAAGCGGTTGAGAAAGTCAAGTATTACAAAGACAAACGCCGTCTTCCAGATGAACAGAGCGAACCGATTGAAGTGTATTACAAACCCAATCCGAATTTGAATGTTCATGGAGGTCGGAAATTAGCTTTGGAGATCCTTCGCCGGATCCGAAATAAGGAGTTTGCGGAGTATGATAAGACCCGAGACAATCCGTCTCTACATGGCACCGGAACGACATTGTTGAGTGCGTATCTGAAGTATGGTTGTCTGAGTGTTCGGGAAGTCTATCACGCGGTGCGTGAGGCACATTCGGTTAATCACGGTCTTATTCGGGAGCTCTTTTGGCGGGAGTTCTATTATACCGTGGCTTGGTATTTCCCGAAGGTTTTACGGGGTCAGATTAGTTCAGCTAAAAATGAAGGAATGGTCTCCAAATACAGTACGGTCAAATGGGACACGAACCGAAGTGCATTGACGGCTTGGATGAATGGAACAACAGGAGTGCCTTTGGTCGATGCAGGGATGAGACAACTGAATACGACAGGATATATGCATAATCGTTTAAGGATGATAGTTGCCTCATTCTTGACGAAAGACTTGCATATTCATTGGCTGGAGGGAGAGCGTTATTTTGCCAATAAACTAATTGATTACGACCCGTGTCAGAATAGTGGTGGATGGCAATGGAGTGCTGGAGTGGGATTAGATAGTCATCCGTATTTGAGGATCTTTAGTCCGTGGAGACAGGCGGAGCGTTTTGATCCGGAGACCGATTACATTAAGAAGTGGGTGCCGGAACTGGAGAAGGTTTCGACATATGATATCTTGAAGTGGGACAATCCAAAGGTGAGAGCGAGGTATCAAATCGATTACCCGGCGCCGATGGTGGATCACGCGACGGAGGTAAAAGAGACAAAAAGGAGATTTATTAAATACTAAATTACTACCAGGCAGTTCTGGTTGATTGGCGAATTGGTTTAACGATTGGAGTAAATATATTTTCCTCATTTTTATAGAAAGCTTCTTTATCATCACAACCACTTGAGTAATTTTGGAAAAAGGTTGGTTTAAAAGCAGAATACTCTGATTTTATAAAATAATCGACATAAGACATGACTTGAGAAAGACTATTACTTCTTTGTTGAAAATTGATTGAGGTTGAAGCGACGATGAAAAAACGTAAGTTGGTGATATATCTCAAGGAATTTGTGTCATCAACTGATTTCTTCTTCAAATTTTCTTCACGGATGTATCGAAGAGTGATGAATTTCCAGATTGGAACGACATGTAATTGTCCGATATAATAGACATTTGATTTAGCGATCAACTTTTCATTTGAAATAAAATTTGTAATTACATTGATTAGGTCTTCTTTCAATGTGATTAGATTGTCATGAACATTCGTTTCGACAATTGCATCACGTTTGGGTTTAATTTTTTGAAGTTCAGCCTTGAACTTTAAAAAGACGTATCTATACATTTTCGCATACAGTTTTTCTCGGGTCGTCTCATCCAGACACAGGTCTTGTTGTTTGTTAAACATTTTAAAGGATTGATTGATTTGATTGTATTCCGGAGTTAAGGTTTTTTGATAAATTTCGTATTGTTGGGATGCACTTTTTAAAACTTCATTCGTTTCTTCGTCTAATGAAGCCCATTTGTCTTTTGGAAGAGATGTCATTGTGTCTAATGAGAGAGAATGCAACCATTTGTAAAGTGGGAGGAGAAGTTTCATTTCGGGTGATGAATAAGATGACACTAAGTAGGTTTGTAATAAGGTTTGATTATCTTCTTTAATCAGTTCTGGAAGTGGAAGTGCAATTAATGAGGTTGTTGTTTGTCTAAAACCGATGTCAAATTCTTTTTTATTCGATTCTGTTATTTTATCAAGATATATATTGTCACTATTGCATTGGACAATAAGTCGTGCTTCTTTTGCAAAGGTTTCAAGGTCTTGATGTAATTTAAGGTTTTTTCCTTTCAGAATATCGAAATAGTTTGGTAGTTGCTCATCTTTCATATCTAATAGAGAGGATTGCACTGTCTTTTTGCTCTGTAATGGTCTAGGTATTTTTCGAGGAGAAGATTTATTCATCTTTAATCTAAGGTGATTTACTATTCTTTATTAACAGGAAGTTGTTCTAATGCATTTTTGATAACAGTATCAATCTGATTACGAAAATTATCGACTTTTTGCATCATCAATGAACGTAATGCGGTTTCTCCATCAAGAAGCTTATTATTGATTTTATTACGTTCTTCTACTATCTTATTAGCTTTATCTTGTAGTGCTTTTACCTGACTATCGTATTGATCGATAACATTGATTATTAATTTCACAAACTCTGCAATATCATCATTCGCTTGACGATACAAATCATATGCATTGATATACTTATCTATAAAACTTGTGAGGTTACCTTTCTCATTTGCAAATTTGATTTCAGTCTTTCCTATGTCTTTGAAAAGTGAGCCACCACCTTGTTGCATCGTAGACCTACCAAATTTGTCTCTGATTGAAACAAGTCCGGTTTCAATTGCGTCATTTTTTAAAGAAATAGGTGTCCCATTATCAAGCAAATCTAAATTAGCAAGTTCGCCTTGTGTAAATAGTTCCAATTTAGAAAACTCATGTTTAGTTTGTTGGATGATAAAAGTAAGTTTCAAACTAATATACACCATCAGTAGATTGACCTTAAAGAAGACATAAATAAAACTTTTATATTTTATTAACAAAGTCTGGATTTTAGTCTCAGAGATATCATCTGTTTTAAAATCCACGATTTTAGTCCGAAAAGTATTAAAAGTTGAAGACACATCGGTTAAACCAAACTTGCTGCTCAATTCATCGACGATATTTTTATCATTTTGTTCAAGAGCATTATCAATCTGTTCGATATTAACAGGAAACTCAATATCCGGGACAAGCACTTGTGGTTGTCCTGGTTGTGCTGGCGGTGCTGGTTGTTGTGGTTGAAATGTGTTCATTTTATATAATCCTTAGCTTTTTATTTTTCCAAATGCATTTAAAGATGCTAATCTGTCTTACATACAAATGAATACATCAGCACCCACTCGAGCCATGATGCGCAATTATCTTTTACAACAAGCCGCCCAACACGACGACGTTTCTTCCCTGGTTGAAGACCAAGAGAACCAGGCCGTCGATGGAATTGACGAACTGCTTCTTGAGGAGTTTAAAAATCAAGTCAAAGTCTGGTGGGAACTTGACACCAACATCAAACGTCTCCAGAATGCACTCCGCGAATACAAAAAGAAGCAAAGTGTCATGTCAGGTAAAATCCTCGAGTTTATGCAACGCTATAACATCGAAGACCTAAATACGAAATACGGTGTCCTTCGTTGTAAGCAGACGTATGTCAAAGCTCCGCTAAGTCAGAAGACGGTCAAGGAGAAACTCTTTGAGCATTTCTCAAGTGACCCGAGAGCGGTCGAGCTGTTAAAACAGATTTTTGAAGAGCGGGACAAAAAAGAAAAGGTCTCGCTTCGGCGTTTGGGACTCTAAGACGATTAAGTCTCAACAAAAAGCAATTGAGGGTTTGATGGGAATGATGTAATCCAAGGTTTTAAAGACTTCCCATTCGAGTTCGGAGAATTCTTTTTTGGACACGTTTTTTTTATAAGTGTGCTTGTAGAAAAGAGAAACTTCCGTCGCACACCGAAAGACCGGAACATCAGTGTAATACTTGATGCCAAGAGTAAATGAAGCAATCAAATGTAAGACCAATAGGTCATTTTTACGATGCATCACTTTTTCAGTGATATCATCCACACTCTTGCATTCGAATTCTATTGCTCGTTTATAAATGAACTTGTAAAAGAGGTCATAGGCTAAATCAATCAAAGGGGTTGATACTGGGATGAGGTCTTTAAACTTTGGATACCTTTTGAATAACCAGTCCTCAAATTTGCATACCGTCACAAACTTATTAATCACCAGTTCCGAGGTGATATACTCGGACACACATCGCTTCGTATGTCCATATGTCATTCATTGTTACTTTAGATAAAGTTTTTGTCTCTTTTACTTGGTTTATAACCAATGACTATCAGCACTAAATCAGGAGCCCCTCTAAATTTGAACAAACAAAACTATTTAAGTAGAGGTATCTCATTTGAACTAATACGGTTTTCAATGAAACCGTTGATCAAATGGTCAGGCGGAAAGTCAGATGAGCTCTCCGAAATCGTCAAGTATCTACCGACCAGTTACGATACGTATGTCGAACCATTTATTGGAGGAGGTGCCGTCTTCTGGTCTCTCGAACCTCAAAAAGCGGTTATTAATGACATCCATCCGGAGTTGATTACCTTTTATAAAGAAGTTCAAGCTGGAAATGCACCGATAATCCATTCTTTAATGACACAACACCCAAACGACGAGACGACTTACTATCATGTTCGAGATGAGTTCCGTCCATCGAATCCAACTGAGACCGCTTTCCAGTTTTACTATCTTCGAAAAACTTGTTATCGAGGTATGCTCCGATACAATAAGAGTGGGAAATTTAACATTCCATTTGGAAGATACAAGAAACCCAGTTTTGATGATATCTTAGAACTGGGGTATCATCAACTTCTTCAACGGACGACCATTCTGAACCTTGATTTCGAAGAAGTGTTCAGGAATTACAATTCTTCAGAGAACTTCTGTTTTATCGACCAACCATACGATAGTGTCTTTACCGATTACGGCTACTGTTCTTTTGACAAATCAGATCAAGAAAGGTTGGCCAAGTGTTTTAAAGAAACAGAGATGAAATGTCTGATGATTGTCGGGGAGACACCCTTTATCCGAGAACTGTATGATGGGTATATTGCGGCGACCTATCATAAAAAATATAGATTTAAGTTGCATTCGGGAAGAGTTGGTGATAATATCAACAATAATCATTTAGTCATCAAGAACTACTCATAATCTCGAGACGTGTCGAATGTCATTTTCAACATCGAGAAAGCCTCGTAGTCCTTCTAAACATTGTATAACCGCAGTTTTACCATGACATTGAACCGCTCGGGATAATGCCACTCGACGAACCCCTTCCGAACCATTGAACTTATAACCAAACTCACCTAAATTAATTGGGATGTCTTCTTCGACATTAACGACCCGAACTTCATCTTCAACACCTTCGTCGTCCTCATTTTCTTCAGCGTCTTCATTGTCAGTCGTGTCTTCACTTTCTTCTGAAAGACTTGCTGGTTCTTCGTATTCTTCAAATTGGTCTTCGTCTTCTATCGTCTTTATTTTGTTTGTAATTTCTAAACTACCATCTTCTAAAACTCGAACTTCTAGAGCAACATGAATTGATGGGTCAATGCGCAAAACCCATTTTCCAGATGAAGATTTTCGAATGGTATAGTGTTTAGTCAAGGTCATTTGTCAATGGGAGCATTTTTTTCTACATTCTCCAGACGAGGCTGTTGTTTCGGAAAGATATACCGTTTGAAAAGATACTCCGCAATTAAAAATGTAATAATGACAATCGTTATCCACAACAGAATATCACCGACCACCCGAAGTGTGTTCTTTTGCCACTTCGGTAGACGACTGTAATTAAATGCTCGATTGACCCCTTCTTTCAAATTCGGAGTAATCGTCCGATTAACAAACTTTTCAATCAGTTCTTTCGTTGCGATACCAATACTGAAACCGGCGGTGCTGGCTAAGATATTGTTTTGCCAAACAAATGTCCGAAACTCGTTATAAACGTCGGTCACACCAAAATCCATTTCTTTACTTTACAAGTTGAAAAAGTCTCGAGCTTTTGTATCTACAATTTCATTTTTGTCATTCCGACAAAAATCAAGTTCAAAGTATCTCTTATTCGGATGCCCTCTTTCCTTCTTCTTCATAAACTCTTCGACTGACTTACAGTAGTAGTGATTAATGTATCCGTATTCATCCGACGGAGCATACGCCCGACTGTTTGTAATTTGACGACCGGATGCATCCCGAATTAAACCCGGTAAATTAGCAATTTCTTCCAAAAAGACTGGTGTATTCGTATCACTAAACGGCTTACGGGTATCCAAGGTATTACAGACGACAATCCATTTGAAGTCGTCAGTTAAAAGGGAATGTCGTTTCACGAAACGCTCGACAACCGGTGCATCGCTGTATTTTAAATGACCATTACTTCCAAAGAGATAAGTAAAGATAATCATGGCAAAACCATTGTCGCGAAGACGTTCATTCAAAAAAGAGCTGATATTTTGGTGACGGGGTAAGACCAAAAATTCATCGATGTCTAAGAAAGCACAGTAGTAATACCGTCTTCCATAAGAAGTGACCATATGGTTGTAAGCCATCAGTTTCTTGTCTCGACCGGGAAAGTGAATGACCGTCACATCAGCAGGGTAATCAACGATTAACCTTTTTAATTCAAAAGTGTCGCTGTTGTCATAGACGACGATGTGATGAAATCCAAGTTTCAGATGGTATTGGATCCATTCGTCGATGTAAAGCTCTTCGCCCAAGGCAATTCCACATAATGCAATACTTCGACGGTCAAAACTCATCGTATTTAACAAACAAAAAGAAAAGGTAATGTGTCTTGTGCACATTGTGTTTGGTGATTAGACGAAAAAGGGATCGACTGTGACAATCTTTAGAGTGACACTGGTCTCAATCGTCTTTCCAACCGCACTGAAATCAAAGGTTGTTCCGTCGTATTTGGCAAACTGAAGCGTTAATCTGTCCAGACGCTGACCTCGAACATTATAAATCTTCTTCTGACGCTCGATGTAGTCATTATAAGAATAAACGTAGTCCCCAACCGTGTTGTGAGGAATTAGCTTAGCAAAGGCATTCAGACCCGCCCGATTGGTCGCATCATAGACACCATCAATCTCGGGAATGACCAAATAGAGATACATCTCTTTCAGGACGTTATTGGTATTCGGATAAACCGCGCTGACGAGTTCAATTGACTTAATATTTTTGTAATTACGGTTGAGAGTCGCACCGGCAAAACTACCGTCCGGCTCCATTCGGACTTGGAAATAACTCGGTGATGGCCAAACGGAAGTGTCTCGGTCTCGTGAATCGATGGTGATGTAAGTCTCCCGTAGAGCAAAGGGGGAAGAGGTGTCTGGAAGGACGTTGGCAATCTCTGTTTTCGGGTTCATTAGACCGAGAGTGTTTTGAGTGCTAAATTTTTGAGGGTAATGTTCCATTTTTAAATGTTAAAACTTTATTCTTTATATTTAGAGTTTCCTTTATTTTCGCATCTAAATTAAAAGTAGAATGAACGCTCCTGCAACTGATGCCTTTAGTCGCTTTGCTTTGGACGGACAACAGTTCCCGAATATGCAACCCTTGATTGCTATCGGTGGTAAGAAGAAGTCTGCCAAAAAGCCCGTTAAGAAGACTGCCCGGAAGAAAAAGACTGCCCCGAAGAAGAAGGTTGCGAAGAAAACGGGCAAAAAGTAAAAGCGTGATATAAAAATGTGGTCGAAAACTTTAATTTTTCTAAATACAGTCATTACCGGAACCGCAATTGGAGCTTTAGCGGTCGCTCCAATGACTGTGTATCCTCATCGAAATTACCATCCGTTCGACCGTCTTCGAATGGGTGCATTCTGTGGCGGAGCGGTGGCAACTTTTGGGATTGCAACCGTATATTTATTTAAAGAAGCCTTAGGAAGGAACAAGTAATGGCTCGGATCAAAATTAAACGCCCTCGGTCGATTTCTTTAGAGACCGAACCAACTGAAGAAAACAATTCAAAGCGACCTCGAATTCATGCAACCAAAATCGAAGATGTCAATGATCTCATCGCTCTCGCCACCGGAACCATTTACGCATCCACTAATATCAATATTACACGCTTACGTTTAATCTTGCCCGCTTTACGCAAATTACAGAATTTGATTGGTTTGCATGAAGTCAAAAAAGCGATCACCGGACAGATCTTATTCTTTGTTCAAGACCTCCATGACAAAAATAACGATATGCTCCATACAGTCATTCAAGGTGCTCCAGGGGTGGGTAAGACGATGCTCGGGAGAATTTTGGGTGAGATTTACTCTTCTTTAGGTGTCATCGAAAATCCAAAGTCATCGACTTCAATCAATCGTTATCTGGAAGAGAGCGAAGCACCTAAACCCATCTTTAATCTGATCAAACGAGACGACCTAATTGCCAAGTATCTGGGTCAAACGGCTCACGCAACTCAAGCTGCGATTAATAAGTCTTTAGGTGGGGTCATGTTCATAGACGAAGCTTACTCACTCGGCAACAAGGAGCAGAGTGACAGCTATTCCAAGGAATGTATTGACACCTTAAATCAGAACTTAACTGAGAAGAAGAACCAGTTCGTTTGTATTATTGCGGGATACAAGGAAGACCTGGACAAGTGTTTCTTTTCATATAATGAAGGTTTGCGTCGACGTTTCCCATTTGTCTATAATATCGACAAGTATTCTTCGAATGAGTTAGGGTCGATCTTTGCCTTGATGGCGAATGAAATCGGATGGAAGAATGAGATTTCTTCTGTAGAACTGAATGAGTTTTTTGACAAACACTACGATTCTTTTCCGAATATGGCGGGAGATATGGAAAGTTTGCTCTTTCATGTTAAAATTGAACATGCAAAACTGCTCTGTTGTGACGAAAACAAAACCAGCAAGACCATTACACTCCGTGATTTAACTGCTGGATACGAGGCCTTTACTGATATTCAAAAGAAAAAGCCGTCGGGTGAAACATTTGGGACACCGCCGGAGGGTATGTATCTTTAAAATTGATCTTTGAAAAATTTGACAACAGCTTAAAGAAAGAATTCTCAAGTTAATTCAAATCGTCATGAACCATCTTTCGGATCAAGTGTTGAAGAGTTTGCAAACAGTTCAAGAAATGTTGAACGACCGTGGTATCTCAACTGACCGACTTTCAAATTACTCCGAGATGGAGATTAACGCCTTGATGTCCGAAAGTCCAATCTTTGAGCTTTGGATCTCGGAACAGACAGTCGTCTTGTATTTCCTACCTCAGAAGTTTAAGTTTTCACAGTTGCGAGACTACATTGACATTGAACGGATGAACAAGGTCATTTTAATTACTCGCGACACAATTACGAATGCTAATGTCAAGGCAATCCACGAAGAGTTTCCGATTGACATCGAGCTCTTTACTTTGACGGAACTACAATACAATGTCTCGAAACACAATTTGGTTCCGAAGCACGTACTGATTAGTTCGGTGGAGGAGATCCAGGACATCTTAGCCTCGTTTCATTTGCAAAGTAAAACTCAATTGCCGATTATCTTGAAAACCGATCCGATGGCCAGATACATTGGTGCCAAACCAGGAAACCTCGTCCGGATTACACGTATTAGCCCATCTGCTGGAGAATACACTTGTTATCGTTCTTGTTTGTAAATAATTTAATTCATTACTATTTTTCTTGCGATTAATTAAAAGATACACGTCATGTTTTACAATTTAATTTATAGCGGAACTACTGAAACTTTTAGTGGTAGTGATGCTGTTGCTGCTAGTGTAGATGCTGGAAGTGCTGAGGTAGGTGCTCCTGTTGTAGCTCAAGTCCCATCTTCTCTACCAACACCCGCACCAGCTCCAACACCCGCTCCAGCACCAGCTCCTGCTCCAGCTCCAGCACCAGCACCAGCCCCTGCTCCAACTAATAATTTTATTACTGATTTGTCATTTTACAACATCGACAACTATTCTACTCTACGCTATGACGTAGATAAGAACGATGATGGTCGGATACAGAACTACACTCAGGATGGGAATGTCGTCATTGAACAAAATATTGATCGCATTCCAGACTCAAAGAGGGGTCTATTGGCCTATTTTGATTCAACTGAGTTTTCAACTGCATTCACTAGAATTTTTGGTAACAATGCAACTTTCTCGATTGACAAACTCCATCGTTTCAAAATCATCTGTGATGAAATCGCCAAAGGCACTTCTACCTCCGCAGTTGCATTTGATAAGGCCATGTTAAACGCTTCCATTGCACTATGTATTGAAGATTTGAAGAGTAAAAACAAGACAGATATCTCAAACAGTATCAAGAATACTCTGACAGCGGATAAGATAAAGGAGCTATCGAATACTGAAATCACGGCCAATTCCGTTCTTCCCTTCTTCAGAGCCGAGACCGATGTCAATTATATTGAATTGAAATCGTATATTGATGACGGGATCTTTGACATTTACAACATTATTATGAAAATCCGGTCTTATAGAGACCTAACAAAACAGACCTCCGACCGGACTGATATCGGCTTTTTTGTTTATCGTTTGTCGATGCTTGGTGAATTTACCACCGAATATTTCATGTGTTCTTCTCTTTTGTGTTCATTGATGTATAAAAACACCGACCCGTTGGCGATTGACCTAACCACTGAGGCGATTGCCAAACATTATCCAAATGCAAGTGAAACTCCGAATAACAAAAGAGTGGAGTCTATCAACAGTTCTTACAGAGGATTAGCCCAGTATCGCCCAACGCTTTATCAACACATCTACGTTCTGATCCGTCGTATAACTTATTTACAGACACTGATGCAAAAGGACAATTTGATTATTAACAAGGCTTTTGATGAGGCCAAAAATTTGGAAAAATCTGTTCGGGAAAATAATGATGTTATCTCGAAAAAATCAAAGGTTGCAACTGAAAACCAAAACGTCCTCCAGGTCTTATCCATCAAATCAGTTAAATCTGATGCAGATGTAGTTCGGACACGGATTATCACTGCCATCATCGGTGTCGCTATAGTATCGTATATCATAACATGCATCGGTTATATTATGTTCATGTCAAACATCGGTGCTCTTCAAAAAGCAATGACATTAATGATTGTCAATGGGGGAATTATACTTGCGATTGTTGCTTACGAGTTCTGGAAGTTATTCAGGAAATAAATTCTCGTTTGTAAGTAAATAATGGGTGATATCGCTGGTTTTTTAAATCCTCCGACTACCTATACCGAAGGTAGCCCGCAAGCTTGTGACAGCATTGCGAATGTAGTTGATATTAAAAAATGTTATGTGAATTACACTGCGAATGAATTATATAATGCGACTCTAACCAAAATCTTAGACCCAGCATCAGATACAAGCCAAACTCTTTGTGACCGAATTATGATTAACAAACCGGATACATCCAATTCGATGAAGGGTATCTTTGCGAACGAGTTTGAAAAAAGCGTAGGTGTCGCCAGTCGTTATGGTGATTTAACTGAAATCAAGAATGCGAACCGTTATATCACCTTTCTACAAAATAACAAGCTGACTAATCTGGATGAGTCGATTATCGACACCGAAAGCAGAAATAATGTCCTGGAAAAAACATACAGTCAAGATGATTACAAAAGACAAAATTTCTGGTTTTATATCAGCACTCTAAAAGGACTACTGATTGCTTTTGCTATTGTATTCGTATTGAGCGGTGCCCATATGGCCGGTTACATTAGTCAGATACAATTTCTCATTTTATCTGGTGTCGTATTTACAATTTTCTTGTTATTTACCACTGGCAACTTCCTACAGAACTTGTTCCGGGATCCATACAACTGGAGACGCATCAAATACTCTAAACCTGGTGTGATTAATTAATTTTCAGAATTAATTAAAAAAAATAATTTTTTCAACCCCCTCTTTTTCAAAGGTCAGGGTTATATTGATATCCGCTTTTATTATACAGTTTGACATTTAAATTTTGACCGATTTCCGGAAGGCTAATTGTGTCTTTATCATAAAGTTCCTCACATCCATATTCGTCCATGCAATCCTTATTTTTATTATTGAAACCCAATCTCATTGAATGATAACCATCTGTTGAGGTATAGTAGTTCCATTTATTACTATTCCGATACAGTTGTTTTCCATACAGAGGAAGCACCTTTTGATTGTCACTGTTATAAAGTATCCCCACTTGTTGGAACTCCATCGAAGCCGTCGGACGTGTCGGAACGGAAGGCAATCCAGCCCCTTGAGAATACGTCGGTGGTTTCGGAGCGTCTTCAGCGACGTGTTTGACAATAACCTGTTGGGGTTGGATTTGAGGTTGAGGTGGCTGTTTGTTGATTTTTTGCTTTTGAACGGAAGTGACATTATTCACGATTTGGAGAGCGGAGAAAACGACGGCAAAAATAATCAAAAGAAAAACTCCCGTCAGAGCGTATATCATCGACGCACGTTTCATCCTTGTTTATTTGTCTTTGAGAAAAGTATTCAGAACTCTTCATCGTCTTCCATTGAATCAGGATCAAAGACATTCGTCTGTGCCAATCTCAATCGTTCTTCCGGAACCGACGCCAATTTATCCAGGGTCTCGTTCATGACCACGATATCATTTTCGGTCACATTAAAAAGATCGACCTTTGGTTCCTCTTCAACCGCAGCGACTTCAAAGGCTTCAGTCACATTCAATTTCTCCGCCTCAGGTAATTCTACCAGTTCATCGTCGCTCTCGCTGTCCGACTCAAACAACTCCATCGGAACCGGAACTTGAGGTGGTTGAGTCTCCACCAAAGGAGACTTACTTCTAACAATCGCAGTCAGTAGCACCAAGGTCAATAGAATCGACAAACCGACATCGTGTTGGGCAATCGCAATAATCGCCACCAGAACAACCAGTTTAACGGCTGTGCTATCCAAAAGAGAGCTGACCGCGTCCATCGGATAGACCAACGCCAAGACAATATAAGAAAGCAAAACTAACTTTGTCACGACTAATATCCTTTGAGTGGTCAAGACCCGTGTTGATGCCATTAATGAAACGTTTATTATAAGAAAAGACTTTTTTGTTATTTATCACGCGCAGACACCTTTACTCGAGCTCATCGTTAAACAGATACTCTATTTTCTTTTTGGGGTCAGGTTTCTTCTTCGTGGTCTTCTTTTTCCCACCCGTAATATTTAGACACCATTCTAAGGTCTCTGGACTACCCTTGAATGAGTAACCTTGTTGTTGATAATACTCCAATCGTTTTTTGGCTTGTCTCGAAAACAGACTGTATTCATCGACGATATCGATAATCGTCGGAATGTGCTTCCGTTCATGTGGCTTCTGTCGCAAAATACGCCCAACTGACTGAATGATATCACTCTTTGGGGATGCCAGCACCAAAGTGTCCATCCCCGGAATATCCATTCCCTCACTATTATGAACGACGACGTCGGTAATGATAAAGTTGTGATGGATTGGAACTTCGATATCACAGAGATTGATATTTTGATGATTGACCAGATAAACGTCAAGAACCTCAACTTGGTTCCAATCACTATTATTTTGATGGAAAGTGTTTCGAACCAATTCACGGAAAGACCTCCGCTTGTTTCTGTCCCGAAACGGAATACTTTTGTAAAAATCAAAAGTATCCACAATATACAATCGGGAGTAAGTTGAATGAGAATCCGAAGTATCAAAGAAGTGATGACTGGTGATACCCATCCGCCACAGAAGATACTTGGTCTGGTTCCACATCCGCTTATTCTTGACTTCCAGATAGACCCGACCCTCTTCCTGACTAACCATTCCATAGGTATCAAAATAACCAGCCAGGAAGTGCTTCAATTGATGTTCGGGTAGACACATAATCTCTTTTGAAAAGACGAACGACTTGGTCTGATTTGCATCCGTCAGATAGTTATGTGAAATCCAAGTTGAACCTAATGTCCAGAGTTCATTATTGGATGCCGGACAGTCTTTCGTCTCATACAAATGGGTTTTTTTCGGCGACATTAACTTATGAACCCCCGGAACTAAATACTGAGCTTTGACCCAGCCAAAGGTCGTCAAGAACTGATGGTCGGCACTGGTGATAATCTGTCCCAATCCGTGAGAAACACAAACACATGGCTTCGGCTCTGTATATCCAAAAGCTCGAATCCGTGGCATCGTGACAAAGGTATGATTGACGGTGTCATACGCAACGACTGACGGTTTCAGATTACGTAGTCCAACCGTCCGTAAAGTGAATTCTTCACCTGTAATCCAATCGACTAACAAGGTATTATCCGAAAGACAGGCCATCGAAAAAGTCCCCAGTAAAACATCCGCTCCTTCACTCGTCTTCAGCTCTTCTTCCTTCATCCCTCCCATATAAAACCCAACGCTCCGAGTTTCGTCTTTGACCAAATTGTCTTTCAAAGTTTCCAAGTGTGCCCGTCGCTCGCTTAAAATCAGCGTCTTCCGTTTCGGTTCTTTCTCCAAAAGGTCATACAATGTCTTTAAGAGCAGTTCATCCCGAGGTTGATAATTGACAATATCGGTAATCATTGCCGCAACATTCGCTTTCCCATTGAACATCAACCGTTCTCTTCCATATCCCGAACCCGGCTCTTGCCCGGTCTCAGCTTTAACCACCATAACATTAACGTCAGCGTCTTTATGACGTTTGGCAATCCACGTCGGCTTTCCCAGATGCCATTCAAAAACCTTGCTTAATCCGTCTTTTCTCTGCAAAGTCGCCGATAACCCTAAAGAGACCCGTGACGTAATCTTCGAGAGAGCTCGGGAGAAGACTTCCGCACCGGTATGATGACACTCGTCGATAATGACCAAACCAAATCGAGCAAAGAGTTCCGGAGGGTAATCGTCTTTCATCGCTAAACTCTGGAGACTGGCAATAACGATGTCTTTGTCTTCGACATCGACGACCTTCTGTTTAATCAGACCAACTCGAGCATCCGGAATAAATTGTCCAATCCGTTCCCGCCATTGGTTCATTAAGAACTCTTTATGACAGACAACCAAAGTCTTCTTTTTCAAAATCGTCGAGATGTATAAGCTGACGACCGTTTTACCTCCTCCGCACTGTAAAGAGATAATCCCACCTCGTCGGAGCGGATCCTCGGACGCTTCAATGAAAGACGCAACGACCGGTTCTTGTTCTGGACGGACAGAACCTTGAAAGACCAATCGAGGTGCATCGTCTCCTGTAGGAAGGCTGTCTTCAGTTGGTCTTCCAAAATGTTTAAGACCATAAGCTTTGGGAACATAGATTTTCTTGGAACTTTCTCGATAAACTGGAAACTCTTGAACTAAATTGGCTCCAGGGGCATCGGGATTGACGTGAGGTTTGACAGTCAGTTTTTGACGGAGTGCTTCTAAGAAGACTTCTTTTTCTTCTGACGGCAAACTGGCTTTATCGATGCCATATCCTCTTTGTGAAAGTGAGGTTTTCATTTGAAAAATGACCTTCTATTTAAAGAAAAGAAATCAAATTTTGCGAGACCGATATCTTTCTTCAAGCGGGTGTTTATTAATGAAAATTTTTATCCAATAAGTATAACAATGCTGGGGACTGCAATCAAAAACACAGTTTTAGTTACTTTGATTATCTTTATATTCCATTTTATGATTAAAAATCGATTGCTGGATCAACCTGTCTCGAGCGAGAAAGCACTCCTTGAGTTCGTCTCTGGCTCATCCGAGAAAGCTAAACCTGTCGATCCTCAGCGCAAAGCCATCCTTGACACCGATGAAGCTTACCTCAAGCGTTGTGCGACTGAGACCAATGACGTCAAAGCCGAACTATATGATTTTGTCTTTAAAGACAGTGAAGCCAACTCGAAAGAACTGACAAAGTTCTACGAAGAAAAAATACCCGGGGTGCAAGCGATTTCTGACCCTAACCCCATCGAAACTCATCTCCAAAACGCCAAGAAAGACCTGATCCCCATTTCATCGACCGCCGTCTCACCCAACCCAACTGGTAATCTGACCAATGAAAGGTGCTTTAAGTCGGCGTTGATTATCAATGAGTATCAAAATGAAGGGGTGATGAATGGTGGAAAGTTTAATGACCTCAACGGCTTTGTCGATTTCCAACTTGAGTATGCTGCTCCTTAAATTAAGGTAGCGACATTGACCGATATAATTTACGAGGGGGTGGTAAAATTGAATTGACGTATTGATACAAAATCATTCCACTGTCAAAATAAAAGTTCCCGTAATAAATATTCATTCGAACGATGGGGATTAATCGTTTGAAGGGAACATTGATACCGTATTCTTTTTTTATCCGAGACGACATCGATTTGGCAGTTGGACTGATGACATTTTCATTTTGCAGACGACTGAAAAACTCAACTGTATATCCAGAGATTATTTGTCCTGGGTTTGCGTATAGAATTGCATTGTGACGACCTAGAAGAAACAAGTTGTTAGACATACAACATTATTAAAACACAAAGAAAATTAAGTTGTTTCTTTAAAAAAAACTTAATTGAAAAAAAATATAAAACTACAAGTAAAGCACATCTTATAATAATTTTTTAGAATTTACACTACTCTGTAACCATTTAGGTTTGATTTGGGATTCAATTTTTTTTCTTTAGTAAGTATCTTTTTGATAGCACAACCTATATTTGTGCAGACTTGCGAAAAAGATAATTTTTCACCAAGTGTATATAAAACCGCAGTAGAATTATATAATCCAGTAGAAGTATATAATCCAGTATAATCGTCAGGTTTGTTAGGTGGTTTATCTTGATAACTAAACTCAAAATCGTGGGTATTTGTTTTTATATTAGTAATTGCATGACCATCCTTACCATATGTTGAAAGGTAATTAAAAACTATCTTAATTTTATTACCGTTTGTTATATCAAAATGTTTCAATATTTCTCTATTTTTGAATCTGTCTTCATTAATTCTCATATAAGTTAACTTAAAAACATTATCTTCTAAATTAAAGTTAAAATAATTTAGAGCAAGAGGACGCGTCTCTTTTTCTGTAACATGATCAGGATCACATGTAATATATGCAACTGCGTTATTATATTTTTCAAAATTTAGTGGTCTCGGTTGAGACCAACTTTGGGTATCCTCCAAAAATTTATAATCAATATAAACACTATCAAAAAATACACCACCACCTACCTTTTTGGCCGGGGAACGTTTGGGTTTATTTGACTTTTGAACTCTCTTGGGTGTCTTTCCGGAAGCTGTCTTTTTGTCTGTTGATGTGGTCGTCTTCTTACTTGGTGTTCGTTTCTTCGAAGCAACAGTCTTCGGTGCTTGCTTTTGCGAAGTCGGCATTTATATATTCTAAATAAAAATATCTAAAGCAGGATAGTTCATACCATTATATTTGTAGCATTGTCAAATATAATTATTTGAAAAAAATATTTTAAAATTCTTTTATTTATCCCATCCGCCACTTGTTTCCACAGTTCAAGCACGTAATGAAAATCGTCGTCGGCTCATCTGCACTTCGGACTTGCAATTCGTAATAACTACACTCATTCTTCTTACACTTTCCACACCGGAACATATCCGTCTTCGCCACCTGACGACTGTTAATGATATGTTCTTCCTTCCGAAGACGGGCATCCAAAAGATGGTTCCATTTGTCCGGGAACATCTCTTCGGGTCGCATAAAAGCAACGTCATGTGGCTTAAACTCATTCTTCTGCAAACGATTAAGAAGACTGTTATTTTGAATATAGGAAGACGGGTCAATGTTGGCGATGACACTCCGAGCCTTGTTTTTGTAAATTTCGAGAAAACGACGGTCTTTCCACGTTCTCGGAATTTTATACTTGTCTGCAAATCCAATACTCCAATTGTAAATACCGATCTCCATGTCTCGGGCATGAAGCTCGTCCAGAGGAGCGGATTGTTGAATGGTCTCGATGACCCGGTTCCGATACTCCGTCATTCTGCTCTGGTAAATAAGAGACTTGCTTTTAAATACAACCTTTTGATTGGATGAGAAAGAGACTTTATTTTTTATCAAATTTCATCGTCTAAAAATTGAAAGATTGGAGTTCCATTTAAGAATGAACTGAACTACTTTAAGAACCTGCAAATGAAAGTCATCACCTTCGACCTCGAAACCACCGGCATCCCCGTCCGTTATGGAAATAAGTATGCTCCCGAAAATACCTCTTTATTCGACCAAGCTCGGATTGTCTCGATTAGCTGGCTGATTGCTGAAGACAATGTCGTTACTAAACACACCCATTACGTCATTCGCCCTGAAGGATTTAGTATTCCACAGCAAAGCACTGCCATCCACGGGATTTCACATGAACAAGCAGTCAGTGAAGGTCATTCTTTCGACCTCATTCTCGGAGGTGAGTTTCTGACCGACTTGCGTCAAGCTGATTTCCTCGTTGCTCATAATATCGACTTTGACTACAATGTTCTCAAAAGTGAGTTTATCCGTCGGGGGTATCCTTCCGAGACTATTTTAGACAACATTCCACAGATTTGCACCTGCAAAGCCGGACAACGGATTATGAAACTTCGTTGGCGACCCAAATTGGTCGATCTCTATAAGTCTCTCTTCGGCACAGAGATTGAAGGGACGGCTCACAACGCCATGTATGACACTCTGGCCTGTTATCGAGTCGCGGTCGAACTCAAAAATAAGACTGGGGGTTGGGAACAATTGACCGACGTGGTTCTTCCCGAAAAAGAACCAATTGCCTTGTCCGAAGAACAACGTGGTGTCGTCTATGAAGACCTTGGCAAAAACATGCTGGTCGTCGCTTGTGCTGGAAGTGGTAAAACGACGACGATACTCTGTCGGATCTGGTGGCTTCTCCGAAACGGTGTCGACCCGGAAAGCATCACTCTGACCACCTTTACCCGATTTGCCGCCGAGGACATGAGAAGCAAGCTGGGTGAGTTACTCGGTTTCGTCCCACCGATTGAAATCGGAACCATCGACAGTATCGCTCTTCGCAATCTTCGGATGATTGACCCGAACAACGACACCCCGTTCTTTGGAAGAACGTCCCGGGCGTTTGAAAGTGTGAGTGAATACAGTCTTCGGTTTTTGGAGATGCTTCAGAATAATGATTTACGGACAAAGATACTTTCCGGAAAGAGATATCTCTTTGTCGATGAGTTTCAGGACATCAACGAGACCCAGTTCGATATCATTTACAAATATTCCGAGTTTGGAGTCAAAGTCATCGCAATTGGTGATGATGCCCAAAATATCTATAGCTTTCGGAAGAGCACAGTCAAATACATTCTCAACTTTGCTGAGTATTTCCCTTCCCATGCCTTTCATACTTTGACCGTCAATTACCGAAGCACACCCGGAATTGTCGAGTTGGCCAATGCATCGATTGAGAACAATACCAATCAGATGCCGAAACAGATGGTCGCTTGTGATGAAAACATTCAAGTCGCTGAGAAACGGTCGCCTCAAACTCGGTTGCCTCACGTTCGACACTTTGCCTCGAGCTTGTTGCAGAATGAGTTTGTCAGTGAGCGAATCCAGGTTTATCACGAAAAAGGATACAAATACGACGACATCGCAGTCTTGTGTCATCAAAATGGAATGCTCTTCTCTCTGGAAGAGATGTTAACTCGGGTTGGTATTCCCAACGTCTTTGTCGATTCGAAGAAACAATCAGGTGGGAACGCCCACGATAACAAAAAGAAGCCGGGACATGTCTTTTTAGGAACCATTCACAAGGCCAAAGGGTTAGAGTGGAAGATTGTCTTTCTGGTCAATATGAATGACGAGGTCTTTCCCCACAACAAAAACTACGATATCGAAGAAGTCCGCCGGTTGTTTTATGTTGGTGTGACTCGAGCTCGGGACTTCCTCCACATCTATTACCCAACGATGAATGGGAAGAGTTTCATTACTCGATTTGTCAGTGAATTACCTCGAACTTTGTATAACTTTTGGAACTTTCGAGACAGTCTCATCGGAACTTCCAAGAACAGCTACGTCAATCTCAAACTCGGGGTCACCAGTATTCTCGAAAGTCTGGAGCCGACGGACTACAAGTGGATCCGAGAACAAGTGGCGGAGGGCGTTCCGGATTTCAAAAGGGTCGCTTTGTATCCGTGTGGAACTCATTCTCAGTTTGTCCTCGAGAACAATCTGACTGCTGACTTTGGGATTTTCATGGATTACTTTGTTTGTCGGTTGGCATCATCGAATGTTCCACAAGCACCCAAGATTGCTTTGGCCAGTGTCAAGCTGAATCGGGAAGAATACGAGGTTTATCAAAAGTATCGATACAATTTTGCGATTAATCTAAGTCAAAATGTGACGGTGGAGGAACTAGGTCGTCCGAATAAGAATGTATTAATTAACCCCATTCGTGATTACGACGCGCCGATGGTCGTCCAGATACTTTTAGCCATTAAAACCAAGGCTCAAGAGTTTGGGTTGCCGGTGGAGAAAATCTCAGTGATGACAGAACGCTTTCTACCCCTTAATTTCGAAAAGAATGTTGCCAAATCTTTGGCTAATTACAAAAATAAGTCGATTGGATGGAGGGACGCTCTGTGGGATATCTGGAATGTGGCCAAGTGTGAGAAGATTGTCCGAGACCGTCGTCGGAGGTTGCTCTATAAGAAGATGCCGGCGACGTTCTTTGACCATTACCTTCCTATTCTCGAATCCGTGGTGCAACATTTTCCGAATCAAATTGGAGGGCATTGTCATGAGACCTTGACCGACGGTAATGGAATTACGGGAGAACTGGACTTACGGTTTGATGACACAATTATCGACATTAAGTGTAGTTCTGACCCGACGGTTCAAGCCGATTGGGCAATTCAGTTGTTGTGCTACACGGCTTTGGCTCGAGCCAATGGGATTATTGTTAATAAGATAGCGGTCTTTAATCCGTTGTTGGGGATTTACAGTCAAACCGATGTCTCAGAGTGGAGAGGAGACCAGGGTTTGCTGGGGTATTTGTCGAGTAAGAGAATTTAACAGTATTCAATAAAGACCCACGTGGCTAAGACAAGTAGAGTTGCGACCATTAGATAATACAAAATTTTCTTGGGTATATAATTTTTCTTTATCATGTAAGCACCGAGTGTAGTTCCGATTAGAGAACCAATTACGACCAATATCGATTCTTTGAATAAGAAATGGCCTTGATTGTAATAAATTATCAAGCCAGGTAGTGTTTGTGGAACAATATGGGTGAATAAAATAACTGAGACTGCTTGTGCCAAAGTCAAACCGGAAAACAAGAGCAAAGGCATCAATATGGCACCGCCACCAATTCCGACCAGACCCATCGCAATTCCAGAAATAAAGCCAGAGAGGAGAATTAATGGGAACATTTATAAGATTAAGAGGTTTTTTGTTGTCCAGTTCTCCTATCGGGAATCGAACCCGACCGATGCGCTTATAAGACGCATATGCTAACCGCTACATCATAGGAGAACTGAACAATAAAAAAAGGAAGAAAATACACAATATCCAATTATTTTTTCATTCGTTAAATGAACGCATTTAACAACCCGTCTGATTTTGATAAATCGTGTCTGCCACATTCGCACCCAGGTTCGTCGCCTTCTCCAGAAGGGTCTGCTTCATTTCCTCGTTAATTATCGGTGTCCGGGACAAAATCCAATATGACTGCTTACCAAAGACACAGCTGGAGACAATCGAATACGAACTGTAATCGGTCAGCAGAATGTCGTAAGGTGCCTCGATATGAAACCGCTCGTTAAAAGAGACCGAGAAATGTCCAGAGAGCAGACGGTCTGGGTTGTAAGCCGAACCATCAACGGTGTGCCACTTTCCAAAAGACAGGCAACTGTTCCGAACCGAAACATTGGTTGTGTTAGCAACGGCGGAGTATTCGGCCTTCGAACACTCACAAGTGTATTCCCACGGCACCAGACCGATATGAGCGATTTCATACCAGGTTCCGCTATAACGTTTTAGATCAATTTGCATGGTGGCATTGGCCACGTGTTCCTCATTACAGAACTGACCGCTGTAGCCTCCGAGATATGTGTCAATGGTGGCGAGCGCAAACAAGAGATAGGTCTTGAACATATCTTACGCTCCTACACGGTAGGAAACGTATTTAGCTTTAAATACGTTTGAAGACAAAGGAAAAGGGTTTTGTTTTTGTGTTTTTTTAAATTTTTGGAAGGTCTGATTTAGTTGGAGAAGAGATTTGCTTCCCAGGCGTCGATGAAAGCACGGTCGTTTTTGTGCTTCTTCCAAAGTTCCCGAGCCGACAATGCACTGGCTTTCGTCTTCTTCCGAAGCTCAGTCAAGATTTTTTGAACCACTTTTTCGTAAGCAACCGGACACGACTGGACAAACTCAAGGTCTCGACTAACTTCGTGCCATTGACTGATATAATTCAACCGTTCAAGAACAGTTGTCCGGCCGAGGGTTTGGATTGCGTGTTCCAAAGCCTTTTGTCTGGCGTTGTCGCTAAACTCAATCCGGTATCCAAAAGAACGAAGATGCATTTTGTTTTAAGTGAAGGATGTCTTAAAGAGCCCTTCTTCAAATTTTTATTTTAGGTCATTTAATTCTCCAAAAAGTGATAACATATACTCTGAACCACTTTTGTTAATGATAAATTGATAAGAGTGTTTCATTTGAAACTTCAGACACTTATTCTTTTCAAAATTATTTCTCTTCAATCGTTCAACAAATTCTTTGACCGAATGAATGGATGGTTTGGATATATTTAATTTTTCATGACAGAACCTTTCAATTAAATACTGCCATTCCCCAATCTCAATCTCCGCTTCAACGGCTCTGGTAATATTCATCGACTGATTACGATACGTTTCCAAGATTGGATGATAAACCAGTTTTTCAATCATCCGAGACTGATGATGTAAGATTTCAGCAGCTTTAATGACGTTTGCATCAACACTCACTCCGTATTGAGCATGGGTCGATGGATAAAAGTGCTCTCGAAATTTACCACGATTACTCCAAGAGGGGGTTGTATTTTTCAGATACGGAATATAAAATTGGTGGCTACATTCAAGGACATAGGTCTTTTTGATTTTTAAGAAAGGACGGACAAGTTTAACACCCATCTGTTCTTCTTCGAACTCCATCTTTTTCAGATTATCAAGATGTTGGCAGTTGGCAAAGTTCGTCCAAATATTCTCGACCACATCATCGAGAATATGACCTAAAACAACACACGCCGACGGTTGTTCTCCCATGACTTGTCGATAAACTGCAAATCGTATCTCCCGGGTCATCTTTTCATAGAAGTCTCTTTCAATGTCTGCACGTTTGAGGTCAGTAATTCGATGATAATAAAGAGGAACTTCTAATTTAGAGCAATAGTCCTGAATAAATGAGAATTCTTGTTCAGAGACATTACGATTACCGTAAATAATATGTATCGCCGAAACATTTAGACCGAGTTGTTTTGCCAAATATAAGATGACCATCGAATCAACACCACCACTCAGACTGACACACATGACTCGTTCTTTGAGAGACAAAATCGCATTCATGAGTTCTTTTTTAACGACTTTCATCTGAAAAGCCGTAAGCCAGTCAGCATGACTGTATTCTTCTGGAAGGTATTCACAAATATCATGAAAGTCAGACTTCAGGACAACTGTATCAGATTGTTCGACATTCAAAGTAAAGTTCTTTTGATAAGTGTCATTATAGAACCGGGAAAGGATTTTAAAGCGTTTAATCGGAGACTTTCTTTTCTCAGTCCAATCTCGAACAGTTTGAATACAGAATTGGTAATACTTCAGGTGTTTGTAAGGCATCAGACAAAAGTAAAGGTCGTCTTCAAGCAAATCGTTCCAAAATTGACCGTCTTTTTCATTCAGAAGTTGAATACAGTGTTGGCGATTAGAGGTTAGTTTAGTTTTATCAGACCTGTCAAAATGAACTTGGAACTGGTCAAGATAAATAATATAGCCAATTAGTTCTTCATTAGATTTAAAATCGGTGTTTGACAGTTCCTTGAAAGGTTGTAAGATAGAAAACCACCTCTGATAGATTTCTTGGTCAGCTTTCTTTTGATTTTGAATTGAGATCCAGAATTGAGGACTGGCTTTCCAGAAATTATAGACACTGAGAAAACAAGACGTATCCATCAATTTAGAATACTTCAATTGCTTTTATATGGTTCATCTGAAAATACTTTCTCTGGAAATTTTTTGATTCCAAAATTTTTGGGAGGGGGGGGTAACTTGCATAAAAATCCTAAAATTCGTCCTCTTTGGAAAATCCATTACGAGATATCGAGCTCGAGGTCTCTTGACAACCTGTTTTTAACCTGAAAGTTTCTGCATTTTGTTGCAAGTAGTTGCATGTAGTTGCATGTAAATGCAAGTAGCAAGAAAAAGCAAGTGATTAAGTTAATTGGAAGATTTCCTATTAAATTGATTAGAAAGACGACCAAAATACAAAATACAGAATACGGGTCGTTAGTGTATCTTCGAAATATAGACCATTTTAGGTCGTTCTAATTTTTGATCTGAAATATAGATCACCCTAGGAAACCTCTCCTAATTTTGAAATACGGAAATACAGAATACAGTGGCGTTAGTGTATCTTCGAAATATAGACCATTTTAGGTCGTTTCTAATTTTGATCTGAAATCTAAATCACCCTAGGAAACCTCTCCTAATTTTGAAATACGGAAATACAGAAAAGACTGTATGTCTGTATCTTCCAAATTTCCGGGTTTCCAGGTCGTTTCTAATTTTTGATTGAAGAAAGTCACAACCATAGAGATACTGCTTTTAAGTTTGGAATACAGATATACAGCATACAGAACATACAGAATACACATACAGACCCGTTTGTGTATCTTCTAAATTTGAGGGTTTCCAGGTCGTTTTAATTTTGATCTGAAAAGAGTCACTACCCTAGGGGAAATGATTTATTTTAGAATACGGAAATACAACATACAACATACAGACCTAATTCTTTTTTTCCAGAGAAATTGATTCCAAAATTTTTCTGGAGGGGGGGGTAACTTGTATAAAAATCAGAAAATTCACACTCTCCGTAAAATCCATTACGAGATATCGAGCTCGAGGTCTCTCGACACCCTGTTTTTAACCTACATTTATTTGCATTTTGTTGCAAGTAGTTGCACGTAGTTGCATGTAAATGCAAGTCGCTAATAATGTTTCACTTAATTGGAAGATTACCTATTAAATTGACCAAAGAGACCTCTCATAAAATTCTTTCCCCAGAGAAATTGATTCCAAAAATTTTTGGAGGGGGGGGTAACTTGCACAAAAATCAGAAAATACGACCCTTTCTAAAAAATCATTACGATACATCGTCTTTCAAGTCTCCGAACTACCTGTTTTTAACCTGAAAGTATTTGCATTTAGTTGCATGTAGTTGCATGTAAATGCAAGAAGTTGCAAGAAAGATTTAAAGAGAATTGGATAATAAATATTAATGCCTCGAAGAGATTTAGATGAGTATCTTTGTCCTCGATGTGGCTATCATACCAAAAGAAAGTCATCAATGCAAGCTCATCTATGGGGATTGAAAAAACTGTGTCCAGCTCTGGTCTCGAGCACCACTTTAACCGAAGAAGTCAAAGAATGGATTATCACCAATCGAAGAATAGAGACCGTTTCGAAACCAGAAGAACCACCAAAACAAAACCATATCACCGTCAATCAATCGATTAATCAATTCAATACCATTAACAACTTTGTCGCTAATTTGGATACGATTGAAAAAATACAGAAATACATGACCCATCAACAACTCTCTATCATTGATTTCGAAAGCATGATTGAAAGTATGTATGAAACCCAAGTCGATAAACTAGTCAATGACAAATTCCGTTTTCATACTTTTACCCTCGGCAACTCAGATATCATGAATATCGTCAATGAAGCCTCTTCGGCCAAAGAAATCGAGAACTTGAATGTCATCTACGACAAAGAGCATCAACGAATTAAGATCTACGAAGGAGGCACCGAATGGATTGAATACCTTCCCGAACAAGGAGCAACAAAATACATCGAAACCATCGTCGATTACTTCCTCGAAGAATACGAAAAGTATCTGATCCGGAAGATGGAATCACCTACCGTCAGTTCTTATCAGAAAGCCGGTCTGGTCGAGTGTCTGGGTATCTATTACACTTTACTCTCTTGCTTTCAATTAGAACCCTACGCCAAAAATCACAATGATACCCAAATCTTGTTTAATCCAGATGACCCTCGTTATCAAGAAAACATTCCATTTTCCAATGTCGAAGAACATCGACTGACGGATAAATACACGGCTCTTTATAATTCGTATGCGAGTAAGGTGACCCGAAGTATCGCCAGTAAAATGAAAAAAGACGTGATTGATGTCATCAAATCAAACAGCACTCGGAATATCAAAGAACTGAATATCAAAATCGTGACCTTAATTCAGATGGACAATGAGTTTAAACAAACCTTGTTGTAATCCGAATCGAAAAAATAAATTTGAAAGCTGTTTTTTTTCAGTCTTCATTCAACTATGAACACACAAAACAAGCGGACATTCTCTGAGATGGAAGACGTGACAATTTCACCACCCGAGGAGACCTTTTCTCAAGAAACACTTGTCCCGGCCTCTTGCAACATTGGGGTTATCTTTCAACTTCGGAAGCAGTTTGTCCCGGAAGAACAAATTGCCAACGTCTGGAGAACTCATCTCAAGTATTACACCGACCGTCAAAAGTATTTCGAATCCGGATGGGTTGAAACTTGTATTGAACTATACAAGTATCTGATCTTCATTTTTACCGATCCACAGATTACCTGTATTCGGAATACTTATATGCAAGTGGCAAGCCTTCGGATGGAGAAGAATATCACGAAAAAAAGTGCAAATTTGTTAGATACACTTGACAAGTTACTTACCCAAGGGAAATTGAGCCAACTGGATTACCATGAGCTAAGAATGAATGTCATGATTGTCCGAACTCTGTTTCAATCTCACTGAATGAAAAATCGAAAAAAAAACAAAAATTTTTTATGTGGTGATAAGAATCGTTAAATAAAATTTGAAATTGGGTATAGTCTTTTTCTTCATCTATACCAACAACAATGGTTACTACTCGTTCTCAAACCAGGGCGGCTCAGATGTCTCCGGTTCAGCAGACCCCAACTCGTTCTCAAACCAAGCGGAAGTATTCTGAGACAACCCTTTCGACTGTCTATTCGATTGACTGCTTGAAAAGTCAAGGGGAGCTCGTTCCTGCCTCCAGCTATGTCTCTTACTATCTTGAACTCCGGGAGAAAAACATTCCTGAAGACAGTAAGATCTGGTGCAAGCACGTTCGGTATTACCTGGACGAGATCTCTGCAGCTGAAAAGGGAACTGCTCGCATCAATCCTTGCAATGAGTTGTATAAGTATCTGAACTTCATGTTCAGCGACCCGACCATCATCCATCTCCGGAGTTCTTACACCAACCCTTCAAATCGCCGATTTGAACAGGCGGTGCTGAAGAAGAGTGATGAGCTGTTGGAGAGCATCGAGGAAATGCTGGAAGACGGAGACATCAGCACGGCTTCTTACAATGAGCTGAGGATGAATATCCTAACTGTCAATAACATTATTCAATTGAACCAGTAAAGTCTAATCAAAAAAATTTTTTTCGCGATACCTCGAACCGGAGAAAAAATTTGACGGTCGGATTGACCCTTGCCTCTTCGTTCTACTTACAACAATGGTCACTACTCGTTCTCAATCCAAGGCTGCTCAGATGTCTCCGGATCAGCAGAAGGAAGCCACTCGTTCTCAACCCAAACGGAAGCATTCTGAGATTGTACCGGATGACCAGAAGGCATACCGTCTTCAAACCTTCTACCACATTGACAGCTTGAAATGCCAAGGGAAGCTTGTTACTGCCTCTAACTACATCGCTTACTTGCTTGAGCTTCGAGAGCAAAACATTCCCGAAGGTCGGATGTGGTACAGGCATGTCCAGTATTACCTGAATGAGGTTTCGGCACGTGAAAAGGGTGAAGCCCGTATCGATGCCTGCATCGAGTTGTATAAGTATCTGAGCTTCATGTTGTCCGACCCGACCATCATAGGTTCCCGCCCTTACTCGAACCCTTCAAACCTCCGGTTTGATGAGGCGACGCTGAAGAAGGGTGAACAGCTGTTGAAGAGAATCGACGAGTTGCTGAAAGACGGAGACATCTCCACGGCTTCTTACAATGAGCTGAAGATGAACATCTTGACTGTGAAGAACATCATTCGTCTGCAATGGTGTTGAAGTGATAGTCAATTCAAAAACAAAAAAAACCAAAAAAATATTTTTTATTACAACCAATGACCGTCATAACCATCAATGACTGCCATCGCTCCATGATACAAAGTCTCCGCCCCACTGACCGCTGCATCGACGTATTGATGAGACCGGATGTCCTCGTAGGTGTTATAACCATCGACGCCACATTCAATCCCGTTGCCGATTGCGCCACCAAGGAGATGACCGGCGAGAGACAAGTCTTGTTCCAGATGCATTTTATTTAATGAAAGAATATTATCTCTTTAAATAAATTAAATGCTCGACGTTGTGTTAGGTCTCCTCGCTTTAGAGAAGACCAAAGAGGCCTTTACTGTGACTGACCCCAAAGCGACGACTGTCGATTCTGAAGAGAAGAAACAAGTGGTCGTCTCGACGCAGTCTGTTCAACCGATGACTTGGAAGGAATACTTTTCTTCTCCTTTCCGTATTGCCTCGTTTGCCTTTTCGTTTTTGATTAGTCTGTATGCGGCGTATCTGAGTTGGTCATGCAACACTGCTCTGGGCTACGGTGTTTTCACTCGTCTGATTTTGAGCTTCTTTGCATTTATGTTTGGCACTCTGTATGTCATCTTCTACTTTGTCTTCCGTTCCGATACTTGCTCTAATATCATCGCTAACGCCAAATCGGTCAACGTTCCCGCACCTGCTCCCGTTGTCGCACCCGCTCCTGCGGTGTCCGGCTTCAGTTCTCTCTTTAACCGGGCTCCTGCCCCTGTTCCAGCTCCGGCACCGGTTGTTGCACCTGCAACTGCTTCCGAAGGTATCTTCTCCAAGCTATTCGCGAAGAGGGTATAAAAAAAGAATAACAAAACCAAAACAAGTTTTTAGATCACCAATGATTTTTCATGACCGACAACAATCCCGGTATGCAAATAAACCGTGTATCCTTTCTCTTCCAGGTTCTTACAAAAAGCCACGTCCTCACTCATAATGTCCCGCAAAATCTTTCCATCCGGTGAAACGATGGTCTCACACTCGTGAAAGAAGTAAGGATACTCCAGCGCCTCGAGAGCTTCCCGACGCATTGCCCAAAATCCCATTCCGGCATAACTGACCGGCATAAAGATGCTCTTCTCCTGATTTTTCTCGTCAGTCCCCCAGGCTTTCAGGTCTTCCAAAGTCAAGAACTGAAAAGTGCCGTGCTTGAGGAAATAACCAGTGTCCCAATCCCGAACGACGGCGAGGTGCTTTAAATCAGACATCCGATAAGAACCGGAAACAACTGGGTATTTCTTCGTGCTCTCAATCAACTCGACCAGTTGCTCTGCTGTATAAACGATATCACTATCGATGGTTACCCAAACGTCATATTCAATCCCGGGAAAAGGCTTTTGGTCTTTTCCACGCATAACGTCGAGACCGAGGGTCTTCATTCGGGCAAATGAGACGAAAGAAGACTGACCGCTGGCGAAGAGGAGTTCGTATTTCCCACTGGCAGTCAGTTGATGAAAGGCATTCAAAGTGTTCATCAAAAAGTGATGTGAGAAAGAACTTCCCGGAAGACCGAGAATGACACGAGTTTTTTTCTCATTTCCACCAACACTAACGAAATTTGCTGGGCTCTTACTCGAAGAGATTGTCTCCATCTCACCTTCTTTTCAAAATAAAACGGTTTAGTCTTTAAGTCTAAAATCGTTTATAGAATAAATGAAAGTATTGGCTTTCATTCTATTATTGGTCATTCTCATTTACATTTTAATCAGTCGGAAAAAGAAACCACAAACCATCCGCTACACATTTCCAAAACCAAGCGTCGTTCATCAGACCGTTGAACATTCCAGTTTCTTTCAAAGACTATCCAAAGACGACTTGTCGGCTCGGAATGTTTCGAGTATTGAATTGTATTTACAAAGATACAAAAAATCAATCTCTCCACTTTCTTCAATTGAAAAAAAGACAATTGAAGAAATGTTGTATCAAATCGAAAAAAGACTGAAAGACCAACAAGAAGTCAAAATCGCCCAGGCGCTACTAAATTCTGAATGGTCAATCGCAAAACACAATGACCCAATGGTCGAAGGTGGGTATCCTCATACGCTGGGTCGGATTGTCTTTTTACCAGCCAGCTTTTTTGAAAGTGTAAATACAAATTTAGAAGCCAGAAGACAGACTTTGCTTCACGAACAGATCCATGTCCTTCAACGACAGAACCCAGAAGTTGCCACTGATTTTGTAAATACATACTTTTCAGCCCCTCGGAAACATCGGTCTGAATTCGAAAAGAAAGTCAGCTTACGTCTGAACCCTGACCTCGACGACTATATTTACGGATTTCCAAGTCAAGGTAAAATACACTACCTGGCTCAAATCTACATCACCACCAATCCGAAAAGTCTGAGTCAATCCAAACCGGTTTTATTGATAGAACCGTCTTCATCCCAAGTTCTGTCTCAAAAGACCGAAGCGTTGCTCTCTTCGGTTGAACAAATTGAACATCCTTATGAAGTCATGGCATGTCATTACTCTGAAAAACTACTTTCATCCGAAATCAAGTCAAAAATTTGATTTTCATTTGAATAATCAATTAATCAACCAACATCATGCCTAAGAAAAGCAAAATTCAAGAGAAAAAGGATGAAGTTATCACTCTCACCTTCGGAGATTGCGCCGAGAACCACCGTGGAATGCAAATCATCGGACAACGAGCCTTACACGGTTTCACTCTCGAAGACTTGCAGATGATCGGTAATTCAATTGGAGCTACTCCCGAGCTTTACACACTTGATTCCAAGGATCAGAAGACGGAATTGGGATACGTCCTGGTCTTGCGTGGTGGTGTCGATGCTTGTGGGGTGTCTCATACTGAACTGTTCGCAGAACAACGAGCGCTGACGTATGACCGACATGCGCTGATGTATGGTCGTGTGGTAAATAAAAGAGCAAGATGGAATTTGTGTTTTGATGACGAAGGGCAAGAACCTGACTACGCCGCAGGAAAAGGACGAATCGTCCCCTTTGTCGAGGTTCCATTGTTACAGCGTCTCCACTCCGTGATTACGAAGATGGGAGAAGTCACACAGGGTCTGAAAGTGGAATCGAATTACTACTATGACGTTGCACAGTGTGGAATTGGTTATCATGGAGATACTGAACGTGCAAAAGTGATTGGTGTGCGTCTCGGAACGGTCTCACTTCCTATTCACTATCAATGGTATCATCGCAGTAAAGCAGTCGGGGAACGTGTGGATATTGTTCTCCATCCTGGAGACATGTATATAATGTCACAAAAAGCGGTGGGAACAGATTGGAAGTCGTCCAGTAAATATACTCTTCGTCATGCTGTGGGGAATAAGTTTATTTGAACTGGTGTATTATAAATTGAAATATTCTTCTGTATATATTTCTTTTCTTTGTTTGTAGCGTTTGTATAAACTGCAACAACACGATAATCCACAGATAACCAAACTCGTTCCGATGATGCCATAGATAAAGACTTCGGATAGCCCAGGAATATTCGATGTTTCTTCGACTACTGGTGTGTCTATCTGTTGAACGAGATCCATCTCTTTACAATCTCTAAACTTTATTGTCATGACTTAAAAATTGATTGTCTCTATCTATCAATCGATAAGACTCAAAATGCATCGTCTTAATTTGACACCAATTAACAATGCCAACTACATCGAAATCCAAGTCTATTCAAAAGAAATTGTCCCTGGGATGATCTACAACACGTCTTTGACTAAAGACGAGTTTGAAAATAAACTACAGAATTTCATGCGCAAAACCGGTTTGAAATACTCTCAAAGGAAATACAAAAGATACATCAAAAGGAATATCGAGTATCTTCATCAATTCAGTTCTGGGCAACAAGACCAACAAGAAAAGATGGCAGTCTCCAGTATCGACCTCATTCATCGTGAAATCCAACCGGGCTTATTGTCCTGTCATTATCTCAAAAATGGAATGATGAACCATATGTTTCCCTGGAGCACGACCCTCGATGACATCAACTGGATTACACGAGCGGTCTTTAAACTGACCAGTCGGCTGTATCTCAATTTTGAAAGAAAAGAGACTTCCACTCCCAACCAGCAAATCACTTATCACGTCTATTTCAATTACAATCACTCACCCAATGTCGATCTGAATGTAATTAATGAGACCTTGAATAAAACCCTCTTTACACTTGAGAACTGCCGATGAGTTCTTTCGGCACCCATCTCTTAAAAACTGGATGCATCTCACAGCGGACACAGAGTTTGGCTTGAAGATTTAACGACCGGAATGCGTGTTGTAATTTCTTCGAAATTGCCTTTGCATTCAAAGCCGGATAACCAATAAAGCTTTTTGTTGTTGGGTCGTAGAGTTTATAGACATCGACCAGATGTGTTTTTTCGATGAGAAAGGAACGCTCACCTTCTTTCTCATCAACTGGAACTACCTCAACCGGTGCTTCTTTGACTTCTACCACCGGCTTGACATCCGACTTTAACATAAAGGTGTCTTTGTGTTCCTGGTATTTAATCCTCTGCACCTTCTTAATCAAACTCTCGTCGAAATTGTAAAGCACGTCATGCAACCGTAAATACAACGGTTTGAAATATAAACCTCGACAAGTGTAGGGTAGAGTTGGCATAAACTCATTGACTAACCAATTGGTTTGGTCGACCGGGACGTATTTTTTAACTTGCAAGGTGCAGACATCACAATCGTCAGGAATGAACTTGTGACGAAGAAGGTCATAGACCGCTGAAATCCTTTTGACCAATGTTTCGTTGTTCAAATGTTCTCCACGTAAAACCATCAGGTCGTGAATCAGATAGACCCAATTTCCATACATGTCCTTCAACATTTCACCTTCAAAGAGAGTTCCGCCATTCTCAAAGAGGTCATCGGCGAAACGTAATTTAGATAAAATCATTCGGGGGGTGAAATAACCGGCCTGAATTTTCTTATCGATAAAGATAACCTGATTGGTAAAGTTGTCTTTGGTCAGAAAGAGGTAATACGGATTACCATTTGTCCGAAGACAGACCAAGTGAGGATTGGTATTGACCCGGAAGAGATTGTCATTGGTCAATCGAATGTAGTGTTTTTTAATGATTTTGATATTCCATTTGTTTTCGAGCTCGAGTTTGATCCGTTCCTTTTCTTCGTGAGACTTGACATTCAGACCTTGTCTGTCGCAAAAAGAAATGTAACCGATGTGCATTTAAATCGTAGATACAAACTTGATTTCTTATGAAATCAATTTTTTAAATCAATTTAACTGACTTACGGCATGTCACAATAATACATGTGACCGCCTAAACCAGATGTGTAAGGGTCTCGAATCATACTTTTTCGACCGGTCTTTTTTCGAGGGGAAGTTTTACGAGGAGATTTTTTACGAGGAGACTTGACACGAGGTGTTTCGAGGTCGTCCTTTTTCAAAAGGAGGGAAGATAAGGTCTTGGCTAACTCTTTTTTCGTTTGATAAAACGGCATCTCAACTTTAAATTTCTCGATGAGAGAACGTATCTCATCTGACTTGAACTTCCGAGAGTTAAACTCTTTGACTAATCTGTCATAAGCCGACATTTTAGAGGAATAAAAAAATTTTTATTATTATTTTCTCCAAGTAAGCGTTTTCCCCAAAAATTTGAACTGTATTTTTTTAGCTTCAAATACATAATGGACAACAATTCCTCTTTTTCAGCACCAGTCACTCTAAAACCGTGTTATTGTCGTGCCAAAGAAGGGAAGACTTTTGGATGGTGTGGTGTCGCCGGTGGAGGTGTTCCGGCTTGCGAACACTAAAACCCATCGACATGGTCTTCCGCATACTCGACATTTGCCCGACAACGATATCCCTTCCAACACAAACAGCCAGCAATCTTGACCGGCTTTCCCATCACTCGCTCCATATGAGTCTGAATGTCTTTCCGCTTCGGATTCTTGTCATACGAGTAATTATTTTCTTTGACCCAAGCCTTCATATCCTCACAGATATCACGAAGCTTGACATGAGCCGTCTCACACTTCTCAACTCGTTCTTCGAAATACTCCGACAAGATGTCATTCTCATACTGATACTTCTTCGTTCCCTCCATCACTGACTCCGGTTCAGTAATACCTTCATCACGATACTTCTTGTAATACTCGACCAACAACGCCATAAACGACTCCTTCCAAGCATCGAATTTTTTATTCAGATCACGGTCAATCAAAAACTCATTCGACTTCTCCGGGTCAGGGTTATCACAGAAGACCGAGTTGAAGTTAGTCACTCGGATACGACGCCAAGTGCCTCCGTCATTCCCGGGGACTTCCGGAAGAGCATTGCAAGCCAGAATTAGTTTAAACTGAGGCTTAAACTGAATTGGTTCCTTGAACAGACCACGAGCACTAATCCGGTCACCACCCGAAAGCTCCTTCATATAACCGATATTCAGCTTTTCGTTCTCACTCGGCTCTTGCAAAACAACGACACGCTTTCCTTTCGACTGAACGAGTTCACTGTTGGTCGCATTCGAAGCCACCCGCTTCCCAGTAATCGCCGTCACGTTCATGTTGTAATAGTAGTCACCCAAAGTCAGCAACAACAATTCGAGAAGTTTGCTTTTACCATTACCACCGGTTCCTGTCCAGATATAGAACTTCTCGTCCCGAACTTGACCATTGAGGATACTGGCCAAGATTTTGAGAACATAATCACGAACATCTTCATCCGGTAAGACTTTGGTAATAAAGTCCATAATTCCGGCGTAATGAGGGTCGGACTCATCGAAAGCCTTGTAGTTGATACCAGTGGTGAAAGAGACGTAGTCTTCCGGAAGACCCGCCCTGAACTCCATCGTGTCCAAATCCAAGATGCCATCATTGAAACCAATCAAGTTGGTGTTGCTGTCGAGTTTCTCTTCAAACTTGGGGTCATAGAAGCGATCCGCACACTCCTTCATCAAGGCTTCTTTGAAGGAAGTTGTCTTCAGTTGCAAGGCAATCTTGTTCAAAGTTTGGACTTTGGCCAGATAAATCGATTGCTCGTCACCACCAGCTGTCGAAGCCAATTCATTGTAATGAGAGACCGCTTTCGTGTATTGACGAACCACGTCATCAGAGATTTTCATCCGGAGAGAATAGCCACCATCAACGGGTGTCCAACGATGGTCTTTGAACTGATACCAAGCTTTGTTTTTCGTCGAAATGCAGACAAATTCGTGCTGATACATCTGATGAATGACCAGTGAGATGTCGTAATGGGTCTTGCTCATACTGCTCTTGATCAGTTCGAAGAGATCCGAACTGACAATCCGTTCGTATTCAGCCGGATTGTCTGTCCGAGCCCACATCTTGAGCGTTCCGATGCCCAGACCGTTCTCACGCATGTAATCCCAAACTTTTTCACATTCACCATCAACGAACTTGGGTGAGTGTTTGCTAAACTCAATCCACTCATTCATCAATCGATAGTCAATGTTTCGCAAACACCAACCTACTCGGATCCAATCGTCATAGTTGTTGGAACGTGCCGGATTAAGAATTCGAACCAGACCGACAACTAAATCGTGATACGGTGTTTCATTCTTTTTGTTGTTTCTCGATTGTTGTGTCGCGATGACGACCCTCTTGTGACGTTCTCGCTCCTCGAACATATTGAGTTCAAAGGTGTCAATCTCTTCCATCTTGTCAAATTTCACACGGGTCTCTCTTGACTTGTTAGAGATAGCGACGACCTCGACATACTGGTCTTCGGATTTGTTTTTCGGCAACTGGGTCAATGAAATCTCTTGGTCTTCAACTTCCGCTTGATAGATCCGAGTGATTTTGTAGGGCTCACCTTCTGGCTTCTTGCTTCCATACATCTGCCAGTTGTTAAGTTCAATCACCCTTTCATCAACAATGTCTTCAACCATATTCGTCGCTTTCATCGGTTGAAAGACTAATCGTTCCAGTGTCTCCAGCACCTTTTTTCGAACGATATACTGAACTCCAGGACGAGTGACCACGTCAGCAATAACAATGTGAAGACCATCCTTAATCAGATTGGTTTTACTATCGAGAGAACCACGTTTCTTCTCCATAACGTAAGCCGTCGCTTTCGAGAACTCAACGTATTCGGTCAAAGCTTTGGTGTAGGTCTTGAGAATGGTTTCAATTTGGTCGGTAGTGTATCGATGGTTTAGATTGCCGTCATTGGTGAAACGAAGGTCGATGTCGATTAGAACAGGGCTAATTTCGGCATGTCGTTCAGTCAGATACAGATCCTCACCCGATTTTAATGCTTGTTTGTAAAGCCGGAAGAACTGGTCTTGTTGGTCGGGAGGGATGAAAAACGAACCGGCCGGATTGGACATACTCGTGTGGGTGTAGTTGCTCATTTTTATCGTTTTAAAGCGTTTGAGAAATCTAAAAAAGTCGCCATGCTCATAACGGACAGAATCCATTATTATACTAAGGTCTGACATTTTTTAAGTGAGGATCCTCAGCAATCACCGGCTTCTTAAAAGAACTGACCGCTTTAAAGTCTTACTCGATAATTCGTGTTTAAGTCTTTTCAAATTTTGAGATAAAATACGCTCAGCAGTTCTAAAATTGTATTTACATTTTTCAAGCGAATACAACTCAACTCTAAACTCCGTATTTAAGGGGGATACTTTATACAAAAATATAGTCATGTGTGGTATATGGGCATACATCGGTCATGAAAAAGTCAGCCAAGAGGCTTTGACCGCTTTTCAACTTCTGAAGGCCAGGGGACCCGATGCAACTTCGACTTGGATACACAACGGTATCCTTCTCGGTTTTCATCGTTTAGCCATCAACGACTTGTCTCACGATGGTGACCAACCGATGACCATTTCGGATGAGGTCGCTTTGGTTTGTAATGGAGAAATCTACAATCATCTGGATCTGAGAAAACAATATACACTTTTCACTCGTTCCCAAAGTGATTGTGAAGTTATTCTCCGTTTGTATCAGAAACTACGTTCTCTAAATGTTAGCACTGAGGAGACTGTTCTGATGAGTGAATTGTGTCACGCATTAGATGGTGAATATGCTTTTGTCATTGTCGATACAATCCGAAACCGTTTGTATGCTGCCCGGGATGAATTTGGTGTTCGTCCTCTCTTTGTTGGAAGAGGGAGCAATAATGAAGTCTATTTTTCATCTGAGTACAAAGGTCTTCACGGTTTGGTCAAAGTTTCCGCACAATTCAAACCAGGTCATTTTATGGTCATTGACATCTCGACCCGAGACGTTCTGCATTACGAGAAGTATCTGTCACTTCCTTCTCCGGTAGCCGAAATTAATTTGGAGACCGCTTTGGTGGGCATCAATCAACGTCTCCGAAAGGCGGTTGAGAAGAGGGTCACCGTTTCTGATCGTAAAGTCTGTGCCTTGCTCTCTGGTGGATTAGACAGTAGTTTAGTCGCTGCCATTGCAGCTAAGTGTTGTCGTGAAAAGTGTGGGTATCAACTCGAGACCTTCTCAATTGGAATTCCCGGTTCGACGGATCTCAAATACGCTCAAAAGGTCGCTGACTTTATTGGTTCCAAACACACGACGATTGAGCTAACCGAAAAAGAGTTCTTAGATGCCATTCCGGAGACGGTTCGAGTCACAGAGACTTATGACACGACCTCCATCCGAGCCAGTGTTGGAAATCGTCTGGTTGCCAAATACATTCGTGACAATACCGAGAACAAAGTCGTTCTAAATGGAGACTATAGTGACGAGGTTTGTGGTGGATATCTGTATATGCGGAATATTCATGACAACACCGTCTTTGATCTGGAGTGTCGTCGGTTGGTCGAGGACATCTACTATTTTGATAGTTTGAGAAGCGACCGGTGTATCAGTGGTAATGGTCTGGAACCTCGAACTCCCTTTTCCGATTACGATTTTGTCGAGTATTACTTGTCTCTTCCGGCAGGATTACGTCGAAGTGATATTCGACAAGAAAAGTATTTATTACGCGAAGCTTTTCATCAAGACAATCTATTACCCGATGAAGTCCTTTGGAGACCGAAGGAAGCTTTTAGTGACGGGGTCAGTCATTCGGAAAGGTCTTGGCACGTCATTATTCAAGAACACGTCGGTTCCCTGGTCACTGAAGCTCAATTTGCTGAAAGATATCACAGGTTCCCGTATTTGACACCAGAACTGAAAGAGACCTTCTGGTATCGGTGTCTCTTTGAAGAGTATTACCAAGGTAGCAGTCATTTGATACCTTATTATTGGTTGCCGAGATACTGTGGAGATATCTCGGATCCATCAGCCAGAGAAATCAAGGAGCTATACAAAACTGAATAATATTATTTGGGTATTAGTGTATTTTTTATCAATTGAATGTAAATGAAAGAGGAACTATCGTATTGTTCTCCTGCCAACGTTCAGATCTACCAAAAGACCGGGACATGTTTTACAAAGCCAGCTCTCCAGGCGATGGCTCGCGCTTTTAATAAAGACAACCCCGGAAAACGTCCGATTGTCATTCATCAGAAAAAAGGTGATTTGTGGAAGGCTCTCCAAAAGGCATTTCAAAAAGAATGCGGTAGTGATGGTGAAGTCTGTTGGGTCGAACAAAAGCCTTTCCGCAGTGACTACGGTCTTCAAGAGATTATCAATAAAAGTATGCGTGCGAAGAAACCCGAAGATTGGTATTCTAACCCTCGGACTTGGCTTTCCAACTTTGACATTGAAGCGGTGATGGAGCAGTATCAGGACGTGCATCGCGATTTTGTATTTGTCGGTGTATTTCCAATTGATTTTGCAAGTAAAGACGCGACTTTTTCCCGATGTGTCTCAGAAGAGATCTGTAAATTGAGTATTAAAGATTACGTCAAGCAAAAGAAGAAGCATCTGGGAATTGTATTTAATCTGGATCGACATGACGAGCCAGGCTCTCATTGGGTTACGTTGTATGCCAATTTTGACCCGTCAGATTGTAATTACGGAGTATATTATTACGATTCGAATGCTTTGCCTCCAGGGAGAGAAATTCACGATTTGATGAAGAAGTTGTCAGAACAGATTAAAGCCATTACTCATCTTCCAGTGAAGATGAGTTATAACAAAAAACGTCATCAATTCAAAAACACCGAGTGTGGAATGTTCTGTCTCAACTTTCAGCTGTATTGTTTGCAAAAAAAACCGATTAAAGACCTCTTCAAAGCCAAACTTTGCGATGAAGACGTTTTTCATATGCGGGACAAACTCTTCCGCCCATGCATCCAACAACTGCGGTCGCAAAGAAATAATAAATTAATCAAATAATATAAAGGGAAGTTTAAATTCCAGTAATATCATAAATCATGGAACGCGAAACACGAAAGTTCATGTCTGTCGAAAACCTCAAATTGCTGATAGAAGTCTTGTCTTCCTTTATGCAATCCAAGTATGGCATTGACCTGTCCTTAACCAACTTGGATCTGAAACGAACTTTTTATGACGCAATGACCCAAACAAATGAAAATCCTCAATTGGTTCGTCAAGGTGTTAAAGCCATGAACCAACAAACACTCAAGGTCGTTAAAAATCTGGTCTTACGGTCATTACAATTAGCTTCACCGCCTCAAACTCCCGCTGTTCCAGTCCCTCCTCCTCCGATTTCAACTGCTCCGCAATCTGATACATTGACCCGGGACGCTTTGTTGTATGGAACCCAAAGGAAACTGAATAGCACTCATATTTTACCGTCTCTCGAGACTACAAAGCAAGACCAATCTGAACTACTCAAGGTTTTGGAATCACAAAGGAATGACCGAGGACTGAACGAGAATGGTCAAGCGGTGACTAAATCTACCCCCAATTTCGCCGAAATCAATAAACCGATTGAGGACAAACCAATCAATTCGAAAGAGTTTCAGAGTATGCTCGACATGATGTCGAAAAATCGAGACGCAATCACGGTTCCTCCGCCTCCACCGAACTCCGAATTGGAGAAATTTACTCAGGAACCGAATCCATTGGGACGGAATCAACTAATTGCGGACGTGATATCCACCCAGAGAGAAACCGTCGATCCGAAGATGTTTTTCCAAATGCAACAAGAAGAACAGCAACGCCAACTTGAAGAGAATAACTCGGTTGGAGTTGAAAAGTTCGTTGCTCCCAAAGCCGAATCCATTTTGTCTCAACCCATGTCCATTGAGGGAACGGGATTAGGTGATTCCAGACTCGGGATTGTCGCTCAACCAACGGCTCAGAAGAGCACGGTCTTAATCGACCGATACATTTTGATTAATAGTATTGACCGGGATTGGACATCACAACTCCGCCGGTATGAATACAAGGTCAAGTTCAGTCAGACCACCCAAGAAGTGAGTAAAGTCCCCATTTATCGGAACAATCCGACCGTTCCTTACACGGCGACCATGAACTCGGCCGGTATTCCAAATACATCCGGTTGGTATGACAGCTCGAATAACTTTTATCCAGCCTACGACCCCAATTCAACGGATCCGAATGCCCGAGACATTGTTGGTTATGAAGAGATTACATTTGCTGCCGATACCGATGCTAATATTCAAACCAACTTTAAGAACATCCATTCAGTGGCTGTGACGCGGGTCATTGTTCCTTTGGACATTGTTTCAACCGCGCAGTCGTTGTCATCTTGTTGTAATAAGTCAAGTTATAATCACAATTTTAACTTGAGTTTTCCGTATGTCTTGCTCCAGATTGATGAATTCAAAGACGTCTATGAGGGAACGGATGACACCATTCGGAAGAGTTTCTGTCAGCTCGTCTTTGAGAATTCATTCTGTAGTCCGAATGGTCGTGGTTATGCCGTGTTATGTCCAGCTCAATATGAGAAAAAGGTCTTTAGTCCAACGGCATTGTCGTCCTTGCCCTCTTTGACTTTACGTTTGATTAAGCCGAATGGTGAGCTTTTTAATAACAGTCGGGATGGAAATCGTATTTACAAAGTCTGTTATATCCAGAGCCGTCCCCATGCCTTGTTGGTCATGACGAGTAAGTTCTTTGATAAGAACGAGTTCTATGTTGGAGACACGGTGGCTTTCCGGAATTACACCTTATACAAAGTTCGGAATGAGCAGGACAACAATCTGATTGCTCAGTTTAATAGCTTCTTTAATCGGAAATCAGGTCACGATGTCATTGAGATTGGAAATGCGAATGATAACGCGTTCTATCGGTCGTTCTATATCCGTGCGCCAGGTAGTTTCAACGAAGACACAGGAGCCTATGTCGTCGATACACAACTGATTGACCAATTACAGAAGTTCAATGACGAGGTGGAGGAGATTTTGGACGAAACCGTTCAGAATGGATTTATCTTGAATATGTCCCTGCAGAACTCAGTTTCACTCAAGATAACACAAAAAATATATGATGCTTCAGAGTTTGCTTCGATGAATGTCTAATCATTATTTTTAATTCTTGTTATTTTCTTTAACAAGGCACCCGACGGTCATGCCACTCGTCCATAAATACAATACGAACATACCCAGAGTTTCTGTATTCGGTTAGTAGATATCCGATATCAAATCCACAACAGACGAAGAAGACGGCTTTGACATCCCGGCACAAGAGCTCTCTGGCACGTTCGTTTTGCAAAATACGGTTGGCGAGTTGGAATTCGACTGGAAAGCGTTTCTTCCAGTCTGGGTCAAAATAAAGACTATCGTCATCCCGAAGTGTTTCAAAATCGTAATAGACTCTCGTATTGTAGTATGTCCATTTAGCGAATGCCCAGTCGTCTGGAGAAGTGACGACGATGGTATAGTTGGCGTTATGGCTGACGATGTCACAGAGGTCGCTGGTGGAGGAGGGTATCGTCGTTTTCTTGGTGGCAAAGTTCCAGAGGCTACTGATGACTTGAGAAACGACCGACATTTTTTCGATGAATTGTAATTGTTCCATTCTTTATCAAATTTTCTCATTGTCTCGGAATTTCATATTCCTTTGTATTCACTTGGAGACGATACAAGAGAGGATAGACAGATAAGTCCGGATTGAATTGGACGGTGGGCATTTTTATTTTACTTAAATGAACGTTTTATATACAGATTACTTAGACAGTCAGACAAACACCACCCGTGCAAAGATACTGAACCGTCTCACTCTTTAGAAGTTCTTCGTAAGACGGATCTTCGTGAATATGCATCTTTAAGGAACTGGCTTTCTCGGCTAAATCGGACAAGTTTCTTGACCGGAGAAAGGCGACTAAATCAGCTTTGACGTAATCGGTGATGTCTTTGAGAGACGAGAAACGGGTCAAATCAACCAGGACACGATATCCCCAAAAAGTTTCGTCAGAGATTTGAAAAATACGGATCATTTCAATTACGAGAAAGCTTCTTCTTTAAGCCACTGTGTTTGATTACAACAAAAGAAAAAGTCTTCCGACAAACTGCTTTTGTCAGAGAATGGAAAAAGGAAATTGGGTCGGTCTCGGCAGGGATCGAACCTGCTACCTTGAAGTTTTCTATTTCACTTTTTTGAAACTACTCTTGAATAAAATCTCTGAATGCGTTTCGCCATTTTATTTAGGTATTTCCATTGATGTTCCCATATGAATACAAGATTATATCCCATTTCTAATATAGCCTTTCTTTTTGCTAATGTGTTAATATGTAGTTCGCGCATACAATAATTATTAACAAAGTTTATTTCATCTCTATCTGAAAAACATTTCGGACACCCGTGATAAATACATCCATCGTATTCATAGATTGTATTTGTTTCTCGGCAATATCCATCTGCTTTATACACAGTATCATTGACATTGATTTTATATTCTTTATCAGGATGGTTTAAATAATGTTGAATAAATATTCCATCTCTTTTCATTAGATACTCCAGCCAATGAATAGCTGATTTTGAATAACCTACTCCAGCACACTTTGGACAACCTGAACCATGTAAGTGCTCATCTAATCTTTTGCGAAATTGCCCGTGAGTAGGACAGATAATTTCTATGTATGATTGACTATGAATTTTGTGTGTTTCGAATATATCTTGACATAGGGAATAATCATATTTATTGCCATAGTGTTTCTTGAATGTCTCCTTAATCTTTTTATCTTTGTAATTATGACGATTTATACATTTAGAACATAGTTCTGTTCCGTGCTTTTTGGCATTTCTTAGGTTTGTTTCAAACTGTCCATGATATTTACAATCACATATAACAACATCACTTTCATTATCAATAGAAATTACTGTAATATTAGGATGTATTTTAACTATATTTTCTTTTAGTTTTTCTATATTGCGATTATTTTTAAATGTTTTGCTTATTTTAACTTTTTTTATCTCGTATCCACACTTAGGACAATTATGTCCAATGAGATGTCCATTTGGTTCCTGTAGAAAACTACCATGTATTTTACAAATAATCTCTACTTTGGTTTTACAATTAGAATACTTTACTTTAGAATAGTCATATTTATCTCCATGTATTTTAACAGCATTTTCTATGAATATTTTTTGATTTTCTAATATTTTATTACAAGATTGACATTTATTACAGCTACTTCCGTCAATAAAAGCTCTGGCTATTTTAATGAATTCGCCATGTATAGGACATATAATTATTACTTTGGTATCTACTCCTTTATAATCAACTAATGAGTAATCATATTTATCTCCATAGATCTCTTTTGCTTGTGCGATATAACTTTCTGTCGTTCTTCTAACTTGAGACATGATTGTTTTTAATAGAAAACACCTTATAAAGCGATTTCAATTTTTAACACTCATTCTATCGACGCGACGTAGCTCTAACCAGATGAGCGATTAATTGAATATTAGATGAGACACAGATTTGGTCTAAAAAAGGTATTTAAAAATTGATTTGTAAATACAAAAAAGAATAAGTGCTGTCAAACATCTTTCATCAATGCCTGGCTCCTCGGTCAGTAGTGAAGGTAATAGTGAATCAGTTCCCTACAATCCGAAAAATGTTCTTTTGCAACCAGACGACGCAAATCGTCTCCTCAACAACTTCGGTGTCGACTTGAAAATTAAAAACATTGATGTCTATCGGAAAGCTTTCGTCCATAAATCATATTGCACCCGAAAGAATGAAAACTTCGTCAATGGCAATGAAGCCTGTCCAAGGGATTGTCTTCCCCTTCAAGAAGAGTCCAACGAACGGTTAGAGTTCCTCGGTGACTCGATTTTAGATGTCGTCGTTGCCAATTATCTCTATGACCGTTATCCATATGAAAACGAAGGTTTTCTGACCAAGATGCGGACAAAGTTAGTCAATGGAAATATGTTGGCTCATCTTTCAAAACAGATTGGACTGGATAAATACATCTTGATGTCAATTCAGATCGAAGAGAACGAAGGTCGGTCAAATAAAAACATTCTTGAAGACACTTTCGAGTCGTTTATCGCAGCTGTCTTTCTCGATTTTAATGATAAACCAATCAAAGGAAAAGGACTGTCCTCCATTAGTGGTCTGGGCTTTCAAGTCGCAGAGTGTTGGATTGTCAATGTCTTCGAGTCGCTTCTTGATTTTGCCGAGTTAATCCGTTCAAATCAGAATTACAAGGACGCACTGATTAAGTTCTGCCAACACACGTATCAGTATCTTCCAAAGTTCTTAGAAATTGATGTTTCAACGTATAATAATCACAAGACTTATACGGTTGGGGTCAAGAATGAACGAGGTGTGACGGTGGGTGTTGGGAAGGGAGAGACCCGAAGAAAAGCGGAACAGATTGCTTCGTATAATGCGTTGGTCTATTATGGACAAGCGGAAAAGATAGCGAATGAGTTGAGTGCGGAGATTAGTTATTTTGATAAGTCAGCTGACTTCTAAATTAAACAAAAAAAGAAAAGTTTTTTGTTTTTACTTACCTTACATCTACGTCTATTTATTGAGTGAAGTTGATACATCCCTGGAATGGTTTGTAAGTCACTGGAACAGTTGGATTATCATGTAGCCATTTCTCAAGCTCAAAACAGTCGTCGTAGTTACAATACATCGTGCAACATAGTCTCCGAGTATGGTCGTCGTAGCCGGCACCAAGTCGTCCATTGAAAATGTAAGTCGCACAGTTCATACAAGGGAAACCGTGACTTTCACAGTTGTCGCAGTTGTGTTGTTGGTTGTTGGTCATTGTTCGTGATTAAAGTTGCAAGACGACTTGCGCCATCAAATTTTTATTCGAGATACGGTATTTCGTATTGTATTTTCGAAATCACAATACAGACATACAAAAGAACTGTATTCCTGTATTTTCAAAATAAAGGGGTTTGGAGGTCGTTTTAATTTTTGATCTGAAAAAGTGATCACCATAGGAGAAGTCTCCAAATTAGGAATACGAAAATACAGTTCTTCTGTATTCCTGTATTCTCCAAATTTAGACCATTTCAGGTCTTTTTAATTTTTGATCTGAAAAGAGTCACAACCCTAGGGAGAAGTCTAAAAATAGAATACAGGAATACGAAACAAACTGTATGTCTGTATTTTCAAAATAAAGGGTTTTTCAGGTCTTTTTAATTTTGATCTGAAAAGAGTCACCGCCATAGAGGAAGTCTTCAAATTAGGAATACGGAAATACAGTTCTTCTGTATTCTTGTATTCTCTAAATTTAGACCATTTCAGGTCTTTTTAATTTTGATCTGAAAAGAGTCACAACCCTAGGAGAAGTCTCCAAATTATAAATACAGAAATACGAAAAGACTGTATGTCTGTATTCTCCAAATTTGAAGGTTTTCAGGTCTTTTTAATTTTTGATCTGAAAGAGTCACAACCCTAGGGGAAAACTGATTATTTCAAAATACAGAATAAGACATACGTATTCTGTATTACAGAGACTTCAAATAAAAAATATTATTTCTACAACTACACACTGATAATTTACCTAAACCAAACAATCAGACACAAGATGAAGTTAAAGAGCAAACTATACAACAACCCTCTGACCAAGGCTTGGTCAGCTCCATTGGCTTCTTTTTCCTTGAGTGTCTTCAATTGACGTTCATACTGCACCTTCAACTGCTTCTTCTCTTCTTCCAAATCGACAATCTTGTTACTCACGTCCATTGTTTCAATCCGATGCTTCCGTTCCTCTCGGTCTTGTTCCCGCTTCAGTTTGTTATACTTGGCCTCCAGTTTGTTGTAAGCAGTTTGAAGTTCAACATTCCGGTTCATCAGGTCTTGATAGATGACCACCATCCCGTCTTTCGCAGTCGATTTCGAGTTCAAAGCAACAACCGTCGGAAGCGGAGCAGTTGGTTTCACCGAGACCGACCGACGACTGGATGACGATGAACTGTAGTCGCTGTCGCTGTCGCTGGTGTGGTGCTTCTTCTGTTGAACGTTTCGGCTTCGGATCTGATGCAGTTCCAAAAGTGCCTTTTCCGTTGCTTCCTTCGATTGCTTGTTTGCTTGTTCGACGCTGAGACGGGTGCAGTAGGCAGGAGTGTTGGCAACAGTCGGGATTTCCATTTGAGATGTAAAAAATAATTTCATTTCTGTTTTCAATTTTTTCGGGAGACAACGTTTCCATTTCTAAATTTTTAGGGACACTTGACAAACCCTCGAATAATACCAAAGACATTATCATTTAGCTGTTCGAACTTACCCAAAGAACTATCTGTTTTAACACCCGACGACGCCAACCGGTTCGATAAGATATCAATCGCTCGCTCGACCCTTTCCGCTACATAAGCTGAACGCATCTCCAATCGATTCAGACGATACAACGAATACAAGTCATCATTGGTCAGATACAAAGACGTATCAGTGGTCGAGAAACACATCGAGACCGGATAAACGTCCCGAATGAGCAAGGTAATCATCTCCAGAGTTTTCGAGTCGTAAGCCCAGACTTCCCCGGAGACCATATGAGTCGCGTGTTTCGTTCCAACAAAGAGTGTTCCGTCATGACAAGCCAAGCAACGGATTTCTCCTCCGGCTGGAATGTTTCGCGTGAAGTAAGTCTCGGTTGAAATATCGACGACCACCAATTGACAACCAACCGCAAAGACAAAGGAAGTCTTGGACAATGCAGACATCGCACGTGTCCGACCTTCATAAGGAAGATGTCCGTCGATTTCTCGAGGAAACAGACCTTTGATAAATTGAAGGGTCAAGGTGTCATAGAGATAAATCGAAGCATTTCTTTCAACAACCAGAACTCTACCTTCGTCCAGCAACAACAGATTGGTTGAGACATAACATTCGTCTGCATTGTTCCGGTTAAAGTCAAAGACATGCATTCTCCTAAAAGGCGAGTGCCGACAATAGACGATGACCTTTCCATTCATCTCGTAATCTTCCCGACCAATGGCGACAAAGACATATCGTTCGGATGCAACAATAGAAGAGACGTCTTCGTATTCCGTCCGGAACTCTTCGACCGCAATAACATCCAGTGTCTTCACGTCGAGAGCATACAGATTAGCTGAGCTGGTTGAACAATAAATCGTGCTTCCAGAGACACACAACGCCGTGATGTGAATACCGTCTTTCTGTCTTTTCAATAAGTAGTCGTCTTCATCGTCAAGGTCGTCAAAGTCATCATCACCACCTTGAGTTCTGTATTCGTATTCCTCGATGTCAAAAGCGACATCAACACAACTGTTGAGGGTGTCCCAGACAGTCACCAAATTACTCCCGGCGACGATTAGTTTGGAAGACGAATCAATCGGAAAGACTTGGAAGCTGTTGGAACGTTTGGTTTCTTGAAAATGAGAAGAGACATGAGGCACCATCTGAGCAATCAGTTCCTTGTTCATTCTTCTGCTTTTGAATGTAAATTGGTTGAGAGTAAATACAAAATCAAATTTTGTTTTAAGTATCGGTGTTTTGATCCGGTTTCTATCAATTTCTCTTCTTTTATCAAAGTGTTTAGAATGGACATCTTAGAAGAGACCTTGTTTGAATTGGACATTCATGAACTGATTATTGAACACATTACTTCGACTTGGACGTATAATTCTGGTGTTTATCAAGGTGGTAAATTCCGATTTGAGAGTGTCTCGGATGCTGTCAATCACATTATTGAATATCACGCGATACTCTAAAATTAAATAAACTAAAATAAAGAATGAGTAAAAGTCCAACTGTAGAAGACAAGAACTCCGCGGGTGTCTATTCGGATTCTGTTCATGATGACACCCAATCGGTCTCGGGTGCGGTAAAAGAACCAAAGAAAGCCTGGACAAAACAATACGAAAATGTCTTGGCCTCTTGGGCAGACATCGCCGTCTGTTACGCCTGGATGCATGACCGCAGTCATCGAACCTATAAAAGATGGAACTATGGATACGCCATTCCAATTATCGTTTTGAGCACTTTGACTGGAACGGCTAACTTTGGTATTAGTAGCACTGCCTTCCCAGAGGAGTTTATCAAGTATGGTCAGATTATCATCGGCGGAGTTTCTATTTTTGCGGGGGTCTTGGGCACCTTACAAAGTTTTTTTAGATATGCTCAGAACAGTGAATCACATTTTCAAGCTTCACAAGATTGGTCGAAACTGCATCGGAATATTACTTACGAACTCAAAATCGAAATGAAGAACCGCAAAGACTTGAATGGATTTATGAAATCAATCAAACAAGAGTATGACCGTCTAATGTCGAGTAGTCCGCTCATTCCTTTGGAGATTGTTAAAGAGTTTCTGAGTAAGTTTGACCAGATACCCAATTTAATTATGCCAGCGGAAATCTGTGACCGGATCGAACACACGTTTATTTATCGTGAAGAACTCTTGGCAGCTGAGAATGGTGGGAGACCTGGAATGACACCAGAGTCGTTGATTGCAAACGCTCGTTCGAATAGCGGTAGTTCCAGTCCAGGAGACAGATTGCGCCGGATTATGGGAATACTTAAAGGTAATAATCCAGTTCCATCGTCATCCAATGACACCCCACTCAATGCAGTTGCCGGTAGTCTCTTTACTCCAGTCAGTGATTCGACCGGAAATATTCAGGCTTCAGTGGCAGTCGCTCCAGAAGAAAAACCAATCGAAGATAAGCCATCTCCTCCATCACAACTACTCCCTCAACAACGGAGAACTGCTGTCGCTGCTATTTTAGAACGTGCCAGACAATTGAAAGAACAACAAGCAAACGAAAAACAATCTTCACCTCAACAAGTCTGGCCTTTGCCACGAACTTCACCTCAATCCCAACCTGAACCACAGCCAGAACCTGTCGTTGTCCAACCTGAACCGGCACCTGTCGAACAGATTGTTCAAGAGCAAATACAAAAACAAATTCAGGAACAGATCCAAGAACAAATCCAAAAACAGATCCAGGAGCAAGTCCAAAAACAAATCCAAGAACAAATGCAACAAACAGTTCAAGAATCTACTCAAGAACCGACTGTAGAATCAACTCAAGAATCAGAACCAGTCCCAGAACCAACTCAAGCTCCAGAACCTGTTCCTGAGCCAACTCAAGAACCAGTCCCAAAACCAATTCAAGCTCCAGAAACAACTGAAGTCGTTCAAGAACCTATTGCGGTAGAGCCAGAACAATCTCAAAGTGCTCCTGAAGATTTTTCAACCGAATTACGTATTGACATTATCGCCCCACCAATTGAAGAACCAATTATCGTCACTGATTTACAAGATTATCCCGAATTTGAGTAAATACAAATCAAACCATTATTTTTGTATGGTATATCAGTAAAAGATACGATGGCCACACAAGAAAAGAAACGAGGTCGGCCTCGGAAAGACGCTCCAAAGCCAGTTTCTCCAGTGTCTATTGCTCCATATATCACTGCTTTTAACGAACAAGACAAACGGATCGTCGAACATGAAATCCATCCGGAAGAATGGTATTCACCCAACAAAGTTGGTTTTGTTAAATGGATTAACAAATCCTTTCACAAACTTAAAGACGCTGACGTTCCAGCCAAAGCCACTCCCAAATGTGACTGCAATCAAGACCATTGTGAAATGAAAGTCGAACGTTTCAAACCCTTCCCCCACCAACGTTTTATCCGTGACTATATGCAATTCAAGTCTCCGTATCGGGGTCTGCTTCTTTTCCATGGGCTGGGTATCGGAAAGACATGTGCCTCTATCGCCACGGCCGAAATGTTGATTAACCAAAAACAAGTCATGGTCATGCTCCCGGCTTCTCTTCGTTCCAATTACGTCGGTGAAATCCAACGATGTGGTCATAAATATTATACTCCTCGGCAATACTGGCAATTTGTCCCCTTTGAAGAAATCAAAAAGAGTGGTGCGATTATCTCGACCGGGTTGGTCGATGAAACCATCTTAAAAAAAAATAAAGGTTTGTGGGTTCCGATTGAAGGACGACACACCAATTTTGACAAATTGTCCGGAGTTGAACAAAAGCAGATTGTCGAACAGATTAATCACGTTATCAACAACCGGTATCAAATGATTAACTATAACGGTTTTAACCGCAAGTCCCTCCAAGAATTCACTCAAGACGGTCAGATTAACCCTTTTAATAACAAAGTCGTCATTGTCGATGAAGTCCATAACTTTATCAGTCCTTTGTTGGGCGGAGGTATTATTGCCAAGAAACTGTATGACCTGCTTCTGAATGCAACTAACGTCAAACTGGTTCTTCTGACCGGAACTCCTTTGATTAACTCACCTTTTGAAATCTCGTATTTGATTAATTTGATTAAGGGATACGAACATGTCTATGTTCTGCCTTACAAATCTGAACTGGACGCGGTAGCAGTTGAGAAACTGGTCAAGGGCTTCCCTCGAGTTCAGAGTGCTGTTGTCGATACGGTCATCAAAGTCGTCAAAGTCCAATTCTACCCTCATGGTTTTATTGAAAATTCTCGGAATGGAAAAGTTCATTACGACGCAAGGTTCGCCTTGAAGAACGACCACGAGACCCTTCATGAACTTGCAACAACAGTAGCAAAGAGTGGTCTCAAATTGACCTTAAAATACAAGACACTCTATTATACCGCCTTACCTTTGAAACGAGAAGAATTTACTGATTTGTTTATTGACAATTCCAGCGGAACGATTAAAAATGAACAGCTCTTTATGCGTCGGATTATTGGAGCGGTATCGTATGCTAAAGCCATGGATGCCGAGTTGTATCCGAGTATCATTGCCGATCACGAGGTCACGGTTCCAATGTCAGAGTATCAACTCAAGACTTATCTCGATGTTCGTGATTACGAGCGTCGGAAAGAAGAGACTGCCAAGAAGTATGCCAACAAGCGACAGGACAATGAGGACGCGACGGTCAGTGTCTTTAAAGCCTTTTCTCGTGCCATCTGTAATTTTACCTTTCCGGAGTCAGTCAAACGACCATTCCCGAGTAAGATGAAACTGTTATTGGACGAGTTAGATACTGATGAAACAGAAGAAGCCGGTATCGAACAAGAAGCGGGTGTCATTGATATCAAAAAAGAGTATCAAGTGGCTTTACAATTGGCGATGCAAACTCTGGCTGAACGTAGTCAAGACTACTTAGTTAAGAACTTGAAGAACTACTCTCCCAAGTTTGATGCCATCTACAAACGAATGCAGTCCAGCCCTGGAACAAGTCTGTTGTATTCTCAGTTCCGAAGTGTTGAGGGTCTGGGTGTCTTTGGATTGATGTTGAAAGCTCACGGCTACGTTGAGTTCAAGGTCAAAAAGAATAAACAGGGTGTCTTTGAACTTGACATCGCTGAAGAGGACATCCATAAACCCAAATACATGGTCTTTACCAACGACAAAGAGACGACCCAAGTGCTATTGAGTATCTTTAACTCGGACATTTCGACGATGCCGAGTGGTATTCGTCAAAAGTTGGAAGGGGTCTTTGGAACTGAGATGAACTTGCGTGGAAAGATTGCCCAGCTTTTGATGATTACCAAGTCCGGAGCTGAGGGTATCTCACTCAAGAATGTTCGTCAAGTTCATATTATGGAGCCGTATTGGAATCCGGTTCGGATTGACCAAGCGATTGGTCGTGCGGTTCGGACGTGTTCTCATATGGCTTTACCACCGGCGGAAAGGAATGTGGAGGTTTTCCGTTACATTTCAACTTTCACGGCGAAGCAACTGAAGGACAACTTTACGATTCGGAATAAAGACCAATCGGAGACCTCGGATGAAGCCATTTTGAGAATTGCGAAGAGAAAGCAGAAGATTAACTCGAGTGTTCTCGGTTTGTTAAAACGGGCGGCGGTCGATTGTCAATTAAACAGTGGAAAGGAACAGGAGTGTTTTGCGTATCCAGTTAATTTGGATGACCAGGCGAATGGTGTGACAGTCAATATTATTGATGAACCGCTGGATGCAGTTTTAGAAAAACAACAGAATGTAGAGATTATTAAACCGAAGAAGGTCAAGGTCAAGGGCGTTGTCTATTTGTATTTAGAAACCACTCGAGAACTCTTTCAGTATGAGAGTTACGTTCGATTTGGAACTTTGGAACACGCGGGGTATCTGGAGCAAGTTCCGGATGCACCAGGACACTACAAACTTCGATTGTTAAAGGTCAAGTGATTTACTTGGGTGCGAGTTCTTTCTTGAGGATACCGACTTGATCCATTAAGGAGGCATTAAACTCGGCACGTAGCTTTTCAAAGTCTGCCTTGTAGGTATCAACGAACTCTTTGTAGCGGGTTTCACTGCGGATATCTAAATCATTCATTGAATTGGCGATAAAATCAACTCGGGAATCGACTTTGGTCAATTTGTTTTCGGCTAAATTCATTTTTGTTTTTAGACTGTTATCGACCAGTTTTTGTTTCGAATACATAATCCCAAGCTCATCGTTCTTTTGTTTCACGTCTTTGTAAAGACTGCGTAAATTAGTTGTATCGGATTGGAGAATATTGACGGATGACTTGAGACCGGAGAGACTTGTCTCATTTTCATGAAGACGTGACTCAGTTTTTTGGACTTGAGTATTAAGATTGGTTGCATAAGAAGACAGACTTTGGTCGTTATCGTTGATGTCTTTGGCGAGATTAGACAGAGCCTCTTCTTGTGCTTCTTGGAGGACTTCGACTTTTTTCGACATCTTATTCATCTCGTTCTGTGTATGCATGGCGTAATAGACACCGATGGCGACTAATACAAATAATAAGACAACAATGATAATCATCTTTAATGTATTTGTAAGAAGTTATTCGTAATAGACGGAAACAATAGCCAAACCATTACCACTTTGAACACCAGGGGTGCTCTCGATAAGTGTTCCGGATGGGATATAAACATTGTGACCACCTTGACCACCTCGACCTACAGTATAGTCGGAATCACCACCTTTTCCTGCAATCCAACCTCCACCGCCTCCACCTCCTGGAAAACTATCAGTATATTCAACACCGGCACCTCCTCCTCCAAAAGTCTTACCATTATATCCAAAACTACCACCATTTCCTCCAGCGGGACCATTCACACTAAGTCCTGATGTAGCACTACCATTTGTCGTTCCAGGCAACCCAACATTTCGAGTGTTAAACGTATTAGACATATTTATACCACCTGCACCGACTGCACGGGCTGTTGCTGTAGTGACAGTTTTAACTCCTCCGTGAAGACCACCTTCTTTCCTTCCAGAACCTCCTCCACCTCCGGCAGATGCATACCAAACAGCAGTGTCAGCAGCGGCTGAACTCATAACCGCTGTATAACCACCTCCAGAACTTGCAAAAGTATACCAATTTGCCAATGACCCGTTCCCTCCAACCACAACAAACAGCGTTTGTCCGCCTGTAACTGGTATCTTATCGACAATAATTTTTCCTCCTTTTCCACCTTTACTTCCATAATAAGTATTGTCACCTCCAGCACCTCCATACAATTCCAGTTTCATTGTTTTGGCATTTTTGGGAAGAGTAAAAGATTGTATTTTACCAGTGTATTCAAATCGGAATATCTTCATATACAATGGATCCGAAGATGATGTCCGTGCAGTAATTAAAAACTCAGTGTCGTGTGGTTGAGAAGCAACATTTTTGTTACCGACATTCATGTAACATTGTGTTGATCTATTTCCTCGACTGTAGGTGTATCCCGGATGCCAATCCTCACCAATTCTTCCTCGACAGACATTTGTTCTATATGTATCATAGAGTCCAGAGACAATCTTGTTCGTGGCTGACGGGTCTGCCGTCCAAGCCAACTTTTTATTCGTATCCATATACTCAAAATCGGTGTTGTCATTTGCATTACTTTCCCAAGTGACAGTTGTTCCGTCTGGTTTAGACAATCCAGCGACGAAACACTTATTGGCACCGAAGGGATTATCAAAAGTCTTTCCAGACAAAATGGCATTGGGATACTTAATACGACACAACTGAAACTCACGGTCGTTCTCGTTGCCTCCAATGACTTTTTGCTTCGGTGTCTTTGTCCAAGTCTCATACATCTCAACCGTAGCCGGGACAACAGGAGCTGGTGTCGGTGTAGGTGCTGGTGCTGGTGCAGGAGTGGGTGCAAGAGTAGGTGTGGTAGCAGGTGCAGAAACGGGCGTCGCAGTTGCAAGAGTAGTTGTTGGTGCGGGTGTTGCAGTCGCAAAAGTTGTTGGTGTTAGTTCTTTCCTCAACTGAGTTAGATCAGTTGATGATTTTGATTGAAAATCAAGAAACTTCTTATCCAGATTTGTCAGGTCAGTTAAAGACTTTGATTGAAGATCAACCAACTTCTTATCCAGATTAGACAAATCAGTCGATGACTTTGATTGAAGATCAACCAACTTCTTATCCAAATTAGACAAATCAGTCGATGACTTTGATTGAAGATCAACCAACTTCTTATCCAGAGCATCTAATTTAGTCGTCAGAGTTGTCTGCTCTTTCTTGATATTTTCAACGTCCTTTGTCAGACTTCCAACTGAAGTGATAAAACCATGTAAATCAGTATCTCCCTTTCTAATGTCTTTGGCGAATTGATCCGCTTGAGAAATTAATTTACTGACATCTGTCTTAACTGAGTTGGTCGAAACTTTGATATCAGTAATATCCGAAGACAACCGTTTGATATCTCCTTTTTGACCTTCAACCACCAATTGTAATTGAGTATTTTTCTTATCGAGTTGGGTCAATAGCCCCTTGAGTATCTTTCCTTCCTCAACAACTGCATCTAAGGCTTTTTTCATCACGGCAGATACTGTTTTCAATTCGATAATTCCAGAGACATTCTCATTTGTTTTGACAGACATGTCCGCGGTGGTCTTGGAGATTTCAGCCGCTTGTTTTTCAACTGCGCTGACACGCTTATCTACTGTCTCAACGCTCTTCATTAAAGCCGAAGCATACGAGGCTAAACTTTCATCATTATGGTTGATGTCATTAATGACATCGTTAATAAAGTCATTCTTTGCATTCTCGGTGTCTTTGGCGATTTGATCGACTTTGCTTCGAGTGCTGGTAATGAAATAGACGACTGTTGCAACAGCAATTACAATTAATGCTACTGCGATAAGTAATAACATTTAATTTACTCAAAGAGAAAAAGGACAGGTAGATATCACATTAAAAATTGACCCTTGACCTTTGACAAGCAAACTTCAGTTCTTCTTCATCTCTCGAATTCTTACGGTCTGACAATAAAGTCTCTTCTGCCCCTGGAGCAGTGTAAAAATTGTAAATACTTGGGCGTTGAAACTGTTTCGGTTCTGAATACTTTTCGATTTTTTTCTTTTGTTCTGGTTTCTTCTCAGTCTTTTTGACTTCCGGTGCAGGTTCTTGAACGGATGGGGGTTCTTTTTGAGAGATTTCTTTTGTAGATACAATAAAATTCTTTAGTTTCTCTTCGTTCGATCCAAACTCAACGTATTTCTTTTTGTAATAGTCCAACTCAGTTTGTGGAGGCTCCTTGTTTTCACCATAGATTTCTTTATAAACTTTAGTCACGACAAAGACCGATTGTTGGTCAGTGATGGCTTCTGGAGTCACAGCTGGGTCGCTGGCATAGTTGGTCTGAGTTTTAACTCGTCTGGAGTTTTCGTCAGAGGAAAGTAGTTGGGTCTTCAGTTTCTCAACGGTAAAGGTTGGGTCTTGTTTCATCTTATCCGCTGCCTCATACAGTTCTTGAGGTGTGGCGTATCTATCCAAGACTTGGTTGTAAGTGTCGAGGATTGACCGATACAGAGAGTAGTCTGGACTGACCTTCTGATTTTCAAACTGTTCAACAGCCTTGACTTTCTTCGAATGCATAAAGACAATATAAACTGCCAAGGCGAAAGAGATGGCAAGTATCGTCAGATTAACGAACTTGGGTAGCATATGGCTCTTTACTATTTGATGTCAAAATAGTTTGAAATCAAAGTATTACAAGAATAAATTTTTCATTCCAGAAATTGTGAAAAAAGAGCATTTCAAAATCCGGCTCCTTTTTGGAAAAAAGAAAAACGTATCTCTCTCTCTGATTTGAAAATCTCTATTTTGCTACACTAAACGACAAAATCTTCGGATAATCTAATAAAACTGTCGGATAATACAACAGCGATGCTCGGATAATATAACTATCTTTCCGATAATATAACAAATCTTTCGGATAATCTAACTACTCTCTTCCGATAATATAAATAGTCTAGCTCAAATTAAAGAAGACCAAAATATCACTAATGTCTATATAAATATTCATTCCAACTGAAGTTGATGGTATTTCATTTTTTTATTTTTTTTCATTCCAGAAATTGTGAAAAAGAGCATTTCAAAATCCGGCTCCTTTTTGGAAAAAAGAAAAACGTATCTCTCTCTCTGATTTGAAAATTCGCAATTTTGCTACACTAAACGACAAAACCCGTCGTATAACATAGCAAACTCGTCGTATAATACAATAATGTCATTCGGATAATACAACGACCATCTTCCGATAATGTATCATTTTCAAAACCCGTTATCTATTAAAATAAAGATAGGCGATTTATCGTCTTTGTAAATGATTTATAAATCGTGAAAAGCATGTCAAAACTTACATCATTTTTGTAAAAGTCTCTCTGGATTGATAGAAAGATTGTTCTTAATATATCGAAATATTGTTCTTAATAAACTTACTTAAACAGATCTCAATCATAAAATCAAACTCTAATGGAGTGTCTTCGGTGTGGATTTACGACAGACAGGCGAAACGTGCTTTTAAAGCATTTCAATCGTAAAATACCTTGTCAGCCAATCAAAGAAGACATTGAACTACCTATTTTAGAAGAGCAATTCCGTCTCAGATCGAAGAGGTCAAAGAACGCTGACACTGGACTTTTTGAATGTTCGAACTGTGGCAAAGAATATAAATCAAGTAATGGAAAGTATAAACATATGAAGAACTGTTCCAAAACAACTACGACAGAAGAAAGTAATCAAGAAGCTGACCTTTTATCCCAAGCTTTAAAACGTATCGGAGAATTAGAAAAACGTGTCGTCGAACTTGGTAATAGTCTGGCTGAGATGAAAGAAGAAGTCAAAACATTATCGCCAATTTCTATAGTCTTTCTTTTCGGTAAAGAAAATCTCATCAATCTAACTGAAGATGAGTTAGTGTAAAAATTTTTAGAAAATCATCGAATAAAAATCCGAGTTCTTTTTTTTTGAAAACGAGAAACGGCTCTCTCTCTGATTTGAAAAATCTCAAATTTGTTATATTATAGATAATAATTCATTATTTAATATAACAAAAAAGTATATAATATAATGACTTGATTGTATATAATATAACTGTAATTTTTAATTATAAAAAACTCAAGAAATTTTGTGAAAAATCAGCGAATCAGAATCCGAGATATTTTTGGAAAAAAGAAAAACGTATCTCTCTCTCCGAATTGAAAATATGTGATTTTGCTACACTAAACGACAAAACCCATCGTATAATCTAATAAAATTGTCGGATAATGTATCGATACCCATTGGATAATACAATTAACGCCGTCCGATAATACAACCATTACTTAAAAGATAGACATTTTACTTATTTAAATGGAGTGCCTTCGTTGTGGATTTACTACGGACAGGAGAGATACACTTTTAAAGCACTTCAATCGTAAAACAGCTTGTGAGCCGATTAAAGAAGACATACCCGTTTCTATTTTAGAAAAAGAGTTCCGTGTCAGATCTAAAAGATCAAAGAACACTGAAACCGGTCTTTTTGAATGTTCTAAGTGTGGCAAAGAATACAAATCAAGCAATGGAAAATACAAACATATGAAAACTTGTTCCAAACCAACTGAAAATACTCCTCAACAAGCAGACCTTTTATCTCAAGCTCTATCTCGTATCGCAGAATTAGAAACACAGATGAGTGAGATGCATGCTCACGGATTTACAGACAACCGAGTTCAGATTAATGGTGACCAAAACATTACCAACGTCTATAATATCAACATTCGTCCTTTTGGTCAAGAAAATATTGATTATCTGATTGAAGGTGACAATTGTCCTCTCAAACAAGTCCTAACCGATGGCAAGCAAATCTTCCAAAAAATGGTCAAAGCTATCCATTTCAATGAAGAGCATCCTGAAAATATGAATGTCTATATCAGTAATCTGCGAGGAAAACATGCATACGTCTTTGATGGAGAACGGTTCAAAGTCATGCTGAAAAAGGAAACTGTAGAACATCTGGTCAGCAAAACCAAAAATGTCATTGCCGAAAACTACGAAACCGTTGGTCTGGATGACGTGTCTCTCAAAAGAACAATGACACGTTTGGATATGTTGGATTGCGAACCAGAAGTCTTAGAGACATTACAAAATAAAGTTGAATTGATGTGCTACAATGAGAAAAATATGATTGAACCTCTTTTTGATAAAACAAAGTGAAAGATAAATAATTTTTATTTATTTTCTTTTTTAGGCCTCCGTCAATACGTTGGTTATCAACTTTGGCGCAATACCCATACACATAATTTCTTGGAACAACAACTTGGCCGCATACGGAATTCTGACTTGTGCGAATGAGGTCGTATTCCGACAGACCTTGCATTGATAGATATTCCCGTCCGGATTGACATTACACATCTTCCCGCACTTATTGCAGACGAAGATACGATAGTTGTCACTGCACTCCATCAACCGTTCCTTCAGGAAATGGACGGATCCGTGACTCCAATTGCATTCGACCTCCATCTCTCCCATCCGCAAACCACCATCACGGGAACGACCTTCCGCCGGCTGACGAGTTAGCATGACCATGGGGCCGTTTGAGCCACGCGAGTTCCCCGTCCAGACCGCCTTGCCGTTCTTCCGCACCATGAACACTTCTGACGGAACCCGGACACAGAAGACTGGACTTTCATAGTCGTAGAAGTATTCATGTTGCAAAGATTGATTGACTTGTGGCTCAACACGCTTCTTGACAATAGTAATCCGCCAAACATTGTATTTCGGTGTAACTGTTTGTCCTTCAACGATAATCGGAATTCCACCTTGCATATGGAGTGCCTTGTTCCCAGTCCATCCAGCGTGCAAAGACAGCTGCATTACTTGGTCAGCGATTATCTCCGACTTGGTATAAACGGCATCGCAAGTTTTCATGATTGAACCACCTGCAACTGCCATTGCCTTCAACAAGGTCTTTGTCTGTTGCTTGCTCAATTCAAAGACCCATTCCGGCATCTGTCTCTCATTAAGTGAGTTCAGGTAAGCATACAAATGCGGATTAGAGATAATTACATAATCTTCATCTTCTTGCCAATCGAAACCCAACTTTTCCAAAACAGATGACAACAGAACCTTGACCTGCTTCTTGGTTTGCCGGATAATCGTCAGCCCGTCATTCGTAGTTCCTTTGGCCAACCACAATCCAAAGAAGGACAACCAAGCATCGTTCTCCAATACATCGAGACCTGGTAAGACGAACTGATAATCAGGAGCATCCCACTCAGCATTCTTCTTGTATTTGACAAACTTCCCATAAACGTCCTCTGCCTTGACAAAGTCGTATTCAGACCACCCTTCTTGTTGCTTTGGCATCGAGACCCACATCCGGTGATTAGTGGTCACGTCCAAATCGATGGCTTGATTGGAGATGTGATACATCTTTCCCTTGAAGTCCGGATAATACAACAACTCAAGTGGCTTCTCATAAACGAGCTTATCGTCCTTGAGTGTCGCAATCTCGTCTTCCATCGACAACTGCGGATATAACTTCCAACCCGACTTAGTCAAAACCTCGTGGTCAAGGCTCAGGCAGTGTTGTTTATCCTGCGTCATATGCTTCAAACGCTGATAATAAGTGGGTCCCATAAAGATCAACGTCGGCATCTGCTCTCCGGTGAAAGGATTATACAAGATTTCATTCCCATACTTCTCCATTCCACACTTCTCCAGCAAGTCCGAGATGTCTTCGACCGACAAATCGGTAAATGGCGTGCAATCACCAAACGTTCCCAGATTGACACAGACCTTCCCCATAATGCACTCGAGCAATTGTCCGATGGTCATACGGCTCGGAATGGCGTGAGGGTTCATAATCAAGTCCGGAGTGATACCGTCCTTGTTGAAAGGCATATCCTCGGCACGATACAACATCCCAACAGTTCCCTTCTGACCGTGCCTGGCGGAGAATTTGTCACCAATGACCGGTGACCGATAGTTCCGAACTCGAACCTTGGAAAAGGTGTAACCATCACAATTGACGTTCTTGAAATAACGGTCGTGAGAACAGTTCCGATCCACGTATCCCATCTCGTTATTCTTGACCACGACACTGTTGTCCTTGTAGATGAAGGTATCACCCGCCTTCTGTGGCATACACTTGCCAATCAGAACGTCTCCCGGCTCGATGTAGGTGTTCTCCTTGACAAAGCCGTTCTCATCTAACTTCTCGTAGTTGTAAGGCTTCAAACCCTTGGCCGCATCCGGCGGACGACAGAAGACCTCCTCTTCACCCGTCGAATGGTTCTTGGTGCAATGTTCTTTGTATGACCGGTAAAAGGTCGAGTTGAACAACCCACGGTCAATGGCGGACTTGTTCATAATGACGGAGTCCTCTTGATTGTATCCGGTAAAAGTCGCAATCGCCACAATCGCATTGACTCCACTCGGCATGTCATTGCACGGGAGCATATTGCTCAATCTTGTGCTGACTAATGGACGTTGAGGGTAGTTCAAAACGTTGCCCAGGGTATCCATCCGAGAACGATAGTTCGTCGCATAAATACTCACCGCTTGCTTACCCATGGCAGCCTGATAGGTATTTCTCGGGGCTTGATTGTGGTCGGGGAATGGAACATTGCAAGCCAAGAGACCCAGAATGACCGAAGGATGAATCTCGGCGTGAGTGTAAGCCGGAGGAAGTGTGTATTTCCCTTCATATGTGACCAGGTCATCGTGTTTCATCGCCACCATGGCGTGGTTGGCTTCTTCGACATCGATAAACTCGACAACTGGTTCAGCCAGACCAAACTTGGCTTTGATATCGGGTTTAGTCGCCACCGGGCTCATCAGGTCGTTCCAAGTCAGCTTGTTCTGCTTGATACCGAGAACAATCTCTTTCGACAATCGGATCTTGTTTCCGGGAGCATCGACGACGTAGAGCGGACGGACACATCGACCTCCATCGGTGCAGACGGCGACCCAATTTTGTTTGATGTTCCAAACAACGGCCGTGTAGATGTTAATCACGCCATGACGCTTCATATCTTGGAGTTTGCGATACAAACTTTCCGGTTCAGGGTGAATACCCATCAAGTCCCCATTGACGACGACGTGAGTTTGTTTGGCGAACTTGGCCAGATTCCGACCGTTGTAAAGTTCAACTCCCATCTCCGGAAGCATCGTCTTGATATGAGTAGCATCCGAAGCGACCGTGATTTGGGTCATCATACTCAGATTTTTGACCAGACCAACACCACTCCCTTCCGGGGTCTCTGCCGGACAGATGATACCCCACTGCGTGCAATGGAGTTTGCGAGGCTGAACCAGCTTTCCGGTCTTATCCATCGGAGTGTTGATACGACGGAGATGAGAAATCGTCGAGTTGTAAGTGTGACGACTGAGGACTTGAGCGACACCTTGCTTGGTTTTGGAGACATTATTCCGAATACCCCAATTACCGGTGGCCAGGGAATACTTGAGTCCCGATTCGATGGTCGTGCTTTTCATGACTTTATAAACATTATTACTGTTGATAACGTTGATAAAGTCATTGTTTGCCTTCCAGGGACCACTTGTGATTTCACGGTAAATCGTGCTCCGCATATCCCGAATGAGTTTCCCATAGTATTGGCGGAACAAGTTCGCCATCAAGACACCTGGAGTATCGACCCGCTTGTTGAGGTAGCTATCACGGTCATCCAGTGGTTGTTTCCCGAGAAAGCACTTCAAGAGCTTATTGACCATAAAGCCGATATACAACGCTTTCTTCGAGTAATCATTCCCGACGTGAGGGAGGAACTCTTTCAGCAGAATGTCCCGAACGATGTTAATCCGATGTTCCTTGTTGTGAAGGAACTCCTTGGGATAGCCGGTGATATTCAGATACTTGGACAGATACTCCAGCGCTTGCATCGGAGTATTGACCAGATTGGCTTCTTCGATACTTCCTTTGAGGGCGACAGCGAGTTCCATCCCTTCGGGGGTCGAAACGTCATAGACGATATGTTCGACGATTTCGCGGTCGCTTTGAAGACCGAGAGCCCTGAAGAGGATGAAGACCGGAATATCAATCCGGATGTGATGAACGATGGCACGGATGAAATGTCCGAATTGGTTGGGTTTAGAGGACATTTTGATACTGGTCAGCTTAGGGGGACCAAATATACTTTCTGAGACGGAGCGGATTTCGGCGATATACGAATAGGCGGAGGCTTTGGTGTCGAGAAAGACGTAGGTTTTGTTTTCGGCAATTCGGTCTTGGCTGACAATCACTTTTTCATTTCCATTGACGATGAAGTAGCCACCAAAGTCGTATTTGCACTCGTCTTGCAAGTGGGCTTGGTTGGGCTTGCCGAGGACACAGTAGTTTGAACGGAGCATAATTGGGATTTTGCCGACGTTGATGTGTTTGATGGTTTTGCTTTCGTATTGCATCTTTCCGTCGCGGAGGACGATGGTGTTGATGTCCATGTCGATGTAGAGAGTTCCGGCATAGGAGAAGTTGCGTTGTCTGGCTTCGTTGGGGGTCATGATTTTGGTGCTTCCGTCTTTTTCGTGGATCATGGGTTTAGACATGACTGGGTTTCGGATGTTAATGACCATCTGATACTCGAAAGCGTCTTTCTCCGGGAGATACTTGTGATAGACGTTGATGGGGTTGAAGCCTTCGATGATGTGGTCGAGTTTTCTGACGACAAAGTCGTTGTAGGAGTCAAGGACGTGCTTGACGACGGATTCGAACTTGTATTGAGAGAAGTAAGACCCGATGACGTCCCATGTGTATTCGTTGAACTCGAGATTGTTCATGGTCGCAGAAATGTATCTGGTTGTGTTTAAGTATCTTATCAAATTTTCCAGGGTTTGATTTTTATGACGAGACGGACACGATGTCGCTTACTTCTTGAAAAAGGAAAACGAAATTGTAATTACACAACTTTTGAAAAAAAGAATTGGGGTGGATGGAAATCAATTTTCTGTTTATTTGGACTTGAGGTATTCGATAAGTAGTTTATCGAGTGTCTTGGTGTGTTTGGAGTGGAGGAAAGAGCCCCCTTTGGTCAGTATCTTTTGGTAGAGCTTGGGGTTTCTTTGTTGGATAAAGGTAAGCAGTTTCTTTGCGTATTTGTCTTCATGACTGGGTTGTTTTTTCTTTCCTCCAATTGTTCTTTGTTGAAACGGTTGTTGTGTATAAATAGGTATTCGAGTCTTATTTATTCCAGAATAAACCCGAGACCATCCGAAATGTTTATCAAAATTGACGATAATACTATTTAAGACACTATAGTTTTTATTCTCGGATTCTTCATTATAATTATCTCGACCTTCAATTCCATTAAACCCAGAATTTGGTTCTGAACGTTTTCCAGTTAATTCTTCTTTCAATTGGTTAGTGTCTTGTATATCGGTAGGAACGTATTTGAAAGTCTCGTCGGTCTGTTCTTCCGAATTAAATGTGATGTCAATCTCTCCATTTAGTATCGATACAACCATGCTTGGAACGATGTCTTTTAGTCCATAATTGAAAGGATGGATTTCGGGATGAGCGATATCTGCTTTTTTCAATATTTCAGTTAATTTTTGTATATACTTTTCTGCTTGTGCTTTCGGTATGCCTTTGAAGGATTTTATCTCGGGTGCCCACTTCTTAAGAGCTTCTTTCGCCCGATTAAAATACATAGTGTAGGTGCGGGTGACATTATCCTTTGCTTGCTCTCTTTGGATCTTATTTTTGATGGACGGGAAAATTTCATTCTCAACTGCGGATGAACGGGCAGAACGTCTGACACCGTTTTGTGATGCTTTATGAATGCCTTTGGTTCTATCGATATATCCAACTAAGTCAGCGTAAGCACCTTCTAAAGCACCGATTACATGGTGAAACTCGTAAGTTGCAAATAATATATACTCTAAGTCTTTGAGACGTTGAATGACAATTTCCTTTTTCTCTTGTTCATTTGTAATTGTATCTTCAATTGGGTTAAAATTCTGGATAGTATCGAACTGATGATACTCTCTTTCATTTTTATTGACAATAAAGTTCTGAAGATAGGACATAACTTTTACCCTTTGTTCATCATTTACTTCTTCTAATAACTGGATTAGATTGGGGAAGTATTGTTTTTGACGACGGAAGAAACTGAGAACGTAGTCATCAAGTGAAAACTTTTCGTTTCCTTTGTATATACTAATTATCCCCTTACTCTTCTTTGCTTTGCCACCACTGTTATTTTCATTTTCTTCGGTCGGACTAAACATCAGATTAGTTCCACGCATTAAACCATATGCGCAAGCAAGAGCATCACCACTGATTGCAAATACAAAATTCTTCTCTTTATTTTGTTCATGTAATAATTTTGCACTTTCCATAATACCATGATCACCACTCGATTTCATGCATAAGAAAAAGAGTATGAGTAGTTTAATGTATTTAATATCGATTTTACGATTGTCTTTATTTCCTTCACGGTCAAAAACAAATGGGTCGATAATATGGTCGATCATATGCTTGATAATATTTATAATGATGACTGATGCACGGATACCTTGTGTCGATTTATGTATCACATCATAAGAAGAAACTACACGAAAATTAGTCTTTCCATTATTGTAGTATTTTGATTGGTTAATCATTTGATACAAGTTCGTCATAATCCTGGATGATGTTTTAACACCGAGACCTCCATCTAAAAATATAAATTGCTCTCGTTCTCCTCTTGCATTTGTGATATTAAATGAAATTCGGTTCTTAACATCGCCGGTAGTTAAATCGAAATCAATTCCGTTGATAAACCCCTTTTCAATAAACATTTGAAATAGACTACTGTATATCATCGTATAATTTTCGACTGTATCAACAACGGGTGGGTCTTTATCGACGGTCGAACCTGAACTTGGATCCCAAACTTTACTGATGTTGTTGTATTGCTTGAACACATCCGGTAGATTTTTTCTAATTTCAGCCGATTCATCACTGTCCATGTCGTAAATATAGACAAACTGTTCCGCACTGAGTAATGTTTGAATTTCTTGACCGACTTGTTTCGGATACACATTTTTATTCGTTGAATCAAAAAGAATATTATCTACCCGACGATGGTCATCCCCAGCTTTATTTTCATATTCTTCTTTTATTAATGACAGTATATAGGCCTCAAACCCTCCACCAGCACCTTTGTTTGGAATGCTATTGTAAATAATACTCGACCGAGCATCATCCAAGTTCTCTTCAGAAAGAAGAGTTGGTAAGAGTGTCTCCATTGAATAACTTTTGTTATACCAATCAGCCATAATCTTACTTCTTTTGACTTGCTTAGCGAAATCATGAATATTATCAGCAACCCACTTTAAGCAAAAACTGTCCTTGTTCGAGATAAACTTATCAAAGTTAGTTTTGTATTCACTGTCGCCACCACCTTTGTATTTCCGACGGTTATCGACAATCTTTAATTGTTTTTTCTTCCCACCTTTTACTTCACAGTGGTAATGGTCATCACTGATCGGAGAGTATTCTAAATCGATAACAGCATTAAAAAGCTGTGAGACCGAATTTAGACAATCAGTTGCAGCATTGCTGATTAGTCTCCCAGTTTCAATTGGGCTGATAGAACCATCTTGATTTGCTTTCGCCAACCCCAAAGCAACACACATCGCATCCTCAGCTGCCCGAAACAAAGGGAGATAAACGTCTTGATATTCCTTAAAATCAAAGAGAGAAACGACACCGTCTTTTTCAGAGACATACCCCAACCGCTCTTCTAAATCGGATGAATTATACTTTAACGTCTCGTATCTGACTTTGTCGCTGTAAGATAAATAATCAGTGTCTAATATTGGCACAATTAACTTCTTTTTATTTGCATCAATTTGTTCAATGTAATTATGAAACTCTGAAGTGGTTTCTAAACACTTATGAATGATATTATACAATGCATTTTTATCAATATCATAACTATTTTGTTTATCTCTACAATAAATCACCAGAGCATTACAGAGTATTTCGTCAAAGTTAATCGTTTGATTATAATAGACTTCCTCTTCTTTTTTTTCAATGATTTGACCATCTTTTAATGGTTGCGGTTCGACATTCAATTCTTTTTCATCGAACTTAACGCCATTGATAAACTTCATTCGAAGTTCGTCCAGATGTTCGTCATAGTAATTTATTATCGTTTCCGGTTGAAGAGACACACTGTATAAGGTATTATATCTGACGATAAACTCGAAATGTTCTTTCACAGTTATATCACGTCGTATGATTTGTTCGTAAATGTCTGTTTCATCTAGGATATTTGGCTGTGGGGATGATTCATCAGAAAATAATGATACAGGTGACCCTGGAATTGACCGTCCATAACACGGAGAACCTGGTTCTGCAGTATTTGCTTGAGAACAATTTGTATTAGAAGGATATTCTGGTGATCCAGGTGGTTGTTTATACATGTAGCTAACTTAATAACATACAATAAAAATAAATTACCCACAGCACTCGAGCTTTTAGACTTTACATGCTTCTTCTAAATCAACACCACAATTCGGGCATTTCTTCGAGGCATCCAACCATTGAAAGATACAGGTCTCACAATACATGTGCTTACAAATCGTCATCCTGACATTGGGGTTTCCCTTCATTTTTTCCAAACAAATCGTGCAGACTTCGTCACTGTCGATTGTATCTACAATTTTTGTCACACTTTCCTTGTCCTGAATGCCAACTTTAACCGAGCCCACCGCCTCTTGCAAAAGCAAATTAAACTCATATGAGTCCAAGGCCGATGCAGTGCCATACATACTTCCCGAAAGTAAATAGGCCAAATTATTCAATGGTGTCACCGGAGGTCTTGACCCCAAAATTGAGAAAAAGTCAAATGGGTTCGCCAGAACACGACTATGTCGAGCATTCGCTAAAACCCGGTTTCGGGTATCATTCAAATGATTTTCAACACATTCACGAAGATGACGTGAATACTCTAAGTAATTGACGTATTCTTCACAAAACTCACATGGCACCATATCACCACTTGCTTGTAAAATGACGTTGTCGTCCGTAGATGGCTCACTCGCCACTCCGTCATATGACATAATGGCCAGTAATGAAGGATTAATCAGTTGGTCTAGTGATTGAAGTGAGATTGGAACACCTCCAACCGTGAAATGGAAAGTCTCTTCTCCCAGAACAAAATTCGAGTTTTCTTCGTCATTTTCATCGTCAGTTCTTTCTTCGATGTCTTCTTCGATTTCATTGTCTTCCTCAATTTCATTCTCGTCGTCATCAACTTCGTCATCAACTTCGTTGTCTTCCATTTCAGAAATTTCACTCATATTATTATCATATGACGTTTATTTACAACGAGCGCCTTAAATGATGTATGCACTTAAAGCTGACGCGCTACATCGATATGGTAATACCTCCGCCTTGAAATTTACCTTAAGGCAATCGTTGTATCAAAAACAAGCGTTCCTTGACCACCAAACCAAAGATGATTTACGATGAATACGCTTCCTACACCGAAAAATACAAAGCCTCCTATGGCTCTAATGTCGTCGTTCTAATGGAAGTTGGTTCCTTTTTCGAACTCTACGGGGTCAATAACGAAAACGAGGTCTCTGGTGCCGATGTCTCAACTGTCTGCGACCTCTTGAATATCCAGATGACCAAAAAAGACAAAAGCGTCCAAGGAAACTCCAGGTCAAACCCTCTGACCGCCGGTTTTCCTTCCCACGTTCTCCGGAAATTTATTGACATCTTAGTCAATAACTCTTATACTGTCGTCTTGGTCGAACAGACCACTCCTCCACCTCGCCCTCGTCGTGAAGTGACCGCTGTCATCAGTCCTTCGACCTATCTCGAAAGCACGACGACCACCACCACTTATGACCGGAACTTGTTGATGGTCATCTTTGTCTCTTCCGCCAGTGATTGGAAAACGCGCACTGAACGTCTGACCATTTCGTGTGCCATGTTTGATGTCTCAACCGGTGTCGCTTACGGTTATGACTGTCCAACTTCAGAACTCAAAGACAACCAACTTCTTCTCGAAGACGCTTACCGAGTTCTCGTCACTTACAAACCAAAGGAAGTTGTTGTCTTCGATGACACGTCTGCCACACCGCTGTATAACGAAATCCGAAAGAGTTTGCAAGCTTATCAAGCCATGACCAACGCATGTGTTCATGATAAACTCGGGGAGCCTCTAACACAACCGGTGACCAAGAAGACTTACCAAGACGAAATCCTGCGTCGGGTGTATCCTTCAACCGGAATGCTCTCACCCTCTGAGTTTCTGGATCTGGAGTACAAACAAAACTTGCAGACGGCGTATGTGTATTTGTTGAACTTTGTCTATGAACACAATCCGAATTACATCAAAAATGTCAAGAAGATTGATTTTATCGAAACCGAGAACCGTTTAATTTTGGTTAATAACTGCATCGAAAATCTGAACGTCGTCTCCGGAAGTTCAAGCAAGTCGTCTCCGATGTCGTTGCTGTCTCTTTTGAACAGTTGCCAAACCAGTATGGGAAAGCGTCTCTTCAAAGAACGTATTCTGAGCCCTTTGGTTTCTCCGGACGAAATTCAAAAGCGGTATCTGTTGGTTGAAGGATTTCTGGATACTTACAAAGATTACTCTTCGATTTTGAGTGAAATCTATGACTTGGAACGCTACTTCCGGAAGGTCGATCTCCAGATGCTTCAGCCTGCCGAGTTTCCTTTTATCGACACTTCTGTTCTGGCGGTTGATAAAATTCTTCGTCAATTGGATCCAATTGCACTCGAGAACTTGGGTTGGACACCTCAACTCTCGGAGACACTTGCATCTTGGACAAAGTCTTATCGTTCAACTTTCAATCTGTCTGAGATATCTAAATACAATTTGAATACCATTGCCGGAAGTTTCTTTCAGCCAGGGATCTACGAAGAAATCGACACGGCCGACCAAGCATACAATAAGTCGCTCGACTTTTTTACCGGACTGACGAAAAATCTGAATGAACTTGGTGGTTCAATGGGAGTTGAATTTAAACTCGACTGTTCGAATGAACGGGAAGACTACAATCTGCAAGTAACGAAGAAACGTTGGGATACATTCCTCGCTCAAGTCGATAAAACTAAATTGAAGAATGTATTGTCCTCTTACGGAATTGACACATTTGAGGCCAAGCCAATCTCGACCTCGAACAAGACCAATTTGCGTTTGTCTCATCCAATTTTTCATTCCAAGAATGAAGCCATTCATCAAGCCAAGTCGGATTTGAAAGAACTGGTTTCGAAGAGGTATCTTTCAACTCTGGGTGAGTTTAGTCAATTGTATGGAACGACACTCTTCCGTGCTATCGTCGATTTCGTCTCCAAGATGGACGTCGCCGTCGCCTCGGCCAAGAATGCTCGGAAATACAACTACACCAAGCCAGTCATTACAGAGAAAGAAAGTTCCTTTGTCAAGGCCAAGAAGCTGCGCCATCCTTTGATTGAGATTATTCAACAAGAGACAGCTTACATTCCCAACGACCTTTCTTTTGAGAATGAAACTGGAATGCTGTTGTATGGAATTAATGCCGTTGGGAAGAGTAGCTTTATGAAGTCGGTTGGGTTGAATGTCATTCTGGCACAAGCCGGTCACTTTGTCGCTTCGGAGAGTTTTGAATATTATCCTTACAAGCACATCTTTACTCGTATTCCGGGAGGGGACAATATTCACAAAGGTCAATCGACTTTCGCCGTTGAGATGTCGGAGTTGAGGAACATTTTGAAGCGGGCGAATCGCTGGTCTTTGGTCATTGGTGACGAGTTGTGTTCTGGAACGGAGTCGATTTCGGCGATTAGCATCGTCACGGCGGGTATCTTGACTTTGGCTTCTCGTGGAACTTCGTTTATCTTTGCTTCTCATTTACACGAAATTTCAGAATTGCAATGTATTACCGAGTTGAATAATGTTGGGGTTTATCATATGGGAGTTCGATTTGATGACCGATTGGGCACTTTGATTTACGAAAGAACCATTCAGCCGGGAAGTGGAGAGACCTTGTATGGTTTGGAAGTCTGTAAGTCATTGGATCTCGATTCCGAGTTTCTCTCTTTGGCGAATTCGATCCGGATGAAGACTTTGGGACAGAATAAGGCGATTGTGGATGCGACTAAGAAGTCGAGATACAATGCGTCGGTCTTTGTCGATACTTGTGATATCTGCAAACGGACGGCGACGGAGGTTCATCACATCCAACAACAGAAGGATGCGAATGACAACGGTTTCTTTGAGGAGAATGGACAACACAAGAACAGTCGTTGGAACTTGCTTCGGGTCTGTGAGACTTGTCATGACACGATTCATCACGATGGTTTGAAATTGGGAGGGTATATGCAGACTTTGGATGGGGTCAAATTGATTACATCGGAAAATCCGACGACGACAACGGAGAAGACGGATTTGGGAGCGGTGGCCAATTTGGTTCGTGAGTTGAAAGGTAAGAAGGTTTCAATTCAAGGTATCATTGAAAAGGTTGGGGAACAGATGAATGTTAAACTAACGCGGTATCAAATTGGGAAGATAGTACGAGAGGCTTAAGGAAAAGATAAAGAAAGAATTAATAAATGAATAATACTCAAATTGCCGAAGACCTCTATTTTCGCCTCAATCAAATTAAAGACGCTTATGGATTAGTCGCAACAAAGAGAGGAAGAAAGGCTGACTTAGTTCGTTGGAAGATGGACATTGAGATTGATAAATTAATTGACCGATTAGAAAGTCTGTATTATAGATACTTTTTGAAAAAAGAAAATGTCAATCGAATAGAAAATGAGATTGAAAGAAATATAGTTGAAACAAGAGAGAATATTCGTAATATTCTACCTTTACTGATGATGATGCAATACGGTTCAGAAGAACCAGCTCAAGCCATAAACGCCGAATGAATTTTGAGGAACATTCGTTCATAGACAAAGTAGGGTTTATTTCCACAAGTGAGTAATGCGATATCAGCTTCAGTGATGGCACTGACAATCTGTCGAATAGAATCGGTGCTGATTTTCTTCTTCTTTTGTATTTTATTTTTGTTTTTGATATAATCCAGTATCAAAGACGCGGTGTCTCGGAGAGGAACATTAAAGTGAAGATACTTGTATGAGAAGGCACGGATGAAATCGATCAGATTCCATATTCTTATCCCTGGGTCTTCTTTACTTGTTTCGGTCAAAACGTCCATCAATTTAGTTAAATCACGTTGATGAACCGGAACTATTTTGTCGATGTCTTCGGTAATCTCAAGAGTGGATAACATAATAATCGAAGTGACAATGTCTCCTCGACTTTGTTCGACTAGGACATCGATAATCTGTGGGTCTTCTTCATAGCCGTGACGTTCAAAATACAATTTCAAGAGTTCTTTTTGGTAATTACCGTGGATGAGCATCGGACACCGAATGGCAAATAGACGACTTTGAATGCTTTCTTGAACTCGAGACATCGAGGTCGATGTAAAGAGGAACAAAGTCGTTTTGTGGTATTGTTCGACAATCCGGCGGAGTGAGAGTTGAGCCAGTTTTGACATACAATCAATGTTGTGAAGAATGATAACGTGTCGGGAATGAGCCAGGCACCGATTGGTGATAATTGGAACGATGACTTCGGTAATGGCTTGACGGTCATAGGCAAGTTGAGTGGCAACATCGTATTCGATGAAGTAGTCGGTGATGGCGAGAGGGATTTCGACTTTGTTGTTATTGACGGTTATCTTTTCGAGATGATTTTTTCGACGAAATGCTTGATGAAGTGGTTCGGTCAGCCCAAACATTTTAGCGATGAAGGTGTAAAGGTATTCTCTTTTCAGACTTCCAGCCGAACCATAAAAGAGCAGGTTGGGGCACTCAACTAAATCACCACTAAATGCATCGATGGCTGGACACGGAACAATTGGATAATAGACGGTATGAAAGTTTTGATGAAAGTCGGCCAGGGCATCGACAAAGTTCATCGTAAGCACTTTAAGAGAAAGTGGGTCAAAGACTTAAATCGAGTTCAATTTTGATGACAGAACAACAGACTGCGAAAGACTTTCGAATTTTTGGACTAAACTCAGATGCGACTTTAGATGACCTGAAAAGACGTTATCGGAAATTGTGTCTGCTGTATCATCCGGATAAAGAAGACGGTAGTTCGGAGAAGTTTATTGAACTGACAGAAGCCTATCAACGACTACAGCAAGTTTTAAAGTCGGATACGAAATCGAAAGAGACTCCGTCTTCCTTTGAACAGTTATACGAGACACTCTTTGATGCTTTACAGAGGTATATCGTTTCTTTACTCAAAGAAGGGGTCTCGTCAAAGAAAACGGTTGTCAAGCCAAAGACGATTGTTATTACAATTCGACCTCAATCAGAGGACATTTATCAGGGTCAGGTGACCAAGGTCTTAGTCAAAGTCTTGCGTCAGGAACCGGAACGTCGGTTGGTTTCAATTCCATTGTATATTAGTTTCATCCCTTTCAAAAGAAGTTATCTATTTCTGGGCTTGGGGGATGAAGTCGATGGGGTGCGTGGGGACATTGAGGTCTTGGTTGAAACTCCGACTGATTTTGTAATTACAAATGAGCACGAAGTGCATTGTCAAGTTTTAATTGAGGCGGAAGAATTTCTCTATGGATTTGAAAAACGGATTTCGGTAGTCAATGGTGTTGAAGTCTTAATTCAACGAAAGTCCTTTTTGATTGATCCGACGATGGAACAACGTTTTCCGAACATGGGACTGCTCTTAGATGACGAGGGTAATCGAGGTGATTTAGTCATAGAATTCAAATTAATACCACTTTCGGAAGAAGAGGGGGAACGTATTTTAGAAAACTCAAACTTTTGTCGCCATCTTTAGACGCAATGCACCATATTTCGTGATGAAGTTCGAAACTTACTTAAAGCTAAGCACGAGCTAAGAGAATATCAAAGTAACTCTTTTATCTCTAATGGCTCCTCAGAAGAAGACCGCTACCTCTACTGCTTCTCCTGCTCCGGTGAAGTCATCCGCAAAGGCTGTGGCCGTTGAGGCTCCTGCCCCCACTCCCGCTAAGACTGCTCCGAAGAAGGTGGCTGTGTCCAAGACTGCTTCGACTGAGGCGACTTCGGCTCCGACCACCCCTGCTCCGGCTCCCGTTGTGGCTCCTGCTCCTCAGACCCCTGTGGTAGAGGAGACTACTACTCCGGTGGTCTCTGATGCCGATGCTTTTGCCACTCAGTTCTCTTCTCTGCTGGAGAAGATCCAGAGCCTGTCCAACGAGCTCCGTGGTCTGGCGACGACGGTCAAGAACCTCCAGAAGGATCACTCCAAGTTCGTCCGCGAGAACTCTCGTAAGAACGCCAAGCGTCAGACCAAGAAGGTCAATCGTGCTCCCAGCGGTTTCGCCCATCCGACTCTGCTGTCCAAGGAGATGTATGCTTTCCTGGGCAAGAAGGACGGTGAGCTGGTGGTTCGCAATGACGTCATCCGTCAGCTGAATGCCTACGTAGTGGATAACAACCTGCGTGAGCCGACTGACAAGCGTCGCATCGTTCCGGATGCTAAGCTGAAGTCTCTGGTCAATGTCCCCGATGGTGAGACCCTGACTTACTTCAACATCCAGAAGTATATCAAGCACCACTTTATCAAGCCCACCACTGCGTCGGCTTAAATGATAAAAACAATTTTGTAATTCCTTTTCTTTTTATACATTTGTATGTTTATACAATGCTTTGAACTTTCCATCGACCTTGATGTATTTTCCACCACGTTTTCCGGTATAGACCACACGTTTGGCACCACCTTTGAGAACAACTCGCTCCTCGGTCTTTTTGTATCCTCCGAGAGCAGGCCTTGAAGGCCTCACAGGTGTTCCTGGTCGAGATAAACGCAATAAATTTTGGTTATTCGGATCGTTGTATCTCACTGTATAATTTTTATACCCTTCTACTTTTTCTAACTTCGACATAAAGTCTTCAGCGTTCTTTATGAAATCGTCTAAATTATATTCATATTGAGCAATTAAAATATTTTCAAAATATCTATATAATTTAACAAATTCTTTTGGTGTTTTAGTAAGATTAACTTCGCCATTCGTATTCGAATGTATTCTTTGCTTGTCGCCGGCTGGTATAGCGAGATTATCAATGATACGAACAGCATAATGGCTGATCATATTGACATTAACATGGCGGTGTAAATCCAGTTTATTAGTAGAGTTTTTTAAATCTTTGATTAAACGATCGATATCATCAAAAGTTAATTCTTTTGGAATTGTATTCATTATTTTACATTACAGCAGACTTTTTGTTCGAATCCGCTTAAAGATTGAATAGTAATAAATCCAAATGTCAAAAGAGAATAAAAAGAACCGAGGTCAATTCTATACAACGAATTCTTCGTATATCCTGGACGGATTTCCAGCGCCTCCAAATGGAATACGATGTATTATCGAACCGTTTGCTGGAAAAGGAGACTTAATTGACTGGGTCAAGAAAACTGGATGCACTGCCGAAATTGAAGCTTACGATATTGAACCCAAAAATGAAGGAATCCAAAAACGAGACACACTCCTCAATCCACCGGATTACAATCAAACTTGGATTATTACCAATCCTCCTTACCTCGCCAGAAACAAATCATCGAATAAAGAGCTCTACGATTTATACGAGACGAATGACTTGTATAAATGTTTTATTACCAGTGTCGTTCGACAGAATAATTGTCGAGGTGGTATCTTTATTATTCCGGCGGGTTTCTTCTTTTCACCTCGAAAGATAGACATTAAGTGTCGAGACATATTTCTAAAAAACTATCAAATTACGAAGGTCAAGTATTTTGAAGAGACAGTCTTTGAGGATACAACGACAACGATTGTCGCTTTCTCATTTGAAAAAGCTGAAAGAGAACTCTCAGAACAAAATATCGTTTGGGAACTTTTACCTTCTAAAATGCAAAAACGATTTCATTTGTCTGCGTTGAGTGATTGGATTATTGGAGGCGAGATTTACAACTTACCAATTCCGGAAAAGATATCGGTTCGTCGTTCGATCGAAGGACAGAAATTACGAGATAATGAACAACAACTATACATTACACTCAATGCATTGGATAGTGGAAAAAAGAAGGGACGGATTAGTTTGAGATACGATAAAGATTACATTTATCCAGCGAAAGAGTGTAGTCGAACTTACGCCACATTTCGGATTACTGGAAAGTCATTAACGGAAGAAGAACAAATCCAGCTCTGTCAGGAGTTCAATTCATTTCTGGAGCAAAAGAGAGACGAGACCTGGAGTTTGTTCTTACCTCAGTTTCGAGAATCAAAAGAGTATGCAAGAAAGAGAATACCATTTGAATTGGCGTATCGTATTTTCTTACATCTGATTCAACGTCTTTAAATTAGAAATACCGTATCTGTATGTTGTATTCTAAAATTTTCTTTTTCTCCCTAGGGTGATGACTTTTTGAATCAAAAATTAAAATGACCTAAAATACCTCAAATTTCGAAAATACACAGAGCACCCTGTATGTGTATTCTCGTATGTTGTATGTTATGTATTCTGTATCTGTATGGTAAATTGTGTATTTTAAGATTTAAACCAGTATTACCGAACTCATCTGTAAAAATACATTTCGTATTGTATTTTCATAATCTGTATCTTCTAAAAATAAGGATCCTCCTAGGTCAGTAACTTTTTTGAATCAAAAATTAAAACGACCTGAAATACCTCAAATTTAGAAAATACATTTCGCACTCCGTATTTCACTGTATTCGTATCTGTTGTATTCAGTATTCGTATTCGAAGAAGGCAACTATAAAAATGAATTAACTTTTAGTGCACATCCCCAAATGGTTAAAATCGGTTTAAAGAGGAAGACTGTCTATAAGAAAATGTCCAAATACACTTGTGTCAACTGTCTAAAGGTCTTCAAACAGAAATCTCATTTTGAAGTTCATCAGAACCGTAAAACACCATGTAAAAAACAAGCTTCGATCGAAGAACTCGTCGAACAAAAAGTTCAAGAAGCTCTTTCAAAAATGAATATCACGGTTGAAACAACCATACAAACCGCTCCAGAAACTGAACATGACAAAAAAGCTCTTGGACAATACTTCACCACCTCAGACGTATTACAACAATACGTCTTTGAAAAAGTCAAATACAAATCAAGTCGCCTACTCGAACCCTCTTTTGGAGCCGGTCATCTTTTGAAAAAATTCAAAGAATACGACATTGACTACCCGATGGACTGTTATGAAATTGATACCAAAATTAGACCAGTCATCGATTTCAACGAGCATCAAACAGTGAATTACGCTGACTTTACTCAAGAGACAATCGCGACTAAATACAAAACCATTATCGGAAACCCGCCTTACATCAAACAGAAAACTGGAAATTTGTATCTGAAGTTTATCGAACTCTGTTACAATTACTTAGATAACGATGGAGAACTTATCTTGATTGTCCCATCGGACTTTATTAAACTAACAAGCGCTTCTTCTATTATTGATAAGATGACCGGACACGGAAGTTTTACAGACTTCTGGTTTCCTCACAACGAAAAACTATTTGATGGAGCGAGTATCGATGTCGTTGTCTTTCGTTATCAAAAAGGACTTTCGAGTTCAAAAGCAAATGTCAATGGAGAAGAACTGTTCTGTAATGTCAATCAAGGTATCATTACTTTTAGTGAGACTGAAGTCTCTGGTGCTTCGATTGACACACTGTTTAATGTCTATGTTGGTCTGGTTTCCGGAAGAGACGAGATTTATCGTGTCCCTTTCGGGAATATTGAACTCTTAACTGACAAGAACAAGATTGAAAAGTTTATCTTTACAGAGACATTTCCGACCAATAACTTCCAGATTGACAATCACCTTCAAGCTCACAAGGCCGATTTATTAGAGAGAAAGATTAGGACTTTTTCCGAGAAAAATTGGTTTGAATGGGGTGCTCCGAGAAATATTTCAAGTGTCAGGAAGTTATGGGGTAAGCAATGTATCTACCTTAAAACAATCACCCGTCAGAAAGAAGTGGCATTTCTGGGGAAAGTTCAATATTTTGGAGGAGGATTGTTGTGTCTGGTTCCAAAGACTGAGATAGAATTACAAAAAATAATCGACTATTTCAATTCTCCTTCATTTCAAAAAGACTACGTATTTGCTGGACGTTTTAAGATTGGACATAAACAGATCTGTTCTTCTTACTTAAGAGTTTAATATAAAAATAATTTAAAACACCTACGCCTTAAAAATTGATCCGACATCAGCAGACGATATACACACGACCTCGATGGACTATTCAAAGAAAACTCGTGAAGAGTTGATTGGATTATGCAAGGAACAGAAAATCAAAGGGTATAGTGGAAAGCGAAAACCCGAACTCATCAAAATGCTCTCTGAGAATGGATCCCACCCAACTCACGACGACGCAGTTACGGAAACAAGGCATCTTAAAATGATTGACTTGTTTGCTGGAACAGGTGCTTTTACATTAGCATTTGAAAACTGTCAAATTGTCTTTGCCAACGATATGGTTGAACATTCAAAAAAGATTTATGATGAAAACTTTAATCATAAATTAACACTCAAAAATCTAAATGACATCCCCGTCGAAGAAATCCCACCTCACGATATCTTAACCGGAGGATTTCCCTGTCAACCATTTAGTATTGCCGGTCATCAAGAAGGGTTTAATGATGAACGTTCCAATGTCTTTTGGAAGATTTTATCAATCATTGATTATCATCAACCGAAATGTATCGTTTTGGAGAATGTCAAGAATCTGGTTTCACATGATAATGGTAAGACATTCGAAACGATTAAAGGTAATCTCGAAGAGAGAGGCTACTATCTTCGATATAAAGTTCTCAATACGTCGGAGATTACAGGTATTCCACAACATCGAGAACGAATTTATATTGTTGGTCTGAAGTCGAAAGAACAGTTTGATCGATTCAATTTAGATTTCCCCAAAATTGAAAAGAAAAAGGTCTCTGATTTTTTGGAGACAGATGTTCCTTTGAAATATTATTATACCGAAAAATCAAGCACTTGGGGATTAGTCAAAGAAAATGTGGTTAAGAAAGAAACTGTCTATCAATATCGAAGAGTCTATGTTCGTGAAAATAAGAGTAATGAATGTCCAACTTTAACTGCGAATATGGGAAGTGGGGGGCACAACGTTCCTTTGATACTTGACAGTTGTGGTATTCGGAAATTAACACCACGTGAATGTTTCAATCTACAAGGATTTCCGTCTTCTTATAAATTACCGGCAATGAGTGACAGTAATCTTTATAAATTAGCAGGGAATGCTGTCTCAGTTCCAGTAGTTAAACTGATTGCGGAGAGACTTCTTCCGTTGCTTCGTTTTGAATAAAGATATCTTCGAATGTTCCTTCATATATTTTTTTACAATAAGGTTCGATTTGAGGATGTAAAGATTCCCATGTAATACGAGGACGACGACCCTGTTTTGTCTGGTCTTCAAAAGTTTGCGTCTTACTCATTTTTATATTTTTCCATTCATTCGAAGTTCTTTTTAATGGAACCTGATAGAGTATAAAGGTATCGTTTAACCAATTTCTTGCATCGAGAAAGTAGATGATATCCCATTCCGAAGATGGTGTAAATGATGCAGGGGCATCACTTGTAAAGCACTTACATTCTTGTTTTCCTTCTTTTTCTGAGAGTAAATCACCTTTACAATTCCATCTCGATGTTTTATCGTTGAGTTTATTGTGAATTAATTGTTTGATAATATTTTCACTAATATCTTCTGGAATAGAAGGCAATCTGACTTTTATGCCGATTTTGATAGTAGTCTCGATCCGCCCTTTTACATATGATTGATGTAAAGCGTATTGTTGCTTTAGTAATTCTTTAGTGTAAGTGTCTGTATTTTGAGTTGAATGGGATACGACCTCATTTTTCTGGATCAAATCAATCAGTTCTTTTTTGTTCTTTCCAGAGAAGCCTTTAATCTTCTGTTCTCGACAAATGTTCTTGAGTTCAAAAACGGTCTTCTTCAAATAGTTCATCACGGTGATTGCATTCCACTGTCTGACACAGTTTCAAATTTCATCTAATCACATGTCTGTTCTCTAAAGTGTATATAAACAATAACTTGATGTATCTACAAAATGGACACCGACTTTTTCGAGGAACTGGTCGAGAAAAGTCTGACCGGATACCTCTACGATGTCGCCTGTGTTGTGCATCGTATGTATAAAACTAAATACACCTGTGCCAAGCTGAAAGGTCGTGTCTGGTTTATCTTTAATGACCATCGTTGGCAAATCACCGAATTGGGATTATATCATGATATCTCGATCAATGTCGTCCAGATCTATCAACGATTACTCCAAAATGAAATCTCCAAGCTATCCGGCTTTGAGAGCGAGTTCAATACTTTGACCGAACGTCTCGAGGTCTTAAAACAGAGTATGCTCTCATCGGAAGTAGTTTCGAGCTCGAATGAACCTTGTGCTTGTTCCGCAACAATCGTCTGTGGGCTCTGTCAAAATCAAAGTATTATCGAACTCAACCGGAGACTAAAGTATCTCAATAACAACATCGAACTCTCCAGAAAGAGACTGACCCGCATCGATACTCTAATCGGTAAATTGAAGAATGTCAATTACAAGGAAGCTCTTTGCAAAGAATGCATGTATATGTTCTACGACCCGACCTTTCTGAAAGCTCTGGATAAGAATAACGGGCTGGTCTGTTTTAAGAATGGGGTCTATGAAATCGAGACGAATACCTTTCGTCCAGGTCGGCAGGACGACCGTCTTTCGCTGGTCATCGACGAAGACTTTGTCGAAATGGATCCGACAATTCAAGAAAAAATCGAGCAGTTCATGACGTTTCGTCAAGAGACAGTCTCCCGTCGATCGGCACAACAGGCCAATTCTCGATTGCTTCCGATGTATTACGGTTAAAATTGTTCTGGGAAAATCGATCAACCTTCGAAAATTTGAAAGTGAAATAAAATGGTTTAAAGCTTTGTCAATCTTAAGAAACCAGACAACCAAGTCCAACTCAAACCAAACTTCTCAATGGCTTCTATCGTTCTTCCCTCTGACTTTGATATCTCCAAGCTCAAGTATGGCTCCGTCCGCACTCTTGACAACGGCGGTAAGATGGTCTATGTGTCCTACAATGGTAAGCCTCTCGTTCTCCAAACCCCGAAGATGTCCGCTCCGTTTGGGTTGTCCAAGTTGCAGTTCGATCCGACTGCGGATCCTAAGTATTCCATCGAGGTCTCTTTCAAGGGTCGCGAGACTAAGCCGTCTATCCAGGCGTTCTTTGACTTGCTGTCTTCTCTTGACAAGAAGAACTTGCAGGAGGGTTATGACAACAGCCAGAACTTCTTCAAGAAGCGGTTCAACTCGGTCGATGTCGTCGAGGCTCTCTACACTCCGTCTCTCCGTTTCGCCAAGGACAAGGCGACTGGTGAGGTGACTGACAAGTATCCCCCGACCTTCCGTCTGAACTTGCCTTACAAGGACGGTCAGATTAAGACCGATGTCTATGGCAACGACCGTCAGAAGGTCAATGTCTTGGATATGAACCTGAAGGGCTCTCAGGTGGTGGCGATTATCCAATGCACCGGTCTCTGGATTGCGGGTGGTAAGTTCGGTTGCTCGTGGCGTGTTCTGCAGATGAAGGTTGAGCCTCAGGAGAACCTCTCTGGTTATGCCTTCCGCGACACCGATGACAATGTCGAGGGTGCTCACGAGGACGTTGATGCTTCGGAATACACTCAAGTCAGTGTTCCCGCTCGTCAAGAGCCTGCTCCGGCTCCCACTCCGGCTGCAGTGGCGGCGATTGCGAGTAGCGATGACGAGAATGACGACGACGATGAAAACGAGGACGACGAGGGTGTTGTTCAGAAGATTGTGGTGGCTCCTCCGAAGCCAGTTCTGAAGCGTAAGCCGGTTGCTGCCCCGAAGAAGTAAAAACGAGACAAAACATTCGGACTTAAATAAAAAAAAAGCAAAAAACACTTTTTTCTTTTTCTATAGGAATTGTAAGCAAATGTATGTGCTACTGTTCCTCTTTATCGTGGCGGTGATTTATACGTTGTATGTCACTCTGTCGTCAAATAAAATCGAAAAGATGGTGGTTGAGAGTTCAACCGACTTCCTCGAAGAAGAGATACCCTTAGAAGAACGGAAAGCTAATGCCGAGAAGGCCAAGAAACGAGCTGAAGATTACGAGAAAAACATTCGGCCGATTGCTGAATACGGGATTGTCAAACCGACACCAGTTGTCTTTGAGAACGCCTATGACCCGACACCACCTTACTACCTCAATTACATTAATTCATCGACTTCTCTTCTTCCGGAGATTGATGAAGAAGACATCCCTGATGATGAAATGTCTCCTCTAAAGGTCATGCATCTGACAAATAATGATATTCATGACTTGAGGAACCCTGAACCGAAAATGACTACTGAATGAATTATTTTGTTTCAGATGTGTAGTAATCTGATGCAACAGGCAACAGTGAGTATTGATGGATTAGCTGATTATCTTTTTTTACGTAGTCCAAAGGATAGTATTTTGTATTTGAATATCAATGGCTTAGAAGGAACAAAGGATATCTTCTGTTTCTGCTTCGACTTGTTTTGTAAAGGACTGGTTCTCTTATTCGGTCAAGGTCATACCCGTGTTGCCGTGGATGACATCACACCTCAGCAGTTTGAGAGTGTGATTGAAAAACTCAAGTTGGCGGGTATCAAGACCCACATTGTCGTTGAAGATTTTGAGACTTACCGGATTATACATGATTTCTCAGCAGTCGAGGATCGATTTCTAAGTCAAATTCAGAAACCGACCATCTATGACTTGGATGAAAAAGAAAAAGAAGACCTCAAACGTTTAGAATATCAAGTCATTATGTCTGAAAGTGCCCGGACACTTCAAGTTGCTCCAGAAAATCTACCTAAAGTGACGGACTATAACTTTCGGATGGGAGTTGGTAATCAAGTCTATGTCATTACCTTTGAGTTACTACGGATTTAGTTAGAGCAGATACTTTTCTTTTTTCAAAGGCGGACTTGACTTGACTACTTTTGACCGCTTAATCGCATTCTTATTCATACAATAAGAATGTAAGAGTTCGAGACAGTCGCTATTTGGATCTGTTTCTTTGATGAAAGCTTCAAAGTCGCGAAGGGTTTCGAGACGTGTTTGAAAAAGAAGAGAGACCAAGGCATCCAATTGTGATTTCATTTTGACGAAAAACATTTGAATTGAGGAAAGTTCAAATTTTCAATCAAACTTTAAGACACATGACCCCTTCATCAACGACATATTATTCAATGAACTCTTAACTTCACTTCGCTTCGTAGTTTTTTTACCTGATCCAGAACTGTTCTTTGATGGAGTAACTGTCGGTAAAGGCACTGACTGTGAAGTTGGTTGTGGAGCGGAAACCGATTTCTGAGCGGAGTTCATATCGGCCAAAATGGCATCACTGTTGTTGTGGATGTAGTCGAGAATTTCATTTTCAATTGCCCAACGGAAAAAGTTGAGCTGTCCAATCGTGGTATGGATGTAATTTTGCTTATCGTAGTAAAAAACGATTTTGTCTTGTCTCCGAAAAGGGTCGAAGAGTTGTTTTGAAAATGCACGAAGTTGAGACCGATAATGAATATAAACATTAATGTATTCACCCTTGGCTCGGTTGATGACAACATTCCATTTCTTACAGTAATTAGTCACGAACCAATCAATCAAACGGAGAGAGATATTCGTCGTTCCATTGATAATACACAAGAGCGATTTCATATGAGAAGGCTTGGAGAAAAACCGTGATAAAGAGGCCAATAAAAGTTCATTGTGAATGGCTGATGTATGACGACCCTTTTTAGTCATTTTTTAAGTGAATTGTAAATACAAATTCCCTTTAAATACGCAATTCGTCTGATTACATAGGTCTTATATACCCCTTTTAAGTAAAATGGCGGTCATCAGTTCAGAGACAATTCAACAGTTATTCAGGACAAATAAAGTCTTGTTGGGAAAAGACCATCAAGGGACGACGTGGTATAAATTACAAAATAATAAAGACACGCGTCTCTATTACAATAGTCGTTCCCGACGATTTATCGCCGTCGATACAAGTGGTTCCGAGCCGAAAGTCTTTGTTAATTTGACATACAAAAATAAAAACTAATTCAGAGACAATCTTTTTACTCGCAACCACCGAGTTCCAGAGGACGACGACCCAGGTCAGGGTCGATGGTGGTCTGGTTCCAGGGAGAGACATTCAGTTGAGGGTTGGCGGGCTCAGAACGAAGCTGAAGGTTGGGGTTGCGGAGAGAAGAACCGATGGTGTTGACACCAATGTGGTAACCGGCATTTAGGAAGTTCTGATCCTTAACGTCACCTTGACCAGCGGGGTTGACTTGGCTCCACTTGTTGTTGGCGGCGTCCTTGGGAAGCAGATCCTCAGCCGTCAAACGGTCACGAGGGAAGCAGTCCTTGGGACGTTCAGCACCAACGGCGGCCGGAGCAACAACGGGGGCAGCGCTGGCGGCGAAACCCTCGTGCTTCTCCTCATCGACAGCCAGCTCATTCATCATGGTCTGGATACCGCCTTGGGGCATCTCGTTCTGGTAAAAACCTTCACCGGAACGCTTGGTCGAACGGTTGTTATAGTCATAGACGATATACAATAGAATTACCGCCGCCGCTACAATCAGGAAAAACTTGGCAAATTGATCCGCACGCATTTTACTTTATGTTATATATTTTTTGTTAAGAAAGAATTTTCATTCTCTATTTGAACGAAACGTTCATACACGCGGTTTAAAACGCGAACCTTTTCGTCCGTTCCATTTTCAACTACAAACTCCTGCAGCATTTTTTCAAACTGGTCACGAAGACCGTTCAGTTTCTCAATTGTCTGAGTGACTTCTCCCAAACGATTTTGAATTGAGGAATGTAAATCATTGTAAGTCGCATCAATAATCACCGGGTCACAGAACTCATCACTACTAATTTCACCTTCTACTTCTTCTTCACTTGAAACAATTGCATATTCTTCTAATTGTGGAGGGTCTTCAACCGTGACTTGAAAGAGGCGAAAGTCGGTCAATAAACGACCATCACTATTCTTTCTTAAGAAACCCCGCAGTTCAATGTCTAATGTATAATACCCAAGCTTTCCAAAATTAGAGAGACTGTCATAGGCTTCCCCAAATCGGAGATAAATGTATTTGTCTTTACCTGAAAACCGGATAAACTGTAGATTATCATCGAGATCGAAGTCTCCATTAATCGCTTTATCAATATTCTCCTGAAACTCGGCAAACCAATTGACGAGAGAACGAGTTCCGGATAAATGGATCGTTGTGAATTTAGAATGAACCCTTGGGGCTTTTGAAAACTGAACGTATTTGAGTTGCAACTTCGGTGTATTTCCATCGCTCTCTAAGAACTTATAATAGACACCATGTTTGTGATTGGTCTTTTGTAAAGAGACGACAGGAACTTGGGAAACATTCGTTTCGGTCGTAGAACAAAGATACATTTTGTATTTACGTCTAAATGTTCTTTAAGTAAAAACTGCTTTGAAAGCAAAAGAATGAAAGCGACAATGGAAGAGACGATTCAAAATCTGTTAAATCAATTACTGACCGTCGTCTCTAAACAAATCGAAAAAGAAGAGTATAAACAACAGATCCAGACCAAATTAGTTCATCCAATCTTAGAGTTAATTTATCGAGAAGTCCAACCGTATCTACTCTTAATCTTTGGTGCCGTCATTTTCTTGTTACTCATTAGCCTGATTATGGTCGTCTTACAACTCTTTTTGTATTTAAGAAAATGACACTTACTCTAACTTAGACTACCAAGACGATGGATGAAAGCACAATTAATTACGTTAAAGAGTGGGTGGATATTGATAACAGCATTCGTGTGAGACGTGAAAAGATAAAGATGCTCTACGAACGTAAAAACAAAGTTGAGACAGCGATTACATCGTATGTCCAAAAAAATAAACTCAATGACCTACATATTAATGTGTCGGATGGACAGGTTAAGTTTGTTGAGAAAAATACACTTCAGAATGTGACCCTAAAGTTCTTAAAGGAACAGTTAGATAGCTTCTTTCAAGAAGCGGAGGCTAAAAGAATGCCGATTAATTCGGAGAGCGTTTATAAATACATTGTCTCTCAAAGGAAGTCATTCAAGTCATTGGAGATGGTTCGTGAAATTAATCAAACTACTTCTTAGTCATCGTGAGGAAAACTCTTAAACCGGCTGTTCGAACAACGATAGACGTATTCAATTAGTTCGTCTCTGAGGGAACCGTCATAGACTATAGTTCCCTTAAATCCATAGACGACATTCATCACTTCATCGACAATGTCATCTAAAACAGTTTCGTATTTCTTTTCCCACTTTGAAAAGGATAGCGTTTGACACCTGAAATCCATTGTGTGCGTGTGTGTATTGTCTTATTTTTCTTCGTTTAAATAGTTTTAGATTTCATTACTTAAGGCTCAGTGCAGTTTTAGAGACTAAATCAATGCATTCGGAGGAATATATTATGGACAATTATTTTGACGACATTCTGGATCTTCACAATCGTCTGAAAGATGATTACCTGTATGATGGAATGTTCAACACCAGCACCACACAAGAATTATTTAATCTGATTGCGAGAAATATCGTCGTCAAGGGAACTTCGCTTCCGAAAGAAAATGAAGTGTCAGAAGCGGAGATGTAAAAATTATGTTTATATAATTTATAAAAAATAGTGATTGATCATGGACGCTGATGTAGTCTCTGCTCCTGTAGATGCTCACCCCGCTCAAGATGGTGGTGCTCGTAAGTCTAAGTCTAAGTCTAAGCACTCTAAGGGTAAGAAGCCCGCCAAGCGGGGTGGTAACATCGTCTCTGACCTGTCCAAGTTGGCGGTTCCTCTGGGTCTGCTCTTTGCCAAGAAGAGTTTGGAGTCTTTCCTAAAGAAGAGACAATCGGCCAAGCCCAAGGCTTCTCGTCCCAGCACTCGCAAGTATAAGTTGCGTGGTGGTGAAGGCGAAGGCGAGGTCTCCGGTGCTCTTGCCCAGGAGGTTCATTCTCAGCCGGCTCCCGTAGGTGGTGCCAAGAAGAGAAGGTCTCTCAAGAAGAAGAAGGCTGTGAAGAAGGGTGGTGAGGGTGTTGATGGTCTGGGTGATTTGTTCTCCAAATTAGAGTCTTCCGCCTCCGCTTTAGATCTTCCTGCTGAGCTCAAGGTCGAGGGTGGCAAGAAGAAGTCCGTCAAGAAGCCCAAGGCGAAGAAGCCCGCTTCCAAGAAGCATTAAACGTAAAGACCCTTTCTTAATTCCTCTAATTTTTCCATGATGTCTTTATCATAGAGACAACCTTTGCGTAAGTTCATCGAATGAAGTTTAGAGTAACCGATAATCTCTTCGATTGGAAGTTCGGGTCGAGCAATGACATTTTTGGCGACAAACCATAACTCGTCTCCAATCAACTCCGGGTCATTACTCTCTAAAAAGAACTGGTGGTCTCCGTAATGAATCGACTGCATTTCAGTTTAGTGTGTCGATACCGCTTTAAATATTTTCTCTGAAGAGGTCAAAGTAATTCAATTTTTAGGTTAAAAATGGAAGCTGTCATCGGTGCAAGCTCTCAATCCAAACAACACATCTATACTCTTGAACTGTCAAAGTATATCAACCCTGAGTATCTACCATTGATGAATGACCTCTCAAGAATGATTGCGATCCAAATTGTCATCCATCTGATGTATTTCTTCCGGGCACCTTCTGTCGCCGCCTTGTTTAGCGCTGCCTTTTTCGAACTACTCTTGTATATCGTTCTCGGTGTCATGTTCTACTGGCTGGTAGTGCGTAAGTTTGTCGCATTCGCCTGAGTTTAAATTGAATAATTTTTAATCAAACTTTAGTTAAACAGTTTATTCAATGCCCAGTGCTGCCGTCTGCTCTACCGGAACGAAGGCTCTGAGTAAGTTTTCAAAGATGCCCATGATTGTCATTGGTGCCGCGGTCTCTGTCGCTTTGCTTTGGCTCTATTACAAGCTCTCCAATCTTCAATCCAAATTCGCTTCAGAAATCAAAGACCTTCGCAACTCGGTCATGCAATTACAAGTCTGTGCGGCCAAAGTAACTGGCGGTAGTTCTCCTTCAAGTGATGAAGTGTGTTTTCTAAATACAGCCCCTCCTCGGGCTCCACTCCGTGATGACGAACTGTCTATCTGTAGCGAGGCGGTCAATGACATTCTGAACACGGTTCTGGCTCCGTCAAAAGAGATCGAGCCGGTAGTTGAAGAGACCTTTGCCCCACAAGAACAAGAACCCGTCGTCGTCACTGAGACGGAACCTTCTTCTTCTTCTGAGGTTCCCGAGTATTCGGAAGCTGACCTGAAGAAGCATACTCTGGAAGAGTTGAAGGCTTTAGCGACGAAGCTGGGTGAGAGCGCCAAAGGAAACAAGCCGGATTTAATCCAACGGATCTTGACGGCAAAGAAGAACAAGTAAGTGACTGCTATAACTCCCCTGTTTCTTTTTATTTTTTTGTAAATACATTTACAAAAAAAATGTTATATCAAACTAAACATATGTCTTGCCAAAGTGGTTGCCAACGTTCCTCTTCTTCTACCAAGGAAAACTGTCCCTTTAGAATGTCGGATGGTCGTCATTTTACCGATTACCGCACTCGTTGCTCTCAGACCCAGAGCTGGAGACAAGACCTCAACTTCCCCAGCAGCTATGACTTCCGGATGTATCTGACCCGGAATGCCGATAAACTGATTGAACAAAATAGTATGCGCGCCGTTGAGGATAACGCTTGCGTTCCTTGCTACGCCACTTCGGAGGCTGGGACGATGCTTCCCGAGCAATACATGATGCAATGCAGTGACCGTTCTTGCTCCTTTAAGGTCAATGACCCTCAAGGTCTGGGTCTGGGTCGCAACTACAGCGCTCCGGGTCAGAAGCACGAACTACCTGGTGGCAATCTGAAGGTCTATCCGATCAATGGCATTGCGGAGACTGGTTATGACAATTACGGCAAGCCTTTGTAAAATTAAATGCTTGAATAGATTAAAATGAGTTCTTCCGATGATTTTTGTTTTGTAGATGAAATTATCCAAAATGACACCCACGGCTCATTCGAACCTGATCTCACCCTTCGTCTGGTCTTTAAAGAGGCAGTCGATGACGGTCGTATCACGTATCTCGCTCCTGCCCCGGCCGACCATCGTGCCAGTTTTAGCGGATCTGGGTTGCCATTCGCTAACCCGTCTCAAGCTTTTGATGACACTCCGAATAAAGGAACCGCCCAGTTAGATGGTAATGCGGTGACTTTGCATCTGTATACCCCGAATGCTTATCACAATGACTTTTCTCGTAAAGTCGTTGATCCACACGTGAATGTTATGTATCTGTCAGGTGGTAAAAAAAGAGACATTACTATTCATTTAGGACATGGTATTCCTTATCGGAGTGCTCATTATCCGGTAGAACGTCAAGACGCAACTTTTTATTACAGTGATTTACCAGCCAGAAGTCAAGAAGCAATTCTTTTAGCCTCTGGTTATCCGGAAACCAATGAACGGCCAAAGACCTTTTGGGGACTGAGACCACCGCATCCTTAATCAAAACCAAACATCGACTTTAGAGTTCCAAAGAAGCCTTTGTTCTCACCATTCTTTTTGACTAATTCTTTTTCATACATGGCCAAAATCTGGTCATATTCCATTTTCGAATCGGAAGTTGCTCCAACTTTGTTCATTTTGAGTTCTGTATTTACAATTTTAGGCAAACCAACTCGCTTTATCGCTGGGGCGTTCGAAGGCTCTTTTCTTTCAGTGCCAGAAGAATAGAAAACACCACTTACCACCGCTGACCCATCCTCAATCTCTTTTGTCGTTACTTCAGATGAAGACAATGGTTTTTTCTTTTCTTCTTCTTCTTCCTTTTTCTTTTCTTCTTCTTTCTTCTTCTCTTCTTCCTTCTTTTTCTGTTCCTCTTGTTTAACTTCAATCGCCTTTAGAGAAGAGACATACTTTCCAATATTCATTCTGGTAAAAGGAGCACAATAAGGCTTGACACTGTTATCCTTGAGATCACAATGTTCAATGATATTCGTCAAACAAGTATCGGATGCCTTTTCTGCGATTTGAGTAAAATCTGACCAATCAGTAATATTACCACAGTCTTTGGTGCAGATGGTGCTGGTAAAGGAGCATTGTTTTCTTTTAGTCTCAGCATCGAGAGCGTCTTGATACTTTTTCTTCAATTCCTTCCATTTGTTCTGTCGATACAACAACTGTGCAGTGATGTGATCGTGAATGGATGAGATATCGGTTAATGAAAGTTCTTTGTCATAGACGGCAAACATCGCCAGATCCACATCAACTTCTTTCGATGGATTGATTTCCATATTCTTATTGCTAAAGACGATATCGCGAGTTTCAATCTTATGTGTGATAATTGGATTGGCGATTGTATCAACATAGAGATTGATATTGGCACTACCTCGAACCAAAGTGAATAGATGTGGATGTCTATCCAAAACTATCAATGGATCGGCAAATGAATTGTTACTGTAAGAGGTTGGTTTATCATTTCCATGTTTAATTGAAATCGTCGCTTCACTCTTGGACACACCTTTGACTACCAAACCAATACCATTCAAATGCGTTGTATTGGCATAGATATCAAAAAGTGATGCATCGGTCGTCGGGAAAGAATTAAAGGTTCCATACCAAGTAATTGAATAAGGACGATCACCCATGATACCAAGGTTCATACTTAGGGGACCCACACCTCGTTGTTGAAGGAAACGAATGCCTTTATTCCGCTGTTCAATGGCGGGCAAAGTATCCAAGACCAATTCTTTATTCAATTCAGTAGATAACGGAGAAATATTAACCCATTTCTGACTGGCTTTTGAAGCCGAAGTGGTCGAAAAAGTGGAATGATACATGACCAGACTACCTTTGATGTTATCAAGAACTTCGATATAATCTTCATCATCTGGAGTAGGTGATGGGACAGCTGGAGTAGGAGCAGGAGCTGGTGCAGGAGCTGGTGCAGGAGCTGGTGCGGGTGCAGTAGGTGCAGTATCTACAAATGCTTCGTAACCTTTGAGTTGAAAGGGTTCTTTTTTGGTGACAAAACGGTCTTGATTTTTGTAAATATGAATGACCGTGATAACAATTCCAATTAAGAGGATTGTTGAATGGATCGGTTTGAGCTCCTTTTTTGAAATGGTAATCAGCAAAACAAGTGTAATTACAAGCAACAAGATGATTTCAAATTGACTTGCCATTTTAATATTTAAAACTATAATTAATTGTTTCTACGTCTGCGTGTAGATTTGTAAATACAAAAAACTAAAGATAGATTAAAGATGGAAGGAGAATTGAAAACGATCACTATCTCGGACAAGTATTATGATGGTGGAAAAAAGAACTCTACCCCTGAACATGTCGTTCAATCTACCCCTGTAGCTGTGCCACCTTCTTCGGCTTCACAATCGGTTCAAGTTCATCAGCATCAGCCAGTTCAGGTCTCGGCCGTGACTCCTGGAACTGTGCAATCTCCTTTGTCAGCAAATGAGAATGAAAAAAAGGATGGTTTGCAACATATAGATTTAGACGATGACACTACTGACAGTGAAATCAGTAGTGACAGTAGTAGCGAAAGCGATGATGACTCCGAAAGCATAAAAAGTAGCAGCACCATTCAGACCGATGAGCTAATTCAGTTTTCTCCTCAGTATCATATCTTGAAAGAGTTCTTGAAAAAGAAAGATAGTGATGAGAACATTACAGACGTTCTGTATTCCATTGATAAGAACTTGAATAGTATCAGTGTCGCGATGTCTGAATTAAACTCGACTGTCGCGTCATTGACCAAGACTATCAGACGCAAGCACGAGCAGTAATTACAATTTAGGAACTAAATGTAAGTTCGGAATCGCACTCTTTTTTATCAAGATTTTCTTTTGGGCTTGTTTTGGTTTATCCATCACAAATGCAAATGATCCAAGAGCTGTCTTATTAATCACCGGTTCCGCCGGTTGTTCATTCGGAAGCATAAACTTCTTTTTACGAATGTATTCCATATTTTCTTCAAGAACATGACAGATATACTCGTAGCTGTCTTCCAACTGCTCCATCGAACTCGCACCGGTAATGATGATACAACCACTCTGAAAAATAGCAATCGTCGTTTTTTTGCAGTCGTGCTCAACCAAACCAGCTCCTTTCCCTCCACACTGCTCGTCTTCACACTGACAAATCCCGTCCTTCTTCGGATTGGTCTTGTTCCAATAATACTGCAACTTGACACCTGGATAAATACAGGGCTCATACGAACTCTTGTTGCCGTATTTCTCAATCAGACACTTGTGGAGAAGTTCCCGTCGGATCTCAAAATTGACACGGAAATCACTATTGATTAAACGGATCGAGTAATCGGTCAAAGTCATTGTGTCCGGGGTCGAGACAATCTCCCCACGTTCGGGATTTGAACGAATGGCTTCAATAAAGAAGTTAATCGCATCGATACCGTCTTCGATTGACTTGATTCCCGTCATCTGAACATTTCCGTTTTTGAAGATTTTGATGTTTAAGAAATATTCAGCGTTCTCCGAGACACGAAAGATTGCCGTCGCCTGATTATCAAACCGTTTGATTGATGCTGAAACACCCGTTGCCGTTTTGCTTTGCTGTTTTCTTCCCCGGCTCCGCTTAATTGCCTCACCCCGACTAAACGACTCACTCTTGTTGCTACCATACTCGATGTAATTGAAACCACGTTTTGCTTCCGACAAGGGAACGAGCTCCAATTTATCAAACAAGGCTTGCAAACAGATTTCGGTATTGACACATCCCGTTGCAGTAATTGTCGAGACCTTGTATCTGGTTGCGGTGAATTGTAATTGACTTTCAGTTGTTGCCATCTCCTTTTTCGTAAATTCAAAAGTGCCAAAAGTATTTTCAATTTTTCGAAGCTCCTTAAATCACTTTCCTTTAAATCCTTTAAATCATTTTGGAATAAAAAATATTTTTTATTCAATTTTTTATTCACTTCATTTTCTTCGTCTTGTTCGCTTTCTTGGTCTGAACCTGCTCTCCTGATACCTCGGCAGAGGTGTCCCGAGCCCGTGTGTACGCTAAATACGCCGTCTCGAAGTCGTTCAAGTCAGCCAACCACAACTGTTGCGGTGTCTGCTCCCTCAACGCTTCTAAGACCATCTCCTTCTCCATCACTTCTTTCAGTAATTCTTCCTTTCGCTCCTGGGTCAAACTGTAAATGGGCATCTTGACCAAGTAGTCATAAGACCCCTCATTCTCCGGATACTCTCCTGTCTTCAAAGCCGTAATAATCACGTCCTTCTTGACATCAAAGACAATTAACTTCTTAGCAATGACCTCGAGGATGAACCGTGCCTTAGCTCGCAAATAAAGTAGCTCTTTTTCCAACTTGGCCACCAGGCGTTCCTTCCGGGTCGTGTAAGCTCCCAGACGAACTCGGTAAAAGTTCTCGATAATCTCCATCGCTGAGCTGTAAAGCCGAATGACCCCGTGCTCGTCATAGAGATGCATGTTCCCAGTCTGCAATCCTTTGTTTGAAGACAACTTGAACTCGTTTTCAAACTTGGGACGACCATTCTTGTCTTCCGTGGTCAGCAGTTCCGCCAAGACACCAGCTTGAAAGTGCAAGACGAAATGGACATTGCTCTCCGTGTAATGGCTCTCGTAGTCCTTGAGAACTTTTGGGTTCTTCTCAATGTAAGTCTCGAGAAACTCTTTGTAATCACTCGTCCAAGTTCCAATCGGCAACTCGGTAATCTCAATCTTGTTCTCCGCGACCTTGGTGTAAAGTCCTCGGCTGACATAGCTGTTGGCAGTGTCGCGCTCAATGGTTCCCTTGAAACCATGATACCACGGTGACAAGTCGGTCTCGACTGACGAACAAGTCGCCAACATCTGACGCAAGACCCGAACAATCTCGGTCGGATTATACTGCGGAATACTGGTGCTAAAACCCGTCCCAATTCCCGATGCCCCATTAATCAAAACCATCGGAACCACCGGAAGATAATGCTCCGGTTCAATCTGCTCACCGTCCTCTTCCAGGAAGTTCAAGACTTCAGTATCCAACTTGCTAAAGACCTTGAACGCAATCGGATTCAACTCGGTGTGAATATACCTCGGACTGGCACTGTCCTTTCCGCCCTCGAGACGTGTGCCAAACTGACCATTCGGCATCAAGAGATTGATATTATTCGAACCAACAAAGTTCTGCGCCATCCCAATAATCGCTTCTTGCAAACTGGCTTCACCGTGATGATAGGCACCGTGCTCACTGACATAACCAGCCAATTGAGCGACACGAATCTCTTTAACCAAATTACGCTTGAAACAACAATACAAGATTTTCCGAAGAGAACGCTTGAGACCATCACAGACACTTGGAATAGCTCGCTCCAAGTTATAGACTGAGAAGTGGATCAACTCTTTATCGACATAGTCCTTGAAATCAACTTGGGGGTGATTGTAATCAATGACCGATTGCCGATTGTAATTGCAGATCCACTCCTTCCGATCATCCGCCCGTTTCTTATTAAAGGCCAGGTCAATCGCCTCACTCGAACTGGCTCCACTGTAGTTGTATTCCAAAGTCTTCAACTCGCGGAAGTAATCTTTAGCCTCAGCCGAGTTCGAAGTTCCCAATCCTTTGTAATACTTGATCTCCCATCCAGATAACTGACCGGTCGTCGGATTGACTGTCGCTTGAAGCCAGTTCTTGTAGTCAGTCAGATTGTAAAAGGACAAGGTCTCTTTGGAGCCAGAAATCCGCTTGGCCTTGACAATCGGGGTCAGCATCGAAGACAAGAACCCATTCGTCTTCATCAACGACGGCCAGAGAGTATGAAAGACATTGAAGAGCAGACCTTTGATGTGAAAGCCATCTTGGTCTTGGTCGGTCATGACCATAATCCGACCATAGCGAAGTGTCTCGACATTGTCATACTTCTTTCCACTCTCGAGACCAAGGATCTTTTTGAGAGCCGCCAGTTCTTCATTGGCTGTTATCTTACTGTCGGCACAGTCTTTAACATTCAGAATTTTACCTCGAAGGGGAAAGACACCGTATTTATCACGACCGACGACTGACAAACCAGCGATGGCCATTGATTTAGCAGAGTCTCCCTCAGTCAAAATCAAAGTGCATTCGGATGACTTACCCGTTCCTGCCCAATTGGCGTCGTCCAGTTTGGGGATACCTCTCAAGGTGGAACGCTTCTTACCATCCGTCTTCTTCAAGGCTTTCTCGGTTTCTTGAGAACTGATAGTCGTCAGTCGCTCAATCAATCCAGAGGTGCAGAGTTTGGCAATTAGTTTCTCGGAGACCTCACACTTGCTTCCAAACTTGGTCATCGGTGTGGTTAAGGTCTCTTTGGTCTGACTGTCAAAAGTTGGGTTCGAAATGACCGCCTTGATGAAGAAGACGAAGCTGTCCCGAATAGCTTGTGGCTTAACGATGATGTCTTTCTTCTTTTTGGCGATGACTTCACCGACCTTCTTGACGACTTGATTGACGATATAATCGACGTGCTTCCCTCCACGAAGTGTCCAAATTCCATTGACAAAGGAGATCTGGTCAAAAGAACCGCTCGAGACTGAACTGGAGACACTCGAAGCATCATCAGAACCGATACAAGAATCAGCAACAATCAGTTCCCAACGGTCATTGACCTTTTCGTAATGGCGCTTATGGTCAGACTTGCCTCCCAGATACAGATCGGCATAGGTCTCAAAGTTCTTGGCTTCGAGTTTGTTCCCATTAAAGAAGACCTTGACATCGTTCTCAGTCAGAGCACAACAATCGACGGCACGCTTGAACATCAAGGCATACATATCTGGAGACAGTCCAGGACACTTGAAACGAGCGTAGTCGGGGAGGAAGGTGATCTTGGTGTAGGGGGTTTTGGCACAGGCTTTGACGACGGGAACACTTTTGACGGACATGTTCTCGGTGAAGCGTTGGGTGTAGATTTTCTTCCGTTTAGCATCGACGGTCTCGATTTCGAAGAACTGGGAAAATATATTGCAGGCCTTGGCGCCGATCCCGTTCATGCCTCCAATAATGCGTTCTTCGGTGTCATCGTAGTTGGAAGAGGTCAACATATTACCCAAAATCAGTTCCGGCATGTAGATGTCGTATTCCGGATGTTTTTCGATGTCAATCCCGTCTCCGTCATTGAAAACGGAGATGACGCCAGTTTGTTGGTCGATATCGATGGCAATCTTTTTAACCGGACGAACCTCACCCGAAGCTTGTTTCAGACGGACGACATGGTCAAGGACATTGACGATAATCTCATCGTAAATCTTATACAAAGCCGGAATGTATTTGATTTCACGTTTGGTCATCTTTGTCCCATCAAAGACCCAGGTCGCAACAGTATCTTCCTCGACACTTCCAATGTAGGTCGAGGGTCTCAAAAGAACATGCTCACGTTGGTCGAGCTTGACGTATTTGGAAACGGCTTCGGTCGCGGTCGTTTTCTTCGGAGGCATCGTTGGAGATGGAGTTTCACTGAAGGTTAGTGTTTAAATAATTTTCAAATTTCACTTATTTATTTGTATTTACGGAGCATCTTCTCCAGATGGCTCTTCCCAATCAGACGGTCTTTGTTCTTGACCGAACGAGCCAGATCTAAAAAGGCGTTGTCCAGAACCTGATTGATATAAGCTGAGGCACGTTTGGCCTTGGCACCACCACCACACATCTTTGCGATTTCTTTGTTAGTCACCAGTTTGTTCTTCAAGCCACAACCGCCGACAATTTGAGAGGGAAAAGTATCAGGTAAGGCCAGACGAGTTGCATCCACGGTCGCCTCCGAACTGTAATGAGAAGGAAACTCCGAGACAAAGGTTCCGGGAGCCGATGGATTAAAATATTGAGCCGGCAAGACGGGAGCACCCAGCATACCACCAGACATCAATTTAGAGTAAGCTTTGGCACCAATCTTGGAGAATGCGGAAGAGACGTCGTCCAGATTACCGCCGGTCAGTTTATAAGCTTGCAGGTGTTGTTCAAGATTGCGTTTAGAAATATGCATCCAGTTTATAAGATAAGAAGAATATTTTGTTTCTTGACAGTAAGTAAATGTCGTATAATTACAACGGACGCATTGACAAGGTCTCTCCTGCCCCCAACGTTCCTCTCTTCAAAGAGAAAGCGGAAGGCAGTTCGATTCAGTTCCGAACTCAAGCCATTCAAGGAATTGTCGCTGAGAATGCGGTCTCAGATGTCTTCTTTGGTCAAAAGAATGTGGATGCCTTGCAAGAGGCGATACGGTATCAAGTCTATCTTCGTTCAAATAAGAAGTTTATCATCAGTCGTCAATCGGATGTCGAACTCCAAATCATTATGCGGTCGATTTATCTCCAGTATTCGAAGAACTTGCCTTTTGATCTGGTTGGACAGATCCAAGCTCTGAATCAAAAGGTCTTGGATTACGCGGTTCCAATTGTATTAACCGAGGTGCAACAGAGGGAGATGTATCGTCAGGACATTACTCGTCTTCCGATTCCGATGGAGAGAAGCCAGAATGTTTCTTTAGCGGGGACGAAGTTTCTTTATACAGCGGAATTGTAAATGCCAGTTTCTTTTCTTCTTTCTAAAATAAATATGCGTCTCTTCGGTGTTAAAAAGGTAGATGACCCCGGACAATCTACCATCTTCGATGCCGAAACACGTGCAGTCTTGTTTCTGGCATTGTGTATCATCTTATTTGTAGTCACTCTGGCAATTTATAATAAGATGAGAAGCACACATCTGTTGTTTTTGGGTCTATTGACTATCTTTGGGGTTGGTATTTATTTTAGCGCGATTCGGTTTGACAAACTGCGCAAAACTACTGAGGCGAGTTTGTTGACCAACGCTTCAGATGAGAGGATCCAGCTGAAGACATGTCCGTCTTATTGGCAAAGACGGGTCAATGGTCAAGACATTACCTGTGTCGGTAAGATTGACGCAAACACTGTTATCAATCCTCAAATTATTCCGGGCTCGGATCCGAATACTTATTATCCTCAAGAGATAGATTTGACAACTCTGAATATCAGAAACAATCAAGCTCTATGTGAAAGTGCTAAACAACACTCTTGGCCAGAAGCTTATTCCAAGTGTCCTTAAATTTGAAAAGACTTAAGACTTTATTTCTCTTATTCTTTGAATAAATGCAATCTTCAAAAGAATTTATTGGTAATTTTGGTATTACCGAAAAAATAATCACCGCTTTACGGTCAAAGGTTCCGGTCTTGTTATCCGGTTGCACTGGCTCCGGAAAGTCGTCTTTGTCTTCGATTTTGTTAAAAGAAGAAGGATATTCACCACTCGTCATTCATGGTTCATCCGCTCCGAGTTCGAAAGAAGCCTTAGAAGAACTTCTGAGAAGATACACCAATAATAAATCTATTGATGCCTTCTTCTCACCGGCGAAACGGGCGATTTTGATTGATGACCTCGACATTCTCTATTCTCAACTCCGTTGTGCGACGGTTATCACACCTTTTGTCAATGAAAACAAGGTGCCAATGATTTTTACAATCAACTCTTCAGAGGAGCGAAAGATTGGAGATTTGAAGAAGAAATTTACGGTCATCAAACTCGCAAAACCGAGTGTCAATGAATGCTTCCAGTTTTTCACCAATGGAAAAAAGTCGTATAATGATACCCACGAAAAACTGATTGAGCTCATTCGTGCAAACAAATGCGACATTCGAGCCATTCAAGCCAATTTAGAGCAAACTGCTTCTACGGGAAAGACCGTCGATTGTTTTCGAACTCAATTTTCTGAATTGGGTATCTTTGATACTCATGACCGAATTTTGAGTATCGCTTATCCACTGGAATCACTCTTAGAAATTCCGTATTCCGAAAACAAGGTGCTGTATTATATGTTGCTGGAGAATGTTCCGTGTGAGTTTCGGAAGAACCGAGCATCGGCGTGTAAAAAGAACCCGGTCGGTGTCAGAGATGACTACTTACGTCTCTTAGATACCGCCATTGCGACCGACAGTATCGATAATTTCGTCAATTCAAATATGACTTATTGGGAACTCTTGGAGATTACTTCTCATTTAAGAATGGGGTCGATGCATTCTTTATTGAATGCACATAAGCGAAATGAAAAAGGTGTTGTGCATCGACAATTCCAGTTTTGTCAAACACTGACCAAATCGGCGATGCGATACTCTTTTATGAAGAAGCAGAACACCTTTGTCTCGAAATACAATTTACCCAAACCAATTCATGCGATGTATAATGTCTGTCTTTTTGCCAATCTTCGACAGACAGGGAAAACGAAAAAGGCACTTCCGTTTGACCGAAGTGATATTGATGTCTGTTTTAAATACGGAACTGATTACGAACTCCTAACCAATTCGAAAGTGACAACTTGGCGGAAGAAATTAAAGGAAACAGTGATGGAAGTAGATGAACCGGTCGAGGAGTATGACGTTGAAAGTTTCATTTAAACGTAATATAGAACCGTTTTTTTTCTCGTAAATAAAATAAATCGAAATGGGCTTGTTCGACAGTGTATCACAAACGACAGGCATGGATACCTCGTCAGTCGGCGCAACTGTTGCCGTTGTCTTTGTTGCTCTGACGATTGTCTTTGTCATTGTGTATTTGTATTTGAGATATAAGGCGGGAAAGAACAATTATATTACTTTTGCATCAGAACCGATTTACTTGAAAAAGATGACAGATGATCCGTATCGTTCTTCAAACAAAATTCCGACTTTGATGAACGGGAATGAATTCACTTATGCCTTCTGGTTTTATCTGCAGTCTGTCCCGAATACCGCTGTCGAGAAGACTATCCTCCGTCGGAAGACTGTCAAGACCACTGGTGAAGGCGAAAGTGCCACAACAGAAACCATCGAGAGCCCGATTATCAGTATGCCTGCGCAAAAAAATCAGATGGACTTTAAGCTCCGGATGAGTAATGCGGACGTCGGAACTACTTGCACTGATATGACGATGTCGATCGATTACATACCCTTGCAACGGTGGGTGCATATCGCGATTGCTGTTTCTTCAGATTATGCGGTTATTTATGTCGATGGTGAAATTTATCGTGTCAAGAGTATCTCTCAAGAGCCAGCCTGTGCCACTGCGAATCTCAAGGGTTTCGCTGGCACTGAGGGAAATTTAATTCTTGGAACTCCTGATACACCGGTGAATGCCGCGGATGGCGCGATTAGCCGTGGTTTCTTTTCCAATTACTTCTTGAGCATTGAAAAGGTGCGTGAGCTCTACGCAGAGGGTCCCTACAGCAAGTCCTTCTTGCGGAAGGCGGGTATCCCGGTCTATGGTGTCCGCAATCCCTTCTATAAGGTTGATGAAATCAACATTTAAATGACCAAGTTTTCTAATTCTTTTCTTATTTGCTTAATCCATTTTGACAAATGTTCCATTCCTTTTTTTGTAGATAGAATGTGTAATGCGTATTCCATCGACCATCGGACAGAAGAAAAATGAGTTTTACTCTGAATTAAATTCAGATACACTTTGATCCTTTCAATCACCCTTGGATTATTCAAATCAGAAAGAATATCCAGACCCTCAATGACATTTGGATCGATTGGAGACTTGTAGGCTTCTTGGAGCGACAATTGTCGACGTTTTTCGAATGAGAATTGAATGTATCTTTCAAGATTTTTTGAAAGATGCTTTTGACAAAACTTGTATCCCGGAAACTGACAGACAAATCGACAATTTGGTTCATCACACTTTAAACACTTGGTTCCGAAACGATAAAGACGGTCACACAATGAACAGTATCGTGAGACCGCAGTCTCTCGGATATTTGAACAATTTTGACACCTCAAAAATGAGATGTCGTCCATTACTTAGAAACCGACAATTTATTTATCGTAAAAGCCAAAAACCCAATAATGACATCGACCAGGAGTATCTTCCATGCAATGTCAGCCCGTTTTGTAAATGCAAAATAAGCAAATGATGCCCACAGAAGAGCATGGACTGGTCGTAATGAGTTCCACCAGATACGGTCTCCAAAGACTTCCGCTCCGGTTTTTCGATATCCACCCAAATAGATAATCGTAAATCCAAGGGCAATGAAAAGCGCTGGAAGGCTCATATAGGGTAAGGCTTGAGGAAACTTGTAAGCGATATAAACCAGAAAAGAACGAAGTCCGATACACCCAAATAGAAATAGCACGGTTCTCTTCTGTTGAGTATTCATTACATTCCTGAAATAAAATATTCGAAATATCTAAAAAGGGTTCCAAAGATGTTCTTCGATGGAATGAGTAATACCAGTTTCATCATTGTTAGTATCGCTGTTCAAGCGGTCGTTTTGTATATAGTCTGGGAACTGTTCAAGTTGTCATTTGTCGCCGCGATGCGTGATCAGAAAGACGACAAGAAGTTCCCCGAATACTTGCGTGATAGCAAATATATGGCGATGATTATTGAGGGTATGTTGCCATTGGGCAATCAAGAGATTGTCATTGATACTGTCAATGAAAACAAGTTTGAATATATGTGGTTGCCTCCTTCGACTGACTTTAAAGGAGGTGCTCAATACACTTACAATTTTTGGATGAACAAGCACAAAGTGGCTGGGGTTAAGGACAAGATACTCTTTATGCGTGGAATTAACCGTTCGGACACTGTTCTTCGTTACGGTGACGTAATTGAACAGCATCCTGGTTATGAAATCGTGATGTGGAAGGACAGTCCTGCCGCGTCTTCACCCGAAAGACGTGAGTTTAAATCACAAACCGTCGAAACCTTAGTTAAAAATCCTTGTGTTCGTTTTGGTGAAGATGCAGATGAACTGATCATCGAATTTAACACTCTCAAGAACCCATTCAACAAGGTCGTTGTCAAGAACAAGCTGTTGAATGTCATCGGTAATGACAGTTGGTCAATGTATACAATCTCTTTTGAGGACTATATCTCCCCCAATGGTTTTGAATATGGTGTTTTGGTCAAATTGTATATCAATGCCAAGGAAGTTTATATCCATCGGGTGAAGAATGACGCTCTGCTGGTCAATGATGCTCCTTTGATCATTCTTCCCTCAAAGGGTCAAAGTAGTCAGCTGACTGGTAGTATTGCTGATCTTTCTTATCTCAACTACTCAATTGATGGTTCCGGACTGGATTACCTTTATTCAAAGGGATTTAATTCAGAACGTTTTACGACCCCGTCGATGCGTCGTCGTCAATCAAGCAAGAGAATGTATTTTGATATGACTATTTACAATGAAGTTCGCCAAATTGATAGTTTGTTAAAATAAATGGGTTTGTGTCGTTTTATTCGATTAACAAGACGATGAATTAAATGTAATTTTAATTAAAATGAACCAACAACCAGTCGAAGCCATTATTCAACGAATTGACACCAGTGCCGCCAAATTAGAAAAGTATCAAGAAAACACCAAAGTGTTATCGTCATTCACAACCAAGTTAGGTGATGCCTACACTGTCTCTCTCCGGTTGAATGTCGATCTAATTAACATCGTTAAGCGGTATAATCTCTTTTTAGATGAACTGGAGAAACTCTTCGTCAAAATTGACAATGACACTCTGATGACCTCGGAAGAGATCCGTGTCCTCAAAACTTTGACCGAACAAAATATGGTCGCGATGACCAAGGAAGTCGCCGATAATGCCAGCACGCTCGAACAGTTGTTCAAAAAGTTCGATGCTTCGAATGCACCGGACACCTCGAGTATCATCCGGTCTTTGTCGAGCATTCCAACCGCCAGTCAGCAAACGGTTTCTTCATTGACCGGTAGTTCTTCACAACCTTCGTCTTCTCCTCCTTCGTCGTCTTCTATTTTCGGAGGAAAGCGGAAAAAGTCTCGAGGAAAAAAGCATTGAAAAATTTGAATTTAAAGAAATATGATTACCCTCAAGTTAAAATGCTTCGCAAATTGAACAACCGGGCTGGAACTTTGGAGCTCATCATCGGATGTATGTATAGTGGAAAGAGCTCGGAGTTTATCAATCGTGTCCGTCAATACCGTATTCTCGGAAAGAAGACCCTGGTTGTCAATCACAGTAATGACAATCGGTATTCGAGTTTGGGATACGTCTCGTCTCATGACCGGGTTCAGATTGAATCGGTCTCTTTCACTCACGCCCGGGAAATTGCCGAACACCCAGATTATCACTCGGCTGACGTCATCTTCATCGAAGAAGCTCAGTTCTTTGATGACCTGGAAAGTTTTGTTGAACAAGCAGTCGATATTGAATGCAAACACTTGGTCATTTGTGGATTGGATGGAGACTTTAACCGGAAACCATTCTATAACGTCGTTAATTTAATTCCAAAGGCGGATGTGGTCGAGCGAAAGAATGCGTTGTGTGTCGAATGTAAAGACGGAACTCTGGCTTCCTTCTCCAAACGAGTAGTCAGCGATGAAAGTCGAACTCTTGTTGGTGCATCGGGTGTCTATACTCCCGTTTGTCGATACCACTTTTTGTCAAGAGTGTAAAAAGAAAAGATTTAAAGACGACCCCTATTTTTTCTTCTGTTGTCAAAAATTTGACGCTTCTTAAGTAGGTGTGATACACTTAAAGCTAAGCTCTTGAAAAGCGATTAGCAAGATGCCTCCGAAACGTGCGACCAAGAAAACTACTGTTGGATCTGAAATTTCCGTCTTAGACCATTTTGGAGTTCAGAAGCAAGTAGAAGTTCCTGCACCGGAACCGGTTGTGGTTGCTGAACCGGTAGTTGAGCCGGTTGTGGTAGTCGAAAAGAAGAAGAGGCGTTCGACAAAGGCCACTAAAGAAAAAATCGAGGCGGAAGCTCCGGTTCCAGTTATTTCAGAACCGGTCGTTGTGGTTGAACCAGTCGTTCCAGAAGAACCGGTGAAGAAAGCCCCGGCGACAAAAAAGAGAACCACCAACACAACCAAGAAGACGACTTCCACGAAAAAAACTACTTCAAAGGTCGTTGAAACAAGTGAAGAAGCACCTGCTCCGGTGGCGGTAGGAGCTTCTGACACCAACGAGAATGTCATCTTACAACTCTCAATCGATCCAGCCATCTTTCAAAATCAATCCGAAAATTACTTTGAAAACAAGTTCTTCGATTACGAACCGAGTATTCAAGAACCGGATGCTTTTGATGACTTTCAAAATAGCGACTTTATCTCCAAGCCTCTCGAGATAAAGGAACAACAAACAACCACAACCAAGCGTCGGGAGAAATCTTCCACCGCTGCCTCCGGAACTTCGACCAATGCTCAATCTTCCAGACAGACCGTCTATGAACATCTCTCCGAGTTCCTGGCCAGAGACGATTGGCCAATCAGCACAGGTATTGCCTGCTTTTGGTGTTGTAACGGTTTTCATAATCAACCTTTTGGCATTCCGATTAAATACGCTGGTGGAAAGTTCCATGTCTTTGGTTGTTTCTGCAGTCTGGAATGTGCGGCCGCTTACAACTTTTACTCACACGAAGTCAAGCATGACGTTTGGGAATCGTATAACCTGATTAATATGCTGTCCCGAAAGATTGGCTACAAGGATTACGTCAATGTCGCTCCGTCTCAGCACACGTTGAAGATGTTTGGAGGTTATATGGAGATTGAAGAGTTCCGTTCATTCTGTCAATCGAACAAGTTAGTTAATACACATTCGTATCCAATGGTTGCGATGGTGCAGCAACTGGAAGAAATAAATGATAACGACAATTTCTCAGCCCGGAAAAATGCTTACATTCCCATCGACAAACAGAAACTGATTACTTTGGAGAACAAAGTCAGACTTGAACGGACAAAGCCGTTGCATACGTCGAAGAATACGCTTGACCATACGATGAAATTGAAGAGTGTCGAGTAAATTATTCTGTTTCATACCAAACCAACTTCTTTTTTCCAGTCTTTTCCGAGACCATGTATTTTCCAACCGCATCACCAATCTCGCCGTCTTCTAATTTTTGATAAATGTTGTCGTCGTCATCGAGATAGTAAATGACCCCCTTAATTTTCTTCTCCACCACATTGTATTCTTCTTCCGGTTCCTCTGCTTCTTCAGGTGCCTCGACTGGTTCGGGTGCCTCGACTTGAGGCTGTTCTGTTTCCTTGATTGGCTCTTCCACATCTTGTTCGGGTTCCTCGACTGGTTCAGGTGCCTCGACTGGTTCGGGATCCTTCGTTTCCTCGACTGGTTCGGGATCCTTCGTTTCCTCGACTGGTTCAGGTTCTATTTCCTTGACAGGCTCAGGTGTCTCGACGGTTTCAACTTCCTCAATGGGAACGGGTGGTTCTTCTTTCTCAATTGGCTTCAGACTAACCACCGGAGAACGTGGAATATTTCTATTCGTCAAAGACTGCTCTAACAATTTAATCTGTTCTTTGAGCCGAATATTCTCATTGGTCATACTAATAATCCGAGAGACACTGGTGAAACTCTGATTGTCATCCTTTAGCTGTTGATTTTCTTCTTTCAACTTTCGAAGGTCGTTCTCCAATTGACGAGAATAGAGCTCCGACTGTTGTAGCTCTTTACGAGTTTGCTCAATCACGTGTCGAAGGTCATTCATTTCTGTTTCACAAACCTTCGATACATTTTCAAGTGCTGTTTTAATCTGCTCCATTGGATTGTAATGGTCTCGAAATCTTTAAGTCTTGAAAAAATTTAAAAAGACCATTCCTGAGCTGAAATTTGAATTTTCCAAGCATCTAAAAAAATAACAATCTCTCATGGAACTGACAAAAGAACTTGCGATTTCTCTTCTCAAAATATCCGATACATTTAAAATTCCATATGACGAACTAATTGCCTGTGTTCTCGGTGAAGACGACAACCAAGAAAAAACGACCACATGCACTAAGCTCAATACAATGAAATGTCTGGCCAAAGTCAAGAAATTAGATGGTAAAATCGAACAATGTTCCCGCTCTCAAAAGAAAGGGTGTAGTAATATGTGTCAAGCACATTACAAACAACATTTAAATAATACACTCAAATACGGTATGTATGTTTCAAATATTGACCTGGATATTGATTTAAAAGAACAAAAACCGGCAGAGATATTAAAAACTCTCCCGGTGGATGACATCAATATTATCCAAATCGACAATATTGAATATTATTATGACCTGATTTCAAAAGAAGTCTATGATATTCACTCTTTTCGAAAAGTTGGTCATTTGTCTCATCAAGGTAAGCTCCTCAAAAAAATTTAACAATTCGTGCGCTTCAATATACCACTTTTTTTTGTCCTATTCGACAAAGTAAGCTGATGAAAGTTTTAATCTGTGGCACCCATCCAACTCAATACAATGGATACTCTAAAGTCGTCTATGAACTTTCACGTGAGCTCGCCAAGTTTCAAGACATCTCAGTCATGATTTACGGTTTTCAAAACTACTATGACAGCAAGGAACATCAACAAGAACGTAAGCTTCCTCAGAATGTCGAGATTTATGACGCTTTCAAGAATGAGAACCCTCAAAAGCGTGGCTTCGGTGAAGACCAAATCAAAGACTTTGTTCTGGAGAAGAAGCCGGACGTGGTCATGGTTTATAACGACTTGGCCGTTCTCTCGACGTTCCTTGAACGCTTAAACGAAATACCTGACCGTCAGTTTAAGATTATCCCCTACATCGACCTGGTCTATCGGAACCAACGCACGGCTCTCTTGAAGCACATTGAAAGTAAGTGTGATGGGGCTTTTATGTTCACTAAGTATTGGGAGAACATTGCCAAATATCAAGGCTTCTCTAAACCGACTTATGTCTTGGAACATGGTTTCAACCCAGCAACGATTTATCCCATTCCCAAGTTAGTCGCTCGGAAATACTTTGGTATTAGCGAGAAAGAGTTCATCATTTCTAATCTAAACCGTAATCAACCTCGGAAGAGATGGGACTTATGTATCATGGCCTTCGTCGAGTTTATTAGCCGTCATTTAGGTGAGAATGTCAAGCTACTCATTGCGACAGCGGTTAAGGGCTCGTGGGATTTGCTGGAGATCTTCGTTTCGGAATGTCAAAAGTATAATCTTGACCCCAATGTCGCCAAACAGCATCTAATTATCGTTCAGAACCCACAACAGATGACTGACCGTGAAGTCAATATTCTCTACAATATTGCGGATATCGGTATCAATACTTGTGAAGGTGAAGGTTTTGGACTCTGCAACTTTGAACAAGCCGCTATCGGTATTCCTCAAATCTGTCCGGCCATTGGAGGCTTCAAAGACTTCTTTGACAAAGACACCGCTCTCTTGGTTCAACCCAAGTATTCGTATTATCTGGACTCTTCACATGACATTGTTGGTGGCGAGCCTCAAATCTGTGATACTCAAGACTATACCAACGCTTTGGAGTTGTATTATGCGGACGCTGATTTGAGAGCGGAACATGGTAAAAATGCGAGGAACAAGATTATTGCTAATTACAAGTGGCCAGTCTTAGCCAGTCGTGTCCGGAGTGTCTTACTTGAGATTATCCCGCCCGTTTTTCAACAAAATGACGACTTAACCAATCTGATGCCTTCTCTAAATAAAGAACCAAATGTTGATGTCAAGAACTTTAATGCCAAACCTCCGGCGATCTTCAAGTCGATGGAAGTCGTCGAGAACAAGAAGACTCCCTTTGAGGAGGTTGCCCAAAATCGTACCCTACCCGTTCAAGCTCCGGAACCGCCGAAGGAAGCGACGAAGGACGCGACGAAGGACGCGACGAAGGAAGCGGAAGAAGAAGAGGACGAAGACGATGATATCGATTTTGAGATGTTGGCCAAATTGAATAAGAAGATCTCACGTCTTCTTTCCAAACAATCGAAAAAGTGAAAATTTGAAAGGGTCAGCTCCAAATCGAAATTGACAATGACCTCTCTTGATATACCCAACTTTGTTCTTGGATGTGTTGCCCAAGAACTAAACAATGCTCTTGATACGATACTTCAAGACATCGCTTGTAAATACAATTTAGATTACACTGAACTACATGACCGGTATATCGGAAAGAAACTGAATGTCATTACGACCAAAGTAAGTCAGGTGACGATCCGGGTCAATCAAAGAAAAAAAGAGATTTCAGAAGAAGAACGATGTCTGGGACGAACTTGGAGTCAAGGTCGAGGACTTCAATGTAAAAAGCAGAGAAAACCTGGTTCAGAGTTTTGTTGTCTCCATAACAAACAAGCTCAGGAAGGCCGTCTGAAACTGGGACGGATTACTGAAAAACCTCCACCAGAGTTTGCAATTAATCCAAATACAAAAAAGAAATTGTATATCTAATTACTTCGGACATTGTGGAATGGTCTTCAGGGCACACTTGACTTGCTCTTCGGAAGCGGCACCCGGTTGAAACGGTGAGAACATCCAACCGTAATCCGGTGCTTGGACGGTTTCAACTGGCTTCCGATTACCCCAACACTCCAGTGGCTCTGAGAGAATGTCTTTTTTTCTGGTGTTCATGTTAAAAAATGCACAGGGATCCGGTTTGAATTCAAACTCAATCTTCTCTTCGCTACAAAAACTCGAGTAAATGGACATTATTTATTTACAGTATCCAAACAAAAATAAAACTACAGACATACGCTTTTTATATTAATTCTAAATAAATGACTAAGTTCTCTTCGGTCTCTCCATCGAAGAACTACATTATTCTCGTCTATGCGAATTGGTGTGGTTATTGCCAAATGTTGAAGCCTCAATGGGGTCAATTTAGACGTGAATGTCAAAATCTGCCTGGTCTGAACTTTTTAGAGATTGAAGACGCAGAACGGGCTCAAGCTCAGCAAAATAGATTTATCAATCAACTCATTCATGACGCTCATGGTTATCCAACTATTCGCTTTTACAACAGTGCGACCAAGAGCGTCTCTCAATTTAACGATGATCGCACCAGCGAAGCTCTTCATAAATTCGTTAAAAATCACTTGCCGGCAAAGAAAGTAGTAGCTCCTAAGAAGAAAGTGACAACTGGTGGCGCTATCAAGCCGAAGAAGGTCGTGTCCAAACCAAAGAAGGTCGTCAAGAAAGGTGGCTTTGTCCGAGATGGTGTTTATTTCGGTGACAAGTCGTATTCTTCATAAAAGAGAGCACAAGCGTAATGTCCATTTAACTGATTTAGTTTATTGGCATTCGAGTCATTAAAGACAATCCAATCGTCTTTATTTTTACAGATGGCGTAATAATGACCGCCTCCTAATATACCCTTGTGATTGGCGGTTGCTTTTAATTTATACCGATGTGGGTTGGAATATCGACTAATTGGAAAAGTTTCAATCATTTCTGGAATATCGACCAAAGTGTCATTCTTTAATAGACGACCGTTGATGACCATAAATCGCTTTAAATACAAAACGAGAACAGGAGGTTGTTTCCAAATTCGTGTCGTTTTCTGACTTTTAACAGACTGCTTACATTCACTACATCTCCAGGTGGTATCGCTTTCATTGACAGGTTCATCAATATACATCGCATCGGCAAGTGCTTTTTGGAGACTTCCAGTCTCTTGAGGAACAATTAATTCTAAAGAGGCGAATGGTTCATAATTTTGGTGAATGTAATTACAATTTCCGCAGACAATTTGGACAATCGTTTGACCAAAAACCACGTCAGTAAATGGTGAGTATTCTTTTCCGATGGTCTTAATCCATGCCGTATCACATTTCCTTTGAAGTCGTTCATACATAATTCCGGATTTGGAGTGAAAGGGTTTGGTTTGTGGTTTGGACAGGTCAAGTTCTTGTTTTAATTCGAGGTTGAGACGTTCAATAAAGGCAAGATAGACTTCATGAATGTCATTTTGGTCATGAACATCAAACCGATTACGAAAAGTTTGTTGAATACAATTGACAAAGTCTCTTGGAATCAGCACCTTTCCATGATTTTCTTGGATGTCCTGAAAGAGAGTTTGTAAGGCGCGAGCAAAAGTGGCAGTTTCGGGTAAGGTGATAGACATCATTGTCTGACGAAAAGTATTACAATGACGTAAGCATTGTATTAATGTATTTAGGAAACATGTATTTCCTAAATTGGCTAAAGCACAGACACTCATTTGACAAAAATGACATGGTTCTCTTTAAATGGACTGTATTTTCAACGTATTTTCCGGTAATCGATGTAAAAGATAATAATCAAAAGAATACTGACCGTTGCAATACATTTTTGAAGACAGGATAGTCGTTCGTGACCCCAGATGTAGGCGACGACCCAGACTAATAAGATAAAAAAAAGACAACTAATGACTGCAAATAGGTCATTTTGGATATTACTGAGAATACAGAGGTGCTCATAATCGACCCCCATTAAATTTTTTATTGAAATTATTTTTCTTATTGAAAAAATGTCTTCTCATCTTTCCAAAAGAACAAATGAGCTTCTTCAGCTCCGAGACAAACGATCGCAACAGCCTCCTTCGCCTCAGAGACAGAACAGTCCTTTAAAGATTGCTCCGTTGATGAATCCAATTCCAAGTTCGGTCTCCAGAGACGAGATTGAGACAATCAAAGCTTCCGTCAGTTCTTCACATCAGAAGTATGACCAGATTTATTCCGAGGTGGGTCGATACACCAATGAGATGAACGAACGGTATCTTAAACTTCGAAAGGCGGTGGCAGAGAATGCGCTTCAGCCGGAGATTCTGAAAAGATTGGATGAATTACAATCAACGGTTCAAGTCTTTCAAAAAGGTTTGGATGACCTTCATTCTTCGGTCAAGACACTTCAAAATCGATTTTCGGAGATGACGGATACCGTTCAGAAGTTAGACGAGATTAATGAGACCATGCAACCAATCTTTGTTCCACTCTATGAAAAGTATTCTGACCGAAAGGACTTTGTTCTTGGTTTCTTTAAACATCGAATGGTTAAAGACCAGAATGCTCGGGAAGGGTCAGATAATTTACATCACATTATGATTTCTCATGCCCGGAGTAAAGGGATTAAACTGACTGCTCGAAATATCATCAAGATTTTAAGAGACGAGCTTAATTTGAAAAAGGAACATACCGGAGACTTTTATTATTACGATGGATACAAGTTGAAAGAGTAAATTGGTGGTCTTCCCCAATTTGGATGTCTTATCCAGATGGGTATCTTATCCAACTTAATAAATAACATACAATTTTGTTGTATGTTGTATTCTGTATTTCTAATTTGGAGACTTCTCCTAGGTTAGTTACTATTTCAGATCAAAAATCAGAACGACCTGAAAACCTTCAAATTTAAAGAATACAAGAAACGGACTGTATTCTGTATTTCTGTATTTCTAATTTGGAGACTTCTCCTAGGTTAGTTACTATTTCAGATCAAAAATCAGAACGACCTGAAATTGTCTATATTTTGAAGATACAGACATACAGTAAGAGCGTATGTTCGTATTTCTAATTTGAAGACTTCTCCTAGGTTAGTTACTATTTCAGATCAAAAATCAGAACGACCTAAAATTGTCTATATTTTGAAGATACACGAAATCCATTGTATTTGTATTCTGTATGTTGTATAGATTGTATCCTGTATCTGTATTTGGACATCTTCCCCAATCAGGTTCTCTTCTCCAATCAGGTTCTCTTCTCCATTTGGTTTTTTTATCCAAACTACTTCTGTAACTCTGGAACCCAAAACGTAGTTCGACCGTCTTTCGCTTGTCTGGTCTCAACCAAATGACCCAACGGATCAACTTCTTGCTGATACACTTGGGTCTTTAGTTCTTTCTCTTGACGATACGCTCTCAACGTTCTTTTTCCAACTGATTTAATCGCTCTGAAAATCCTCTCCCACTCCACCCTCGAAAGACTTCCAACCTCTCGAACTGGAGAGACCCTGGCCTCATACAAAGACTCTGACTTCATCCAATTCCCAACTCCACTTATCACTTCCTTCTGCGACATCATCAAGTCTTCGATCTTCCATTCCAATTTTGACGGACGTAGTTCTTTGACCTTCTGATAAAAAGCGACGAATTTGTAAGAACTGTCAAACAAGTCCGGTGCCAAAGCATTCAGCTCTTTCATCACAACCTGACGGTCTTCAGTCAAAAGAAGCGTTCCAAAGTTCCGAGGGTCGATGTATTTCAAAAAGAACTCCAGAGTTCCCTGTTTATTCGTAAATTGAAATACAATATTCTCTTCTCTCGAAGGCGGTTCATTATCCACCACCCACCAGCCTGTCATCCCCAATTTAGAGATCATCGTCCAACCATCCTCAAACTCAAAGAAGAGAGCTTTCCCTTTGTTATAGACTCGAACCAACTTTTGCGGAAGTGTATTTACAAAATTAGTATAGCCATTTGGAACTCCATGACGAGTGTATCTTCCTCGTTGAATCTTAATTTGAGACAATACACTTCCTTTCAGTTCCCGGTTTAATTTTTGGGTCAGATACGATACTTCCGGAGCTTCTGGCATTTATATCTACAATTTTAATGTTATTTAAATCAAGTAAGATGTCGAAGCCAACTTTTACCCCCACCACAATTGTCGATACAACCAAAGCCGTTCAAGATATCACTCAGACCATTATGTTCTTTGTTCTGAGTAAATCCGTCGATACCAGCTCCGCCATGGCGTTGATTGCCAAAGGGATGGAAATCGTCGAAAGGTATCCCGGTCTCTCTTCCGTTCAGAAGAAAGAATGCCTCATCGCCGCCATTCAAACGGTCGCCGTCGGTGCGGATGGTATTGCCGGAACTGACGATGACCTAATTCCAAAGAGAACCGTCGATGCTCTCAATTTGATGCTTCGTGAGAATTTAGTCGAACAGACCGTCGATGCCTTTATTGCTATCTCCAAAGGACAATTCACCATTCAACACGCTGAAGAAGTTGGTAAATCATGTCTTGGTTGCTTCAGTAAATTACTCGGTCGTCAATAATTTCTGCGACCATTGTAAGGTCTCGAAAAATTTGACACTCGAAAGACCATTTTCGAGGTAGTCTCAACTCAGTATGCCTCTCTGCCAATCCTACCAAGCCAAGAAACTCCTTCATCAAGACATCCCCCTTCTCAATGACGGTAAATGTTCGGCGTTTGATACGGAACGTGGTATTTCGTATTCTACATTCAACGGTGAAGTGATTGTCTACAATGTCAATACTCACACCGAAATGGCAAGAATGGATACCAATCAGCCCATCATCGCTATGCACCTTGACCCGGTCGCTGAGTGTCTCTTCTGCTCCGGAAGATACGGCCATCTCTCGATGTTTTGCACAAAAACATTCGTCCTCCTCGCTCACTACAACATCGACGCTGGATGGGACATTACAACTACCGCTTGCTCTCTGGTTTCATTCAAAGACACTCTCTACGCTGGATGTGATGACATGGTCTTGAGGGTTTATCGCATTGTCAATACTCCAGGAGATTGTTATCTCCAAGAAATCGACCAACTCGACCTGATGGGATACGTTACGACCAGTATCGGCTCAATGGTCATCGACAACGAACGGTTGTATCTGATGGCTGATATCTCTTATCTTCATGCACCGGGAAAACCGAGTACTCGAACACTTGTTGTTGTTCCAGTCGGTTTCAAGAGTGAAATTCTCTCTGAAAATGAGATTATCACAATTGACTTTGAGATTGCACAGTTTCATGCTCCTCGCCTCTGTATCTACAAAAATACTCTGGCCGTCTCAACCGGGTATAAAGAACTCCTTCTGATTAACACCGAGACCATCAGCCATAACAATACCGAGTGGTGCTATATCGACGTTCCGTGCACGGTCAGCAACCTGACACTGGGGCAAGACAATACTCCTTCGGAAGGGATACTCTTTCTGACTGACGAGCAACAGTTTGTCTATCTGATTGACTTGACTTCTCCATTTGACGAATACTGTGATGTCTTCCCTGTTGTCCAGTCAGACAGTTGTAATCTGTTCTTCTACAATGACCGACTGTTCTTGTTGTCTGACACTTCCATCAAAGAAGTCCAGATGACCGGTTCATTTGTCCGCAAGACGACCCTCAACACCTTGAACGTTCTCCATCGGAGATGCAACAATAACGTTGAGGCCGGTTCATTCGGTCGGCTACCCGAAGACCTCTTCCAGAAGATTGTAAGTATGGTATAATTGTGTTTGTGTGTTGTGTGTTTGATGTAAGGTAAGACAAAACAAAATAAAAATAAATAAATTATTTTTTATGCTCCGTGAAGACAGTTTATTTCTTCAAAGAGGAACTTGGTATATAAAATCGGAGCCACCCGATTATAACAGTAATCTGCAACAAACTTTTTCCCATTTGGAACAATGACTTTTTCCAAATGATAACTATTGACTCGTGTCATCTGCTCCGGCACTTCGGTGTGGTGATGAATGTCGATGTAATGTTCTTCCGGCTTGAGTAGGTAATTATACCAGGATTTAAACTCGGTCGTCTTTCGAAGCAAAACACTATTACTACTCATCGCCCAAACGTCATTGTCCCATCGATTAACATTCCCCGGAATACTGAAAATAAACCGGTATTGAAGTTGTTCCGGAATGGTAATCCCCCGATGCATTATCGAAGACAAATTGTCGTAGCCAATCCCCCGCACTAAAGTCGAAGGATTAATCTGAACGACTGAGGTAATATACCACCGAGCAATATCTCGATGTTCTCTTGCCCATAAACATGCATTAATCCGGTCATTCTGAAAAGGGTCATTCTTACCCGTGGTTGAACCAGCAAAGATACTCGCATTGAACTTCTCATTCCATTGATATGGGTCAGTCGGTTTCCCCGTCAGAGCGTAATCGATAATTTGGTAGTAGTCGGGTAAGAGTCCTTTCGATTGACTGTCTTTTTTCGAAAAAACAAGGTAATTAAGCCGTTCCGGATGATGGTCAGCATCGTAGAGACAGATCTGATAATAGCCGGTTAAATTAATTCCTTTTTCGACATTGGGTAAAATACAGTTTGTAAAATACCGTTCCAGTATCTCGGCTCGTTCAATAATCTTCGGATACAACGGTCTGGAAGCGGTGACCGTGTATTCACCACTGGATTTTTTTTCCAGACGTAAGAAGCCACCATCAGTTGAGAGATCACATTCGTCCTCTTCACGTAGAGGAGTGATAAACTTAGCGTTTTCTTTTGCAATTTGATGGATCAAGTCAATTTGTTGCTGGGTCAAAGACATTTCACTTAAACCAAGTGAATGAAAAAAAGAGACACTAACAAACGACACAAATTACTTTTTGATAAACAAGTCTAACGTTGATTGACGATTGACCTTGTTTTCTAATTTTAACAGATACGGCTTGAACAACAGTTCTTCGACCTCTTTCTCTTTCAGTCTCTGCACCTTTTCCCTCGCCTTCTTCGGGGTCAAATTGTCTTTGGTGATAAAGCTCTGCTCCATCTGTTCATAATACCCAGCCGGCTTCCGATAGCCTTTAATCTGGTCAAGGACTAACGCATACAACTGAACAACTGGGTTCATAATCTGATTGGTGATATAAAACCCGTAGTCAATTTCCAGTTTGTTCTCTTCAATGAAGACCGGATGTTCAATCTTATCCCCTTGCAAGACCTTCGTTCCTCGAGGAGGCGGTTTTGTCACAATATAGACAAAGGGAATTCGGTCATTGACTTGAGGAGCCGAACCCGGGTCTCTCTTTCTCATTCGATCGACTAAGACCTTGTGAGCAATCTGGGTCGGGTTCTTGTAGCTTCCTTTGAGAGTTTTGGTGATAACGAAGTTCTCCATCGGATACTTACCATTGACGATGTCACCGATACATTTGTGAAAGAAGTCCAACGATTTTTGAACATTTCGCTCATTGAGAATAATCTTGATAATGCCACCATAGACCTCTTTGACGATATTGGCGTAGTCTCGACGTTTGAGGGCAATACCCATACTCTTCTGATAAAACTTGGTCGGGTCATGTTCATACAGATTACCGACATACCGCTTTTTCGAGAAGATGATAAAGGGGAAGAAGGTTTTCTCGTATTCCAAGTCATGTGGGCTTTTCAGAAGTGGCTTAAAGCGGTCAGAAGCATCGGAAGCCGTGCGGATACTATGCTCTAACGCTTCTTGACCCATCAGCTTGACCGTCACATTCCCATTTTGAATGTCGTGCTTCGGGAAAATAGCAAAGATCGAGTCCGTATTATGGACGATGAGATTGCCAACTCCCGCAGCAAAGTGATGGTTATCGGTGGTCAAGTCATAGACGTAGCCGGTGTAATAGGGAAGATAGTCAAGCGAGACAACCTCGTCACCGATAACTGGTGTATCTTCCGGTTTGCATTCTTCGAACCACGCCCACCAAGCTTGAGCCAGTTGGCTCTCGTCATCTCGGTCAAAGTTGGGTATTTTTCTCGGGAGAATGTCCGTTGGTAATTTATGATGCAATAAGCGAGTTCCTACCACCACGTCTTTTGGTGTCACAGGCTTACCTTCATCAGAAGAGAGAAGGGAATGGTCATCCGTCACATCAACCAACCCGCGCAATGTCCTCACCCGCACCATCTTCTTGTGCGGTGCCAAGGCGTGTCGGATTACCCGATGCAAAGGTGTCCAACCTTGGTCGCTCCAAGTCTCAACACCCTCCAACTCACAGGCTTCTTTCTCTTGCTTCCCGGGTTCAACACAAGGTATCCAATGGTCGGAACCATAACGTGTCGCCAAGTCGCTGATTGTGCAAATATCAAACTGACCTCTCACACGAACATAGACCGGAGTGTAGCTGGCAACACTGTCTCCATAAACGACTTTGGCCAAGTAATTCTCTTCCAAAAAATCCTTCGCCATTAAAATCATCTTCCGACCCGTTGCTGTCGTGCAAGCCGCACACTCCTTCATATAAATCGGACTGGTCGGAGCACCCAATTGTCCATACAACGAGTTCGCCGTCACCTTGTAAGCCAACTGCAGTCCGTCATACACCGCTTTGGCAAAGTCATCATATCGGTCACTGATACTAACGACATTACTGTAAGTCGAAACCGTCTTACTCGGTAAGGCTTTGACTTCCACGGTTCCGTCGTCTTTCTTCGAGACCAGACCATAGACGACTTCACCAGTCTCGAGTGTCACTGCTTTTTCCTCAATCTGCAGTCGAGTTGCTTTCCGTTGAGCCAGAAGGGTCATCAAAATACGAGGCATAACCGATTTCTTTCCTTCGGGTAATTGTGCAAATCGGCAGGTCTGCACCCCTATCTTTTTCTTCTTGTCCCCAACACCATCATACAAATCGAAACTGATATCGACGTATTCCATCCCGGGTAAGTTGTCATACTTTGGATCCAAGACAATGCTGTCGTGAGAGATGTTCTCACTAATCATACTCGATGGATACAGAGAAGCATAATCCAGAACTGAGACCGGGTCAGTATAGATACCCGGAACCGGGTCAAGGACAATCGCTCCTTCATAACTGTCGGTCTCTTCAACACTCGAACCATCGGGATTCCGAGCCGGTCGGATAGTTGGAACCATAATCCCGTCTTCCAAACACTGTTTAGCCACCAAACTGAAAATCTTAACACTCTGACCCCGCATAAAGATATACGAGAGCGGAACCCAACAGACATTCGCCATACCAAAGTTGTTCGGCAAAATGGACAGCTTGCTCATCAACATATTACACAAAACACAATCCTGAATACAATACTTCGCAATCAGGGCTCGGTCTTCCGGAGTTCCAAGATGACAGTCAAAGATCTGTTTCGGTGTGATGTCGTCTTTGGCCAAACTCCAGGTCAGTTTAGTCAGTGTCAGGTCAAGACTTTCGGCAATGGTCACTGTTGATTCCGCGGTATCAACCTTGAGCACCTTGTATTTGTTTCCATTACTCAACTTGACAAAGTTGCCATCAACAATCCCTTGGGTCGTCTGTAATTTGAGCACCGTCGTTCCATCTTCACCTGAAGACAGACCCAAGACCGAACCTTTCATAAAGGTATTGACGACGTTGTCCAGCTTGTAAGAGTCGAGTTTGTGGTCTCGCTGGACGACTTTCATCAAATCGATACTCACTCTTCCGTCCATCTGAATGACTTTCATCGTATTGTCACCCAGAGCTGAAGAGGACAAGTTCTTGATGACAAAGTCGCAGGGCACGTCTTGCAAACGACCCAGAAGCATGAACTCTTCCAAGCAGTTTAGTTCTCGAGCTCGTTCAACCAGATAGACCATATCAAAACCAAAGATGTTATATCCGGTCATGATATCCGGATTAACTCTTTGAATTAACGACGTAAATTCAAGCAAGAGCTCACGTTCGGTCGGACAACTGACAACCGTCACCCCATCGACGGGAGCACACTCGCCGAGAACGAAGATGGTCTTTTCAAAATCCAGACTTCCGAAACGTTGATGGACGACACCGATTTGAATCACCGGGTCACCTTCCAATCGTGGAAAGAGTTTGTCCATCAACCTCGTTAGATAAACGATCGTCTTGTCTGTCGATGGCGCACTTCGGGTTTTCTTCGAACCTGAACGCATACATTCAAAAGCATTCTGTTCTTCGGCCTCTTCCGGTTCATCGTCTTCATACGAAACGGATAACAAACCACCTTCAGCCGCATCTTCATCGACAAACTCGACATCACCCCGTAGAACTCGCATAAATTCGTATTTGTGGTCTTGAATCAGATTACGAATCGTCTCCACCGAAACCGCCTTCTTCGGGAAGACCTTGCTCAATCTTCCGTGTTCGGTATTTTCTGTCCGACTGGTATCAAACATATAGATCAATTCTTCGGCCAGAGCATCACACAGTTTGGCCGGAACTTTGTGGATTTCTTGAAAGAGCCGATGCATCTCGACCAGTTCCCGAGCTGATTTGGTGTAGTCTTTCTTTGGGACGGGGAAGTCTCCGTGACTACTTGTGCATTCCAAATCAAAAGAAGCGATAACAAAGGGAGCGGTGGAGCTGTCTTCGAAACCTTCAATCGAAGTCCATTTGGCAGAGACATTGACCGTATTCGTCGAGACGAGGGTGTCTTCATCAGTCCAGTATTTGCCGGCGGGAATGCGAACCCAACCACAGGGACGGATATTCCGTTTATGAATGAAACGAAGATAAGGCTCAATATTCGATTCGTAGAGTTGGAATTTGTGTTTTCCAAAACCAGAGACATAGACTGGATTGGAGAAGAACCGTTCGACTTTGCGTAGGCCATCGTGATTTTGAAAACGAATTCTCAGAAACCAGAACTTCTCGGCATTAGTGAAACCTCGGAGGTCTTGACCACGAACAACACGGATGTCATGCATAAACTTGTGATACCGCTTCAACGCCTCGTAGATATTCCGAACGTCTCGGTCGGAGACTTTCCGAGGGAGTTTAATATACATATAGGGTGTGAAGTCGGTGATATTGACCGAATACGTTTTTCCTTGACTGTCCATGCCGAACATTTTGATCAGGTATTTCTTCGGGGTGTTGTTGCTGTCGTCGCTTTCATTGTCTTCGTCAAAGTCGAGTTCGATGTCTCGAACATACCAATCAATGACTTGAAAGACCAGATCGGTCATCGTTCTTCTTCAATAAGAGGGAACTGTTTAAGTGATAAAGTTTCATCGACCAAATTCAAATTTTCGGCATCCAAAACAAAATACCTTTCATTTTAATAACGAACATACCAATGCAACTGATTGAGTTTCTAATTATTATTATCGGCATTGCTCTGGCCTTGGTCTATGTCAAAGAAAACTTTACCGAGGTTGAGTTTGTCAAATCGACGGTCGATGGCAGGAGTTATCTTGTCCGGAATATGCCGGATAGTCAAAAAGCGGCCGACCTTTTGGCCAGACTGGCAGTCAAGTTAGAAAAGCTGATTGACCATATGGTCGCCAAGTATCCGGATGACAAGGAGGTCAAATATATGAAAAAGAATTATGACCCGGAGAATATCTCCGAAGGTAGTGAGGACACAAATTATACCAGTTACTCAGTCAATAAAGGTGAAAAGATTGTCTTTTGTATTCGTTCCCGAGACGGTAAGAATACATTGGTCGATGAAAATACGTTGGTCTATGTGGCGGTGCATGAACTGGCGCATTTGATGACGAAAGAGGTTGGACATACCGATCAATTTTGGAAGAATTTCAGAAGGCTGTTGAAGGAGGCGGTGAAACTTGGTTTATACACCAAGGTCAATTACGCAGAACAGCCAGTGGAGTATTGTGGAATTAAAATTACTTCAACGGTCTTAAACTAAAATAGAAAACCCGATGAAATAAATTCTTTTTAAATTATAAACACAAATGGATGTATCTGGTCTCTTGAGCACTGTTTTAACTTTGGTTCTGATTGGTATGATCAGTTATTTTGTCTATCGGAACTACCAAAATATCACTAAGAACGAGCAAGATATCTTCATTGCGTCGAAAAAGTTTGATATTTCAGTGGATGAACTTTCAAAAAAGAACAAAGAAGTGGCTGAATATACCCGAAAAACGATGAAAGAATTTGATAATCAACTCAGTGGTGTGTCTTCTTCTATCTCGACTCAAACGACCAACTTGGAATCTGTCAAAACGGCAATCGAGGATTTGAAGAAGACCTACGAGGACGCAACTGCTTCTTTGGCCAAGAAGAACGTAACCGCTGAGAAATATTGCTTTGCTGGCAAAGACGAGAAGGAATGCTTTACCCATGAGATGCTTCTGGGTATGCTCAATGCGATGGTTAAGATGATTATGGGTGTTCAGATGCTTGCAGCTGATGTCACTGCCATCAAAGGTCAGCTCTCTAAGACAACCACTACTTCACCCTAAGTAATTAATGTAATCCTTTTTTCTTCTCTATTTACTGTAAGTATGCAAATGGACTTTTGCAATCTCACACCGATACGCCGGCATACACAAACTGTTGTTGTCTGGAATACTCCGACGGATCGGCTCGTGTTGGTCTTTGTCGGTCACAATTTTGATCCGGAATTAAAACGTGCCATTGAAGAAGGTTCCAAATTAGACGAAACACAAAAAGCTCGTCTCAAAGCCGAATTTGGTTCCACTAAGTATCTTAGTATTCCTCCGGCACCTTCTGGAACTACTCAAACAATTCGTCTGGTCGAACAGTTCGTTTTTGATGACGATACGTGTCTCGTTCTTCGCTGGAAGCTCGCCAAAGAATTGGGTCTCAGTTCTCCGAATGAACTCTTTCTTTGGAACTCTGAGAAGCCGATTGAATTAGAGTATCTCGATGCGATGCTCAAACCGGTTGAGATAACCTCCAATCCTTTCGAAGCTTCCATTGACCCACAATTTGTAAATGAAGCCGGTGATTATCTACCCACTCTTCAACTTTTGTCTCATGAAAAACAACTGCTTCAAGACACGACCGTCTTTGCGACAACTGCTTCAGCGGTCTATCAATGGCACAGCGACCCTCAAACGAAAGAGAACCGTATTTTTTATGGTATCATAAAAAAGTATTTCCCGGCTCTGAAAGAACTTGCTTCCAAAGTGAGTAAAAGTAATACGACGGTCTATGACGCTCTATCTAAAAATGACGAGATTGTCGCTTCAGTCTATTACACCCCTTTTGACTCGAAAAATATTTTACAATCAGAATGTGGAATTAAAAGACTGTATTTCCGAATTCGACCCAAACAAACTGAAACTCAACAGTTCGTCCGGACTTTCCCTTTGCTCTTTAATAATCTACGGGCATCGAATAAAGTTCCTTACATCGAATACCGAGATTTTAATAACAACTATTACAAAGTTTATAAACCGGCGCTCGGTTATCGTAAATCTGGAGAAGAACATAAATTACAATTAGAGACTTTGAAAGAATGGATTGACCCGAATAAGAAGGTGTTCAAAAAAATTAAACGGAATAACAAAATCGCTCCGGTCGGTGTCGATAACATCGACCGCCGGAACCGTAGTCTTCGGTTCAAAGTCCATTTTAAACACATCGATGGTCTGGATCGATATTTCACTGTTATTCTCCATGACACCGGTTTCTATGATATCAAGTTCTCACTTTCCTCCGACACTTTGACCGACTTGGATTTTAAAGAAGCACTCCAGAACACACGTCTTCTTCTCGAAGAAGTGTCTCGTTTAATCAGTCCCGACATTAACGGATACTTTTACATTTTGAATTGGGAGACTTTTCTCAATCCGCCTTCCTACGTTGAAATCTTAGACACCGAAGCCTCATTTAATTTGACCTTTGGCAAGAAGACAGTTTCATTTAAGAAGGCGGTGGCGTTGCTGGACGACCTTTCTTTCCTCGAGCCAAATGGAGAACAACGAGGAGAAAATTGTAATTACAAATTCAAGCGTGTTTCAAATTACACCAATATGGACAATATCGCCGAGTTTATGAATGCAAGATACACACTCCCGAAAGAAGAACTGATTCAAGCCATTCAGGAAGCATTTACAATTTCAGTCGAAGATGCGACCAAGGCCTACGAAGAACGAAGCGACCGTTTGCTCTTTGACGTTTATAAAAATGGAAAACAGTTTTTCTATAAACCGGAATTGAGTTCAGGTATTCATATTGAGATGTCTCGTCTGGGTGACCAGCAGATTAGTGGAAAACTGACTAATTTCCGAAGTGTCTCGGTTTTACACCGAATTATTAAAACGGTGTGTCTGGTTTGGACACCCAATGGACTACCTACTGTCTCTAAATTGACTAAGAAGAACCGTGGGGCTCTGGAAGAAGCGACGGTTGCCATGACCAAACCGGTGATTACTTTGAAAGCAGTTCAAGAGACAATTGATGAGCAAGAAGACGATTTCGGAGACTACGACCTGGATCTGGAAGTTGAACTGTCTCCTTCCATCTCCGCTCCACCAATCGAAGAAGACGGAAACGACAACGAAATCGAGTTTGAACTGGGAGGTGGTGCTGGAAAGAATACCAATGACCTTGACGACGAAACTGATAATGCTTTGGACTTTAATCTGTCTGACATTGAGAATGACGAAGAGAAACAGAAGAAATATTACAAAAAGATGTATGCCTCCATTTTGAAATCACTAATCAAAGCCGACAAAGAACTCTTCCGTTTCAAGACTGATCAGAAAAAGTCTTATCCATCGGTTTGTGGTGCAGTCGATAAAAGGCAACCAGTTGTCATTACCGACAAAGAGAAAGAAGAGATTGACACAAAACATCCTGGTTCTTATACCACTTATATCAAAACCGGAAGCTCTCCAAATCTGGAGAACAAATACTATTACATCTGTCCGAAAATCTGGTGTCCTTTGAGTAAAGTCTCTTTGACCCCGGAAGAATTAAAAGCCAATGGAAATAGATGTCCAGCCCCAGTTCGTGAACTGCCATTGATACTTCACAGCAACTACTGGACGAAAAAGACCACGGGTGAAAACGGAGAAATTCTCAAATCGGAACATGAACATCATCCAGGCTTTTTAAAGAAAGAGACCCATCCAGATGGTTTATTATTGCCCTGTTGTTTTAAAAAGGAACTCAAGACAACCAAAGAGATTAAAAAGCCGGTTGTCGTTATCACTGAAGAACCAAAGGAAGTCGAAGAAGTCCTCGATGAACCCGAAGAACCAATCAAATTGCCCGAACAACAAGTCAAAGAGCGCTACATTCTAAAAGAGACTGGCCTGGCCTTGGAAGAAGAACGCTATGGACTTCTACCCGAACATCTTGCAATGTATTTTAAGAGTGATACTTGTTCAGGTTTGGTCAAAGACGACACACCGTGTATGGTGCGAAAGGGTATTCGTCAAGACCCTCAGAGTTTTTTGACTTGTATGGTCTATTTGATGAAAAATCCCCGAGTCAGTTCGGTTGCTGATTTACTTAAAGTGATAGAAACCAAATTGACAGTCTTTGATTTCATGAAACTCAATAATGGCAATACACTCAAGACATTCTTTCATGAACACGAAGTCATTCATGAAAAAGAGAACTATCAGCGTTTCCGAAATTGGTTTTTGGATGAAAAACAAAGTGCTTACGTCACCCAGTTTCATATTCGCCGGATTAAAAAGGCGGTCTCAGAGATGCCCGACGCTTTCGACAGTTCTCACATTTACGCCAAAGAAATCCAACGGGAATACATTATTTACAATGCCTACACCAACTTTTTGTATTACCTCAACAGTGGAGTTTTCAAGACCCATGAAGACCTCCTCGATTTGTTTTCGAATAAATACGAATGGCTAAATACGAATGCGTATAATCTGGTCTTGTTTGAGGAAAATGCAGAGAGCACCGTTATGCATTGTCCGAAGTATATTGGCATCGGTTCGACCGTCGATTATACTCGGCCGTTTGTCTTTATCATCAAGACCGGAAAGTATTACGAGCCGGTGGTGCACGTTACCTTTCATAAAGGGACAGTCAAAGAACTGAGTAGTTTTAATTACAATAGTCATGAACTAATCCAGCGGATTGTTCATTCTTACATTAAGAGTTGTAAGAACCCAACCAATAAAGAGGTCAAGGAAACAAAACGATTTGTCAACAACCTGTATTCTCATGGTGTTGAAATCCAAAAGTATGTTATCAATACGAGTTTCAAGGTGGTTGGAATTTTAGAGACTCGGAATATCTTCATTCCGTTCCAGTCTCAAGTCCCTCTCTTAGATTATGGATTTGTTCCCGTCGAAAAGTTTATTTATGTTCAAGATTTATACACAGTCAAGACGACGGTCGAAGCTTCCGAAGTCAAGCGGTTTTTTGGGAGCTTGGCCAAATGGACGGAGACAGATAATTACAAAATCAAATCAACGATTCGAAATGAAGACGACCCGGACAATGTTGTCGCTTTTCGGTTGAAGAACAATCAGATTGTTCCCGTCCATGTCGGAAGTCAATTCAAGAACATTCTACAATCCGAATTTGATGACATCGATATCTTTATTGGTCAAAATCGGACGGAGATAGAATACGATACTTTTGAGTATAATGCGGTTTTTCAGAAGGTCATCCGGAGCATTCTTTTGGATGAAGAGAAAGCCAAGAAGCTGAAACACATTCGTCATCCTCAAAACCCTTTACCCGATTTTGTCAAACAAAGAATTCTGGAAACCTTGGTCTCCAGGCCAGACCTGAAACAAGCTTATATTGACAACATGGTCGATGAGTTGTTGTATAAAGACCCGTATTACATTTTCCAAGAAACATTGAAAAATGTTCGTTCGAATGAAGATGACATTGTCTTTGACCAATACTCGACCAATATTGTAGATGCAACTCATCAACGGTTAATTAATCCCTATCGATACACTGAAACTTCGATTGAGGACTACATTATTCCGGTGTCAGTCCGAGCGGTCGATGTCTCTAAAGTCTCGGTCTCGGATTTAGTCAAGGACAATTTGGTTGAGATCCGACCGGCGAAATGGCAAATTGTCCTTCCGACCTTTCAGATGTATATGCAACCGAAAACTCATTACGATAATGAGTATATCCTTGACCTCTTTTATAAAGCTTCTCGAGAGACTAAAACCCGGGTGACGAAAAAGGCGATGAAAGACTTTCTCCACGCTGAGATGGTCAAGGACTTTAGTCGGAACAAGACCCGTTTGATTCAAGAGTTGCTTTTGAATGAAAGCTTCTCTCTTTTGGTTCGGGAGATTACTTCTGAAAATCTTTATAATTTGATGACCTTGGAAGACCTACTTCGATTTGTCAATTCACCTTCTTACAAGTTTAGTTATTACGAATTGAAGCGTTTGGCAAAGTTAAATCGGATTAATCTGGTCTTTGTCGGTCGGCAAAGGAACACGAATAACAAGTTCCCGAATGGTTTCCGGTGTATCTACAATTCGTCTTTGACATGGATGTTATTTCACATTGATTTCCAACCTCAATATGAATACTACAGTGTTTTAGTCCGGGACAATAAACACATTCTCCATAGTTCGGATAACTTTAGTGTTGAATTTAATGAACAGTTAAAGGTTCATTGTTCGAAAACACCGAAACAAAAAGAAGCTGAAGCTTAATTCATCGCATTGACTTGTTGTTCCTCTGTCAGTTTAGTCTCTCCATTATAGACGTAAGCGTGCTTTTCATCGATTAAGACTTGGGAGAAAGAACGTGGGGTTCCATCATCTTGGTAAACGTCACAGAGAAGACGACCATATTTGTCTTCGCCTTTACAGCAGACCCAGACCAGAAAACACTCTGAGTTGAGAAGGGTTTCTGTCTTTGCTTTTGTTTGAACTTCTTCATTCCGAAGAGGTCGTCGTGTCACCAGTTCCAATAACCGCTTTCGAGCATTGAAAGCCAACTCTTTCAGTTTGGGGTCTTTCGATTTAATCTCACAAGTGTCAATACCAGATAATCGAACCTTGAATTTGTAATGAGAGCCGAAGACCGGTAAGATCACGGTCATCGTGTCACCATCATAGACAGAGACGACACGACCAGGGGTTTTGTAACCGTTGAGAGTAAAGTCGGGTGTATTGGTCAGATTAAACTCGTTTAGTTTAGAGGTCATTTTATCCAGATCATTCTTAAAATCCTTAAGTGCAGACGGACTTAAGCACTATTGAGAGCAGGCTTGATGAGGAAGAAATAGGTTCCCAAGATAAAGAAGTAGGCGACACCGGGGACGGGTGTCACTTTTGTGATTGAATACGAGACAAAGATGGCTCCAAGCACGATTAAGATAATTGGGATGATATACTTAATAATAAACGCTTTCATGTATCCGGTCACGGTGTTGTCAATAAAAAAGTTATAATTCGTCTTGTCAATTATCGGGCGACGCACCATCGGAACTGGTGTCGGATACGTATAACGGTCACTGTCTTTGCCAAAGGTATTCATTATTATATCGCATACAAAATGATAAGACAGCAAATGATATAACTATTGGTGTAGTATTGTAAAAGACTAATGACATGTTTCGCGTCATTGATGGCATAAACCTGACGGGAGAGCCACGCGTAGATTGCAAAGAGAACTCCATTGGCAATGCTAAACATGAGAGAGAAGGCCAACCACTTAAAATACAGTCCGTTAAGGAAGAAAGTAAATAAGTTTTCAATTTGGTGTAAAATATCGGGTTCGGAACCGTCATCACCACAATTTTCTCCGGTATTTTCGTATTCTTGGGGGACAGGGACGGGTGGAAGACGGTCGGCTAAGTGAGCGATTTGATTGGTGATAAAACTGTTCTTTTCATCGACAGGAAGTTTGAGATGGTCATAGAGCTTACCGAATGCAGTCTTTGAAAATTTATACATCATGGCAAGTATTTGCAAGTTTTTCTCTGAAAGACCTTTCAAACCAACATCCCGCATGACTTTCGCTGAACTTTTGAATAAAGTCTTCATTGACGTTTTGTAGCCTTTGACGTCCTTCAAAAATGGATGCACATCAGTGACTTCACAATAAAACTCATTAAAGATTTCGTCGTCTGGAGTATCTCCACAGTCGTCTTTCTTGTCTTTGGTGTTTTTCTCCTTCTTCTTCTCATTCTTTTTGTCTTTTTCTGCTGTATTTTCCTCGATTTCGTTGGTGCTATTTTCCTCGATTTCGTTGGTGCTATTTTCCTCATTATTCTTTTTGGTGTCGTCGGTGTTATTCTCTTCTTCCGTATTTTTACCTCCCTTTTGTGATGGTATCTTTGGCAAGCGTCCCACTTTCTCTTCAGCAAGAGGTGTGTTTTGTTTTTCTTCTTTTGGAGAAAGGGTCACCGTTGTGCAGAGTTGTTGTTGTCCATTTTGTAATGAGGGCGATGCTGGTTGCATTCCCATCGTAGCCCCCATATTCATCGGATACCCGGCCTGACCAATTTGGTTCATCATCCCAGACATTCCAAACTGTCCGGCTTGGTTCATTAGTCCAGTCATACCCTGTCCGGCTTGGTTCATTAGTCCAGTCATACCTTGTCCAGCTTGATTCATTAAACCAGTCATCATTCCTTGTCCGGCTTGGTTCATTAAACCAGTCATTCCTTGTCCAGATTGTAAGGCGGATAATGCCCCTTTCATTTCGGGCGGGAGCATATTTCCAGCAAATGACTTCATCAATGCATTCGGATCCTGTAAAGCAGCAAGCATATTCGCACCAGGTAGTTTAGAAGGGTCAAAACCGAAGGTGCCACTGGGACGAACAATTGCAACGACAATGGCCAAGACCATAAAGATAATAAAAGTCATTGAGATATTGAAGAATGCCATGTAAAAACCGACTAAAAAGACAGAGGACAACAACGAAACTAAAGGAACATCACCGGTTTTATTGGCTTCGAAAAAGTTGTTGATTTTGAAACTGTTCATTTTATGAACCATCTGTAACGAGGCAATCGTGACCATGGCGATTACGCTTTTTTGATAAAATCGTATCACACCGGGTGATAATGTCTTCATATGAGACCTTTACATAAACTGATAAATTTTGTGTATAGATGTTAAACGATAAGTATGTCTGCTCTTCTTCCTCTCAGAACAACTACTCCCGTCAAACCAGAAATGAAAGTCCAAACATTTTCCAATGAATTAAAGCTGTATTTTGGTTTGAAAGCTCTCCGTCTTCCCATTGCTTATCTGTCTTTGTCTCTGGCCACCAACTACACCAGCCAGATTTATATGGAAAAAGTGTTGATCAACAACGAAGATCCGCCTCACCTAATGAACTTTGTCTATCTCTTCCTGATCATCGATGCGATCTTGAATATCTTGCTAATCATGTTGTTGGTCTTTATGGAGAAGTTCGAGCTCTTCGGTGAAGGTGTCAGTGTCTATGGTAATTACCTGACCGACTACGTTATGTGCCAAGGTCTGATCGTTCTTTTGACTTCATTTGTCGCTAATGTTATGTATAGCAAGAAGTATTTCTTGTATAAGGATGATGGTCTCCGAGCGATCCGGGCACTCAAGGAACTGATGATCTACATCGGTCTGATTGTCTATCTCCTCCCGATGAAATACATTATTGATGGACTAATGCAACTGGTTTCAACTCGTATGCGTGTTGATGAAGCCATTCAACAGATGAGCAAGTAAATTACTTCAAACCAATACGTCCGACAAACTGTATTGCCGGGAAAAATGTTCCGATAATTGCAAATGGTAAAGAGATATACCCAACGGTTAAAATGTGTTTATAGGCATCATCTTTTAAGATTGTTTTTTTACTGTATTTGCTTTTCGCAAACCCAGTGATATACTTGTATTTCGTGTCGATATTGTCAGAATACAAAGCCATAAGAACGTAGATTAAACTGACAATCTGTTGAATGATTAAAGGCATAAAAGCCTGTTTTTTCGAGATATAACTAAACTCAAAGCTCTTTCGGAAGACAAGTGGGAAAGCCGACAACGACAACAAGACCAGAGTTAATCCAAATTGAATTGCCCAATAATACAAAACAACTACTTTCGGGACACGATTTTTCTCATCCCCGATGTTCTCATCACCTTCATCAAAGAGCTTTTCGATGTCTTTGGGTTTTGTATCTTCAACTCCGTCACCCATCAACATTGACATTCCAAACTCACCTGAAGATGCAACTTCATTCTCAATTTGGTTCATGTCTTGACCTACCCATAACTCTCGTTTCTTTAAGTCCTCTGGTTCTTTTAATTCAAAAATGGTTTTAATGATAAAAAATGCACCAATATTCGCAATGACGGTGACGAAACCAATTAAACCAACAATACCCGCATCTATTCCCAGGCTTAAAGCAATTTTAGCAGAAGCAGATTGATCCGATAACAATTCTTTGACAAATGAGTTCTTGAGATCACATTTTCTCTTATTGGTCGCATCAACTGAACTCTTATTGATTGCATTGGTCTTTCTTTTATTGATTTCCTCGATGAATGTATTACACGGTGCGTCATTCGGTGGTTGTCCGTCGATGGATGTCAAACACTCATTAAGTTTATCTTGCAATTGTGCCAAGTTTTCTCCCTTCTTTGAAAGTTGATCAGGCAGAGAAACATTCGAGTTGCTGGATGAAGATTTGAATATGTTTACACCGGGTAATACTTTTGATACTTCATCGGATAATGATTTGGTTAATTCACCTTTGACACTCAATGCTTTATCGGATAATGATTTGGTTAATTCACCTTTGACACTTGATGCTTTATCGGATAATTGACCTTTGATACCAGGTAATTTTATCCCTTTGAAGAGACCTTTAACTCCGTTCATGTCTTACTACAATTCGTAGATAAATTATTGTGCCTCGTTTTCAAACTGTTTAATTTTTTCAATGTATATGTAAAGCAGATGTCTCAAAACAAATTGCAATCACTCGAAAAAGACGTTGCCGGACTTCGTGACAGTGTCAGCCTCCTTCAAAGCTCGATGCAAACTCTAAACACCACTTTAGCACTTTTCATCCAAAGCCAACAACTTCCCAGTAAGCCTTCCCATCAAGAAGGTGTTGCTTCATCAGCTTCCACAAGTGTTCCTCAAAAGTCAGACACTACTTCTTCAAGTGAGGAGTTGCCTCCGTCTCAACTATTGCGCCGTGGAACTGCTATGTAAAATGTAAGGTGGAACATACGCCCGAACATTTTTCCGATAAACAAACCGTCGTATTGCCGACACATCTGTTTTCTTATGCAAGAAAGTAATGACCAGATACTTCAAATTGATTGCATCATCTAAAAATGTATAACTGACTGACCGATTGTATCCGATATTCAAGACCTTGAGAACTTTGAGACACGGATTTCCTTCAAACGCTATGTCGGTCACTAAATTCGCAAAAGGCATGACCAGAACTCGTAAGTTGGGTAGCTTGATTAATGAATAATCGGTGATGTTATGATTGGCGTATAAATTGAGTTCTTCTAATTTAGTTAAACCAGAAAGACCGAGGTCGGTAATCTGTTTATTTTTCGGAAGCGATAACCTTTTTAGATTAACGCATTGAGACAAGTGTCGGTCGGATAACCATCGATCCGAGACGATACTTAAGTTTTCTAAATTCTGCACTTGAAAGAGACAACTATTAAATGACCATCGATATAGATCAACAGTTTTCACTTTGGCAGAACACATCTTGGTAATGGTTTTCTTCGGAATGGTGCTGTCGATATAGACATTCAAATGCTTTAACTCTTGAAGAATATAGGTGTAAAGTCTTTTATTGACCAGAAACAAAACGGCCAAGTCATTCGGAGACAGAATGTCGTAGGTTCCAAGATATTCAATCACAAACTGGAGAATTTCCATTAGTGAATGATTATAAAAATTACTTTAAGCGTGTATTTAAGACTTCATAAAAACTTTGATCACCCACAAAATACAGAAGATTAAGACCGGATATCCAAACCGAACCATGGTCTCATTCTTCGCCGTCAAGTCGTTCTCCAGAATGTATTTCTTCAACTGATACTCCAGAGCCGAATGCATACTCAAACCAAGTAGCACCACCAAAGCCAGAACCAGGTATTTGGTCATATCCCGACGACGAGCCCAGAGTGAGTCAAAGAAAGAGGGTTGAGGCTCGTAATACTGCTGGCCTCCACCATTCTTCGGTTGTTGTTGCATCTGTTGTAGTTGCTTCTGAAGTTGAGCCATCTGTTGCTCTTGCTGGATCTGTTTGTGGATGGTATTGACATCATAAACCTCACTATTCGCCTGACGAGCACCGTTACCAGCAGGAGGAGGGAGATTGTTCTGAGGTTGACCGACACCACCACTACGAGGTGAAGCTGGAGGTGCAAAAATATCCGCCGCTTCGTTATAATAATCCATCGAATATGCTGAACTCAAATCCGTCATTCCTTTTACTTTTACGAGAAAATGTTCGTGAGTAGCAACTATTCTCTTTATAAAGAAAGATGAACATCGAAACCAATCTGAAAGCCATCGAACAGATTGTAGAGACCAAGACTGCCATCGACGCTCAAGAAAATCGAGCCCATCTCAATGCCACTCTCAACCATGTTCTAAATTTCATCAATAAAAACAATCTAATGGTCTATGGTGGAACGGCATTAAACCAAATCCTTCCGACTAAATACAAATTCTATTCCAAAGATGACGTCCCCGACTACGACTGTTTTACTCCCAAAGCCAAAGAGATGTCGATTAAACTGGCCAATGAATTACATCGTCTCGGCTACAAATACGTTCATGTCAAGAGAGCAGTTCATGACGGCACCTATAAAGTCTATACGGAATTTACACCGATTATTGATATTACACAAATCCCGAAAAACTTATACGAACGGATGTTGGCCTTGTCAAAGAAAGATTACAATCTCCAAAGTCTGCCTTTTATTCCGGCTCCCTACTATTATCTTAAGTTTTCACTTCATCATGAACTGGCTAAACCAATCTCTTCTTTGTCAAGATGGACAAAGGTCTATCAACGTCTTGTCCGGATTGATGAAAAAATTACGAATAGAATGATGAAACATATTCACTTTGATCACAATCGGGTCAATCTTTCTGCTAAAGACAGTCCAGTCATTCGTCAAGCAATTGATACTGCTTACGATTTTGCCAAAAAAGAGTATGTCGTTGTCGGTGGCAAATACGCCGCTTTTCGGTATCTCAAAAAGTCAAAGGAATACGCTAAATACAGTTGGTTCCATAAATCCGTTCCCTATTGTGAAATCTTCAGTGAGAACGCCGAAGAAGATACTAAAGCCTTAGTTAAGAAACTACAACAAGTCAATAACGATGCCAGTGTCTCCTTTAGCTCTCCGCCGGTTAAGGTCATCGCTTACTTTAACGAATTCATGCATGTCAAGACCGAACTGGTTCCCCAACAATACGATATCAAACTCAAGATTGGGAAGCAATCGCATTTGATTTGCACCATTTTCAGTCTGACCAAAGAGTGCTTGTCCTATAACCGTCTGAAGAATGAAGAAGTCGATCTGGTCTCGATTGACACTCTGTTCCGAATTATATTCGCGTCCGTCATCGCCAATAAGGCTTTCGAGAATGATATGTATTTGGGTTTGGCAAAAGAATTGATTGAAAATTATCTGCAGAAGGACAGAAAGCGTTTGCCAGCACAAAAGAGATTAAGCACCAGATGTATTGGAACAGAGATGACTTTACAAGACATCCGTGCCGAAAATTGGAAAAAACACGTCAAGCCAATCGTCTATATACCGGAATGAACTTTTTTTTCTTTTTATTTAGTAAATCGAAATCCGTCCTTCTCAAATGAAACAAATTCTATACGTCTTCTGTGGCCTCTTGGTTCTGCTAACTCTGATTAGCACTTTTGGCGGAAGCGTTCGTGTCACCGAGAAGTTCGTTGAGGAAGAGCCCGTTGAAGAGGATGAAGTCTCCGTTGATGCTGCTCCCAGAATGATGGAGACCTTCTATCAAGACGCTCTGATGACCTCTTCCGAGGAACAAATGGAAGAAGAACCTGTCGACCCGACGGTCAATATCCCGGTTGGTTCTGAGATGGATGTCAAGCCGGCTCCTCCGGCGGCTGAAGGCTTTAGAAACTTTGAGAAGTTCGAGGACTTCCCTGAAGATGCTCGCCCATTCGATCTTTTTGGCTGCCGTGCCAAGAAGGCTGAACGTGAAGACGAATTCGAAGAACTCTTCGCAGTCAAGCAGGAACAGCAACCCGCTCCTTTTGCTGGTGAAGGTGTTGTCGAAGGCTTCTCTGGTTGTATGTATGCCACTTGTGGTGCCCTCTAAAATTTGATAATTAATCTCAATTAACAAATTACAATTCAAGATGAACATTCATCAAAAGTTTATTGAAATCTTGACGAACGTCGTCTTGGAACAAAATAAACAACTGTTAACTATCATTTCAGAGAATGAAAAGATTAGCAAAAAGGAACTCTTCCGAAAGTATCTGGCTTCTAAAAACATGATCTCAAATACAATCATTTTGGAATACAGTTAAGCATCAGATACGTCTTCTTCGTCGTCGTCTTCGTCGTCTTCTTCGTCATCGTCTTCGTCTTCTTCAAGGTATCTTGAGTTTTGAATATACTCTTGTTCCCTTTTCAGATAGACATTCCGGAAACGTTGGTCATCCACATTTTCTTCGTCGTCATCTTCCAGCTCATCGGTTTCTTTTTCTTCCATGTATCGGAGATACTGCATAAAGTTCGGATTATAACTCGGGTTCAAACTGGATGGCTTATTCCGGCTCTTCGGACGCATGACCAAGTAGCGAACCACCACTAAAAGATGATGATTAATTCCTTTGAAGTCATAAAGCTCCCCACTCACCCTTTCAAATCGAAGAGTAATCTTTGACAACTTACCAATCGGATGGAACTCTTTAAAAGAAAACGACGAAAAGTCAAATCGTGTATCCGAATAACCGACGACACCGAGCTTAAAGAGTGCCAGTCCCGGAGCATTATAACCATACGCCGCACTTCCATAGACGTAATTTTCAATCTCAGGACATCTCATAATAATAAACCTTTCTCCGACCAAACTGACCATACCGGGAGAGGTAATTGTAAATGACTTATCCGCCAAATCAATTGACATACAATATTGATTTGATGTTCCAATCGAACTTCTGGTTGCTCCGCTGTCGGTCGAATAAAAGGCATTGTATCCAGTATTGCCATCATTTGGTGTATTAAACAAAACTGCCATTGCGACGTCATTACTGGTGCTGGTATCTTCCCAGACATACAGCCAATAAAACTGTTCGGACTGAAGTTGATACAAGACAAAATCATCATCCGCCAAAGTCGAATTGGAATACGTTCCGGTCAGATTGAGATAAAAGTCTAAATCGCCTTCAACTAACAATTCACCCGGTTCATTAGTCAAGATATTATTCTTATAGACCCGAAACTTCATCTGTGCCGTCGTTGGGTCAAATCCACCCAGTGCGACGGCTTGGACTTTGATTGAGCTGAGATACCTCTGACTGGTCGAATAAATCTTCTGAATGACAACACTATTTTTATTCACCACTTTGAACTTGGGTAGATTGGTTTGAGTATTTCCAAATGGAACTGACAAACTAAAGGTCTTATCCAACAAAATCAAAGACAGATTGTGTTGGCTTCCAATCGGTTGTAATTGCGCCAAACTCACTCCACCGTCCGATGAGATGTAAGCCAAGTATTCTGGATCCGCTTGAGATGGATTATTGTTCATAACGACTAAGGTGTCATTCGTATTATTAGCTGTAGTTTCAGTCAAAACAATCCAGTAATAACTCTCACGAGACAAATCGATATTGACTGTTCCTGGAATAATCACCGAATAGGTCGAAGTCGCCGTATCAAAGGTCGTCACCGTTCCCGAACTCAATGGACTACCTAAAGGACGATTGTTGGTTGGGTCGTGGGCGTAAAGTGAGTAATTAACTTGAGCTGAAGCTCGAACAAAGGTGCCGAGTTCTTTGACTTGAAAAGTGAAACCGCCGAAAAACTTGGCCGTCGGAACATAAAACCTTTGTAAGACTTGATTGCTCGTCGAAATCGGTGAATAAGAAGACGAATTGGCTAACTGTGAAAGTGAATAAGAGACACCGAATGGTGAAGTAATGGTAAAGGTTTTATCAACGTAAGTCAGGGACAAATTAAACTGCTGATTATTCGTCAGCGGAGTTCGGGTCGCTCCGCTGTCATTGGAAGTGTAAGCGACAAATCCCGAAGTGAGACTGGCCGGTGAGTTATAAAAGAGACCCAGTGCATTGACTGGATTGGTATTCGTAGTTGTGCTAAAAATGTAGAGCCAATAGACTGTGTCTTGAGACAATAAAACCGATGACCCACTAAAATCTGCGGTCAGTTGATTGGATGCATTCAACGCGCCCGAGAATGAACCGGATTTGATAATCGTATTCGTGGGTTCATCGGTGATTGTATTGTGTGCGACAATTTTAAACTGTAATTGTGTATTGGTGGCCGAAAAGGCTCCTCGCTCGATAACTTGGACGGTCACTTTTCCCAGATATTTTTCCTCCGTATTGACAAACCTCTGGATCGCCTGGACATTACTCACCATCGCCAAGTTCGATGGAATGGTGGTATTGACAAAAGACAGAATGTAATTATTGCCAAATGGGTCGGAGAGTGTCGTCGTCGAAGTTGTATTGGAGACACTCCCATATAATTGTTCATTGTTCTCTTCGTTGGTAATTTTGGTGTATAAAGTTGGTTGGTCACTTCTGGAGAGTAAATCAAAACCAATCACGTCGGCGATGGTCGAGTTTTTCATATCGAACACAAATGGACTTGAACTTGTAAAAACCAACTCCGATTTACCCTCACCAGCTTTGGTCGCTTGGATTGAATATCGAATACCATCGACTGGGTCTTGTAGATTAGTCATTTGACTGGTCAGCTCACCCACCATCTGATCGACATTGTAATCACGAGTGCTCAAATTAACCGTAAATAACAAATCCTTCGCCCGAGTTCCAATGCCAAGCACCAGCTTATTCTTATGAACATCAACATTATACATCGTCCTCGGGACTGAAGCATCAATAATGTCTAAACCATAGACATTTGTAAATGGTTCATGAAAATTGACAACGTATTCCGATGGTGTTGGATAAGCGGTCTTGTCTCGAGATGCACTATCGATGAAGAGGACTTTATTTTCTTTGATACCATGTTCGTATAAGTAATCGATGTCCTCAACCGGCATGACTTTAATTAACAAAGACACCGAACCTTTATATAAAAGTTAGACAATGGGTAGTCTCATTGAACTCTTTTAATCGACGGGTCGTATCTTATCCAAGCTCTATATAAAGGCAATCCGCTAAAGTAGATACAATTCCGAAATGACAAGTATCGACTTGCGAGTAAATGAAATTACAGAGAACGACCCTGTCGCCAGACAACCGCGTCATGCAAAAATTGAACTCAAGCCTCACCAACTGGCTTTATTACAGAGATGTATCGACTATGAAACAAAACCCATTCATTTAAAAAATGTTCTGGCCGCTAATTACGGTAATCTGGGTGTAGTCGGAGAACAAGACGTAATGACTACCGATGTTGGGATTATTGGAGATAAAGTTGGAGCTGGAAAGTCCTATGTCGTCTTGTCTTTGGCTTCTCAAGAAAATATCCCTTCAAAAACACAGTTTCATACTCAAACTTTTTGCGGAAATAAAGTCCAAGTTAATATCCTCAACACTTCAACCGTTTATCAGACCAATATTATTGTCATTCCCCATAACTTGTGTGCTCAATGGAAACAATACGTCGATACATTTTCCGATAATATTAAATACCTTTTTTTATTGAACATCAAAAGTCTGGAGCCTTTTTTGCGCAACCCATTATCAATTAACGAATACAAAATTCTCTTTGTCACCGTCCCAACCCACAATGCGATTGCATCTCTCTTAGTTCAAAACAATTTGAAAGTTGCCCGGGTCTTTTACGATGAAGTCGATAGCATCAATATCCCAAGTGCCGCCGAAATCCCAGCCAAGTTTCATTGGTTCGTCACCGCTTCCTTCGGTAATCTCTTGTATCCTCGTGGTTATCGAGCTTGGGATCCGACCGCGATGAGGTATATCTATCAAGCGGTTGGTATTCGCAACAACGGTTTTCTAAAGAATATCTTTGTTGAATTGACCTCAAATATTCATCGTAAATTACTTCGGATTTTGGTCGTTAAAAACAGTGACACCTTTGTCGATACCTGTTTCCGAATGCCCGAACCCCTCGTTCGTATCGTCCTTTCGAAGGAAAACAGTGCGATTGGAGTTTTACATGGTTTGGTCGATCGAGAGATTATGCAATGTCTGAATGCCGGAGACGAACAAACTGCTATTCAGTTGGTCGATCCTCGTCGGAAGAATACAGAGGATAATATCGTCAATATCCTCATTCATAAACTACAAAGCGACTTGCATAATCTTGACGTTCAAATTCAAGCCGTGACTTCGATGAACTACCAAAATACAACTGACCAAGAGAACCGTCTGGCTCGTCTAAAGGAACGCCGGGACGCTATCTCCGCCAAGATTAATTCGATTAAGGAACGGATCAGCAATACCAGCACCTGCTGTATCTGTTTTGATGAGATGCTTCGAAAGTGTATTAACAAGTGCTGTTCGAATGCCTTTTGTTTCACCTGCATTCATCGTTGGTTAAATACCAACCGAACCTGTCCTTTGTGTAAGTCAGTTCTGAATATCGCCGATATCTACGTCGTCGATAACGAAGTTAATTGCCCTTTGCACGTCGAAGAAGACCCGAATGAGAACTCGACCCACGAAAAGTTCAGCAAACTGAAGAACCTCCAGATTATCCTGCGTAATCGTCGCCCCGGTTCCAAGTTTCTGATTTTCTCCAACTACGAGAATACCTTTGATAAGATTGCCGAAAAGCTACAAGAGGACAATATCCGCCACGCTTACCTGAAGGGCAACAAGTATCAAATCCAGTCCAAGGTTCGTGAGTATCGGGAGGGCGACCTCGACATTCTGCTGGTCAATGCCAGCAGTTATGGCAGTGGTCTCAATCTGGAAAACACCACCGACGTCGTTCTCTTTCACAAATGTGATACCGAGATTGAGAAGCAAGTTATCGGACGGGCTCAACGTTTGGGACGCACCCAACAACTCAACCTCTGGTATCTTGTCCATCCGAATGAGATCCAAGCTCGGTAAGTAGGACTTAAAGCCTAAACACCTTCTTATTTTGTTAGTTTCTTACTTCATTTATGAAGTCGGTAAGAAACAGTTCCGCCTGTGTTCAAGTCGATGACATTTTACCCGATGATTACAAACGTATTTTTGACCTCGTTGATGTAGAAGACACTGTCGTTCAACCTCGTCGTTTCTTTCGAGGCACTGTTCATCCCAAAGACTACGAGAAATTGCGTTCCGCCGTCCTTGAACTTCTTGAAAATCCTCAGCTCTTGGAAGGTTTTCTTAAAAAGCAATTGACCAAAGTTCAATTACTTCACGTCTATCGAGACCTTTTGAAGAAAGGAGAAATCCCCGAACCATCACCCATCTTAGATAGTATTCTTCGTAAAAAGGCACCTCGAAGCAATAGTGGTGTTGTCGTCGTCACTGTCTTTACCAGTCCCGGTGAGTTTAGTTGTCCCATGGATTGTCATTACTGTCCCAATTTCCCGACCATGCCGAGAAGTTATGACCCGGATGAACCGGGATGTCGTCGAGCTTTGCAAGACCGTTTTAATCCAGTTCTTCAGATGTATGACCGTTTGAGGTCTTTAGAGGTCACCGGACACATCGACCCACTCCAAGAAATCCCCGGAAAGCTGGAAATCATCGTCTCCGGTGGAACCTTTAACTTTTACCCTGCCGATTACCTCGAGTATTTTATGACCAGCTTGTATTTCGCCGCCAATACGTATTACGATGTCAAAGACCTACCACGGATTGAAAGAAAGATGCTCTCAATGGAAGAAGAGCAATACATTAATACCAAGTCGGCCAGACTTCGGATTATCGGTTTGACCGTTGAAACTCGTCCGGATTACCTGGCCAATGTTTCGAATGGTGAATACGATTTATCGGTGCTCCAAACTTTCCGTCGGTATGGAATTACACGGATTCAAATCGGAGTTCAACATACCGATGCTTCCATTTTGAAAAAGGTCAATCGGAAATGCACTCCGGACGAGAACAAGTTCGGGATTAAACTTTTGAAACAAAATGGATTCAAAGTCGATATTCATCTGATGCTCGATTTACCTGGTTCTTCACCGGAGAAAGACACTGAGATGTTAAATACAATCTTGGATGACCCAGACTATCAAGCTGACCAATGGAAACTCTATCCGACCGAAGTCCTTAACTACACCAAAATCAAGGAATGGTATGAAGCTGGGTTGTATCAACCGTATGGTGAAGCTGAGAAAGGAGCTTTATTGCGTCAAGTGATTAAATCAGTTCAACAACGGATTCATCCTTGGATCCGGATTAATCGTGTTATCCGAGACTTCCCTCATTCGAGTATTTTAGGTGGGGTCAAGTGTGGAAGTTTGAGAGACGCGATTGATAAAGAGATGAGGCAGGAAGGAATTCGGTGCAGATGTATCCGATGCCGAGAAGTCAAAGACCGTTCCACTGGTAATGAAGAGATCACTTTGGTCATTCGAGAGTTTCCGGCTTCAGATGGAAAGGAAGTCTTCTTGTCCTTTGAGGACACCGAGAAAGATATCATTCACGCCTTTCTCCGACTTCGGTTTAATCAGTCGAATCAAGCTGTCTTACCGGTGCTTCAGAGTTGTGCTTTGGTCAGAGAACTTCATGTCTATGGAAAACACGTTGCGGTTCGGGGTGGAACGTCGGGTCATTCGGCTCAACATCGTGGATTGGGAAAGGCTTTACTTCAGAAAGCCGAAGAGATTTCATTGGCGGAAGGATACCACAAAGTAGCAATTATAGCCGGTGTGGGTGTTCGAGACTATTACGCCAAGCAAGGCTACGAATTAGAAGAGACCTATATGACCAAGACCCTTCAAAATAAAATTCTGTCTTCGACGACCCATGGTTTTGTTTTGGGTCTGGTTGTTATTTGTCTGAGTATTATCCTTGCCATCTATTTTGATTATAAATATTAAGAGATGGATTTGAAGATAATTGTCTTGGTTTTCATTGGGATTTTAATCGGTGGGCTACTCGCAGTCTTCTTTCTTCGTCCATCTGAAAAGAAAACAGTTCAATTCGTCGAGACATCTGAAACTGTTTCCAGGGAGATACCTTTAGTCGATACACCGACCAAGTGTTTTTCTTGTGAAAATCAATTTGCACCCGAGGAGGCGTGGAGAGGTCGTCCGACGAAATGTTTTGAATGTGAAAAACAATTTGTAAATACACTCGGTCATGAAGCCGGTGTCTTCGGACAACCATCCAAGTTCTACTAATTGCTTAAAGCGATGTTTCTTTTTAATGACAATAATGGACTTCCCTCATATTATTGCTATCTGTGGTAAAAAGCGTTCCGGAAAAGATACTCTGGCCGATTATTTGGTTCAAAGATACGGATACACCAAAATTAGTTTCGCCGATCCATTGAAAAAAGTGGTTCAAATTGTATTTGGTTTTACTGACGACGAGGTTAATGGTCATGAGAAAGACCTCGTTCATCCCGATTGGGGATTTTCACCTCGTCAAGCACTCCAGTTTGTCGGAACGGAACTTTTTCAATATAAAATCCAGGAGCTGTCTCCAAGTATCGAGAGAACACTCTGGGCAAAAGCTCTCATTCGAGAGATACAGAAAAATGAAACGAAAAAGTATGTTATCTCAGATTTACGGTTTCTCCATGAATACAAAGCTCTTCAAGAAACCTTTGCTGACCGAATGCTCTTTCTTCGGGTCAAGAGGAACCTGAATTCAGATGACACTCACTTATCTGAAAATGAAGAAGGACGAATCCCGGTTCATTTTGAACTGAAGAATGAATCGACGGTCGAAGCCTTACACCAGTCGTTCGAGCACTATATCACTACTTAAAGACAAAAGCCAAAACATTATTCGTGAATAAGATGCTGAGGCACTTTGCTTTGGTGGCGCTACTGCTACTTTCTGTTCATTCGGCTCGGTCGGTTCAAGTTGGTCTGACCGACGACCTTTACTCTGACATCGATACGGACATCGATACCGACATTGATGATACTGGTTCGGATTTAGATGTCAATGACCTCTCAATTCAAGCTCCTCCGAGAAGTGAAAGATACAATCGTATTCTGAACTACATCAAGCAAATTCAAAAGCAGGTCAATGACGAACACGCTTCGCTGACTAAGATGTTCAATTCACAACAGTCTGCCCAAATCAATCAGAAGAACCGTCTGTCTCAGGCCGAGAAAGCTCTGGCGACACTCTCAAAGAGTATTATCCAGGCCAACTGGAGGTATGGTAATCTGACTGAGGCTCAACGCACTCGTTCAACTGAGCGGGCTCGGATCCTAAAGTCAATTGAGACCCAGCGTTCATTTATCAAGCAAGAGATGAATCTGGTCTCAAGTATGACTGAAGAAGCTTCCAAGGTCAAGAGCTACAAGGAGCATCAATTGATTGTTCGTGAAATCACTGAGCTGAAGAGTGCAATTGTCAGGGAAACCAATCAACTTATTGCTCGTTATAATGCTCTGATTTCCAACTTTGACGCGCAGACGGTTTCAGGAAAGAAGCTTCTGCTACAATCGGAGAGAAACTCCAGAGACCTCAACACAACTTACGCAACAATGCTGAAGAACTACCGTAAGCTTCAAGCGGATTACAATTCTTTTATGGTTCAATACACCAAGAATGCCGACCGGAACACCAGAAGTCAGGCCGACTTTAAAAAGGAGATCGCTCTACTTCAGTCTGTTTATGATATCATGTCTAAGCTTGACCCACAAGTCTGTTTGGATACGACGAACAAATACGCTCAGTTGAAGAAGTCTCACTCTCAGCTTCTGAAGAAGTGTGGGAAGAAGTAAATTACCTTCTTGGAAATTCAACCCCACTGTTTAAGAGACGGGTGTTGATTTTCTGGTGCTGTTCTTGAATTCGACGGTCTTGCATTTGCATAATATACTGTCTTTGACGCTCCCTTTCTTTTTCCATTCGGAGAGACAACTGATATTCTCTCATCTGCTCTTCAGTCATCTGACTATTATTTTCTTGATACGCCCTAAACTCATCCACCGTCTTAAAACTAGGACGCGCTTGAACACTCCTCGGGTCAATCAACCTTTGAGTTTGATGGGCACGCATGTAGTCAGTGTAATTGAGTTTCCGCATCGTCTCATTCTGTCCGCTAAAGTCATCCACCTTTTCGATACCGAGTTCGGTGTATTGAATATTTTTGGCCAGAGGTAAAGCCTGAGGGGCTCGATAAACTTGGAGTTCTTTTCTTTGTTGCTTATCAACCGGGATTTTGTCAAAAGCCTTATTAAATGACTTGGTATTAAAACTCTTCAGCGTCTTCGGAATGCTAAAGTCTTCTCGGACTGCCGAACTGGGCTCAACATTGTATCCGACACTATATGGGTCTTCCATCTTGTGCTCTTCAAAGACCCGATTAAAGAGGTCTTGAACCACGGTCGGGTCGGTCGTCTCGGGTGCGTATCTTTGTTCAAAGTGAGGATTGATATTTCGCCGGTTCTGTTCAGCGGGCATTCTGGCCACTGGAGGTTCTGCGACTGGTTGTGAGTAGTATTGGTCATTCGAAACGTAATGGTCGAACTCTTTTTTCAGCTGGAGGTAGTCTTTCTCACGTTCCTTCCGTTGATGATACTTTAACAATTTCCGATAACAACTGGTGACCAGCTGAAAAAGTTGCTCACTTCCACCTTTATCGGGATGGACTTGAATTGCCAGTCTTTTGTATTTTTCTCTCAGTTCATCCAGAGTAAATGACTTTGTGACACCCAGCACTTCAAACGGATTAAGTTTTGTTTCCATTTCACAACTTATTTAAGGCATACACAAAAAGAACTTTAAGAAATACGCATCTCTGTGATGGTAAATTTTTATACAACCTTAGGTTTATCCAATGATGCTTCACCGGAAGAAATCAAAAAGGCGTATCGAAAACTGGTTATTGAATACCATCCAGACAAAACCAGTGGCGATAAACAAAAAGAAGAGCATTTTAAACAGATTAGTCATGCCTACTCTGTCTTATCTGACCCGGATAAACGTTCCAATTACGATACCTTTGGTTGTGAAAATACTGCTGACATTGAAGTCGAAAACGTTGATGACCTCTTATCCGATCTGATGGGTGCTATTTTAGGTGGTGGCGGAGGTCTGTTTAGTGGAAACTTAGGTGGTGGAATAGAAATCATTAATCTGGCGGTCGGTGGTGGAGACCTTCTCAGCGCTTTTGGAAGTATCCAACACCAAGAAAAGATGATTGAAGACACAACCATACTTCATGTCTCTTGGGAAGAAATCGCTGTTGGAGCAAGAAAATCTGTTGAGATTGAAGTTCTCGATTACTGCCCCGAATGCAATCTGGCACTCAAACAGATGTCCCATGACGTTGTCAGGTGTCTGGTCTGTAATGGTCAAGGTGTTCTCTTTGGATGTAAGGTCTGTCAGATCTGCAGTGGTCAAGGATATACTTTTAAAAGCAAAAGAAGATGCGGTGCTTGTCGAGATGAACGTCTAATGAAAATCACCAAAACCATTGTCGTTGACATCCCAATCGGTGTTCCGGATGGTCATCAATTAACCTTTGAACGTCTTGGGTCTCTGGATACATTTACTAATCGTTATCAAGACCTAATTGTCAAAATCCAGTATCCTTCTTCGAATGACCACAAGTTCATTCGAGGAGCTGACACAAATGGTAATCTGGTGACGACAATCAAAATCCATCTGGCCGACGTCTTTTGTGGTTTCCGGAAAGAAGTCAATCTTCTAACGAATTTTGTAATTACAGCCCCAGATGGGATTAATCCTTCTAAAATTTCGAAGATACCTAAGAAGGGACTTCCGTATTGGATTGACAGCAATCCAAATAACTTGGGACAAGGAGACCTGTATATTAAATGGGTAGTTCAATATCCATCATCAAAAAGTAAAAATAAATTACGGGTTATCTTTGAAAAACTGTATCAAAGGTCAGAATTACAACCAGACCCGAATGACATTCTTATTGAATAAACTGAATCGCACCTGTTAAGAGACGAACCCCAACAAATCTCGGCTCTTTCAGACTGTGGGAATAGACATTATTATTTTTATCGATTAAATACAACCTATTTTCATAAAAAATCTCTTCCGTTTCGATGTAATCATTATCTACATTACCTCTTTTTTTTGATTTACAGTATCGTGTTATTAGCTCGTCCAGGTCTAAATCGTAATCTCGGGAGACATTTTCCAGAACTGACAAGATTTTTTTTGAGACCATTTGTATTTTAAAAAACTTTAAGATTAAGCCTTAAATGATTTCTTCCTCTGAAAGATCAGCACCCCAATAAATAACGACGCAACGACAATTCCACAACTAAAAGCAATCTTTGACCAGCCATATCCTTTTTCTGAGCTCTCATTCTTTGAAGAAGCATCCAAAAACCCACTGGTGTAGAATGTGTAGGCGTCTTCAACCGACATCTCCGGCTTCCCAAGCGACCGATTGACAATGTTATGAAGACGAACTGTCCATTCAAAGAGCTTTTGACGATTGTCCAAGAACTGTTGGAGTGGTAATTCTTTCAGATGTTCGACGTAATGTTTGGCACACTTTTCACACATCAAGACCTTGTGTAGATTTTCATAAAAGCTTCGGTAATTGTATTTGTCCATGTCGCTCGGTTGTTCTGGGTATCCCAGAGCCACAAAGTGGATACTAAACCACATGTGTTTTCCCCAAACCTTCGGATCCATTTTGTATTTACACATATTTTCTTGTGTTAGAAACGTTTCAAATAAAAAGTAGCATTATACCAGTGGTAATTATGAATTCAACCGAAGAAAGACCGCAACACAGACCCCGACAAAAACAGATCCAATGTATCAACTGCGGATTTTTTGGCCATACCGCCAAAAAATGTAATGAACCCACCTCCAGTTACGGTATCATCTGTTATCGGGTTCTTCCCAATCGACAAATCCAATTTCTAATGGTGCAACGGAAAGATTCGCTCAGCTATATCGAGTTTATGCGTGGAAGATATGACCTGGCCAACAAAGACTACCTCCAAAAATTGTTTGACAATATGACCTTGTGTGAAAAGATGGCACTGATGAAATGTCCGTCTTTTGACGTGATCTGGAAAGAACTCTGGAACTATGACGAAGAGTATATCTCTCGTTTTGAAAGAAACTACCTCGATTCCATCGACAAATTTAATGCTCTCCGTGCTGGTATCAACCTCAAAGATAAAGACGGAAACTTACATTTTGTCAGTATCAATTCACTGGCTTGTAGTTCGACCACCCATTATTGTGATACCGATTGGGAGTTTCCCAAAGGACGACGAATGATTAATGAAGGGAATTTGTCCTGTGCTCGACGTGAGTTTGAAGAAGAAACGGGTCTTTCATCTTCTTCCATCGTCATTTTAAATGAATATAAACCAATTGAAGAAATATTTGTTGGAATGAACCGTTCGAGGTATCGTAATGTCTATTATCTGGCTTGTTTGATTAACCATTTTAATCCAATGGGTGAAAACAATCCATCCAGTCAATTCTACGAAGTCAAAAATATCAACTGGTTTTCACTTGAGGAAGTCATTCAAAAAACAAGAAATACAGAACGGAAAGAACTAATCCGTCGGGTTAGTCGTATGCTTTTGAAAGAAATCAAAAATTAAACTTCATTAAAGTAAGAACCAAATGGACGATCTCGTTAGAAAGGTTGAACGTGCCTTGGATGATTACGATCGAACACGTGAGAATGACCAACGGGAAAAGATATCGACCAAATTAAACAGTCTCGGACAAAAAGCTCGGGAAATTACCCCGGTGTCTCCGAAAACGGTCGCTGAAAAAGTCCTCGAACAAGGCGAGTTTCTCTTGAATAAATACACTGCGACGGATCATTCATCATCAAATAATTCTTTTCGTTTGTCTCAAAATCAAGTCTTTCTAAAGAAGTTGATGTCTCCCGATTACCCCCAAAATGGAGTTCTTCTATTTCACGGAGTCGGGGTCGGAAAAACCTGTTCCGCCATCCAGATTGCCGAAAACTTCCATGACTACTTTTACGGTAAGAAAACGATTGTCATTCTACCCAAGTCCGTCAAACAAGGCTTTCGGAAACAAATCTTTGAAATCCATTCAATGACCCCCGACCGAACCTTTGAACAATGCACCGGAGACACCTATGTCGAAGGTATTCCCAATCGAAGTGCTTTGTCTTTACAGTCGCTGGAAAAGAAGGCACTTCGTGAAGTCAAGGGTAAGTATCATATGTTGGGTTATGTCGAATTTGTTAATCTGGTCGTCGATAAACTGCAGAACAATCCGGAGAAGATTGCCTCTTTCTTCACCAACCGGGTTATTGTCGTCGATGAAGTTCATAATATGCGTCTCTCCAGTGAAAAAGATGCCAAGAAAGCCCCTGAAGTCCTTCGTCAAGTCCTCAAACTGGCCACCAATACCAAGTTGGTTCTTTTATCAGCGACACCGATGTTTAATCATGCGAGTGAGATTACTTGGATTATGGACTTGTTATATACAAATGACCGGATTGACCGTCGGCAAGAACTCTCTAAACTCCGGAAAAAGATGTTTGATACCGAAACAGAACAACTCTCTGATTTTGCCAAGGGATTACTGACCGACTTCTCCGCTAACTACGTTTCCTTTATGCGAGGTGAAAATCCACAGACCTTCCCAGCTCGGCTCTACCCTTCGATTAATAACGACCCGAATGTTCTCAACGCCAAGTCATTTCCCAAATACGCTTTGGATGGTTCAGTCATTACTCCCGAAGAACAGATCCGATTTCTCGAACTGATTGGATGCAACTTTAGCACGTATCAAGAGACTTTGATCAAAAAACAAGAAGAATCTAACTCTTCCAACTCGAACTCTAATTCTAACTCTAACTCTTCTAACTCTAACTCTTCGAATTCCAACTCTAATTCTAACTCTAATTCGAATGTGTCCGAGGACGAAAATGATGAAGACCTGACCAATGACGTTCAGTTTAAATTACAAGTCTCCAATATCGCCTATCCTGGTTTCTCCTCCAAACACGACCACAATAGTGCGGTCTATATCGGTAAATCCGGTTTCAAATCTGTCTTTGAAGAAAGTGCCTCCAAAGCGACCGAAAAACACCTGATTGTCAATTACAAAAAACAAACTCTCGACAAATACGACACCTTTCTCTCCAATCGTGCTTCGCTCGCTAAATACTGTCCCAAAATTAAGTTGATCCTCGATTATCTTCAAAAGAGTGAAGGTATTGTCTTCATCTACTCTCGATACATGTATTCGGGTATTTTACCCCTCGCCATCGCTCTCGAACATCTCGGCTATAACCGTCATGGTGCTCCGAACGTTCTGGCCTCTGGAACTCCGAATGTCGCTTCTCCGAATGGTTTCAAATACACCATTTTGTCTGGAGACCAACGTTTGACAACCAATATCGCTCGAGAAGTCAATGCCGTTAATGCCAAAGACAACAAAGACGGAAGTAAGCTCAAGATTATCTTAGCCACTGAAGTCGCTTCCGAAGGTTTGGACTTTAAAAACATTCGTGAAGTTCATATTCTCGAGCCTTGGTTTAACTTGAACCGGATTGAACAGATTATCGGTCGTGCAGTCCGGAATCGTTCTCATATCGAACTCGATGAACCACTTCGGAATGCAACTATCTTTATGTATTCCAATCTTCCCAGAACCAACAAACGTGAATCGGTCGATTTTCGGATGTATCGGATTTCGGAGAATAAACAACGGAAGATTTCTCAAGTTGAAAAAATACTCAAAACACACTCTATTGACTGCAATCTAAATAAAGACGTTCTTCTCTTCAAAAAAGGTCATCCTTATGCCAAAAAAATAGATATCCGCACTTCCCAAGGAGCTCTGATCCAGAATTACCGTCTCCAAGACAAGGACTTTTCTCGTGCCTGTGATTTTGATAAATGCAATTTAGAATGTGTTCCGGCTTCCAAAGTTGCTTCGCAAATTCCGATTAAGAAACATCATCTCCTGCGTTATGAAATTAAACTCAACCACCGTCTGGTCGCTCAACTCTTTAGTGGTTCAATCACTTCTTACACCTTGGAGACACTCTTAGAAGCGTATCGTCAAGCGTATCAAAATACGATTGACCCCGTTTTATTAGAGATGACCCTCGATGATATGATTGAAAAGAAGGTTGTCTTCAAAAATACAGCCGGTCTCCAAGGACGGATCATTGCTCGTTCCAAATTGTATTTGTTTCAACCCTTGGGAGTTTCCGATATGAAAATTACCAAATCTGAACGTTCGATACTTCCTCAAAAGACCGTCGTCTCAGCCACCATTCCGGAAAGTATGTTGGCCTCTGCATCGACCATGCAACCTCTCTACTTCCAAGAACCTGAAGTAAATATTGTAAATGCAAATGCTGTTGAAAATGTATCGGCAGAACAAATCAAAAACCCCGTTTTAGAAGAATACAAAACTCTGTATCAAACTCTCAAATCTGGCTTCGAGAATACAATTGGAAAAGGTATCTCTGATGAACTGGTTTGGGACATGGTCATTGACCGTATTCCCGACAACCACTTAATTGCCATTGCTTCTCTTCGTCTGAAAGTCGTCAAGCGAGACCTTCCTGGTCTCTATGAAGCTCTGCATCGGAATAGTTATATTTTCGTCGATGAAACCGGAAAAATTGTGAATGTCTTCTTGAAAGACACCTCCGATTTTATGTGTCTGGACGAACAAACGAATACATTCGTCTCGTGTGACCCAATCCGTCGTCGGATGTTGGTTGGGTTATTAGATGAAAGACTGAATGCTTTCCTTCGAGGTAAGAAAGTTCGATTAATGGGACAGGTCGATTACAATATCAAACAAAAAGAACATTTTAAGATGGTGGATCCGGATAAACCCTACAGCGACATTTTATCAACCAAACAACGTATTGGTGCCATCTGTGTCCAAACCGCTCTCTTTAATGTCGCTCAAATGAAAAAATGGATCTCGGTTTTCCTCAATTCAGATGAAAAACAACATTTAGAGACTTCCAAACCACAAAAGAAAGGTCTCTGTTATCTCTATGAGTATTGTTTGCGTCGTATCTCTCAAAAAACGAATGAGGTCTTTTTCTTGTCGCCGGTTTTGATGTCAGTCCTCCGGTCAAGAAATGTTTCAAAAAATTGAAAAGGTGGAAGGTATTTAAACCTAATAAGTAAAATTATTCTCAGCAGGTTAATAAATGTTGAAGTGGGACGATACATTTGTCAAAAGCGTCCTTTTTGAGCGGATCAAACTCCCTCCCAAAGACATGCACGCCAAGTATCGTGAAAGAATTGCCGAACTCTTGGTCACCAAAGTCGAAGGTAAATGCACTCGTCACGGCTACATCAAACGTGGAAGTGTTGAAGTCTTACAAGTCATGATGGGCAAAGTTGAAGCTCAACTCTTCCGTGGCAATGTCGTTTTCACCGTCAAGTTCCGCGCTGAAGTCTGTAATCCTGTCGTCGGAAGTGTCATCCAAGGAAAAGTTCAGAACATCAACAGTTTTGGTATCCTCTGTATGTGCGGTTACATCGATAACGCTGGCAAGATGAATTACGTTCTTGAAGTCATCGTCCCGAAACAAGCCTTCTCTCAAAAGATACGGAGTGAAATCGAACTTGACCGTGTTAAGGTTGGTGATGAAGTCAATATTGAGATTATCAGTAAAAAGTTCGAGCTCGAAGACAAACAAGTCTCGGCTGTTGGCAAAATCGTTAAGATTGCCAAAGAGTTTGTCGCGGTCGCTCCGGCGGACAATCCCTCCGATGAAGAGGAAGAATATATCGAAGACGTAGCGTATCTCAGTGACGACGCAGACATTGAAGACGGAGACGAAGGTGAGGAAGGTGAAGAAGAAGGTTATCTTGACCTCCGGAAAACGAGCGCGATCGAAGGTGAAGCAGAAGCCGACGAGTTAGAAGACGAGGAAGTCTTTGAAGAAGAGGAAGAAGACGAAGACAGCGAACAAGAAGGTGGCTTCGCATTCTCCGACGGAGAATAAATCACCTTGCCGAATAAATCACCTTCCCACATACTCTTTTTTTTCACGCATTTAAGAGAATACGTGTCTATACATACAGATTACAATGAAATACACTGTCGCTCAAAAGCGTGATATCGCTGACCAACTAATAGCTCTCGATCGGAAAGAACAAGAAGATGTCTTCATCATTTTATCTCGACACAATATCGCCTTTTCAAGTAATGGAAACGGTATCTTTGTCAATATGAAAAATATCAAAGCCAATGTTTTGAAAGAAATCGAAAGTTATATTCAATGTGCTGCCGAAAAACGACTTCGTCTCGCCCAGTTGTCAGAAGAAAACGAAAAGATGAAAACTGAAGCCGAAGAGATCCAACAACAGATCGACCAACAACTAAATCAAAATCTCCCCGAAGAACAGCAAATCTCTATTCCCGATACAACCTACAAGCAATTCGAACAACGCTTGCTCGATGACAAGCACCTCAATAGCACCAAAAGCGGTGGGATGAAGCGCTTTTTAGTTGCCAAAAAGAAATATGCCAAACCCAGTGTCTCAGATACACGGAAAGACGAGTTTCATACGGTGCTCGATAAAGAACTGTATCTGTTATAAGAAAAATTGAACTTAAAAGAAAATCAAGATAGACAGTTAAAGTATGAACTTTCACGGTCAAAACCAGCGTCGTCCGCCCAATCACCAACCCCAGGAAGAGGTGTCTCTGGATGAGATACTCTCCAAAATTAATGTCAATCGTGTTTTCTCACAGATTACTTCCGCCCCTGATTTTGAACAATCCGCCGACTACCTCAAACGGATCCGTCCCGCCAGAGAACCCGCTGATATCCTCTCGAAGGTAATTCAAGAAACTCAACCAGAACCACCCACCAATCAAAAACTGGTCACTCACGCCTTGTTTAATACGATTGCCATGGGACTTGGAACCAAAACCACCTCCAAATGGAAACAGTATATCAATCAAGAGATGAGTTTGGAAGTATTACGAGACTTTGCCACCAATCAACAATGCACTTTGTTTTTAACAAAGCAGGATGGTCTCCCGATTTACTTTCAAATCCAATCTCCAATTGTAGAAAAATCCATCGTCTTGTCTGCAACGGCGGGTGGTGTTTTCAAAGTCTTGTCTCGAGGAAATGTCTCTGAGTTTTTGGAAACCAACCATTACTTCGATATCGAAAAGCCTTTGACAAAAATGATGAAAGTTCCCGAACTTACAGAATTAGCAACACGACTTGAAGTTCCACTCAAGGACGACAGCGGGAAGAAGAAGCTTAAGGCCGGACTGACTTCTGATATTAATCAAACTCTGGAAAATTTGAAAGCCGAACTATTAAATTTATACGTAAATATAAATTGACCGAGTGTGTGTCATGGACATTTCAAAGCAAGAATACAACGACATCAAGAAGTGTCTCGAACAAGCCATCAAGGACAGTTCCCTTGAGTTCGAGGTCATCTTTAAAAATGTCGCGCCTCTTCTTGATGCAACCAAGTTCGGAAACGTCCTCCGTTTTCTCCAGAAAAATGGCTACACCCCGCTCTCCGCCGTCCCGACTGAAACTCTGGATATCAAAATTGACATGCACGGTTCGGAATGGAGCAATTTCCGGTATCACCTTCTCGGTAAAGAGAACGTCTTGCGGTATTGTCAAACCAACTCGGTTAAGTTTGTCCTTGACCATCACATCGACCGCAAGACCAAAATGCAGGGCGTCCAACCTATCGATTTGAATGACTACGATACCCGTTTCGCTCTTCGAAGCGACGCGGTTGTCAAGGAGGAAGCGACGGTCGCCGGTTTTGTCGATATCCTTGAAGCTCCCGAGTTTCCGAAGTATTTCCGTTATAAAAAGAGATACTCCTTCTTCTCTCCCTCCAAGGCCTTCCGGGTCGATGCGACGGTCGTCAAGTCGTCTTCCAAAGGTTCGAGCACTGGAACCTTCGCTACTTCTGGAACTCTCTCGACCAGAGAACAGTTCGAACTCGAGGTTGAATATATTCCTTCGACTGAAGACAAGAAAGCTAAAAAGGCCTCGGTTCCCGAAGCGACCGTTCGGGGACTGATGCAAGACTTGTTTGGTATTCTCGGCAATCTGCTGAAAGTCATCCAAGGCAAGGACTATCTTCTTCGGAAGTCTGAGACCGAAAGTGTTCTCGATGAATACATCAAACTCGCCTCCAAACTTCACGGCATTCAGTTTAAATCGGCCAGTGTCAAAGGTCTGCGTGAGAATCCGGGTCTGGTCAAGTCCTATTTTATCGGAGCTCAACCGGTGACACTTGAACTGATTAATGTCACTGAACCAGCTTTGGGTGTCGTCTCGGTTCAGAAAGACTACACTGTCACCGAAAAGGCCGATGGCGAACGGATGCTCTTGTTTGTCAGCTCGTCCGGAAAAGTGTTCCTCATTAACAACCGGATGGACTTACATTACACCGGTCTGAAGCATCCTCACACTAACACTCTTTTGGACGGAGAGTATATCACCAAATCTAAACTCGGTTATCCTCTCCGTCAATTTGCCATCTTTGATGCTTACGCCCATGAAGGTAAAGATGTGAGCCAGCTTCCTTTAATCTCTGCAACTGGGTCTCGTCTAAACATTGCCAAGAATGTCTTGACGGCTAAGTTCTCGAGTGTCGGTGGAAAACTGGATATCAGTCTCAAGACTTTTGAACACGCCGATGACCTTCAGATCTTTGAGAAGGCCAAGAGTATCCTCAAAAATCACGAAATGGATAAATACGAATACGAGATTGATGGTCTCATCTTCACTCCCAAGTCCAGTCCCGCGGTTCTGGGTGGCACGTGGAACAAGGTCTTTAAATGGAAGCCGGCCGAAGACAACACTATCGACTTCTTGGTTGAGTTCGTTGATACTCCTTTGGTCAATCTACCTAACCAAGCCGGTTCTTACAAACTGGCCAAGTTGTTTGTCGGGTATCGTCCTCAATCGGATCAACTCGACCCGTTGTCAGTTTTGACCGAGGCTTGGAAAGCAAATCGTCGGGAACCACAACAAAAACAGATTTACACGAAGAAGGAGTTTGCGACTTGTTATCTCGAAGTCTCTTCCGATGGAAAGACAGCTCGGACAATGCTTCGGGAACCGATTGCTTCGGGTAGTATCGTCGAGTTTGCTTATGAAGCCGACAAGTCTGAAGATATGCTACGTTGGATCCCGAAACGAGTTCGTCATGACAAGACTGACCTCTTACGCCGAACGGGTCGTCTGAGTGGAACGGCCAATGACAACTCGACGGCGATCAATGTCTGGAGAAGCATTCAATATCCTGTCACGACCCAGATTGTCAAGGGTGAAACGGTGGTCACCCGTGAAGCTTTGGATATCAACTATCTCGACACTTACTATCAACGAGACATTGACCGTGAGAAGAGTGGATTGATTGCCATGCTCGATTTCCATAACAAATGGGTCAAGAATGCTCGTTTGTTGAGAGCTTATGGTGGAAAGAAGAAGAGGCTGTTAGATATCGGTGTCGGAAAGGGTGGTGACCTCTACAAATGGATGGATGCTGGTTATAGCACCGTCCTGGGTGTCGATGTCAGCTACGGCAACCTGATTGACCCGAAGGACGGAGCTTATTCACGCTACACCAGTTTGGTTCAGTCTCGTCGTTTGAATCCGAAATTCACCAAAGTCATCTTTTTGGGAATGAGTGGAGCTTCCGTTTGGAACAAGGAATACATTAACTCTTTGGCTCCGGAACCCAATCGACTTCTGGCACAGATTGCTTTTGGATACAAGACCGCCTCAATTGCGGAAGGACAAGAAGCTTTGCGTCCTTTTGAAAAGATGGCCACACCGAACAGCTTTGATGTTGTCAGCTGTCAGTTTGCCGTTCATTACTTCTTCAAAGACGAAGCCAGTCTCGACGCTTTCTGTGATAACGTCGCTTCTTCACTTGCTCCGGGTGGCTACTTCATCGGAACTTGTCTTGATGGCTACCGAGTTCATGCTAAGTTGAGAAGTGGTCAGAAGGTGGTTGGTTTGGATGACGAGGAAGCCGTTCTCTGGATGATTGAGAAGAAATACGCACAACCGTTTGACGAACAACAGCCGGAAAACAATTACGGTTTAAGGATTAGTAATTACGTTCAGTCGATTGGGAAGATTTACGAGGAGTATCTGGTTGATTACACTCTTTTGACCAAGAAACTCGAGTCTCGGGGAATTGTTCCTCACGCGACTGGGTTCTTTGACCAGGAGTTTGAGGCGTTGCAACAAGAGTTCCAGGCCAATCCGGAGAAGACGATGTGGGCGAAGAGTATCATTGACGGTTTCACACCGGTTCAAAAGGAGTATTCTTTCTTGAATAGGTGGTTCGTCTTCAAGAGAGTTTAAAATAAAAATACTAATTCTTATTTTTTCTTCTAATTCGAACTACCTTTGAAAATTTGATTAGAGTTTTCAATTCAGACCATTTTAAAGTCATTTGTGGAAACACTGAGAAAGTCTTGAAGATGTGTGATACTGGTTCTCAAAATGTTGAGGGTAAGAAAAAGTATATGTGTGAGCATGGAAGGAATAAGTATCAATGCAAAGAATGTGGAAGCGGTTATAGTTATAATTGTATCCATGGAAACTCAAAATATAAATGCAAAGAGTGTGGAACCGGTTATAATTGTATCCATGGAAACTCAAAATATAAATGCAAAGAGTGTGGATCCGGGCTGTGTGGTCATGGATACTCAAAATATCAATGCAAAGAGTGTGGAACCGGTTATAATTGTATCCATGGAAACTCAAAACATCAATGCAAAGAGTGTGGAACCGGGCTTTGTGATCATGGAAATTGGAAACACCAATGCAAAGAGTGTGGAACCAGGCTTTGTGATCATGGAAATTGGAAACACCAATGCAAAGAGTGTGGAACCGGGCTTTGTGATCATGGAAATTGGAAACACCAATGCAAAGAGTGTGGAACCGGGCTTTGTGATCATGAAAAGTGGAAAGGTTATTGTAAAACCTGCGATAGTAGATACCTGTGTAAAACTGCATTTTGTGAAACTACCGCAAATAAAAAATACGATGGTTTCTGTCTCAATTGCTATATTCGGATCTATCCTGACCGGCCTCTATCTCGTAATTACAAAACGAAGGAGTCTTACATTGTAAAGAAGGTCATCGAAAAGTTCCCCGACTTCTCTTGGACTTCCGATAGAGTTATTGAAGATGGTTGCTCTCTACGTCGTCCGGATTTAAGATGTGATTTTGGAACACATCTTATCATTGTTGAAATCGATGAAAATCAACATCGGGAATACGACTGTTCTTGTGAGAACAAGAGGCTGATGGAGATTTCACAAGACGTTGCACATCGGCCAATCGTCTTTATCCGGTTTAATCCAGATGACTACATTAATTCAAGTAATCAAAGAGTGCCGTCTTGTTGGAGACTGAACAAGCTGGGTGTTATGACTCTGACTCAAAAACATCAAGATAAATGGAATGCCCGTATGAACGTTCTATTAGACCGAATTCAATACTGGGTCGATAATCAAACCGATAAAACGGTATGTGTCGAACATCTCTATTACGACGGATTTGATTAAATGAACTTAATCGCCGAATTGAATGAATTATTTTTTCTTCTGTCTTTAACCGACTTGACTGCGTCAGCTACTTAAAAATGAAGAGAACTACTTGTTATAATGGACTACATTATAACAAAAGAATATTCGTCAAGTGGAGACATCGACGACTTATTAGAATTCAACCGTTCTCTAAGAAGAACTGTGAATCGATACAAAGGTAAAATCGACGAGTTCTTTAATAGGAAAAACGTTTGGGATTCTGCGAAAAAAATATCGAACGAATACGAGTTCATCTTCACTTCACTCTCTAAGTATCCCTGTGTCGCATCCGTCGTTCCCCCAAGTCGGAGCTACTTTAAACTCTGGGAAATGCTCCAACAGTTTGAAGACATCATTACCCCCAATTGGAATTCGAAAAAATCGGCTATTCGAACAGCTCATTTAGCCGAGGGTCCCGGTGGTTTTATCGACAGTTTCACCGATTGGGCAACCGAACACAACTATCGGATCGATGGAGTTCATGGTATCTCACTCATTTCAAATAATCGAATGGTTCCGAGTTGGAAACTCTCGGAGGAAAAAATGGCCAAACTCCCAATTACCTTGCATCGAGGAGCGGATGGCACCGGCGACATCTACAAAATCGAAAACATTGAACATTTTATCTCTCGAGTGGGTGGTGATTGTGATTTAGTCACCGCCGATGGTGGCTTTGACCTCTTCGGAAAATACGATTTACAAGAAGGATTAGTTCAACGTCTTTTGCTCTCCGAGGTTTATATCGCTTGTCGGCTCCAGAAAATTGGTGGCTCTTTTATTCTTAAAGTCTTTGACCTTTTTCAATTGAGCACCATCAAAATACTGTTTGTCTTACAACAATTCTACACCGAGTTTAGAATTGTCAAACCTTTAGCCAGTCGTCCCGCCAATGGGGAAAAGTATATTCTCTGCACCGGCTTTAAACTACCTGAGAATGCCGAAGCCCTTTTCGCTTTATTACGTTCCTCGATTGTCGAACAAGATTGGGATGCAATGCCGGAAGCCGATGTTAAAATCACAGTTCCATATTGGTTTGTAAAAGCGATTTCAGACTTCAATACTCTTTACACGATGCGACAGATCCGAAGTATCTGTAAGACGCTTTATTACATTGAGATTATTCATCATAAAAAACAAAAAGAATTCATTCGAGAAATCATCACCAAACATTACGACCAATGTAAAACCTGGTGTCGGAAATACAATGTTCCATACATCGACACCATTATTTAGACAAAACATTCTGAAATTAGTTATTTAAGTTTGGATATCGATAGTAAATAAAGGGCGGAATAGATAAACGAAATTGCAAAAAGACAAAATAACTATCAAAAGCGTTTAAGGAATACTGTTAAAATTTGAGATAGTAACAGAAATGCAGTCAGCCCAAATGGACTATTCAAGTAAAACTTGTAAGGAACTAATTGCTCTGTGTAAGGAGAAGAAAATCAAAGGGTATAGTGGTAAGAAAAAGGATGAGATTATTCTATTATTGTCTCCTGAAGTATCTGATGCTGTAAGTAAATTGAAAGTTTTATCATTATTCTCAGGTTGTGGGGGTCTTGACTATGGATTTCATAAAAATGATGCATTTGAAGTGATAAGATCTTTCGATTCAATGAAATATGCTGTTGAGACATATAATATGAACTTTACACCAAAAGCAGAACAATTGGATGTTAAAGAACTCATGCAACCGACATTTAATCTTGGATTCCTTCCAGATATTATAATTGGGGGTCCCCCTTGTCAAGATTTCAGCATTGCTGGTCAAAAAACATTGGGGGAACGAGCAAACCTTACAGAGATTTACATCGATATCATTTGTAAATATCGCCCATTATACTTTGTTATGGAAAATGTTCCAACCATTCGAACAATTGGTCAGACAGTATATGATAAGATTATGAAGAAATTGAAAGATGCATCTTATGGACTGACAATAAATGTCATTTACATGCCCGATTATGGAATTCCACAAGAAAGAAAACGTCTCGTAATTATTGGAAAAAGAGACGGTTTAGATGATACATTTAATCATTTATTAAATCATGCAAAAATACCGATTAAGAGTATTCGTGAGTTTATAACAAAAACTGGTATTGATATCGGGTTAAATGGTAAAGAACACATTTACAGACATCCTCGTAATTATAGTCGGAGGGGTGTCTATTCAATTGATGAGTTGTATCCAACTGTCCGTGGATGCCTACGCAAAATGCCACCAACATATGAGTTCCATGATGGTGATACGGTAAAGACAAGGGATGATGTCGTTTCTCCAGATTGGAATATGGTTGCTAGGATTCAATCATTTCCACCTTCATTCAAATTTGGGAATAAAAATAATGCTTTAATTATTGGAAATGCCGTCCCACCTAAGTTCTCAGAAGTATTGTCTAATATTATTGCATTTCACCACACTTCTTCATAAGACGGTGTAATTTTTCAGTTAAACTTTTAATTTTATCGTGCAACCTATTTTTTTCAATTTCTTGCCAAAGACTTGTATCAGAACGAACATCACATATTACAATATCAGTCGATTTTACCAGAAATGTAAATGGATATTCTCTTAATGAGGGAATATCCCTAATCGGGAATAAAGAGACTTTTTGATGAGCAACTGTTGATGATTTTTCATTCTTATAAGTCATAACACCATTTGATTCATATTCAGATAGCGAACGATTTATAAGTTTAAGAGCCTCTTTTGTCCGCTCAGTATTCGCATTTTTAATCATACGAATGATAGAAACATCGGTAAATACAATACAATCAAATACTATTCTCTCATCAACCTTTTTCCACAAAAGCATCCATAAATATGGAGTTTCAACTAATGTATCTTTTAATAAACTATCTACGTCCTTAAACTTTTTTGAAGTATTATTTACTATAATGTGTTGAAGAACATTGAATGCATAACAATCTTGTCTTAAAATAAGTTCAGTCTTGTTTGCTTTTGACATTACAACTTTACTTTCATAAAATACAGAAGACCCGTTGTGTGTTACATACACATCATTTGGAGGAGCGTGTCTAAAGTTTGGATGAATATATGACTTTTCAGTTTCAAACTTTGAATCTTCATAAAAGCATTTTTCTAAATTACTTACTTCTAATTTGCTATCACATAATGCAATCGCGTAGTTCTTTTTTTGTGAATATATTCCAAATGAAATCGGTAATAATGCATTTGATACCTTTTCAGAAGTCTGATCTTTTTTACAACAATTAGATTGAGAAAATCCATAAAGACTAATAATCTTTTTGTTTTCTGTTTGTATTTCTGGCGTAATTTCCATCTCAATCTTGGGTGCCGACTTAACAGACAAAACACGATCCATGGAAACAGGCTCTAAAACTTCAGCATTCTTACATGAACGCTTGGTATGCCCATTTTTCTTACAGAGAGAACATCTCATTCTAAGATTTGTTTTGTTTAATATTTATGGACATTCAAATTTTCACTAAGAAAAGGCAAGGTATATGGTTTAAAATTCTTCACAATATTTCGGCTCCCCAGGAAAATACGGAACCGGCTCATTATCGTATTTGACTGGCACTGTGCATTGAACCGCGTGGGTCTCCGGGCTAAACTTAGAGACACCAGCCATCGCTTGATAGTTATTTCCGGGACGGACATTGTGAGGATACTGGACAATGGCACCGGGAGGAGGATTGGCCGAACGTAAGTTTTGATGAATAAAAAAGTCAGTCTCTGGAACAACTGGAACATTACCCCAAGCACCTTTAAACGGCTCACCGGTATAAAGACCGCCATTGAGTGTATGTCCGGGATACGGAGTGTATTTGGAGCTATCGTATTCACCATACGGCATTGTCGAAGCACCAAAATAAGCGGTCGCATACGGAGAATACATGGACTGGTTCATTACTTGACGATTTATTTGAAGAGAGAAACTATTTAAGAATAATGACCGTTTAAGAGCAAGAGTATGTCTGAGAAAATCGATTACGCCGTTCCGCTTCCTGTCGAGAACTTTGTCGAGACTGACCCCAATTCCATCCTCCAGATCGGTTCTGAGATTCGGAGTTTCTCCGGTTCCGAGAAAGAAAAGAGAACCCATTTTGAAGAGAAGTATCCTGATTTCGCACGGTCATATCCGACTTTGTTTGTCATGTGCTGTCAAGACAACTTTGACATCGAGATGCTAAAGTTCTTTGTCTCCAAGTGGAGAGACGTCAAGTCCAACCGGAAGAGCCAACACGATGCCTCCGTTGATGTCGGTCAGCGTTTGGCGGATAAGTATGTCAATCCACTTTTTAAGGAAAATGCAAAGTAATGAGCGTCGTCAGAAAGAATAAGACCCCTCCCCAAACCGTGTCTTTGAGTCCGGTTGTCATATCGTAGTTTTTAAACATCGCATAGTTAGTAAAATTAAAAGTGCCATAGATGACCAGACCTAAGAGACCTCCTGCTTTCAGAGACGCAACGACTTTGCTGTCTCCTTTCTCCATTGCCATCTTGGCCAAAGGTAAAGCGATGAAGATGACACCTAAATACAAAAAGAGATACGCCAACAAGCCCAGATTATTAAACTGCAGGTCTTCTTTTTGCACGCGAGCTACTAATGCCTTGTAGCTCATGGTGTTTGTGCTAAGCCAGACAAAGTCTAAGACAAGAAAGACGACCAATGCGACAAGGTATGACCTCATTTACCTTTAAGACAGAAGAAATAGCCTGGTGTGTGAGACCAGACTATTTCTTTTCGGGGCAATTCAATTATGCCACCGCATCGAATTCGAAGGACAAGTTCCGAGGCATCAACCAGCTGTTGTCGAAAGACTGGTTGCCACTGAAGTCGGCCAGAGAAGAACTGTAGAAGGGAGAACCGTAAGAGGAAGAAGTCAGCGACGTGACCGGAGACATCAACCACTCGTGATTGGCGTTCGGCAGAAGCCAGTCCAAAGAACCAGTTCGGTTTTGAAGACGCAACTGCTCATTCTCACGCTGAAGAATGTCGATTTCATTCCACATGACTTCAGTCCGCTCGTCGTAAGAGACCTCACCCCGACAGTTGGGGCAAGTGTATCTCTGAATGTCTTGGTCTTGGTGCATGAACCACTTGTTGATACAAGAAACGTGGTATTCATGACCACACGCGGTCAGTTTGCAGTTGTCAGAGACAACGTCTTCGGTGCAGATACTGCAACAGATAGGAGTAGTAGAGGACATTTCGTTGGTTGGTTGTTTTGAGTTCAAAGCTGAGTTGTCTGAAACCGATTTTGCTTTCAAATTTTTTCTCAATCGGGGATTATTTCGATTTTCCTCGCTTCGGAATAACATTTTCACTAAAGAAGTAATCAATCAACGACTGAATTTCATTGTCTCGGACTTGTTTGACTTGTTTGGCATACAATGACCGGGTCTGACTTCCGTGTTTCAGATAAAAGCCATACGACCCATACAACAACTCCAGTGGATGACCATTAATGACTTTCAGAACTTTGGGAAGGGAGACAATGAAAGCTATGTCTTTTTCATCAATATCACTCAGTCCCTTTTTGGACACTTTCAGATACGGTTTCAAACTGATATACTTTTTGGTCTCTGCTTCAGTGTATTCAATCACTGCACCAAACCGAGCTTGACGAACCGTGTATTCTTTTGAATTGACCGTGTAGGTTTGTCCTTCGACAGTCTGAAGCTTCTTTTTCTCTTTCGTGGTATCCACTGAAGACAAGGTTTTGATAAAAGGTTGATAAAACTCTGACATCATCTTCCGATACTCCAGTTTCCCATGAGCAATTCGATCCAAGTTGTTCTCCATCTCTGAAGTGAATTTGGCATTGATAATTCCCGGGACTGTATTCCGGAGAAACTCATTGACCTGGGCTCCAACCGCCGTCGGGACAATCTTTGAGTTCTCATGAAACCACTCTCGTTGATACTCCTTGACTGTTACCTTCTTCCGGTTCCAACTGTAGTCTTTGTAAGTTCGTTCTCCACCTTCAATGTTCTTGGTTTCTATATAGTTCCTTTCAAAGAGTTTGGCCAGAATGGCTCCATAAGTCGAGGGACGACCAATTCCCTCTTGTTCCATCTTCTTGACGACACTACTTTCATTGTAGCGAGAAGGTGGGACACTCCAAGTATTTTTAGCCGAGATTTCATTGGGAATAACTGGTATCTCTTCCCCGGCTTCCAGAGTTTTTAAGACACTGGCGATATCGACGGTCGTGGTCGTCGTGTCTTCGGAGGACGACTGCAAGTTCCAGACAATCAGATACCCTTGGAAGACCAACTTTTTGACTTTACCGACGAAGGTCTTGGTCTCATCAAAATCGGAGTCAATCTGGAGAGTTAGTTCGTCATAGACGGCGGAGGCCATCTGAGAGGCGACGGTTCGTTTCCAAATTAAACTGTAAAGTCGTTTCTGGTCAGAGGTTTCATTTCCGGATAGTTCGGAGACAGAAAGGTCAGTTGGACGGATGGCTTCGTGGGCTTCTTGGGAGTGTTGTTGTTTCTTCTTCGATGCATTCCGATTTTGAAAATAGTCCAGACCGTACTGGGTTGTGATGTATTTTTGTAATCCGGTCATGAAGTCTTCCGACAGCCTTGCGTCATCGGTTCGCATATAGGTAATCAGTCCTTTTTCGTAGAGTTCTTGGGCGACTTTCATCGTCCGTTGGACACCAAAACCCAGTTTGCTAAAGGCCTCTTGTTGGAGGGTCGAGGTGACGAAAGGTTTATCGGGGCTGGATTTGACTTTGGACAACTTTCCTTCGGTCAGAGCAAAGTCGGGGTTCTTTTTCAGATGGTCAAAGAACGAGGAGACTTCGGTTTCGGAAGAGAAACGGGCATGAGTTCCGAGAGTTTTATCAACCAGAGTGGTGTTGAGTGGGACTTTCTTCCCTTTGACGGTCAAAGTAAAGTCTCCATGGACGTGCCAATAACTTTCGGTTTCGAAACTACAGATTTCGTTTTCACGTTGGAGAAGAAGATCCAAAACCACCGACTGAACTCGACCGGCGGAAAGAACAACTGAGCCTCGGGTGAAGACTTTCCAGAGTAGTTCGGTCAGTTTAAAGCCGACAATCCGGTCAAGAACTCGACGGCCTTTCTGAGCATCGACCAGAGCTTGGTCGATGGAACGAGGATTTTCGAGGGCTTTGGCGATGGCGGACTGTGTAATTTCGTTAAAGGTAATTCGTTTGATTTTTTTGTCGGGAACAGACTTGCCGATGACGGCACGGATATGCCAAGCGATGGCTTCCCCTTCACGGTCGAGGTCAGAGGCGAGCCAGACCATTTCAGCTTGCGAAGCCGCTTCTTTGATGGCGGTGATTTGTTTGCTTTTTTCGGGGATAATAGAGTAGTTGGGTTCGAAGGTGGTTTCATTGACAGCGATCCGACCTTTTTCGAGGTCTCGGATATGGCCATAGCTGGCGAGGACAGTGAAATCGACACCTTTGATGAGACTGGTTAGATATTTTTTAATCGTTTTGATTTTGGAAGGTGATTCAACGATAACCAGTTGCATGGTGATACTTATTGTAGCGGAAGAAAGTAATGTCTAAGTGGCTCAAATTTTGAAGGTATCTGTATTTCGTATTTTGCGTATGTTGGTCTTCTGTCTTTTGGAATCACTTTCCCCCTAGGGCGGTGATTTTTGATTTGAAAAATTAGAACGACCTGAAAATCCCCATTATTTTGAAAATACGTTTTAAGTTCCGTATGTTCCGTATTCGTATGTTTCTTCTTTTCAGATTGAGAATCCATTTCCCCTAGGGTGATGACTTTCCAGATCAAAAATCACAATGACCTGGAATGGTCGATATTTTGAAAATACGTTTCAGAACTGTATGTTCCGTATTCGTATGTTCCGTCTTTTCAGATTGAGAATCCATTCTTCCCTAGGGTCATGATTTTCCAGATCAAAAATTAGAACGACCTGGAAATCCCGATATTTTGAAAATACGTTTTGGGTTCCGTATCTGTATGTTCCGTATTCGTATGTTTCCAATCTCAAAGATTAGAATCACTTTCCCCCTAGGGTGGTGACTTTCGATTTGAAAAAATAAAACGACCTGAAATACCCAATATTTTGAAAATACGTTTTTGAACTGTATGTTCCGTATTCGTATGTTTTCAATCTGTATTTGGAATCACTTTCCCCTAGGGTGGTGACTTTCCAGATCAAAAAATTAGAACGACCTGAAATGGTCGATAATTTCAAGATACGCTTAACAATCGTATGTTCCGTATTCGTATGATTCTAATCTTCAAGATTAGAATCCATTTCCCCTAGGGTGATGACTTTCCAAATCAAAAATTAGAACGACCTGAAATGGTCGATATTTTGAAAATACGTTTTGGGTTCCGTATCTGTATGTTGTATGTTCCATATTTCTTCTTTTGGAATCACTTTCCCCTAGGGTGATGATTTTCCAGATCAAAAATCAGAACGACCTGAAATGGTAGAAAATTTCAAGATACGCTCAATGACCGTATGTTGTATGTTTTGTATGTCTGTATTTCTTATTTGGAGACGACTTCTTCTCCCTAGGGTGGTAACTTTTCAGATCAAAAATTAGAACGACCTGAAATACCTCAAAATTTCAAGATACGCGAAGTGGTTTCGTATCCGTATGTTTTTGCATTTCGTATGTTTGTCTTTCAAATCCATTTCCCATAGGGTGGTGACTTTTCAGATCAAAAATTAGAACGACCTGACACCCCTCAAAATTTCAAGATACACTTTCGTATCCGTATGTTGTATGTTCTTATTCTCCTCATTCAAATTACTTTCACCTAGGGTGGTGACTTTTCATTTCAAAAAATAAATCGACCTCAAATTCCTCATAATTTGGAAATACACTCCGAGCTCTGTATGTTCTGTATCTGTATGTTGTATGTTCTGTATGGTGATATAAAGGTTTTATCTTCACTTGTAAAAGAGAATGACTACGACTAAGCGGAAGACCGTCGATGAAATCAGCGAACTATCTGATGTCATGGATCGAGTTTTAAAAGGAGTAATAAATAATGGCTACAAGAAATCAAAACTCGACGAACCCGTCATTGAAGTCAAGAAACCTGAACCCGAATCTAAAATTGTAAATGCAACTACACGTCCTGGACGACCATCCGTCAAATTGCCCCAAAGCATCCACGCTGGACGTTTTGGTATTCCACTGACCCAAGTCAAACCATTTTATACTCTGCAAGACCTCTTGCAGATTATTGATGAAAGAGAAAGCATTCTCTATGAAGGATACACTGAACTGAAGAAAGACCTGGAGAATATGCGCTCTATGAAGTCGTGGTGTGGAGATGGATACACGGGTTATATTAGTTAAATGTAATTGAGTTCAGAGAAATCTTCGGGATGTTCATAAAAATCTTTTAAGTCATTGAAAATAACCTCATTACCGAAAATCTTTACAATGGCCAAGTTCGAGACCTCACCATAGTTGTGGAATTCTACTTCAGTTTTCATGTTTGAAAGTTTTTAATAGTAAATATAGCAATAAGATATCAATTTTTCAAGAAAAATCTCATTTTAAATGAGATTTTTTTGGGCAAGATTTAACCAATGACCTTAATCTTGCAAGGCTTGGGTGATGGGGTTGGGTTTTGGGAGAGTTGTTCTTCAATTGGAATAGCTTCCTCTACAGGAAATTCATCAGCTGATTGAACTTCGATATGTTGTTCATTGGAGCCTACAAGGTATGACTCCATAATAAAACGAGCATCATTATCGTTTTGCTTTTGAATCTCCTCCAGAGTATTGAGTTCACGCTGAAGAGGTTCAAGTCTCTTTAAAACATCTATCTGAAAATTAATTGGAGGAACAGGAATCTGAATACGTTCAACGTCTGACTTTCTAATCAAATTTTTTACTCCTGTTGCCATATTCTTGAGAATATGGTTATTGAAAAGAAGCCAATAGTAAAAGAACTTGTTGTTTATAATCAGATGATCCCTTGTTGTGAAATTAATTGTATTATCCGATGGATAAAAAGGTCCATTCACATAATGAACTGACCCAATGCTTAGAGTTCTAGCCGTGACTATATATTCACCATCAAAAAGAGATGTTTCGACGTATGCAGCGACACCATTAGATTTGTAATATGGAATTACAAAGGGAGGCTGATGACAATCCGATAAATTAGGATTACCCTTTCCACTCAACACATTCATGACATCAAAAATCGCTTTCTTTTCGAAATTGAGCCTATTAGATGCCGTGACAATCTCCTTCATTCTGAATTTGATATCATCAATCTTCTGCTGAGGTGCATTCTTTACAGCTTGAGCAGACTTTTGAAGCGACTGCTGTAGTTGAAGCAAAGGCTCCCAAGCAGCGAACTGAGGATGAGCCATGATTGCATTCAACTGCTGAGTAGAAATTTTAATGTTCTCAGAGAGCTCAGTCATACCTGGATTGTAAATCCGATCGAGTTTGTCGACGATTTCATCCTGGACGGGACGAGGGGGAACCATAATTTCAACGGTTTTAAGCATCAAATCAACGTTGATATTACCGTTCCCAGTTGTATAGTTGGCAAATGATTGAATTTGAGGAAGATGATAGGCCAATGAATATGTCAGAAATTCATATGAAACTTTATCCAAAAATTCTGACCTAATCATGTATTGGTAAATAGCTATATTTCCAGAAGATTTTCCTTTAACATGATGAAACTTACCAATACCTAAAGTTGATGAAATGGGATTTTTAGCATTACCTCCACTTTTAGCAAAAAGTAAGTAATTCGGTGCATCAAAATCATAAGAGGAATGTGTCCCTGATGGGACTACATTTGTGCACCCATAAAATGGATATTCTCCCGTGTTTGTGATTGAAGTAGAATTTGTCTTCCCACTACCATTTTTGAAAATAATTGAATCGAGAATAAAAGATTCATATTTTTTTGGTAAAATGGGTTTCTCTTCATAACGCCGATAATCCAAAGAACAACTCTCATCAATCTTCTCTCGGGGGATTGAAAGAACCATTTTCTCAGTAATCTGGTTCATCTCATCCTTCTCGACCTCCCAGAACTCAACATTCGTAGTAGGGTTTCCAGTATTCTCGAAGAAAAGAATAGAAGCTTGAGCTCCAGTATTGACGAATTGCCTACCCTTCATCTTAATCACTCGCTTCAGCTCATAATTGTTGAGAAGATGCTCCCGGGTTTTCATAAAAGCGCCATTAGTAGTTAAGGTTCCATCGGAGACGACAACAGCACAACGACCTCCTTTTTTCAAAGAAAGCATCATCAACTGCAGGAAAGCAGTATCTGATTTCCCCCCTCCGATATTGAGAGCCTTGATGCGTTCAGCACATTCATCATAATCGACACCCAATCCAAAAGGCATGTTTCCAAGAATGATGTCGAATTGATTGTTATCAAGGCCACTTTTGAGAGAATCTCCAGTTCTGAGATTAGTCGCAAGATTTCCATTTGCTTCGATGAAAAAATTCATCTGAGCGATGGCTGAAGTGGCATCATTAAGTTCAACACCATGAATTTTCTCTTGGTGCTTTGACCAATCAATCTTTTGATTCGGATAATTGTCCTTGTAAAACTTAATGTATGAAGTCAAGAAACCACCTGTCCCCATTGATGGATCACAAACGATCTCAGGTTCTCCTAAAGCATTGAGTTTAGGTTCAACCAACTTGGTCATATACTTACAAATACTCCGATTAGTAAAGTATTGACCAAGACCTTTGGAAGTCCCTTTGTCATACTTAAGAAAGGTCTCATAAACCCAGCCTAAGATTTCGGTTTCTTTTTCGACTTCATGAATATCAACCTTGTTCAAAATCTCAAGAATTTGTTTGTGTGTCTTGACTTTGTTCAATTTGAAAGAGAATTCTCTCGTTCCGAAAAAACGGTCAATGTAATTAATCAAACACTCTTCTGAAGGACTACAGAAAAGCTCAAACGCCTTCTGAGCACCATCACCTTTTTTATGTAGGACTTGCATGATATTTTCCCAGGCAAATTTATCAGGTATCCCCATTGCTTTAGCGACTTTCAGATTAATGAACCGACTAATGACATAAAGACATGTGTGGATCAGTGAAATCTCACATGAATAACCTTCTTTGAGGATAATGTTTCGGATTTTAAGAACAGCAGTGTTAAAATTATCAATCAAACTCGTAACCGCTTTTTTCTCAGTCAGCTGTAAAGCTTCCATTTGTTGAGATGGTTATTTAAATATGTTCTCAAAACATATTCTATTTTTCAACCGAAGGAAAAGAGCTCTTGATTTGAGTTTTTCGATTGTCTACATCTTTATAATCATCTTCATTCAGTGATTTACACATCTGGAATAAATATTGCAAGGTCAAACAGAACATCTCGGTCTTGATTTAATTAAAATTGGAAAGAGTTTGTTTCCTTTTAATTTTAACTCCAAACGAGTTAAAATTTAGTAGAATGATGAGATGACAAAATTGATGCGACGAATATGTGCCTTAAGCTTATCAAGGTGATAATTGAGCTTTTTCGCGTCTGTTTTGGTAAGAAGCCCGGTCTCTTCAAATGTTGAATATTCATGTTGATAGTCTCTAACAAGTCTTTCAGATTTACATAGTTCATCCAAATGCCATTTCAGATCATGAATTACAGTTAATCTGAATTCCTTCTTAAGAACGGGGTCAAAATAGAGAAGCGTCTTAGGTATTCTTTTTGGTTCCCAGATGGTAATTTCAACAGAATTAGCTTTTGCTTCAACTGTTTCAATTGCCTTAGGTGTTTCAACTGCATTGACGATTTTAATTTTAGCCTTCTTAGGTGCTTCAACGATGTTGGTTGTCATGTTTCTGTCTTCTTTTTGAAAGTCAGGTAAATGAAAAGGTTTTTATCAATTTTTTTACCACCCTAAAATTTTTAATTTTTCGAAGTTCCTTTTAACAATTTTGAGCTTTTTCGATTCCAGCTCCTAATTTTTCAGAAAGGGAGAGATGCCTTCTCCCCTCTTTCCAAAGGTTGACATTTTAAGCACTTAAGCACTTAGAAAAACAGGTCATTTTTATGAAAGTTTGTAATCTGACCTCGATGTCTCGTAATGTATTTTTACGAGATACCTAAAAATGGGTGTCATCTTTTTGTCAACCTTTGTCAACCTAGCGTCATCTTTTTGAGTTGACAAAAGGTTGACATTTTAAGCACTTAGATTTCAGACTGAATTGAATTTTTTTCTGAACTTCTTTTCATGATTTTGAGCTTTTTCGGATCCGGTTCCTAATTTTTCAGAAAGGGAGAGATGCCTTCTCTCCTCTGCTAAAAAGATGACGCACAACTGAATTTTTAACTACTTTTTTAGACCTTTACTTTTTAAGAAGACGATATCTCGTCTTTATTTTTGAAACTACTAAAAATCTTGAAAAATGCTCGTCATCCAAAAACGGTTTGCTCGTCATCCATTTTCGGATGACGCACAATTGCTTAAAATGTCTAAATTAACTCAATCAGCTCGATGTATCGTGTTATAAAACAAAATAATTGTCGTTTTTTTTTCAAAAATTTCAAGTCAAAAAATTAAGTCAGGAAAATAATTTCTAAAATGCAAACAACTTTGAAAGAAATCAAGCAATTTCGAATCCGGTTCCTAATTTTTCAGAAACTGAGAGATGCCTTCTCCTCTCTGCTTAAATGATGACGTGCAACTGAATTTTTACTAACTTTTTCAGACCACACTACTTTTAGAAGACGATATATCGTGTGCTTTTTTGAAACAACAAAAAAACTCAAAATTTGCACGTCATCCAAATTGAGTTTGCACGTCATCCATTTTCGGATGACGTGTAGTTTTTCTAAGCATCCAACTTTAATCTAAAAGCTCGATAAATGGTCTTGAAAATTATATCTCGAAATGCATATTCCAAATTTTTAAGCAAAATCAGTAATGATAAGATGTTTTCTATTTTTTTGGAAGAAACTTTTCATTTTGAAGCTTTTTCGAATCCGGTTCCTATTTTTTCAGAAATGGAGAGATGCCTTCTCCTCTGTTTTTTAAGGATGACGTTCTAAGCACTTAAGCACTTAGAAAAATAGTCACATTTGATAAAGATTATCATCCTTAAGACGATATATCGTAATAATTTTAACAAACCGTTTGAATTTACTAAAATGACTGCGTCATCCCAACGTCATCCTAGCGTCATCCCAAAAGATGACATTTTAAGCACTTAGATTTTATAGATGACCAGAACTTTTTTTTCGAATTTTCTTTTTACAATTTTGAGCTTTTTCGAATCCGGCTCCTATTTTTTCAGAAACGGAGAGATGCCTTCTCTCCTGTTTTTCAAGGATGACGTTCTAAGCACTTAAGCACTTAGAAAAATACGGTTATTTTTACTAATCTAAATAAATTAGCTCGGTATATCGTAATGTTTTTTAACAAACAATTAAATTTGGTAATTTTGTTAGCGTCATCCTAACGTCATCCTAGCGTCATCCCGAAAGATGACGTTTTGGATAACGTTTTAAGCACTTTGATATAAACAATGTCGATGAGACTGAAATAATTTTTTGAAGTTTTGTTTTACAATTTTGAGCTTTTTCGAATCCGGCTCCTATTTTTTCAGAAATGGAGAGATGCCTTCTCCCCTGTGTTTTTAGGATGACGTTCTAAGCACTTAAGCACTTAAAAAAATCTACTGAAATTGATAGATCTATGTTTTTAATTACGATATATCGAGCTAAATAATTTATAAACTTAAAAGTTGTGTAATTAGTTTGCGTCATCCTAACGTCATCCTAGCGTCATCTTTTGGGATGACGGTTAAGCACTTAAAAGATTGCATTAATATAGAATATAAAATGGTTCGAAATGGACAAGTTTATAAATGTGAGAAATGTGATTACACCACTACGAGACGTTCGAACTTTAATTCTCATTGTGCAAGAAAGACACAATGTTATCCAAAAAACAAAACACCCGAAACTGTAGCTATTCTACATGACATTCCGAAAGAAGATAATGATCTCAATAAATATATCTGTCCAACTTGTAACAAACAATTTGCGACTCGACAAAGCAAGTTTCGTCATATTAGATTAAATAAATGTCTTGAGTCTTCTGAAAATGAACTGAAAAAACGTGTCGGCGTTCTCGAACAAAAACTTCAATCGATGAATACTTCTTCTATTGTAGCCAACACAACCAATAACACCATGAACACCAATAATAACACCAACAACATCCAAGTCAATATATCTGTCTGTGATTACGGCAAAGAGAATATGTCCTATATCGACAACAACTTCCTTCTCGATTGTCTTCTCGCTTGTCAAAAACAAGAGTATCTGGATGAAAATGAAGAACATGGCATCAAACGTCTCATCGAACACATCCACTGCAACGCCGAACATCCTGAAAACTGGAATGTCCGAATCAAAAACCTCAACCGAAATCTCGTCGAACGCCGTCAAAATGGAACCTGGATCGTCGCCGACAAAAACAAAACCATCGACGATATGGTCTCCAAATGCTGTAAAATCATGAAACGTTTCAACCTCAGCACCATCGAAGACATCGACGACCGTTTCGACGGTATCACCGATGACATCGCCGAGTTTATATCTCTCCTTGAAACTGGAGACCGTGCAACGATGTTAGACACCCGCCGAGATATCACTCTCAAATTCTTAGCTATGGCCAAAACCATGCGCAATCTGACCGAACAAGCCCAAGCCTTACAAGATAGTCTCAAATCGGCTTAAAGATTACTCCCAATTCAAGAACAAGAGAAGAATGCAAGCAATCGTCGCCGCATGTTCAAATAATCTTGGGATTGGTATTCGAGGCAAACTCCCATGGCATCTCCCCGCCGACCTCAAACGGTTTAAAGAACTGACCCTGGGACACGTTGTCGTTATGGGACGTAAAACCTGGGAAAGTCTTCCTGAGAAAGCCCGTCCTCTTCCTGGAAGAACCAATGTCGTTCTAACCTCCAACCCTGACCAAATACAATTTTCTTCTCAACTTCCAGCCGACACTCAAGTCGTTGCTACCGAGATGAAAGAGTTCCTGATGCACGTCCTTCCTCAGTTTTATAATCGTCAAGTCTTTGTCATTGGAGGTGCATCCGTCCTTCAAGCTCTGTGCCATCGGATTAAATACGTGTATCTAACCCATCTCGAAAAACATTTTGAATGTGATACCTTCTTTGATATCCCCTGGACATACGAACTGACTTCATTTAGCCAACGGTTCAATGAGAATGGTCTGTCTTACCGTTTTCTCGAATACAAATACAACAGTCATAAGTCGTATCACGACGAATGGTCATATATCTCTGTTGCCCGAGACATTCTTGACGTGGCGACTAAAAAACCAGCTCGTCCGGAACGCACCGGCTTCGGAACTTACTCCACTTTCGGAAAAAGAATGCGGTTTGATATCTCTCAAACGGTTCCACTTCTGACCACCAAACGCCTTCCCTGGAAAGGATGTGTTGAAGAACTACTTTGGTTCTTACGTGGTGATACCGACAACAAAATCCTCCAAGACCGGGGTGTTCATATTTGGGACGGCAACTCAACTAAAGAGTTTCAAGAAGCAGTGGGTCTGGGTCATCTCCGAGAGGGTGATTGTGGTGCTAACTACAGTTTTCAATGGAGACATTTTGGAGCTAAATACGTTGATTGTCAGACTGATTACACCGGACAAGGAATTGACCAGATTGAAAATGTTTTGCATTTACTTCGAACTGATCCATTTAGCCGTCGGATCTTCTTCTCGGCTTGGAACCCGGTGGATCTGAAAGCGACAGTCTTACCACCTTGTCATGTCTCTGCCCAGTTCTATGTCGAAGAAGACGAAGAAGGGAAGAGACATCTTTCGTGTCAGATGTATCAACGGTCAGCCGACTTCTTCTTAGGCGAACCGTGGAACATTCTGTCTTACTCCATTCTAACTTATATTCTGGCGATGAAGACGGAGATGCAACCGAAAGAACTGTTTATCTGTATTGGAGATACCCACGTTTATACCAATCACATTTCACAGATGCAAGAGCAGATGGAACGTATTCCTCGTCCTTTTCCGAAGTTGATTTTGAACCCGGAAGTCAAAAATAAGGATTGGAAAGACATTTCCATTGACGACTTTGATTTGGTTGGTTATATCCCCCATCCGGTGATTAAAGCACCGATGAATGCTTAACTTAAGACCGGACGATATATTTGTAATCGTTGGTCTTAAAACCGTTGAAGGCACTGGCGGCAGCGACAGTGTAAGCGCCGAAGTTTTCGACATAGATCCATTCACCGACGGCGAGTTCGGGCAGTTGTAGGTCTTCACAGATGGTATCCATACTATCGCAAGTGGGGCCAAATAGAACGGACTTGTATCTTTTCCCGTCTCGTTCGTTAAATGGCAAGATTTTGGGTGTATGATGGTCAAAATAGATACAATTAAAAGAACCATACATACCATCATTGAGGTAATAAACGAAAGTCTTGTTTCCGGTCTCCGGGTCAGTCGTATATTTTTTCCCGATGACATTCAGAACCAAAGTGTGGGATGTCTGAACAAAGTATCTTCCGGGTTCGGAGATAAAGCTAATTCCATCGGTGACGGCAGTCGGGAAAAACTCATCGATGCCACGAGTGATTTGTTGGGCGATTTCTTCGAAAGCGGAACGGTTATCACCGGGAAACCCACCTCCGATGTCGATGAGACTAATTTGAATACCTAATTGATGAGCAATCTCGGTGGCTTTTTGACAGTCCCGGAGAGCATTATAAAAGGCTTCGGGAGCACCACAGTTGCTTCCGACATGAAAGCTGAAGCCGATGACATTCAAAGATAGCGTCTTAGCAATTCGGAGGACGGCTTCCACGCCTTCGAGGGAACAGCCGAACTTTTTATTAAATTTGCAGGCGGAGTGGCTGTCATCGACGGCGAGACGGAGCAACAATTTGGCGTAGGGGTGATACAACTTAATTTTGTAGAGTTCTTCTTCACAGTCGAAGGTCATGGAATCAACGTCGTTGGCACGGGCGTATCTTATTTGGGAGGTCATTTTGCAGGGATTAGCGAAGATAATTCGTTCGGGGTCTTGGGTGACTTCGATGACTTGTTTGATTTCGTTTTCACTGGCGCAGTCGAAGTTGGCACCGAGACTGGACAGAGTTTCGATGATAACCGGATTCGGATTGCATTTGATGGCGTAATAAGGTTTGACTTGGGGGAGGAGGGTGATCCATTGAACCCATGCGCGGAGGATTTCTCCGAGGTCGACGATATAAAACGCTTTTTCGCTGACGTTGTCTTGGAGGAAGTCGTCGATGATATCGTAGATGTCGTAGTCACTGCCGTAGTAGCTGACGTTGTATTTTTGGAGGAGTGAGTTGTCGAGACCGGAGGCAGTGGTCATTTATGCGTTTTTTAGAAAGCGCAGAAATAAAAAGAGTTGGATGAGACGATTCGGTCGTTTAATTTATAGAGCAGAAATCATATAACCTAAAAAATTTATGGTGCTATCGATATACATATCACCTGATCCAATGCTTGCATAAAGCGTCTCACCTGCATTCATCTGCACAATTGTTGATGTTGATATATATCCTTCAGACAGTGTATTTCCACTTTTATACGCTCCAAGGAGGAAATCACCATTGTTTTTGAAAATACTAATTACGCTGGTTTGGGCAAATTTTGATCTTGATGTAAAACTAACATAATAAATCCCACTATGAAGTATATATACTCTGTAATCTCCATTACCAGTCACAGTTTCTTTGAATTCTATTCCAAATATATTTCTTACATCAAAAAGATATAATATGTTTTTGGGATATCCAGTATCTGTAGCTGAAGAACTTCTTGTCATGATCCAATAAGGCATTTTAGCAAATACCACTCCAGCCGAGTTTCTTAGAACAGCGGTGTCTGGGGTTGCAGTTGAAGTCATCGCACCACTCGAAACTTTTCCAGAACTGTCAGTGAAAAGATAACCGGCAGATGTTTTATTGCTGATAATCAAGTCTTTTGCTGTGACAGTATTTGCACTTGTATTCACTGTCAGAGAGGTTTGCGTTCCATTGCCAACGGTCAGAGCAGCTGTATTGGTTGTAGAAATACCAACTGTGCCAGTTGTCGAAAGGTTTCCGGTAAGACTTCCACCACTCGTGTTCAACTTTGTGTTTAAAGCAGTGTTGATACTTGCGCCAGTATCGACATAACCAAGCTTTGTTTCTAAAGTTACTGAAGGGACATTTATTTCCACAATATTTTTTTGTGTATCGGTCGCAAGAACATAATTCCCTAACGTAGGTGATAAAGTCAGAGAGCCAGTTATAGTTCCACCACTTGTGTTCAACTTGGCGTTCAAAGCGTTATTGATACTCGAAGATACATCAACATAGCCAAGCTTTGTTTCTAAAGTCGATTGTGATATATTGGTTGAAATAAGTTGCTTTGAGCTGTTTGTGGCAAGAATGTGTGTAGCAGTCGCGATTCCTGTCACAACCACGTTACCAGCTCGTGCAGTGCCAATAACATCAAGAGGATTATCTGGTGTCGCTGTCCCTATTCCTAAATTGCTTCCTGATGGTAAATAGACTCTGGTTCCTGAAGTCGTGAATTGACTTCCAGGGTTGAAATTGTTTCCATTTTGCAACAATGACCCGGTAAAGTTAATACTTCCAGAGACATCTAAAGCGTGTCCTGGATCTGTATTAATACCGACCTGGTTATTTGTATTTACAGTTATAACGTCACTCTCAACACCACCTATAACTCTTGTTAGTTTAAAAGAATGGTCACTACTTGATTTTTGACCCATAGTCCATTCTGCTACAGACAAGCCATTGTGTAAATGATATTTTGCTGCTCCACCTGATGGTGGGTTAACAGACATATAGGACGTTCTGGTCGAACCATAGACATCCAGTTTATAACTTGAGGAAATTGACAAATAATCATATAAATAATTGATCTCAGTGCTAGAAAGTGGTTTATCATAGAAGTATAAACCTCCAATTTTTCCATTAAATTGAGGGTCTCCACCAATTCCAAAATCACGAGAATCACCAACAATAACTCTAGTAATAGTTCTATTAGCAGGAATAGAAGTATAATTTTGAGTAGTAGGGGTGATTTCAAGAACATTATTTACATAAAGATACATAGAACCATTCGCATTTCTGGTAGTGTCATTTATGTCATACTTAAAAACAATTACTTTCCAAGTATTTTGCTCTAAAACATTATTAGCTGAAACATAATTTAAAACTTCACCGTTACCAGTATTTCTGACATAAATTTGAACTCTTGTGCTGGTTAGTTCTCTTAAAAACTGAATATCACCAATAGTCCCTATGGTTGTTCCTGCGATACAATTAAAGATATGTTCATAACTTGCGGCAGTTCCTTCAGGACGAACCAAACAGGCAAAGGTAAATCCCCTATTGGTGTTAATATTGAAGGTCTTAGATGTATTATTTTCAATTGATTGTGTCAGGTCAGTTGCAGAACGAGTAAATTGTGCACTTTTTAGAATATTTACACCTTCTGCTGATGAAACAGTTGGTTGTCTTGAAGAAGTTGCTTGTGAAAAATCATTCCAAGACGAAATATTACCCGAGGCTGGAAGGTCTTGCCAATCAAGGTATATCTTAGAATCAGTTGATGATGGTTTACTTAATCGAGAAACTTGAATATTATTTGCACCGAACGCAGTTGTTTCTAAATTACCTGATATTCTAGTCGAACCGTTAACGTCCAGTTTGTAAATTGTAGAATCGGATACTGAATCTGTATTAATACCGACCTGGTTATTTAATGTATCAACAACCAAAACGTTATTGTTAAGATTGTCTTGAACCAAAAAAGTAGTTGTATCATTTGTTGTCGGCTTGACTGTTAAACCAGTCAGTATTCCAAGTGCGGTAATATTTCCTTGTGTGGCAGTAGTAACAGTTCCGGTTAAATTGCCAGTGACATTTCCAGTTAAATTACCACTAAAAGTTCCTGCTCTGACAGTTCCTGAGCCGACATCTAAAGCAGTTGTTGGATTTACACTATTAATACCAACTCTACTATTAGTAGTATCAACTACGAAGATACCCGTATTTATCTGATTACTGACACTAAAAGTATTGAGACTGTTTGTCGTTGGACGGACAGTTAAACTAGTCAGTGTTCCAAGTGAGGTAATATTTCCTTGTGTGCCGGTATTAACAGTTCCGGTTAAATTGCCAGTAACATTTCCAGTTAAATTACCACTGAATATTGAAGCGGTGACAGTTCCTGAGCCGACATCTAAAGCAGTTGAAGGGTTTGTAACACCAACTCCCAAACGACTACTTCCGACATCAACGGTTAGAAAACTGGTTGTGACAATATTTCTATTTACATCGGTGACCATAACCGCATTGCTTCTGATCCCATTTGATGTCATCTGTATATTCGACCCAAAAACTGCATTTGACAGGACAGTTGCATTTGAAGAGGTGATACTACCAGCCGAAACATTTTGAATCATCGTCAGGTTGGAGCCGATGAGCATACCGTTATAAGTAATGTTCGTCAAAGCATTGACATTCGAAGCTGAGATACTCCCGGCAGATAAACCACCGATTAAAGTGGAGTTTGATGCTATTAAGCGAGAAGCAGAAACATTATTTATCGTTGTCACATTCGACCCGGTCAGCATACCGTTATAAGTGATATTGGTCAAAGCATTGACATTTGAAGTCATAACCGTTGAAGCGGATACATTCTGAAGCATCGTCAGGTTCGAACCAGTCAGAATACCGTTATAAGTAATATTAGTCAAAGCATTGACATTTGAAGTCATAACCGTTGAAGCGGATACATTCTGGAGGAATGTCGAGTTTGATGCAATTAAGCGAGAAGCCGAAACATTATTTATCGTTGTCAGATTAGAACCTAAAAGCATACCGTTATAGGTAATATCAGATAGCACACTTATGTTTGAAGTTGTGACACTCCCGGCAGACAAACCACCGATTAAAGTGGAGTTTGATGCTATTAAGCGAGAAGCAGAAACATTATTTATCGTTGTCAAATTAGATCCAGTCAGCATACCACCATAGGTAATATTGGATAAAGCATTAACATTGGAAGTCAGAACATTCGAAGCAGAGACATTTTGAAGGAATGTCGAATTTGATGCAATTAATGCAGAAGCAGACAAATTACTTGACAAGGTCAGATTCGATCCGGTCAGTATTCCGCCGAAGAAAATATTGTCACCATCGACACCGAGGTTAATCGTAGTCGCTGATCCTGCAACGGTGGCAATGTTCAAAGTCGAGAGTGTCGTTGAAGTTCCGATATCGATTTGGGTGGCCGTTGTTCCAATGGAGAGTGTTCCATTTGTATCAGCTTGAAGAGATGAAGTGACTAAACTGTCAGTCCGGGTCGTTCCAACAACATCCAAAGCTGTGGTCGGATTGGTCTTACCGATACCAATCGCTTCCTGAACGATAAGACTATTGGATGGTGCGGAAAGCAATGAGTAAGTCGAACCAATTGAGACATTGCTACTGACCGCTAAATGACTTCCAGGATTGGTCAGACCAATACCAACATTACTGTCGATAATGGTCACATTCGTTTCACTTGAAGTAAATTGACTTCCACCGTTTCCGATAAACGGAGTTCCATTCGTAAATAGATCACCAGTAAAGTTAATATTCCCAACGACATCTAACTCATACGCAGGATTGGTCGTTCCGATGCCGACATTACTCTGAACAATTAACCCATTCGGTGGTGCGCTGACATTGACGTAGCTGGCACCGATGCCGACATTACCCAAAACGGACAATTTATTGGCGAAAGCCGATGTGCCGATACCGACATTGCCTGACAACGGATTAACGTTCAGTCCAGCATACGGCGAAGACATTCTTGTTTGTTGTTAAATGATAAAAATAATTGGATAATTTTTCAGCAGACTTAAATTCGTTGTTTCAGGTCATTGACTTCATTGGTTAATCTGGATACATCCACCTTCAATTCTTTAATACAATCAATTAGATAAGGGACAATCTTAGCGTATTTGATGCTTTTGAAGCTTTCCATTCCTCCATTGACCCCACCAGAATACTCCGCGACCAGAAGAGGTTCCACTTCTTCGACTTCTTGAGCAAGTAAACCAATATCGGGTTGTCCTTTTCTTCTGCCATTGAACTCGTTGCTATTCCAGCGGAAAGAGACTGGTCTCAAACGCTGAACAAGGTCGATTGAGTTGGAGAGGTCGATAATGTCGGCTTTGAGACGAGAATCGGATGTGTTGGTAGTATCAAAAGCGGAGATATCATTATAGGAATAAAGGTCGCCGTTGCTGACATCAAAACGGAACATATTACTGTTATTATTGGCATTTCGAATATAGATGTTATTTGACCCAGCCCAATAGTTATTGGTTCCGACAGCAAGACGACTCGAGTAGTTGCTGTAGCTACCAATGATTGAAGTCGAGAAGTCGGTGTGGAAGACAGATTTGGGAATACCGTCGGGAATGGCTGGTGTTGAAGTCATAACTCGATTTCCTGTTCCAGTTTCGGCAACCACCACAAATAGCGATAATTCGGGTGCCCAACAAACTGAATTCCACTTATTGTCTGCAGAATAACGAGCTGTCCAATTAATTCCATTGGGACTGGTCATAATTCCAAAAGATGAGACAGCCACAAATAGGGAGAGCTCAGGTGCCCAGCAGACGGACTTCCACTGATAGTTTGTCGCAGAACGCGTTGTCCAATTAATACCATTCGGACTGGTCATGACTCGGTCACCTGTTCCATCATTGGAAACAGCCACAAATAGGGAAAGTTCAGGTGACCAGCAGACTGAATACCACTCATTGTTAGCAGCAGAAGAACGAGCTGTCCAATTAATACCATTTGGACTGGTCATGACACGGTTATCAGTTCCAGTAATTGCAACAGCAACAAATAGGGAGAGCTCAGGTGCCCAGCAGACGGAATACCACGAGTTGTCAGCTGCAGAAGAACGAGTTGTCCAATTAATACCATCCGGACTGGTCATGACTCGGTCGCCTACTCCAGACCAAGCAACAGCCACAAATAATGATAATTCGGGTGCCCAGCAGACTGAATTCCAAGCATAGTTTGCCGCAGAAGAACGCTGTGTCCAATTAATACCATTCGGACTGGTCATGACTGTTCCAGATGTAGAGACAGCCACAAATAGGGAAAGTTCAGGTGCCCAGCAGACGGACTTCCAAAATTTGTTTGTTGTAGCAGAAGAACGAATTGTCCAATTAATACCATTCGGACTGGTCATGACTTGGTTGCCTCCGCCATCATTGGAAACAGCCACGAATAGGGAAAGTTCGGGTGCCCAGCAGACTGAATACCACATATTGTCAGCCGCAGAAGAACGAGTTATCCATGTCGACACTGCTGTTGTTGCAGCAGTTGATGAGAAGGTTGAACGAGTCACCAGTGCATTACCATTCACATGGAATAAGTTTTGTGGAGCACTGGTTCCAATTCCAACATTACTACCAAGGATAAAAACATTGGAAGTGCTTGAGGTTGTGAATTGACTTCCTTGATAAGCAACATTATTATTTAACAATGATCCGTTAAAGTTAATATTCCCAACAACATCCAATGAATTCGTAATTACTTTACCGAGTGTTCTTAGATCACCATTGGTTGTGCTGAATTGTATCATGTTGCTTTGAGTTGCTGAATTGCGGAATATAATTTTGTTAGTGCTGTTCCAAACATTTTGTGCTCCTACTGATAAGCTACCATATAATCTTGCATTATAAGTATTTTTCTTTGAGGTTTGAACAACTGTATTGCGAATGTCAATGTCAGGTATCGCCTCCGAGGTTGCCACACGGTTGTCTGTTCCATTGGCTGAAATAGCAAGTAATAATGATAATTCTGGTGCCCAACAGACTGATATCCATTGTTTGGTTTCCGGCATGCTTCTTAATGTCCAAGTGATACCGTCGAAACTGGTCATAAGTTGATTATCTGATGTATTAACTGCAACCGCAACAAATAAAGACAGTTCAGGTGCCCAAATTACTGATATCCAAGAGTTATTCGCAGCAGAAGAACGAATTGTCCAATTGATACCATCTGGACTGGTCATTACTCTGTTTCCTGTGCCAGAGCTTGAAACTGCAACGAAGAGCGATAATTCAGGTGCCCAACAGACTGACCTCCACTCGTTGTTTGCAGGACTTGTTTGTGTTGTCCAAGTGATAGCATCAGGACTGGTCAATATTTTACCATTAAATGAAACAGCCACAAGTAGTGATGATTCAGGTGAAAATGTTGCACTTGACACAGACTGCCATGTATCTGCAGAAATTGTTCTGGTCGTCCAACTTATTCCATTTGAACTATACATAGCCCTACCTGCTGAAACAGCCACGAATAGAGATAATCCTGATGCCCAACAGACTGACTTCCACTGACTGTTTGCAGGAGTTGTTTGTGAAGTCCAAATAATACCATTAGAACTGGTCATTACACTACCATTAAATGAAACCGCAACAAAGAGCGATAATTCAGGTGCCCAACAGACTGAATTCCAATCATTATTTGCTAGTGCAGGGGAACGTGTCGTCCAAGTGATACCATCCGGACTGGTAGCTACTAAACTACTACCACCTGGATTCGTCTGTGAAACCGCAACAAATATCGCTAATTCAGGTGCCCAACAGACTGACGACCACCATTTGTCGGCAACTGAAACTCGTGATATCCAAGAATTAACTCCTGTGATGGCGGCATTTCTAGAAAATCCTGACATAGAGTATCCAACATTGCTTCCCGTAATAAACATATTGGTTTGATTGCTTGGGGAGACGTAACCTGTATATGATAATGAACCGGTTGAAGTGATATTCCCGGCGACACTCAATGCTGATTGAGGAGTCGAAGTTCCGATTCCAACATTACTCCCAATTATAAATACATTTGAAGTGTTATTCTGTGTCGTAAATTGACTACCCATATATGGCACACCACCCGTAAATAAACCACCAGTAAAGTTAATATCACCAAACACATCTAAAGCCCGTGTCGGGTTCGTTAAACCGATGCCGACATTTCCAGTGTCGGGATTGATTTGTATTCCCGATAATGACATTTGTTTATAAATGATATAAATTTCACGTGCTTGTCTGCGTTGTTTTAACCTTTATTTTGGAGTATTTTAAAGAAAATACCGTAATCTATCAATTATCTACCCGGTAGATAATTAGACAATGGATTTCATGAGGTCAATGATTGTGGAGATCTCTTTTTTCTGTGTTTCGTAGTTAAGCGATCCAAGAAGTTCGACGAGGTATCGATACATCTCCTTCTGGCTAATCTCGTATTTATCAGAAGGAACCGTCTGAATATACTCAGTCAGTTCTTGTAAAAATAACGACAACGGATAACGAGCCTCAAACTTCTTCGGAAGTGCCACCAGTGTGTTCTCAACTTGAAGAAAACGAGCACCCGCGGTAAAAATCTCACCCGTCTCCACACGGCGGCTAAACTCCTCGTAGCTCAAAGACATCTTTTTTAAGTAGGAAAAAATGTCCTTAAAGCATTTTCATTTTTTACTTTTTCAAAATTTGGATTTTAACTCTTAATTTGAGTTTGTCTGATTTAAGACCATAGCTCCAATGAAGAGAAAGTGATGGAAGAACAACTCATTATCAACGAAGTCTATTCCAAATTACGTTCGGGACAGACCTTCAAAAAAGATGAACTTGAAAAGATTGAGTCCCGTTTTGCCAGTTCTGTCGTCTTACAATACTACCTTGGGGTCTATTACGAAAAAACATTTGACCTGGACAAAGCCGAACAACAGTTCTCCAAGTGTCTAAAACTGTGTCCTCTATTTGTTCCACCTTACTTCAATCTGGCGATTTACTACATTTCTCTCGGTCGTTTTTCTGAGGCGGAAAAAAGACTTAACTTTATCTTTCTGCGAAAGACAATTGACCCGACTTCACATAATAAACGCTTACGGATTGATTTGGTTGATAATTTCCGAATCTGTTCTCTGTTGTCTCCCGAGTATCTTCGTCAAAATGAGAAAAGCAAAACTCTCGAACTTTATCAACGGCTAATTCGATATGTCAAAAAAGAGTTGTCTCCTTGTCTCCAAGACAACTACTTCCTTCTCGAAGGTTGGAAGAATGTTTGTTTAGGTGCCGGTAATCTTTTAATGGAAACCTCTCCCGAAGACGCCTTACAGATGTATTATGATGGACTGACATTTTTTAAGTTGAAACCTGGACTTCGTCTGACGATGGAACAAACAGAAGTCCTTCACAGTTTAGAGAAACACTTGGTCACTGCTTACAAAATTACATCCAGTTATGCCCTGAATCCGCCATCTTTACCGATTGATATCAATACTTTGTATGCTCATCAAAATGCAGTTGTTATTCAGGACATTACCGGTCGAAAAGTTCGTTTGGGGTATATCTCTCCGGACTTTAATAAAAATGCAGTTGGATTATTTGTCACTGCTTTACTCAAACACTTCAATCCAAATAAGTTTGAAGTCTTTTGTTATTACAACTGTCAAGATTCCGATGAATACACAGAACTCTTAATGTCGTATCCTGGAGTGACATGGACAAACGTCAGTCATCGACCGATTGCTGAAGTGCGACATCTAATGAGTTCGGTTCATCAACTGGACATTTTAGTCGATTTAATTGCCGGTGGTGCCAATCATTGTTTAGATTTAATTGCAACTGCTCCCGCTCCGATTATCATTAACTATCTGGGTTATCCGGACACAGTGGGTCTGAAAGAATTCACTCATCGGATTGTCGATGCTTGGACGGATCCGCCGAACAAAGCTTCGGATGGGGAGAGTTTGATCCGGATGCCAAGATGTTTTTTGTGCTATACTTTGTTTGAAAATGTTCGATTACCCCCAATTCGTCATCAAAGCTTACATGGTCTGATTCGAGTGGGGATTTTTAATAAAACGACGAAGCATCATCCGGTTGTCCGGAAGGTCTGGAAGATGGTTTTAGAGAAAAATAAACAGGTTGTCTTGTGTCTCAAATTGGGACAAGGACAGACTGAGGCATCCGTTCGTAATCACTTTTACTCTGGATTTCCACAAAAACAATTGCGTTTCTTACCTTTTACTGAGAAACTCGAAGAGTATCTCGACCAATTCAATGACGTTGATATCTGTGCCGATACTTTTCCCTACAATGGAACGACGACGACCTGTTCGAGTTTGGTGATGGGGGTTCCGGTCTTTACGGTGTATCATCCGGAGATTAATCCACATGTCTCGAATGTCTCTGGAAGTCTGATGTTGAATACTTCTTTGGAATTAGAGAAGTATCTGTCTCGGACGGTGGAGGAATACGGTCGGAAGTTGTTGGCTTGGACACGTAATCCGGCTCAAATTGACCGGCAACATTTGCGACAGTTATTTCTTCAGGCGATGCACCCGGTTGAGTTTATGAAGGACTACGAGAATTTGTTATCAAGTCTATTGAAATGAACTGTCCTCCAGAGCGAGAACACGTTGGGTCAATTCTGAGACATTCTTTTTCAAAAGGTCATTTTCAGCCTTTAGTTCCTTGACACACTTAACGAGATAAGGAGCAAGTTTGGCGTAATTGACACTTTTGTAAATTTCTTTTTCGTCATTGATATCTGGGAACTCATTAACCAAAGCCGGTTGAAGTGCTTCGACGTCTTGAGCAATGAAGCCGATATCTTCTTTTCCGGCACGACCGCCATTAACATTGTTGCTGTTCCAACGGAAAGTGACTGGTCGGAGTAAGGAGACGAAATCGAGACCATTGGAGAGGTCATTGATTTCGGTCTTGAGACGTTTATCTGAAGCCAGTGTCGTGTCAAAAGCGGTGATATTGTTGAAGGCGACGATATTTCCATTTGAAACATCAAAGCGGAAACGGTTTGCAGATAACGCAGTGTTGGCAGTAGTGCCATAACGGAAATAGATATTATTGGATGCGACCCAGTAATTGTCTCCGGTGTTGGCACCACCATTGATATACAGAGACCCGTTGGTGTGTTCATGTCCGGTTTTGTTAAAAGAACCATCTGAAAGTCGGAGGGTATCTTTCAGATTGAGATTGCTAGTTCCGATTGTATTTACGACTGTTAGATTTGAAAGTTGCACATCACCAGAAACTTGAACATTGGTTGTATTGACTTTCCCAACATTAATCGAGTTGTCTCCATCTCTCTGAACAATACTCCATGCATTATTCGCCGTCGAAACATTACTACTCATCAAGACGACGGTATCATTGGCCGAAGTGTTTTGACGGATAGTGATATTATTTGTTGCCATTGGAGCTTTAAACTCCAAAAGTGCATTGTCAGTGGAACTGACCCGGAAATAACCAGCGGTATCGTTTCCATTCAAGTTAATTCCAATACCGGCACCATTGGCCGTCACGCCATTACTATTGACGACAATCATTTGGTCGGTCACTTGCAAGTTGGTTGTTTGGATGTAAGTCAATGTTCCAGCAATATTCACGGTATCATTCGCCGCTCCGAGATTAATCGTCGTGGTTCCATCCCCAGTTCCGATATTAATTATTTGTGTTGTAGTTGAAGTTCCGATATCGATTTGAGTGGCCGCGGATGATGTTCCAATCAAGAGTATTCCATTTGTATCAGCTTGAAGAGATGAAGTGACTAAACTATCAGTCCGAGTAGTTCCAACAACATCCAAAGCTGTGGTTGGATTGGTCTTTCCAATTCCAATCGCTTCCTGAACAATCAAACTATTGGATGGTGCGGAAAGCAATGAGTAAGTCGAACCAATCGAGACATTACTATTCACCGCTAACCGACTTCCCGGATTGGTCAAACCAATACCAACATTGCTCCCAACAATGGTCACATTGGAAGTGCTCAAAGTAGTAAATTGACTTCCAACGTAAGGATTGCCTTGATATTTTAGGGTTCCTCTGAAGTCGATATCACCAAGTGCGGTAATGCCTCCAGTTTGTGTATTAAATTGAATAGTGTTGCTGTTATTATTTGGATTCCGGAGATAGATATAATTAGAAGCAGCCCAATAGTTATTAGTTCCGACAGCAAGCCGACTCGAGTAATTACTGTAGCTACCGATGACAGACGTAGAAAAGTCGGTATGGAAGACTGATTTAGGAATACCGTCAGGGATGGCAGGGGTTGAGGTAATCGCGTTATTACCACCTGTCGCAGAATCTGAGACGGCAACGAATAATAAAAGTTCAGGAGCCCAACAAACAGATCGCCAAGTTTTACCAATCCCTGACAGTGATCGTGATACCCAATTAATACCATTGGAACTGGTAATTATACCATCTACAGTATTTGATCCGAAGACAACAAATAAAGACAATTCGGGTGACCAACAGACCGACCTCCAAATATTAGGAACCCCTGAAGAACGTGTTGTCCAATCAATACCATTAGAACTGGTCATAATATTATTATTAGCATCTGCACCACCTGTTCCTCTTACAGTCACAAATAAGGACAATTCGGGTGACCAACAGATTGATAAACACCCATAAACTCCAGGTATAGAACGAGTCGTCCAATTAATACCATCAGAACTGGTCATGATGTTATCCGCGATAGGATTATTTCCAATAGCAACGAATAATGATAGTTCAGGAGCCCAACAGACAGAAGACCAAGATCTATCAAATCCAGAAGTAGAACGTGATATCCAATTGATACCATTGGAACTGGTCATGACGTTATTACCACCTGACGCAGAACTGGAGACGGCAACGAATAATGATAGTTCAGGAGCCCAACAGACAGAAGACCAAGCTTTATCAATTCCAGAAGTAGAACGTGACGTCCAATCGATACCATTGGAACTGGACATGACGTTATTATTACCCGACGCAGAACTTGAGACGGCAACGAATAACGACAGTTCCGGAGCCCAACAGACAGATACCCATTGTCTATCAATTCCAGAAGTAGAACGTGACGTCCAATCGATACCATTGGAACTGGTCATGACGTTATTACCACCTGACGCAGAACTGGAGACGGCAACGAATAACGACAGTTCCGGAGCCCAACAAACAGACCGCCAAGATTTATCAAATCCTGAAGTGGAACGCGGTGACCATGTGCTAACTGCAGTCGCTGCCGCTGTTGATGAAAAAGTTGATCTGGTGACCAAAGCATTCCCATTCACGTGGAATAAGCTTTGTGGAGCACTTGAACCAATACCAACATTACTTCCAGTGATAAATACATTATTACTTCTCGTCGTAAATTGACTTCCAATGTAAGGACTTCCATTCGCCAACAGACTTCCCGTAAAATTCAGGTCACCAACCACGTCCAAGGCCGAAATCGGTGCTGTCGTTCCAATTCCAATTCGTGAGTTCGATCCAACAACAAAGACCGGACTTCCATTATTCAAGACCTGAACGATACTCTGTGTCCGTTCCGTGCCTCGATGGTCAATGACTAAAGCCGACGCGTCATTCGAGGTTTCAACAATATCAAATCGACCTCTTGGAACAGCCAAACCGGCATTGAGAGTGACTTTACCCTGTTCGTCTTGACGAAAGCCTGCAGGAAGATAAGTCTTTAGCACTGGAGTGGTATCCGTCGTCGAAACCGTTGATTTGTAATTGACCGAACCTTGGAGTAAAATCTCATTTCCACTCGAAATCGAACCCAATGACTTCTCCGTCGTTCCGTTGAGATACTTAATCACTACTCTTGAATTGTTGGTCGAATCCACCCGAGCAAAGGCTTTAAAGACGGTGGTCGTGCTGGTCGAGGCATTGGTAATCCGTAGCCAGAGGTCTCCAATAATTGAACCCAGACCACTCTTGGTCATGGCCACGGTATCAACCGGTAAAGATGTCTCCAGTTTGAGATAAAAGTCTTCGTCATTGGTTGGTTTAGTCGCAACCGTTCCGCCAAGAGTGAAATTGTAAGTGACTTCATTCCCAACGTAAAGGTATCTGGCTAATTGTTGAGAAGAGTTATAAGACACAGAAGCCGAGACACCATTGTCCCAGACGAAAATCGGAGCAACACCTTCAACGAAATCAAAACGTTCGGATGTCCAAAGTGCATTGCTGTCATCGAAATACAAACCACCAGTTAAACTCAAGTTTCCTCGAACATACAGATTACTTCCTGTATTGTCTTGACGTAGTGATGCCGGCTGATACGTCTTGAGCACTGGAATGGTTCCGGCGGTGCTGGTTGGGGTGACGTAGTTAATCGCACCTTGGAGGTTAATGGTGCTTCCGGCTTCGATACTTCCCAAAGAACGGTCAGAAGTTCCGTTGAGATATCGAATTAGCACTGCATTCGTCTTTCCCGGGACTGCTTTGGCATAAGCTTTGAAGGTCGAACTGACTTGGGCGTTGCTGATGGTTAACCAGAGGTCGCCGATGACTTGTTCCGTGGTATAGACTGATGAACTTAGAGGCAAATTCGTTTCCAGATTGAGGTAGTAGTCTCCTTCTGTCGAAGGAGGTGAAGTAACGGTGCTTTCAACGATAAAAGAGTAAGTGACTTCGTTACCAATGTAAAGATACTTCGAATTACGTTTTGAAGAATTGTAAGCCAAAGTTGCGGCAGTGATACCATTATCGAAACTATAAACGGGCGCGGTTCCGATGATGTAATCGAATTGTTCAGCGACCCAAATGGCATTATTGTCTGCACTGACGAGTGTTCCACTGAGAGTCAGGTCACCCTGGACATGAAGTTTAGAGTTGGGTGATGTCGTTCCGATACCAATATTACAATCAAGGTTATAAAGAGCCGTCGGAACAGCCGTGAAACCACCAACACCGCCACCACCACTAGAGACAAAGAGGTCATCATTTTTGTATAAGTTTCCAGTAAAGCGGATATCGCCAATTACGTCCAATGCCAGTGTCGGATTTGTCTTCCCGATACCAATTGCTTCCTGGACAATTAGACTATTGGAAGGGGCGGCATTGGAAGCGAAAGCATAACCGATGGACATATTACTACTCACCGCCAAATGACTACCAGGATTGGTTAAACCAATACCGATATTACTGCCAAGAATGAAGACATTGGAGGTGCTGACAGTTGTAAATTGACTTGCAATATAAGGGTTGCCATTACTAAACAAACCACCGGTGAAGTTAATGTTGCCGACCACATCCAATGCACTGGTCGGATTAGTCTTTCCGATACCAATTGCTTCCTCGACAATCAGACTATTAGAAGGAGCAGATAGCGTCGCATAACTCGAACCAATCGAGACATTACTATCGACCGCTAACCGACTTCCGGGGTTGGTTAGACCGATACCGATATTACTGCCAAGAATGAAGACGTTGGAGGTGCTGACAGTGGTGAATTGACTTGCAATATAAGGGTTGCCATTACTAAAAAGACCACCCGTGAAATTGATATTACCGATAACATCTAATGGATAAACAGGGTTGGTCTTTCCAATACCAATTGCTTCCTCGACAATCAGACTATTAGAAGGAGCAGATAACGTCGCATAAGATGAACCGATGGAGACATTACTACTGACCGCCAACCGACTTCCGGGGTTGGTTAGACCGATACCGATATTTGTCAGGGCAATGACATTCGAAACATTCAACTGATCCACATTAATCGCACGATTAGCGTCTCTCTGAACAATTGAAAAAGGTGTGCTACTTATCGACACATTGCTATTCATCAAGACCAATGTGTCATCGACCGTTGGATTGGGACGCATGGTCACCGTCGTTGTGCTATCCGGGGCTTTAAAGACAAAATTACTACCGTCCGATGTGCTAACCCGCATAAAGGCATTACTGTCATTCTCATTTCCGTTAATTAAGAGACCCGCGCCCAGTGAAGTCCTTCCACCCTTATTCAGGATAATGACATTACTATCCACCTGCATATTCGAAGTCTGAACGTAGGTAGTATCACCGGCAATATAAACTTTGTCGCCACTCGAACCGATGGTAATCTCAGTGGGTCCCGCTCCGGTGCCGATGTTGATAAATTTGGTTTGACCCCCATCGACAGCACCGGTGCCGATATTAATCGTATTCGTTTTTCCAGTCGTTCCGATATCAATTGAACCTAAAGTGTCTCTCTCAATCGCGGGCACATTAATCGTCGATCCAAAACGGGCTTGACCTCCAGCGACTTCCAGAACATAAACTCCACCCGGATTGGTCACACCGATACCGACTGCTCCCTCAACAATCAAACTGTTTGACGGTGCTGAGAACTTCGAAGCGTAATTCGAACCGATGGCGATATTACTATAAACCGACAGCCCACTCTTGGGATTGGTTAAACCGATGCCGATAAATCCATTTGAAGTTGAAATACCATCGATCGCACTCGCCGCGGTGGCGGTGTTGTTGTTGTCATCAACCGCAACGACTTTGATATTGTTTCCCGTATCGTCTTTGGTGATCCGCAATGCTGAACCAGACTCATCGGCACTCCCGATTTGGATTTCATTGACGACAATCCGACGTAGAACAACAGTCGAACCAACTCCAACTGAAGTCGCATCGGCAATTTGTAGGTCACCACTCGAACTGACTGACAAAGCCGTTCCACCTAAATTAATGGTTGATCCGGACAAATACAAGTCTCGAAACCGATAATTCGAAGTTCCAAGGTCATAAGTCACACTTGTTTTCGGTGCGATATGACCGTCGACACGAACATTTCCAATCACATCTAAATTACTGCCAGGAGTCGTGGTGCCAATCCCGACGTAGCCGTTTTCTGGATTAACAAAAAGACCACTTTCGAGCACCATTTTTTGAAGCACTCTTTAAACTAAGTATAGAGAAAATTAAGTTATTTTATCCGGCGTAGAAACCGCTCAGAATAATTCTCATCATTAATTTAAAAGATGCACATTGTGATAATTGCCAGTGTTATTATCATAATTACTGTTCTTCTCTTTACAACTTTACAGAGTAGGCAAAGAAGAATTACTGAAAGGTTTGTCGAAAACTCCAGTGACGGTTCCACTGGTTCAACGGGTTCGACGGGTTCAACGGATGCGTGCCCAGTCTGTCCTGGTTCAACTGCTGTCCCAGCTGTAGCTGGTGTAAGTGTAAGTTCAGCGGTGGCGGTTCGTCCAGCGGCAAGTGCCGAAAAAGAATTAGCGAATGTTGTTCAAAATACACAGACCATTTTATCTTCAAATACGAAAGAACTTCTGGATGGTTCAGTGACAGCAGTTAAACTTACCGATGGTTCAGTGACTGCATCAAAAATTGTAGATGGTTCAATCACCTCAGATAAATTGATGGATTCGGTCATCACTGGAGAAAAGATTTCAGATAATACAATTACTGCCAATAAATTTTCAGTATTCCCCAGTTGGCATTTAACTCGTAGTATCAAAGCCGGCACCGCCACTGTTGGTGATGCTTCGAATAAAGATATTCTACGATTTTTTGATCAACAGATATTGAAGGGTGGATCGACGTTTGTTAATGACAATGCTGTAAATACGTATCGGATACGCGTTCCATTAAGTGGTCTGTATTTTGTTGGTGTAAGAGTAAGAACGGATACCTCCAATCAAATCACGTTGTCGATTGCGAAAAACTCATCGACCACAACATACAACAGCGATCTAACTTCTTCCAAATCAGGAGACTACATGAATTCCAGACAAACACAAGGTAGTGTCATACAAATGACAACCATTGTCGAATTGTTTGCAAATGAAACCGTCTTTGCCAGTGCAGATGGTGCAGTGGTAGTAGATGACAAGTCCGCTTTTTACGGATATATGATTTCCGGTTTAACCCCTCCTCCTCTACCAGTAGTAAGAACAACACCAGCCACACCAGCTCCGGCTTCTGCACCTGCACCTGCACCTGCACCTGCATCGGCTTCTGCACCTGCACCTGCATCAGCACCTGCATCAGCTCCGGCTCCGGCTCCAGCACCAGCTCCGGCTCCTGCACCAGCTCCGGCTCCCGCTCCAGCAAGACCGACAGTCACTCCGATGTCAGATTTGCAAAACTGTGTTATCAGTGGGGTGTCCGTTCCTGGATGGAAACAATTACCCAATTCTCAGGTATGTATTGCACCAGCTGGTCAGAGATGTTGTAATAAAACTACATACAATGGTCAAGATGCCTGTAATGCTAATTTTGGAGGTTATAATACCGATACCATGAATAATTGGCTCAATGGTTGCATTTATACAAATAAATTAATGGCGAACCAGGCTCTAAAGAATGACCAAACCATTCGTTCAACAAATGGGGAATATGTGCTGATGATGCAAGGAAGTGATGGAAACCCGGTCATATATGCTAGTGGAGGGAGAGTTGTCAAATCTATCTTGCCCGCCAGTGGAGAAGGTGGAAGTTTGTTTATGCAAGCAGACGGTAAATTGATCACTGTCACTAAAAATGGAAACGTAGTTGCATCAATTGATTTAGGATATCAACCAGGTAGCTATGCAGAATTAACAAATGAAGGGAGATTGGTGATTAAAAATCCTCAAGGAAATGTCTTACATACTGTGTAATGCGTATTTAAAAGGACTACATTCTAAATACAAAAATGGTCAATAATTTTCGTTTAGGTCTGGTTGATGATACACTCCGATTTGGGGATTACCACGTCCCCGATTTTTCTTCCATTCCCGAGACAGTCTGTGTCGATGTCGGAACCAATGTCGGAACCTTTATCTTGACCAATCATTCCAGATTTACTCACATTTTTGGATTTGAGGCTTCTTATGAGAACTTTCAGAAGTGCAACGACAATCTCAAATTACGTGGTATCCAGAACACAGTTCTCTTTAATTTGGCCGCGGCTTCAAAGACCGGAGAGTTGGTCAATATTCAGACCCATCTGTCCAAAGACCATGGTTCATGTTCGATTATCAAACACGAACATTGGCATTCAGAGAAATCACATCCGATTCTGAGTATCTCATTTGAAAACGTCTTTAAATTGATTGGAACAGACCATGTTCATTACATGAAATTGGATATTGAAGGTGGAGAGTATGATTTTCTGATGAATAAAGACTTGTCGAAGATTGATTACATTGGTATTGAAATGCATGGTCAAATCGGTGAAAAAAGAAAAGAGCTCCAGGAGTATCTTGAACGGTATTTTGTAGTGATTACGGATTATAATCAAAATTGTCCTTTTGATGAAAATTATGAGGTGTCTCTGATGAACCGGCGTTTGCTTTAAACAAGTTTTCTGATTTTGATTTTTTCTTTTAAATCAAAAATGTCTTTAAGTTGAAAAGTTTTAATTTAAAAAAAATGACCCGCAAGATTGTCGTCTGTTCGTATCCGGAAACGGATTTTGATTTGATGTTAAAATTTCTCAAAGAGACTGAGAAAAAGATTGAGTTACAAGACAAACAATTAATGGAAATCAATAACAAGGTGAATAAAATGGATAGTTTATTTTGGGATTATCTTACCTTGGTAAGTTAATTATTCATCTAAGACTTATTTCTTAGATGAACTGGATACTTTCTTCTTGGACGGAGAAGGCTTTTTGTATTGTATTACCTTCTTAGGTTGAACTTTTCTTGAAGATGTTGGCTCTTTTGGTCTTGGAGTTTTTACCAGCAGCTGCGGGTGCATTACGAGCATTTTACGGTTCGGTTGCTTCCATTTTGATTTAATCACTTAAGCGTAGGAAAACTAAAATTATTTGAAATACCCTTCTATTAGTAGGGTATTAAAGATTTTTAGGGTAAAATTTTAGGTTTCTCTAAGTTATAAGCAAGAAAACTGAATTTAGGGGGGTGGAAGCAACCGAACCATAACAGATTTTATTTAATAAATTAGATCTTGGTTCGGTTGCTTCCATTTTTGATTTACCCACTTAAGCGTAGGAAAACTAAAATTATTTGAAATACCCTTCTAATAGTAGGGTATTAAAGATTTTTAGGGTAAAATTTTAGATTTCTCTAAGTTATAAGCAAGAAAACTGATTTTAGAACTAAAGTGGCCAAGCGAGACAAGATCTAATTTATTAAGTAAAACCCCGTCATGTCTCGCTTGGCCACTTTTTGATTTACCCATTTAAGCGTAGGAAAACTAAAATTATTTGAAATACCCTTCTATTAGTAGGGTATTAAAGATTTTTAGGGTAAAATTTTAGATTTCTCTAAGTTATAAGCAAGAAAACTGATTTTAGAACTAAAGTGGCCAAGCGAGACAAGATCTAATTTATTAAGTAAAACCCCGTCATGTCTCGCTTGGCCACTTTTTGATTTACCCATTTAAGCGTAGGAAAACTAAAATTATTTGAAATACCCTTCTATTAGTAGGGTTTAGAAAAACTTTCCATTATTTTTCACATAACTTATGTGAAAAGTAGTTTAGAGAAAAAAATTAAATTAAAATTAAAAAAAAATTAAAAAGTTCAATAAATTTTTTTTTTCACTTAAAAGGTTTAGTTGTCATCGTCTTCTTCTTTTAGTTCAACCGTTCTCTCCCTCACTTGTATCGGCGTCATTCGCCTGATGAACCATTCAATCTCATCGTTCGGGACTATTCGATAGGTATAAACTCTTTTCCTTACAGTCTTCTCACCCTCTTTAATTTGAGTTCTTGTATCGTCTGTCGTAATAATCTCCCTAATCCCACAATGGTTCTTTAAGATAACCTCCATCATCGTCTTACATTGTGCTCCAGTTTTCGGAGCATCCCCTTTAGTCCCTCTACCATCTACCAGGAATAGGTGATAGAAGTTCTCATGTATATACCTGAACGTTGCTAATTTTCTCATTAGCTGTTCTGATGTAAATGTCGTCCCGTCTTGACTGTTCTTCACCCCTGCAATCTGTGTAAGCAGTCTAACCACGTAGTTCTTCAAGAAATCAATGGCAAAACGTCTTGTTTGAACTTTCACTTCATCTTTGGTTTGCAAAGATGTCTCTTCCTCGATTTGATCCATCACCCTTTGACAATGTTCATTCAAAGACCAAGCTCTCTCCTTCCGAACATTCTGAATGAAAGGATAGAGCTGACGGAAGATAATCTGAAGTTCCGGAAAGCCTAATTCCTTTTCCAAGAAACTCACACGAGGACAATCAAACTCATGACGATATTGAGGGGCAATCTTAGAGAGAACAAACTCTCGATTCAGAGCATCCGTGACGAACTGGTTAATCTCTCCATTGGCCTTCTTCTTCTCCAACTCTTTGACTTGAGACTGAGACAAATTCGGAAGCTCACTCAGTCTTTGTATCTCTTTCTGAAGATGAAGAGTTCGACCAATCTTTCGAAGACGTTTTAAGTTGTCCCATTTATCCCCTCCATTTAATTTCGAAGCCAAAGTGACACCATGACTACAAGCCTTTATCATTGACTCTCTCGAAGGAGTTTGCGATAAAAGGCTTTTTAGTTCATTCTCCAGAGTAATCATCTCTTCCGGTATCTTAGAATGAAGGTCAATCTCGTCGATTTTATCCGGCGGTGTAAGAAGCTCCAATCGAGTTCCAGGAAGAGTTTCCTTTTCATTGAGAGGTTCCGGTCGAAGAAGTTCCAATCTGAGACACTTGTCTTTCTCAACTATCTCCGCTTTGAGCTCGTTTAACTCCTTACTTAAAATCTGAGGGTCAGCTTCCATTTGAGTAATTAAAGCTTGGCCTTCTTTCTTCTGAGCCTTCGTCGAACGACCTTTCTTTTTCTGACCTTCGTAGGGTTCTTGATGAGGAAGATTTCTGAACCCGAGTTCTTTCTCTTCTAAACCTTTGTGTCGATCCAAAGTCTTGAAAATAAGATTCAAGTTCGAAAGAATCGAAGCCGGATGACGATAATCCGGAAATAGTTCCTTCATCTTTCGATAGAACGGAAGATAAGAACGGACTAACTCCTTGTATTTATCCTCCAGATAATAAGGAAGCACTGCTTTCTCCGGATAGAAAGTATATTCGTAAGGAGCTAAATTCAAACATTCATAACCTTGGTCTTTAAAACCGAACCAAAGACAATCGAGGATATCGACTCGGCTCTTATTCAAAGCTAAAATCTGATTTGCGGTCAGCCAAGTCCAACGGTCTTCCAGATTGAGTTCAAAATAACCATTCTGTCCATCCGATTTCCATCTCAAATCATCGGGTTTGACGAAAGAGGTCATAGTCTTGTTCATCTCGGAAAAAAGAGTTCTCTCATCTCGACAAATCTTCTTCAAACTCAAAGGAAGAGAGACTTTACTTATCTCGACAGAGAAATAAACGACTTTATCTCGGAGATGACGAACTCGAGCTAACTGTTGATGAACCTCAGAAGCCGGACACGACATATTGGAGACAAAGAGGAAAGCACAATCGAAATACTCCAAAGAGAAATCACATCCTTGAGTGATAGTCGGAGACATTAAAACGTAGTCATAATTAATCCACGATTCTTCCAGATTGTCTAAAATTTCAGGATGAGGAGTATCCGAATTGTGATAAAGAAATTTCATCTGATGAGCAATCAAAATCGGAACAACCAGATTATCTAATTCCGCCTTGCTGTTCGAGAAAATGACAATCTTCTCAGTTCTCTCTCCTTTCGCTGTCTTCTCCTTGTTCAAAAGAACCTTCTTCTCGAAGAGAGCAATTTGGTCAGGACGGCTTAATCTCTTCGCCTGATAACCCTTCCGAACTTGATACTTCTTGTGATGAAGATAAACTTTCTGACCTGGCATCATCTTTTGTATCATCTCGACTCCGCTTTTGCTTAAATCACCGCAAGCTCCGAGAACAATTTCGGCGTTTCGTAACAGACGTTCGAAATTAGCTTGATTGAAAGCTTGCTTACCACGATGGTTCGGAGAACTGACAAACTGAGATAAAATTCCACTCAGTTCATCGAGAATAATGAGGTCGTATTTCTCTTTCTCAATTAGATGGAGAGATTCAACTTGACAGATGACAAAACGAGCATTAATTTTGGAACTGAAAGTTATTTCTTCGTATTCCATTTTGATCGGAACTCTCTCGTATTTGACATTAAATTTCTTCTTCCCATCCTCAGTTCCAACCTCTTCTAAAATTTCCTGATACGTAAAATCCCCTGTTTCGATAATCTTCTTCTCTTTAACAACCTCTTTGTTGTTTTTGAGGTCAAGATAACTTTCAAAAGGGAAGTCCGGAAAACGTCTCTGATTGTCTTTGGTCAAACTTCTCCGAACCGAGACAATCAACGCCGAAAAATCAGGTTTGTATTTAGAATACTCTTTCATGAACCTTCGGATTTCGTGTGTCTTTCCGGTTCCCATTCCAGCTTTGACTAAAAGAGTGTATTTTTCAAACATCCCGGCAGACCAACCTTTCATCATTTCGTGAAGACGGAAAGCTTTTCCACCCAGATGCTGAGGCTTCTTTGGAGTTCCATCAAAGTCAGTCAGGTCATTTTCTTCGGTAGTCACTTCGACACCTGACGACCATTTGGTATTACAATAATAATCGAAGAGATGTTTGAGTTCAGGAATTAAATCTTGTTCTTCAGTCTCTTTTAATTTCATCAGTTCGTTGTAAATCTCTTCAGTCATCGTCTCCGGTTTCGGATAAGGATTGATTTTACCCAAGTTAATGTAATCTTTCTTTTCATGACCATAACGATTGTCATGGACATCGGATTTTCCACAGAAAAATAAGACATTTAACTTTTCAGTAATCTTGAGAACGGCGCAACCTCTTGGATGAACGACATCGGGAGCGAAAGGGCTCTTTTTACGTAAAACTTCAGTGCAAAGAGGACACTTTTTATCCTGATATTTCTGCATAAAAATAGTTATTGGACTTTCAGAGGTTTTATCGAGCATATCACCAGGAGAATAGAACAATCTGGAGATTTCATTCTTAAAAGCTAACTCTAAAGCCTGGTCATAAAGAAATCGAAGACGATGGTTCTGACTGAACAGAGACACATTCTCCTTAGTGTAATCAATGAAAGGAACTTGATTATTCACAGCATTAAAAGTATCTAAACGAACCGAAGAAGCTAAATTTTGCATTCTTAATAAAAGCTGAGGAGCCTCACCTCGAGGCTTTTTAACTTCTTCATCCTGAACTTCAAGTGTCTGATGGATCGAAGTTGTTTCAGCTTGCGATAAAGTTTCTTCACTCTCTTGAATGAACCCAAGAGGGATATAGCCCAGATTGAGGGAAGGAGTGTAAGAGCCTTCTTTTTCAGCTCGACGACAATAGAAATGTCCATAGCCAAATTTGTTTCTGACGACATATGGATGTTCCGCCTCATGAATTCTTTTTGGAGCGTTGGGATTTCTCTTCCGGTCTTGTTCGGTGCAAACTGAACAGTAAGAAGGAGAACCTCGGATTAGACAGACAATTCCTTCAGTTGAACGGTTATAATCGATGGTAAAATTACCAGCTTTCGTCTCTTCGTTCTGTCTCAAAATCTCTTCTAAGCTCTCAATCCAATCAGAACAAGGAACTCCATTGTCGAATGTCTGACGTTGATCCCTCTGATAGGCATGTTTGATAATCCAGAGAGTTAAATCCCTATCCTGACCCAGATGATAGTTAATCGTAATCAAACTGTCATTCCAGAGTTCCATGTATTTTTCAATTAAAGTCTCATCGGATTTCAAAAATCCGCATTCCTTTAATTTTTTCTGAGTAGGAGACCGGTCATCTCTAATCTCATCAAACTGTTTGGGAGTTAAAACGAGAGGAAAATTAGAAACAATCTCTTCCGGATGAGAAGTATATTTAATTAACTCACCCCCTAATTTCCATTCAGAGAGGATTTTCAGAGCTGGAAGCTGACCACCTTTCTTACATAACTTCGAGTTCCCAGGGAAACGAAACTCTTGATTCGAATGATAGACACCTAAATCGACTTTGAAAAGAGGGTTGTTCTCTTTCATCAAAGAATTAATCTTCCGAGCAAAAATCTCAGCAACTTTGACGGCTTTAATCCAAGTCTGACTTTCAGTATCAAAGTAATCGCGGACGTAGTAAGGAAGAACCAGATGTCGACTATGTTTCCCTTGACGAGAAGCATCCTGAACCTGTATCTCTTCAAAGTTAATCTTAACTCCTAATTCTTCGAAATAAGATTTGATGTTTCGAAGACAGGATTCAAAGTTCTTTTCACCAAACTGAAAATAGTCTTGATTGTCTTGAGGAGTAATCTCCAAATCGAAATAGAGTTTAACCGACTTCTTATCGAGGACGATTTCATAGAAATGACGTTGAGGTTCAGTCAGAAAAGCATTAAAAAAGTTCATTGGGGTGTTAATACCTTTTTCATGAATTAAGAAACGCTTCTTGATTATAAAATCACCAGTTTTCGTGTCTTTCAGACGACAGTTGTTCTCAGAATCAAAAGCATAACAATCCTCACCCCAGACCCATTCCTTAATAGGGTCATAGATTTTAGAGAGAGCTCCATCTCTGGAAGCTAAAAGAGTAGGAAAGATTTGATAAGGTAGGTTCGGATAATCATACTCAGATTTATCACGGAAACGCGGACGTTGGTAGTGAGGAAGACAAACTTTCTTCCGAACTTGAGACTGACTTCGGAACATTTTCTTACATGAAAATTCTTTTAAAGGATTTTAAAATTTTCAAATAATTATTTGAGAAATATTTTCATTTTTTATTAAAATTTTTATTTTCAAATGCAAAATTGAAATTTCAATAAAGTTTAAGGTTTATTTAAAAATAAAACCTTCTAAATGACTGAGGATAAAACTAAAATACATTGTCAGTGTTGTAATCAGGACGTGTCTGCTTCTTGGTGGCAAAAACATCTAAATTCTGTGAAACACAAGACCATCTCAAGAGGGATTATATCTGAGGAGCCTTGTGTTCCAGAGATTGAAAGAACTACTGATTTGCTCGATTGCGATGTTTGTCAGAAAAAGATTCCGAGATGGTATTTCTCTCAACATTGCAAAACTATCAAACATCAGAAAAACTTAGGATTAACCGAAATTAAGATCGAACAACCTCGGAAGATTGAAAAGGTGATATGTGATGTTTGTGGTGGCGAATACAGTCTCATCTCAAAGAGTGCTCATCTAAAAACACACCTCCATAGATGGAAGGCTGGAGAAGCTCCCTTAATCGTAAGGGGTAAGGTCGTGGCTCCAATGTTGGTATAAATTTTTTTCATCACTGGTGAAAAAACTTCATTCTCAAATTACTCAATTGATTTGAAGAGAATTCGGGTCACGGTTTAAAATTGTCCATACGGAAGATGTTCCGTCTTCAAATTTCAAAATTGAAATTTCTTTAAGTTTGAAAAATAAACTTAAAAAGACGATGCTTCGTTTAACTTTTTCGAACGACAACTTTGAGCGACTGCGAAGAATTGTTATCCGATATAACACTAATTTAATCAGCCGGAGGAAACAGATAGAATCCAAAATGTCAAAAGTTGGAAGTATCCCTCTCCCTCAACCAACAACAATTGATGACGAAAATCTGTCAATTGAAATAGATGAAGAGTTGTATCACCGACTTGAACGTATCATCTCCGGTTATAATACAAATCTAAACAAAACCCGAAAGAGGACGAATGTGGTAAAAATATACAAACCTGATTTCATCCTCCCTCCTCCTTCTTAATTACCCCTTCTAAATAACTCTCTCACCAGAGACTTATTTATTCAATCGCCTCCAAGATTTCTTTCTAATCGGTATCACAAGAATAATCGAAGCTCCGAATGTTAAACCCATTAACCTTAATTTGTATTTGTTCTGTTTTATGAATTCAATTAAACAGACACTTTGATTTAAGGGCAATTCGAACAACTGTATTTACAAAATCTGAGAAGAAAATGGAAGATTTTTTCAAGGTCAATAGCACTCCACCTGCATCGCAATATCTAACATCACTGACACGTTCGATGAAATTACGTGGAGTTCAAGACCCAATCGAAATCTTCCGTTCGATAACAGAAACAATCGAAGCTCTGCGTTCAGCTTCCGCGGAGAACGAGAATGCATTTTACTCCCATCTGAAGCGTCTCCGTTTGATTTATGAAAAGTTCGATGATGCGACCAGAACCCAATTGTCTCATTGTGAAGAGACACTCAAACATCAACGACCACCGAAAGTTTCAAAGGTGGAAACTAAAAAGGTGCAACAGATCAAAACAAAGCCGGTCAGAAGTGAGAGCGACAGTGAAGAAAGTCAAACCGATGAAGACGACTTTTCCGAAGCATCTTTCGCTGAGGAAGAAACCGAACAACCTTTTGAGGAACCGTCAAATGAAGTCGTGTTAATGCAATTACAAAAACTGCGAATGAAGGTCGATGCTTTGGAGTTCTCTATTCAAAAACAGAAAGAACGTTTCGACCGAGAACTAACTCACCATAAAACCTATGTTGAGAAACTCGAGCTCTTAATCCGACTGGCCGTTCAAGGTGATAGCAAAGCCATGACCAACGTTCTACTTGATGACTATCTGAATAAAAATGTCAAGTAATTTAAAAATGTCTTCCCCTGCTTCATCAAGGGCTTCATTACCTTCTTTTGACAATTCGTCTTCCAAAGTCGCAAACTGTTTGCGTAAACGTTCCAACTGGGCTCACATCTTACCCGAGCACAAGTTTGACAAGAATACTTTTGACCGAGACGCCGTCTTGTTAGCCATCGAAAAAGGCTCTCCGAAAATGAAGGCGTTGTTGGACAAAATCCGTGAAGTTGATGCGCGTGATACACGCGAACATGGTCGTCGGTTCAAGCACTTTATCTTTAGCGAAGTTCCGGGTGGTTATGGTGCCAAGATTATCGCTTCTTCTCTCTTAGCCTCCGGAATGGTTCCGGTCTATACCGGTGCTAAACATCAAATCAAATCCGACGCTGAACTACTCCGAACGGCTGGGAACAACTTTGCTTTGTTGTGTTCAAATACCGTTTACGGCGAACCTTTGGCAACCAAGACCAAAAAGCAACTCTTTGCTAAATACAATCAACGTCCGGAGAACATTCATGGTGAGCTGATCCGTTTTGCCATTCTCGACAGTGGTTTCAAAGAGGGAGTAGATCTCTTTGATGTCAAATACGTCCATATCTTTGAACCCCAGACGTCTCGGGCTGACCAGAAGCAAGCCATTGGTCGTGCGACTCGGACATGTGGGCAGATGGGTCTGGATTTTCACCCGAAACAAGGTTGGCCGTTGCATGTCTTTGAATACGACGTGGAGATTGATGAAGATGCCGGGCGTGCTTTATCGACCCAGGCCAATTCTCTTTTTGAGTTCTATCTGGAAAACAGCAACATCGATAAGAGAATTCTCGAGTTTGCGGATGAACTGGAGAAATACACGATTATCGGTTCAGTTGATTATAATCTGAATAAGAATGTCCATCGGTTTAAGATTGAGGCGAGTGAAGTCAGTGGTAATGACTTTTGGATGTTTCAATCTGGCGGAGTTGGTTCGGCTGGAAAGAAAAAGGAGATCAAGTGCTCAAGCAAAAAGTGTGGTAAGGTTCGTCCGACCAAAGAAGTTCCGGCTGGACTTCCGGTCATGATTTTAGCCGCGATTGCCAGTGGCAAGACCATCCCGAACATGAAAAGCAAGACCGCAGAGAAGAAGCCTCGTGAGGTCTTCTGCGAGATGCTCAACCGTGACCCGCATTATTGTGAATACGTTCAAATGGCTTTCAATGACCCGGTTCATTTTGCCAAAGCACACCGAAATGTAATTGTTCAAGCCATCACCGATAAAGTCCATCTGAAGTTGCCAACCAGTCCTCGTTCGGCCTTTTTGCGGTTTATCCGGAAGACTTTACCTAAAGAGGCTTCGAAGATTTTGGAAGAAGTCCCGAAGGAAGCGAAGGTCGAAAAGAAAGTCGAGCCGGAAGTCAAACCGGTTGAAGGTATTCCTCCGCCGAGAGAAGGTCTGAGTTTTGTCGGTATGCAAAAGTATATTGCCGATAACTACTCACAATTCACTTGGGACAAGATTACTCTAAAGAATGATTGTGGAACGATTAAGAAGTCTGGTGGTTGCAAGGTTTGTGGAACCGATTGTGCTATCTCGGGTGGAAGTGGTTGTGGTGTCGTTGATTTGATGAAGGGTGGGGCTTCTCTGGTCAAGCTAACTCCAACTCAAAACTTTGTCAAGGAATACTTCACTCCTCAAAACCCAAACAAGGGTCTTTTACTCTGGCACTCCGTCGGAACGGGTAAGACGGCAGCCGCCATTGCCACGGCTTCGACTCATTTCGAGAAAGAAGGCTACACCATTCTTTGGGTGACCCGGACTACATTGAAGAACGACATCTGGAAGAACATGTTTGACCAAGTCGCCAGCACTGTTATCGCCAAGTTAGTCCGGGAAGGAAAGACTATTCCGGCTGACCATACGGAGCGGATGCGGTTGTTGTCGAAGTCGTGGTCAATCCGTCCGATGTCTTACAAACAATTCACCAATTTGATTGAGGGGAAGAACAAGTTGTGTGAGGAATTGGTCAAGAAGAATGGTCAGAAAGACCCTCTTCGGAAAACCTTGTTGATTATCGATGAGGCACACAAGTTGTATGGTGGTGATGACTTGTCTTCAATTGAGCGTCCGAATATGGAAAAGCTGGCGGTGGCTTTGAGACACAGTTATCAGACTTCTGGAGACGAGAGTGTTAAGGTTATGTTGATGACGGCCACACCTTACACCAATGACCCTTTTGAGATGATTAAGTTGATTAATCTGTTTAAGCCGGTCTCGGAGGAGCTCCCGACGAATTACGAGAAATTCGCGGATAAGTTTTTGCATCGGGACACCGGTCATTTTACGAAGAAGGGTAAGATGGTGTATTTGAATGCGATTGCTGGTTTGGTCAGTTACCTGAACCGAGAGAGAGACGCTCGCCAGTTTGCTCAGCCGATGATGCACAAGACCATGATACCTTTAGCGGAGGGAACTGTCGATGAATTGAATGGAAGGTTACTTTATTTGAAAGAAGAAGAACGTTTAATCAAGGCGGATGCGAAGGAAGTCAAAGTCAATGCTAAGGAAGAGATTAAGGGTCTTCGAGCAACGGCGAAGGCCAATGCGATGGGAATGTCACCGGTTCGGAAAGCGGATCTGGCGGTGAATATCAAGCGACAGATTGTGGAGATTAAGAAGAGGGTGAAGGATGAAAGTGATCAGTTCAAGAGGTCTCTGAAAGAGATTTCAGATGAGATTAAGAAGACTAAGCTTCGTCTGGAAAAGGAGAAGAAAGTCAGTCAGTTATCTGTCATCGAAAAGGAGTGCCTTGATAAAGGCGAAGGCGAGGAAATAGAAAGTGTCCCAAGGTCTTCATCGTCCGTCGCAAGTGTTCCGGGTGAAGACAACGTCATTCGTCAGAGACGGTATAAGATGCGGGATGAACACGCGAAATTATTAGAAAAGGTGAAAGACTATCCTAACTTGCAAGATGAAGTGCAAAGGTTGGGAGTATTAACGGCTTCGAAAGATACCGATTTTGCCGATTTCAATCAGCAAAAGAAGGATATTCTGGCTGAATTGAAAGAGAGAAAGAAGGGAGAGAAAGCCGAGAAGAAAGCGAACAAAGAGGCGAAGAAGGCGGAGAAGGAAGAACAGAAACGTCTGAAGGAAGAAAAGAGACTGGAGAAAGAAGAAGAGGGACTGAAGAAATTAGAAGAGCGGAAGGAACTCGCAATGAAGAGAAAACAGACCCGTCTGGAAAAGGCGGAAGCAAAGAAGCAACGGGAATTGGAGAAAGAAGATAAGAAGCGTCAAAAAGCTGAAGCGAAAGCGAGGAAATAATTAATTCTAAGAAGTAATTAAATGAGAACTCTACAATACGATAAACATCTGCACGACGTTTCACATCAGATGATACAAGCGGTCTGTTATAAATTGCAAACGTCGATTCCACGAAAGAATGAAAAAAAGAGTATTTTGTCATCGACTGCGTCAGTCAATCAGACAATTCGTCAGATTTATAGTCGTCCAAGTCATTCACTGATTGAAAATGCATTACTGGACTATAAAAAGGATTTCGAGGAAATCTCGAAGAGACTGGAAGAACAAATCGAGGAACTCGAAGAAGAACCGGAAAAAGACTTGTAATTTTAAATTTTCAGCAATCAAAAAACTGAAAAATTTTTTACGTTTTCTATCTTTTGGAAAGAAGATGATTTTCAAGTTGCATAACCCAAGACCTTGTAGTGATTGTGGTAAAGCGACTGAGACGCATGTTCATTGTAATCTTTGTCAAGAAGGAAAATGGTTGTGTGAAAAGTGTCAGAAGTGTTTTCAGTTAGATTGCAATCATTCACCGAAACATTGGGGTGTCGGTAAGTCGGCTGTTAGGAGTGTTCGTGTTAAGTAAAATATAACATCAATTCATATTATTATGAAATGATAATCTTTTTATTTTGGTGAAAGTTAATTCTCAACTTGCATTTACAATTTTTGTATTTCTTAAAACTAAATGTCAAAGAGTAAATTTGTCGGTAAAGGCACGTACGGCTGTGTCTTCAAACCACCGGTCGAGTGTCCAGATAAAAGTCTGGATAAATCAAAACCAAGTATCGCTAAAGTCTTTTATAGCAAAGAAGAATTCGAGGCAGAACAAAATGAACAAAAACGGGTTCAGAGTATCGATCCTAATTCCCGTTTTTCATTGAAACAATACGACGCCTGTAAAATCAATAAGAAATCTTATCCACCCATGGAATACTCGAAATGTGGTGCAAAATGGGATGTTCGAAATACCTATCAAATCATTTATGAAGATGGTGGAATGAGTTTGCATGATGCAGTTCATAAAAAACATATCCCCCTTCGCTCACTCCTCTTTGGATTTCGAAGCGCCATTCGTGGTCTAATTTATTTGGAAGAATCTAAAATCGTCCACCAAGACATCAAACCTCTAAATATGGTCTATAATCCCGAGACACGTCAGATCCGTCTGATTGATTTTGGTCTGGTTCAACCAATAGAAAGTGTCTATCTCAATGGTTTAATGGATTATACGTATCCGTATTATCCACCGGAATATAATTTGTATAGCTTTTTCTTGGATAAAAATGAATTGAATGAGTTTGAAATAATATTGAGTAGAGACGTGGTTAAATTTAGTGAATACTTTCGGAATACTGAAAAACTTCATTCCAATGTTAATTCATTATTTGAAATCGCAATTATAGATACTCGGAGGAAACTACTTTCTGAAAATCCCAAACTCAAAGACTTTATGAGCACAATGGAATACTGGACATATGAACGTATTGGAGAATTTCAAGAGTATATTAAAAAGGTTTATCTTTTTGTCAAAGGGGCATTTTTGGTTGCCGAAAATCGTTTGAAACGGAAACTAACGGTGTCAGAACGTGTCCCAATCTTAAATAAAATTTTCAGCAAGCACGCCGATAAAATCGATACCTACTCTCTTGGAGTTTCACTCTTAGAAGCTATCTTAAGAATGTATAAAGTCGGCTCAATTAAAGCAACTGATATCACCCCGGAACTACTTCAACTCATTCACGGTATGACGAACTATAATCCAGAAAAGAGATACACTCCAAAGCAAGCACTTCGTGCTCTGCAAAAAGTGCTCTTAGTCCAAGAAAAAGCTCCCGGCTTTCGGAAGTCTCCAAAGGTCGTCAATAGCGTGGATCCAGAAGCCCGTGCTATTTTTGATCAGATGTTTAAAGCTCCCACCCCGAAGAAGAAATCGTCAATTGACCACTCCGTTGTTAGCCCACCTCGCCCCAAGTCATCGCCTTCGCCATCGAAATCTTCGGTTTCTTCATCACTACCTTCCAAACCTTCAGTGTCATCGAAACCTTCAGTCTCATCGAAACCTTCAGTCTCATCGAAACCTTCAGTGTCATCGAAACCTTCAGTTTCGTCATCGAAATCAAAGAGTTCGAAGAAATCAACCAAGCCCCGTGACGTTCTGGCTGAGATGGGTATCTTCCAATGCAAACCACAAGAAAAATCAAAGAAGTAAGCTCTTCGCTTATTTTGTCTTATTAGATTAAATCATGCGTTCTTTCGCTCCGTATATCACTTTTTTTACCCTCTTCATGGTTGTTATTTTGACCCTTCAGTTTCTTAAGATTTCCGGTGAAGACGAACAAACCGCTCGTGTTGTCATCGACTTTTTCACTGCCGGAAATGGCTCCAAGAACTACATCATCGACCCATCCAAAGTCATGACCATCCAAGGCTTTTCCGTTCCCAGTGCCAAAGACAAGATGTGGTCAGGCTACGTCGAAGACCCGAACCTTGCCACCGTCGATGGAACCGCCACGGGTCCCCGTGCCATGGCTTCAATGGCTTTTAACAAGAGCAGTCCCGAGTGCTGTCCCAGTCCTTATACCACCGACCGTGGTTGTGTTTGTTTGACTGACGAGCAAAAGAACTGGCTGGGTTCTCGGGGAAATAATAAGACCGTCAGAGACAATCTGATGTTCTAAAAAAAAGAAAATGTTTTTGTTTTTTATTTGATGTATTTTTTTACAGATACATGTGATTGAGCGAGACCTTCATTTTGTTCGCCGAACTCGACTTCTGTTTGGCCAGAATTTTCTTGACGATTTCTTCATTCAACTCAAACGGCGACGTTCTCGGCAAAGTCTCGAGTGTATCGTCCTCGTAACTCGAAGTCGCCGGCAAGAGACGACGTAGATTAAGCGTCGAGTAGATATACTCCAGTCCTCGACGTAGATTACGAACACCGGCTTCTTCCGAGACTTCTTGAATGACGGTCTTGATACAACGGTCATCGAGTAGAACGTCAGTCGAAGTGAAAGCCATCTGTTTCTCCAAACTCGGCATCAAGTGTCGTTGAGCAATCGCGACCTTGTCCTCAACCGTATAGTCATCGGCGTTGATACAAGTAATTCGGTCGCGCAAGATGGGATTGACTTCTTCGATATCGTTAAAGGTGAAGACGATGATACACCGAGACAGGTCAATTGGGACATCGGCGAAATACTTGTCCTGGAAATGGTCATTCTGTCCCGGGTCGGTTAGATGGATGAGAATGTTGATGATTTCTTGACCATGACGAGTATCACTGACTTTGTCAAGTTCGTCAAAATACAAGATCGGGTTCATACAGCCAGCGGTCATTAAGACATCGACAATTCGGCCATAGATACTTCCAACGTAAGTCTGACTATGACCGACAAGGAAGCTTCCATCACTGGCACCACCGAGAGGAATGAAGGCAAAGGGAATATCAAGAGCCTTGCAGATACCGTCCTTAACCAAAGTCGTCTTTCCGACACCGGGCTTACCGTGAATACCGATGACGCTACCTTTGGACTGGGGATTGACAATCCATTGGGCGAGGTATCGAATGAATTGGTCTTTGGCTTGGCGATGACCATAAACAGTGTCATCGAGAAGGGACTTGGTTTTGCCGAGAAAGTCAGCGACTTCGACGGGATTGGGACGAGACTGTGTCTCGGTGTTTTGGATGAGGGAGATACCACGATACTTTCCGAAGGGAATTCGGCATAGACTGTCCATCCAGGCGGAGAGTTTATAGTATTCGTCGGAGGTGTCAGACATACTTGACATATAGTTGAGTTTGCGGATGGCGACGGCTTTGACTTTGTCATCGATATCGGACATCAAGAGTTTGAAACGGTTGGGGATATCGACTTTGTTTTGAGACAATACCGCCTTTTCGGCGTTGGCAATTTTGAGTTTATCGGAAGCCGATAACTTACGGTAATAACGAAACTCGTCATCATCATAGTCTTTCGAAGCCGGGTTGGTGATACGGGAAGCTCCCGAGTTGCTTTTGGCTTTTTTGGAGGCTGGGACATCTTCTTCTTCGCTGTCGTCAGTCTCGTTTTCTTCGTCGTTTTCGTCGTCTTCCTCAGTATTACGTTTCGAACCGGATTTACGAGCGCCGTGAACGATAACGATAGGGTGTTGGAATAGGAAGCGCAAGTCGGTCGGAACAGAATTGTCTTCGTCTTCCGTAGTCTTGACGAGTTCGTTTTCATCCAAGTCTTCTTCGTTGTCGTCGTCTTCGTCTTCGTCGTCTTCGTCCTGAGAAGGAATGTAGTCGGGGTCTTCAGAACTGTTGTCATCAATGATGTCGTTTTCGATTTCTGGCTCGATATCCATTTCTGGATTGGGTTCGAGAGTATCGAGACCAGTTTGGGTTTCGACGTCTCGGAACTCGAGTTTGTTCTTGAGTTCGGAATACTTGGCGAGGTCGCTACGAGTGATCATTGTGTGAGGCGAAGGTTTTTTCATAAAAGAAGTTCAAATTTCACGAAATAAAAAAGAGAATTGTGTTTAAGTAGAATTAGACAGTTGAATCGTAAATATCTTTAATTTCAGTTGCAGTTAGAACTTTGTCATACATTCTAAAATCGTCGAGTAGTGTTCCGCTTACCAGATTGAAAGCTGCAGTAGTCTCATTTTGACCCGCACCAATACGAAGATTATGCAAGCTATTTTGATTATACATCCTATCTAAGGCAGTAGTGGTGTATAATTCACCATTAATATAAACTTTTGCGTTACCTGTACTTACTGAGTTTGTTAGAGTAACACAGACGTGTGTCCATGCTCCTAAACCACCAAAGGTTGTATATATATCCGTGATACCCTGCCATCCTGTTCCGTTTCCTGTCCAAAATTCTAAGTTATTTTTGTTAATGTATAATATCCAACCATTGAAACTACTACCATCTCTACACGATGCAATCGCCTGAATAGCTGTATTACTACTCACGGGTTTAATCCAAACAGCGATAGTCATATTTGCAGGGGAGAACTTTCCATCATTCGTAATTTGAAAGTTATTGCTACCTGAAAACGAGACACTGTGTGTTCCGACCTTCTTATCGGTGCTATCGTAAGTCATTGTTCCAGAAGGGGTTAAATCGTTATTCCGTGAAAGGTCATTGGGATTATTGTCAAATTTCCACCATGCAATAATTGAGGAGAGTGATGATGTATCAGACAGATTCGTGTCATAGTTCAATTTTACAGAGTATCTTCTAAAGATATCACTACCTGAGAAAGTAATAGTCTCTCCAATTGTTGAAGAAGTTATATCTATAGAAGGAGTATGATAGACACTGTCTTCTTCTGAGGTTGTAGTATCAAAAGAGATAACACCGGTGTTGCTGGTAGTCGAAGTTCCATCTTTCCATCCAAAACAGTAAAATCCGGTCTTAATCACATTTGAACCAGACACTAAACCGAATGAATATCGATATGTTCCGGAAGCACTGATTGTTCGAGTTGTTCCAATAGCTTGCAATTTTAAGACTTTGGTACCATTCGTTTCGAATAATAGTGGAGTAATACTTTTTGAGGTGCTTATTAAAGTAGTAAAACTCCAATTAGTGAGTGTTTTACCAATTAAACCAGTCAGTGGTTTTGCGATGACATAGATTGATTGATTTGTATCAGTCGTATCTCTTATCGATACACCCCAATCAATTGATGGTGTCAATTTATAACGACCGGAATAAGCATCATAAATGGCATTAATTTCACTGTCATTGAGTAAACGATTGTAAGTTAAGAAAAGTGATATCTTACCCCAGTATTGAGAGTGTGTGCTCATAGTTATAACATCATTATGAAATCCACCAATACTGGCAAAACCAACAGAGAGATTGACCGCAGTTGTATCTGTAATTCTTGAGACTACATTTGCACCATTATACATAAATTCAAATTGAGGAGATGAATTTGAGAGCCGGAAGGTCATCATATTGTATTTAGATGACGAGTCATCAACGTCTGTTATTGGGAAGGTTTTTATCGTAGAATTATTGGCATATTGACTGGCTCGAAAAGATGATGGATAAAATGCACCAAGATTATTTGTGTTAGTATCTATGATAATATGATGAGCAACAGAACCCGTAGCTCGAATCAGAGTTCGATAAAGATTTGTTGCACTATTCATCGCACAGAAGACAATGATTGTCATATTTGTTGGTGCAGTGCTCGGCACATTGGCTAAAGCATTACTGACAATTCTCTTCGCAACACCGTTGGTTGAATTAAAATCCATCCGTCGAATACCATCTGTATCGGTTCCATAAGCACCAGAATTAATTGTGAAATCATTTCCATTTCCGGAAAGGTCTTTCCAGGTCGTTCCACTGGTATGTTGATAAGCATCCAAATGTAAAATCAAACCATTGGTCACGGGTAAAATGTCTTGCGTCTCGGAAAGAATCTGAATATCCGGATAAGAGATCGCTTCTTTGAAAATCATGGCATTGTATAGTTCACCATTGAGATATTCAGAGTTTCCGGATGATGCAACCCCGATGTATTGAGTTCCGGTAGCAGTCGTCCCTCCAGAAGAAGCCTTTGCATTATTCAAAGAACCCGTTGTAAATGATTTGATGATGCCATTACGATGCACACCGTCGTATCTTGCAACAACATAAGCATTATCAGGCGTGGTTGTTCCTCCAAATTCGAAATCATTATTCAACCAATAATTACGATAAGCGGAATTAACTCCTGCAGTTCTTAAACTGTTTGATTGATTATTGCTACTTGACCCAGCAGAAATAAATGTTCCACTTGATTTATTCGTAATTGAACCATGTTTGAAAATAAATGTATAAGGGGCATTCAAAGTTCCAACTGGAACTGTCCCGCTTGGAATAGTAAGGAATTTATTCGTCGCAAAATTAACTTTGTAGGCCGGAGATGAATGTAATGCAAACCGTAAATAATTATAGATTCCAGTGATTTGGTTTCGAGACAATGGAGTGTCCCAGAAGTATAAACCTCCAATTTTTCCATTAAATTGAGGGTCTCCAGTAGCTATAAAATCCCGACCATCCCCTACAATTACTCTACTAATCGTTCTATTTGCAGGGACAGAACTATATGTTTCAGTGTGTATTGATGTTGTCTGAACCGTGTCATTTACATACAAATACATCGAACCGTTTGCATTTCTTGTGGTATCATTTTTGTCGTATTTGAAAACGATAACTTTCCAAGTATTTGTTTCTAAAACATTATCAGGTGAAACATAATTTAATTCTGAACCATCATTCGTATTTCTTAAATAAACTTGAATACGATTACTCGTTTCAAACCTAAGAAACTGAATATCACCTATCGTCCCAATAGTAGTTCCCGCTATGCAGTTGAAGATGTGTTCATAAGTAACGACAGTTCCTTCAGGACGAACCAGACAAGCGAAGGTAAAACCGCCGTTAGTATTAATATTATAAGTTGTTGATGTATTGTTCTCAAGTGTTTGTGTCAGATCAGTATTCGACGCAGAACGAGTAAATTGAGCAGTTCTTTGACCATTAATACCTCCATTTGCAGAAATAGTCGGTTGTCTTGAGACAACGTCTTGACTAAAATTGTTCCAATTAGTGATATTTCCACTAGCTGGCAAATCATTCCAATCCAAATAAATTTTTGAATTGCTTAGAGGAGGCTTTTCGACTTCTTCCACAAATGGTTGCGAACCATTTGTTGCTTGTGTCGCATTATTGCCATTCCCTGACTGGTCATACCATGTCTGGACAAAACCAGTATCCGTTCCCAACCACGATGCAAGACTTGTCCCCGCCGAATTGGTCAGATTTCCAATTGCATCCGCATAGAAATCATCTGTAGTAGATACCCCCTTACGTATTCTTAAGACCGCACCTGTATATGTATTGGTTAATAAGACAGTGCTATAAGCTCCATTGCAGGCTACTCGGGTCAATGAACTACATTGGTCGAGTAGCGGTGTCATCATGTATTTTTGCGCTGTAATCATCTTCGCACTTGTTAGAGAAGTATCATACAACATAGCACCATAGAAATCGAAATTGTAATAAGCGGATGCAAATGAAGAGTATCCAAAAGTCACATCTGAACCAGAAGTAGTGTTAACACTAGTTGAAGTCGCGACGCTGGCAACGACATTTGTCATTGAATATCCATCAACAGTGGTTGTGATATCATTAATGGTTCCCCCAGTTAAATTCCAGACACCAACATGTGATCCCCGATTGAAATTGAATGGGACAAGTGTGTTATTTCGAACGGCTGCTCCTGAAGATGCATTTGCAACAAGAGAATGAGAGGTAGCCTCTGGTTCCGATCTGAGACTCCATCTCCATGTTGTTCCTCCACTGCTATCCGTTCCATAAGAACCGTAAATGTCTCCATACAGATTTTGTGGATTGTTCGGATTTGCAGTAAATTCCATCAAAGCAGTTCTTCGAGTTGTTCCAGTCACCCCTTTGTATCCAGATATACTCATTGAAGTCGAACGAGCACTGGAAAAGACAATACAGTTTCGAGACACGTCATAAATTGGCTGATTGGCATCAGTCGATTGTGTTAAATGCCGATTATTACCACTTTGGTCATACAAAGTCGTGACATAAGCGACTGATGAACCCAGCCACTTTTCAAGTGTATCTCCGGCACCGTTGGCTTGTGTCGTCAGAGAACCAGAGATATGAGAGTAGAAGTCTTCTTCAACGTTATCAGCGCTTCGACGAATTCGAATAACAGCACCGGTATAATTGGGGTTCATATAAAATGTTCCCATTGCAAATTGTGTATTGGAAGTCAGAGCAACATCACCAAACATTGTTGGTGCAGAACTAATGTATCGAACAATGACGACACCAGAACCTCCCGCTCCACCATTTGCTGCCGCTCCACCGGATCCACCACCACCACCGGTGTTTGCGGTTCCAGCGGTTCCAGCACCATTACTTCCTCCACCTGAACCACCACCTCCACTTCCTCCACTTCCTCCTCCACCACTATTACGCCAATTACCACCGCCACCACCACCGCCGTATCGTGTTGCAGTTCCTGTAATCGAGACTAATGCTCCAATCCCTCCACTTGCGGTATCGTTTCCATTTGCACCGGGACCTCCTGCACCACCACCTCCACCACCACGTTCCGTAAGGGTTATTGTGTTTGAACCTGCTCCAGGATATCCAACTTGAATGGGTAGAATTCCATAATACAAAAACTCATGCATGGTGGTTAATTCAGTATCACTCAACGCTCGGTCATAGACATACAGAGCACCGATGTCTCCATTGAAATATTGAGTGCTGGTTCCACTAAAATTACGCCCGATATATGATTGAGTTACGGTTCGATTGGTGACATCAGTGGTTAAAGCGTTTGAATTATCGGTAATGGAGACATTATTTACAATAATCTCTCGTTTTTTGGATGAATGAGTATATCGAAACGCATAAACTCTCCAAACGTTCTGATTGATTTTACCACCTGTTAAAGCAAAACTAAGATTTGTCCCAGAATAAATCGCAAATTCAAATTCAGCGTTTGTGCTATTACGACTAATCATCACACTATCATTCCCAGCTCCGGTTGAAAAATCAATCAGGCGTTCATAACTGGTTGCAGTTCCTGTAAATCTTGCTAAGACAATGCAAGTAAATCCACCGTTTGTTGCAATCTGCAAGGATTTTCTTCCACCATTGACGAAGTGAGAATTTGCTTGAGTAAAAGAGACAAACGGAATATTATTCAAACCACCAAATGACTTATATACCGGGCGATTTGCATCTGTTTCTTGAGTGAAACCATTCCAGAAAGAGACTTTTGAATCATTGACCAAATTGCGTAAATGATTAAAATGCAAGTTGGTCATTAAATTTTTCGAATAATCTGAAAACACATTGGTATAAGATGGATATACATTCGATGGATATACATCAATAATTCCACCACCTCTTGTGGTAGAAGTTGAATTTGCATATGCACCACCTCCACCCGAACCACCTGAAAAAACAAGATTCCCCCCCCTGTTTCCACCTCCACCCCCCGGGACAGAGAAATCTCCAAAAGATGACGCACCTCCATTTGTCGCATTCGCAGAAGATATAGCTCCGGTTCCACCAGAACCAACAACAATAGTTGTATTTCCTGGAGAAACTGTTGTTATAAATCTTCTAACTCCACCGCCACCACCGCCACCACCTGCATCTCTTCCACCACCACCTCCTCCACCGACTAAAAGAACTTCAACAGCACCACCTTTTGTCACTGTAAATGTCCCATCCGAATCGAAACGATGAACTGTATAAGTGACTCCATTAGAGGTAAAAGTCGAGGTCGTCCCACCAGTCGCCGTGACATACGAAACCGAGACACCCTTTGATTTCCCCCGAAAGACCAGAATCCCAATTGAGTTCCCTCGATTGGGAATATCAGCAACCCCAGCCGTAAAACCAGTCAATGCATCTTGAAAATACTCGTCCAAACCGATTGGAATGGTTCCCCCAAAGACATCTTGCAAGTCCTTGAATGATATTGCCCCCGAACTCGGCACTGATGTTGCCATCAACGTTGGTAGTCTTCTTTGTTTTGATACATATAAAAATGTATTTTGATTAAACCAATACACGATAGTTTCTCTTGCCAAGTGTAGTTAAACTACTTAAAGCTCAACAAGCAATAGAATGTAGTTTCCATTCGCTCATATGTATAGTGTCAAGTCGATTACACCCTTTAGCAAGCTCTGCTCGAAGGACAAGAAGGCTCTCGATGTCGCTTACGAGTCGGCTCTTCAAAGCGACTTTGCCTCCGCTCTGCGTCTCGGGGCTTGTATCAAACACTCCAAGCAATATCTTTTTCGGGGCTAACTTTCATGAAACCCGATTCGGTGGCATCTGTTATAAAAGTTGTCATGCCGAAATGAATGCTCTGATGCAATACCTACGTGTTGAATATGGAACTGCTTCACTCACCGCCAAACCCAAACAACTACGAGACCATCCAACGATTTATGTTGTTCGTCTGATGCGTTCGACGAAAGGATTACCTCCTGGACAGTCGGTGTGGATGGGGAACTCGAAACCCTGTGGTAATTGTCAAAAATACCTTTCCAAGTTTGGCTTTAAAAAAATAAAATACACTGACATCATCGATGGGGTCAATGTTTTAATCGAAATGGAACTTTCAACTTGAAAGTCCGAATTCTTTTTCTCTCTTTACACTCGCTTGTATTCACCCTTGACTTTGACATAACGGCCTCCACGACTACCGAGATAAACACACCGTTCCTTGCCATAAGCGACGACTTTCTCAGAGGTCTTTTTCTTACCTCCGGTAGATTTTACTTGCTTTTTCTTGCTCTTTCGTTTGCCACCTGAAGTCGCACCAGTTTCTTTGCATAATGCCTTAGATTTGTTTGATACATAATTTAAGCAAGTTTGAAGTGCTTTCTCGTTATCAATCTTACCAGCATCGTCGATGTAAAGTTGTGTAATTAAATCTGAAAGAGCATCAGACAAATTATTGAATTTCTCGTCGATTTTTTCAGGGAATTCACCTTCTAAATTTTTAATAAGTTGTAATAGTGTCTCATTTAGATTTTCTACAGTTGTAATTACATCATCGTATGAAACATTACCTTCACGAGCTTTATCAATATAATCTTTTAATATAGAAATTTTTAGTAAAGTATTCTGCATCTGTTCCAAATGACTAGTTACATTCGCATTTGGTGATTTAATCTTTTTATTATATTCCTCTCGTAGGTCTTTTGAACTAAGTGATAGTTTTTTTATCGCATTGATCATCCTTAACCTTTGAAAAATAGGGGCACAATCAGTAGATTGAATTAAACTTTGAGAAATGCCAGGATCACTAAAATTCATTTTAGATACTAAAAGATTAAATAATTTAAAGCCACTATTGGATTAAAATGAATGAAATGCCGACTATCCTCCACATCGCCAGCAACTTCGTCGATGGCACCGGTAAATACCATTCCGACCTTCAAAAAGTCTTCCCAGAATACACTCACCTCTATACTCCCTGGTCAGAAATCGGAAGCAAGTTTCAGCAAGTTCGCGAAAAGTTGTGTCTAGTCCACATCCACTGTCCTCCCGAATGGAACACTCCTAATTTTGCCCGGTTCTTACGAGACGTCCGAACGGCGATGTCTCACGTTAAAATCTACATTACCATCCATGACTACATGTGGATTAATCCGCGGAATCCAACTCCGATTCTGGAAGAAGGGATTGAACCCATCTGGGAACGTCGTTTAAAGGACACTCTGACTATCTTTGATTGTGCAAATAAAGTTATCTTCCCCTCCGAGACCACTCTTCGTAATTACAAAAAATACCTTAAAAATTCTATTCCCAACGCCATCGTCGTTCCTCACTGCGACCTCCCTTGTCTGACCAATTTTGAATACATCCCTCCGATTGTCGATGAAACAATTAATGTCGCTTTTGTCGGTCACATGTTACCTCATAAAGGTTCGGGGGTCTTTTGTAAATTGTCCAAGAGTTTGACCGAGTATCGTGGGAAGAAAATAAAGTTTCATGTCTTTGGTTTGGCGATGACCGAAGAGATCCACGAAGGACTGGTCTTACACGGAAAATACAAAGAAGACGAGCTGACCAGTCTTTTCCGAAAACACAATATCCATGTCGCTTGTCTCCTGAGTTTGGCCGAAGAGACTTACTGCTACACTGCAACTTTAGCCGTCAATACCGGAGCGGTGCTGGTCTTTATGTGTCGAGGAGCGTTGCTTGACCGTTTCTTTAGAGAGCAAGGTCGGTTTTTCCCTTTACACTCTGCCAGTTTCGGTTCGGCAAAAGTCGTTCTATCCCAGGCTTTGGATTACGTAATCGCAAATGCGAAAGAAAATCAAGATCAGAACCAAGTTCTCTCGATTGTTAAAAATGATTGGTATGCGAACCACTATTCGCATTGACGACAGACCGGACACGTGTTCCCACTACTCGTTTGAAACCAAGTCAAAATACAGTTCGTATGGAATGTATGTCCGCAGATCAAGTCTTTCCAGAGAGTTCCATTTTCTGCAACGTCTAAACAGATAGCACAAGAAGGAAGCTCTTCGGTTGGCAGATTATAAATTCGAATTGAGTAATCGGTTGAGTTATTCTCAATCGATGGAACTGTCTCTAATGATGTCTCACTTTCTTGACTTTCATTCGAGTTGATGGATGGAAAGATTGAGATCGCACTCGAAATCAACACAATTCCAAATAATCCCAAAGCGACAATCACATAGACCACAATCATGGTAATGAAGAGGTCTAATTCACAGGAGAGACTTTTGGTAAATCCATTAAATTTACATGCGACCAGGTAGCAACCGGAGACAAAGGCAGTCGTTTTACAGATATTTTTAATTTTGTATCGTTGAGGCCAGTATTGATTGTGCCAGGTCTCGTAGGTGTGAGTATTTTCAAAAAATCGACCTCGATTCCGAAAAGCGACAACGAAAGAATGAAGACATGCAATCCGAAAGACGGTAAAAGACGACAAGACAATTAGGTAACCGTATGTGACTGGATTTTTTATATTGTCAGGATTGTCAGCCACAACCGCTCCACCGATACAGAGTAAAACCGATTGGTAGACATTACTGATAAACAATTTGGCTAAATAATCGAAATCGAAGAAGACTGTTTGCATTGAAGACGAAATTAGTTCCTTTTTACTACGAGGGAAATTCAAATTTCTTACTTCTGAAAACGCTTACAGACTGACAAAGATTCAAAACCGATGAACCATAATAAACACCAAGCAAAGGCTATGGCCAGGATAACTACAACTGGAAAAGTTAATCGGTCGGCTTCCCGATACTTTGCAAAGTCAGAGACATCACTATAGTAATACCAAATTAAGAATAAATTTAAAACAGCCAAACTCCATGCAACGATAGAACCACAACTATACATTTACTCTTTAAATAGTATTTAATTGTCGGAACTGTTATTCTCCAGTTCCCAAACGAATAAAACTGGTGAATAGATTGAGTAAATCCAAATACAATCCTACTGCAGTATGAACGACACTTGGGTTCTGACGGGTCAGCATCTGATTCGTATCAAAAGCGACAAAGATGGAAAACAAGACAATGGTGATAATGACAATCGTTTTTTTCGTTTCTTCAGTCACCGGAATAACAAACGTCGTAATCAGTGTTGCCACAATCAATCCAAGTAAAGCCATCAATAGACCAAAGCCAAGAAAGCCAATGTCAATTCCCGCCGAGGCTAAAGCGTATCCAAGTAATGACATACTGACAAAAACACCCAAGACCGAATACAAAGCGGAACGGATGACAGTGTCGCCAATTCGGGAAGAAGCGGCGATACTCAGAAGACCGAGTATCATCGAGAAGATAGTAAATAAGACAATTCGGAAGAAGGTCGGGAGAGGAGCCAAAGTCATTAAAAGTAGAACACCAAAGGACAAAATGATCCAAAGTAAAAAGCTTTTCGAAAGACGTTGGTAAAGCTCTTGATTCTTCCGTAACAGACCAACGACCATGGAAGTGATGGCCATCTGAACCGCTAAGAGGAGATAGACATTCAAAACGAACCCGCCTTTATTTTTGAAATTCATTTGATTGTTATGAAAGATTATTTGCCGCGTCCTCTTTTTCTTTTTGACGTTCTCTTTCACGTTCTTCCGCCTTTCGTTTATTCTCTTCCTCTCTCCGTTTAATCTCGGTGAAATACTCACTGATGACACGAATTGAGCTGGCCATATCTGAAAGAGACCCCGACATTGCAGTCAGTTGGGTTGTGTCTAAAACTTGACTGGGAACTTTACTCTGGAGTTTATCGATGGTATCAACAAAAGGTTCTTTGACCCGACTTTGGCGTGTAAAGCGATAGAGCAACCAAGTCACCAAAGCAATCGACAATAAGGTAATGGTTAAATTTGTCAGGTCATCGTTATTGGGGGATGGGATGAACATTTTCTTTACTTAATGTAAATAAAATGGTGCACGTAGAAAAACAAGGAGAGATTACTTTTGTCGTTTTTCATGACAACTTTAAGGTCACCCTTCAAGCCTTTATTGTCGCCGTAATTGGTTTGCTGACCGCTTTAATCACGATGTCTTTCGGAAAAGTTTTCACTGTTCTGGGTTTGACTATGTTGCTCGGTGTCTTTATTGCATCTTACAGCATCAACTGCACTGTCGTTGGCAGTTGCCATAATTGGGCGTGGTTTTTGACGGTAGTTTATGTCATCAACTTCTTGATGGCAATCTTTCTTCAGTATCGAATGAACAGTAATGCTTCGATGAAACTGTCTCGAAAAATATGAGACGGTAAATTACTCATCCGTCAGCAAAAAATCTGAAGTAATCTGAGTTTCATCAAATCTTTCGACAAAGATATTCTTCGCTCCATTACCCCAAATACCATGAAGCATCTGATACGACGGATCAATTAGGACATTGGTCTCTGGAAAATGCTTCCAATACATCATCATTTTTGCCATACTCCACTGTTCACATTGGGTAAAGACTTCATTACACGAACACATCGTGCATTTCATATTTCCGAAATAGAGTTCCTTGACATTGGGAAAGAGCCGTCGATTGACCCATTTCATAAAAAGAGGGTTGCAACGTTGGACATGAACAATTTTAGCATCGAAAATGGGTGGAGCTGTCTTGTCAGTTTCATTGAAGACAATCCGATTAATATTTTTCAATTGAATATTCGGATTGAGGACGGTTTTATAAGCCAGTTCTGAAAATAGATTTGCATTATCGACTAATGCAAATCGAGGTAAATGACGTGAAATACTTCCCGAGGACATACTTGAACTACAATTAATAGAATTAAGTGTCTTTAAATCATTTGTAATTACAAAGTCATCTCGACCATTTGACATTTATACCACTTCGTAGTCCTAAAAACTATTTAAGAATAATACAATGACAACCTCCATCTGAAGGAAAAAGGACGAAGATGGCTTCCGATGTAGCGATTGGTATCGACCTTGGCACCTCGATGAGTTGCGTTGCCGTTTGGAAAAATGGACGTGTTGAGGTCATTCCCAATGATCAAGGTCACCGTATCACTCCCTCGTATGTTGCTTTTTCCAACGGCGAAAAGTTAGTCGGTGATGCCGCTAAAAATCAAGCTCCGACCAATCCAACCAATACGGTCTATGATGCCAAGCGTCTGATTGGTCGTCGGTTTGATGAGCCAACTGTTCAACAAGACATCAAGCTCTGGTCATTTAATGTCGTCAGCGATCCGAATAACCGTCCGGTGATTAAGGTCGAACATAACGGCGCGGAAGAGAAGTTCTACCCAGAGCAGATTTCGGCATTGGTCTTAGCCAAGATGAAAGAGACCGCAGAGGCTTTTCTCGGTCATCCGGTCAAGAAAGCCGTCATTACCGTTCCGGCTTACTTTGGAGACGCACAACGTCAAGCGACCAAAGATGCTGGTCGAATTGCCGGTTTGGAAGTCTTGCGTATCATCAACGAGCCAACGGCTGCCGCGATTGCTTATGGTTTGGATAAGACCGGTGAGACTAATGAAAAGAATGTGTTAATTTTCGATTGCGGAGGTAAATTGCTGCCTCCTGTGGGTGAAAGCCCCACCGTGTTCTAAATGAACATGAACCCGGAGAATTGCTGGGAACCCCTGAGAGCCTATGACACCACAACGTAGCTGGTAACGGCAAGCGTGAAGGTTTTAAAAAGCGCGTAGGATTGGGCAATCAGCAGCTGTTCCTCTTTGAAAAGAGAGGAAGGTTCAACGACTAGATGAAGTAGTCTAAAGCATTTTTGCTACGGCGAAACATCCACGAGCACCGGGAACCAAACGAATTGTTTGGTTAAGATATAGTCTGAACTTACGTGAAAGCGTAAGAAGCAAGGATAAAGAGCCTTGCGATAACAAGTGTGGGCACACACGACGTTTCCCTACTCACCCTCGACGGTGGGTTATTTGAAGTTAAAGCGACCGCAGGAGATGCTCATCTTGGCGGCGAAGATATCGATAATCGTCTCGTTAGCTATTTCGCCGATGAGTTCAAAAAGAAGCATAAGAAGGATATCACCACCAACGCTCGGGCACTCAAGCGTCTGAAGGCGGCTTGTGAGCGGACGAAGAAGACACTCTCTTCGACGACTTCCGCACCGGTTGAAATCGACACTTTGTTTGATGGGATCGACTTTTATGCCACTCTGACCCGTGCCAAGTTCGAAGACCTCTGTGCCGATATCTTCCGTCGAACTCTCGAACCTCTCGACCAAGTTCTTCGAGACGCCAAGATGTCCAAGTCTGACGTTCATGAAGTCGTTCTCGTCGGTGGAACGACTCGTATTCCTCGGATTCAGCAACTGCTCTCTGAATACTTTAACGGGAAGGAACTTAACAAGTCGATTAATCCCGACGAAGCCGTGGCTTACGGTGCTGCTGTCCAAGCTGCAATTATAACCGGTCAGGGCGATGAAACCACCAAGGACTTACTCCTCCTGGATGTCATTCCGTTGTCGTTGGGAATTGAGACTGCCGGAGGTGTTATGACTAAGATTATCGAACGCAATACGACTATCCCCGCCAGGAAGTCACAGGTCTTTAGCACTTTTGAAGACAATCAGCCGGCAGTGACGATTAAGGTCTTTGAAGGTGAGCGCGCCATGACCCGAGACAATAATCTCCTCGGCAATTTTGATTTGTCCGGTATTCCTCCAGCACCTCGTGGTGTTCCTCAGATTGAGGTCTCTTTTGACGTCGATGCCAATGGTATTCTGAATGTCAATGCTCTGGAGAAGGGAACCGGGAAGTCGAATAAGATTGTCATCACCAACGACCGCGGTCGTCTGTCGAAGGAACAGATCGAAGAGATGGTCAAGGCCGCCGAACGTTTCAAGGAGGAAGATGACCGGAACCGGGCTCGGGTTGAGGCCAAGAATGAACTCGAGACTTACACCTACAATCTGAGAAACACCCTTCAGAACGGTGGAAATGAAGCCACTAAGCAGGCCTGGAGTGAGGTTGAGCCGTGGATTGAAGAGACTTTGACTTGGTTAGAGAATAATGACAACGCCAGCACTGAGGAATACAAGGCGAAGCTGAAGGAACTGGAGCAGAAGACGTCACCGGTGATGCAGAAGATGTATTCGGCTTCTTCTGGGAATTCTGAAAACAAGAGTGAGCCAGTGATTGATGAAGTCGATTAAATCTATTGTCTTTAGAGTAAAATGGATTACAAAACTAAGTTTGTCAAGTCCTCGAAAGGGCTACTCGTTTTTTATCAGTTTTACCTCGGGAAAAAGAAAGTTGGTGCTTTACCGGCTGACATTTCTTACACTCACCGTGGCAAGACCTATACAACCGCCCAAGCCTTGGGATTGATTGGTGGTTCTCTGCGTCAAGGGAAAGTCAAAGAAGCCTTGTTGGGTCTTAACGAAATTAAATCTTGGGGTGGAATGAGTTCGAGGGAACACAAAGAAAAGTTCATTCAATTGGTGAGAAAGCTGGAAAAACTTGTTCGGTAAAATAAATAGAGTATGGGTAATTATCTTGCGAAGTATAACCCTTTCGGAAACAATGAGAAAAAGGAAGGCTACGTTTCAGATGGAGCGGGTAATGTTTCAAATATCTCACCGACGACATTTATGATCCTCTTCATTATCTTGATGTTGATTATGTTAATTATTGTCATGATTTCGGTCTTTAGTGGAAGTAGTAGCGGTATGAGTCGTGCTCCGGCATCGAATGTCACACCAGGTGCGAATGCTAGTTCCGGTCTTGGAACGGCTGCTGTAGCAACAACCGCTGCCACTGGAGTTGCTTCAAATATTCCTGGAAATGTAGTTGGGAACGTTCCGGGAAATGTGGTCGGGAATGTTGTTGCAAATGTGCCTGGAAACGTAGCTGCGAATGTAGGTAATTCGTTGGGTAATTCGTTTTCATTTGAAAATGCTGGTCAGAATGGTGGTCGTCGGGGTGTGGTTAAGCGCGTTTTGAAGACTGTGAAGCGTTTGAGGAAGTAGGTTTCTTCGCTTTTGATTTTTTCGGTTTGGCAATTGGTTTCTTCTTGCCACCTGCAACGCGAGCCGTTAGTCTGCTGTCAGACATTAAAGTTTTCAGATTAACAGATGGAGCGCGAACTAATGACTGAAGTTGTTTAGTCGAAGTAAGTAATGCTTGTATATCTACTGGTTCCTTTTTAAATATTACATCTTTTGGTTCTCCATATTTTTGAAACCATTCATCATATAATTTATAATTACCGAAAGGGGTAATTGTCCATGCAGTTTTTAGATCACTGTTACCAGGGACATTATTTTCAAGATTGTCACTGTTTAATTCTGGATCCTCAATAACATTTACATTATTTCGAGACGGCATTTGCGATTACCTTACATATTAATAAAGAAAAGAACAATTCAATGGTTAGTTCTTCAGAGTTATTCAATCAAATCCGTTTTGGATTTGAGTATGAAACTTTGCTGGAGATTAAACAAGACCCTGGTCTATTTTTTGGATTGAAAGGAATAGGGAAAAAGGAATTTCCGAAAAGACCACTCTCTTATTTAGCCATGCAAAAAATCATTCGTGATTATATCGATAATAACAAATGTGATGATACAGAGACACCTAAAACAAATCTCAAAAAGAAAAGTCATCAACACATTATCAACCGGTATCTGCTCGCTTACATTCTGAATTTTATTTCAAAGATTTACAAAGATGGTTCCGTTGAATTTACAGCTACCAATGGATATGGTCAGTCTGGGTGTCAGACTTTACCTATCAAAAAAGAACCAAAAGCTTCCGATAAGAAAATTTGGACGATTACTCATGACCCATCGGTAAAATACACTCCAGAAGCTTCAAAGTTGTATCAAAACTCAACTTCTTTAAATACTTTGGGCGAACCTGGTTATTTATTAGAATACGTTGAGTTTGTCTCACCACCACTCAAAGTTTCAGAAGTGAGTTCGATTGAGAATATGCTTTCGACCGTTCAACATCAGTTTTGGGATGGTTCTCAGTCTTTTGCCTTGTGGCACAATCAAAAGACATCTAACCACGTTCATCTGTCATGTGGGAACTACTTTAATTCAACCGATAATGTCATTAAGTTTTGCATGGCTTGGTGGTATTTTGAACCGATCTTTATGAGTTTGTGTAGTGAATGGAGAAGAAACAATGAGTATGCTCAACCGATGAGGGAATTGATGAAAACACAACTTGGAGAAAATGATAATCATAACGGTATCTTTTTGAACCTTCATCCGGGTAATTTTGATATCATCTTTCATGGTATGACTGGAATGCTGGTTGGAGACTTTCCACGCTTACCCGCCATCATTCAACTCTTTCAAGGTAATCCCTTTGACCAAAGTTCGAGATACACTGCCTTGAATTTACTCAATCTTGTTCCAGGACGAATTGGAACCATTGAAATTCGGATTAAAGAAGGAACCACTGACCCCGAAAATATCAAAGCCTTTATTCATCTCCTCTGCGCCTTTACGGCTAATGTTCTTGCGAAAAATTGTATTACTCAGTTATTATCACCGCAAGACAGAGAAAAGTTTTTAGAACCGGAACAAAATAAAGATATACTCATCAACTACTTCTTTGATAAATTTATCGGGGTTCCGTCTTTGAAAGAGTATTGGGGTCAAGTTTATAACCAAATGAATAAGACACTTGGTGGAAAGAAAAAGCAATCCAGAAAAAGAAAGTCAATCAAAAAGAAAACCCCTAAGTCAAAGTAAAGTCATTTTCTCGGCAAAATACGTCCATATTCACCGACCCCATCGACTTATTACACAACGAACAGACTGGAAGTAAATTCGCCGCTCCCGACGATCCACCATTCCTTTCGGAAATGATATGCCCACATTCAAACTGGTCATATTCAATCAATCGATTACAACACTTACATTGACCCGTCATACTACTTCCAAATGAACTCTTCCAAACAATACTCCGCAAGGTCTTCGACAACGCTCGTTTCTTGTATGGCGGTTTCACCAGTTCCGAACGTTGAGGCGGAGGTTGGGGTTGATATTGAGTGGGTTGATAGACAGGTGTATTGTAATTACATGTAAATTCAGCCATCCAGAGAACATTATTCAAAAAGTTAAAATCCGGGTCATTGGTGAGAAACAAGGGTTCGTAGGCGGTTGTGTATTTTTTAACTTTGTCAAAAGCTTTCGTCGCATTCCGAGGGTCAAGTTCCCGAAGTTTGACTTGATTGACGTGAGCAGTGTAGAGTATCATTTTTTCAGCCGAAGGGAAGTATTCAAACATCCGACTACCAGCCACATTCTCCATAAAGTTGTCAATGTTCAAATTCGGACGATGAGGAGCTTTGGCTCTGGAGATAAACGGTTGATATCTCTTCGTAAATAAGTGTTGGTATTCACTTAGTTTCTTCCGTTTGGCTTGGTCAAGTGTCCCTTGGATAATATAATCGGGGACAGGCTTTGATTTGTTAATCAGAGAGAAGACTTCGAGTAAGGTGGGTCCCGTTCCATTGATTAAAATCGTCGTGACGCCGATGAGTGCAGTGGGTTGTTTGAGGTAAATCTTTTTGATACAATGAATACGATGATTGCCGTCGATAACGTAGGTTTGATTGTCGTCAGTTTTGGCGAGAATCAGGTCACCAACGAATAAGAAGCTTCCGTATTTATTCAGAGCTTCATTTTGAAAAGCGATGATTTCATTGACGTGTTCTTCATCGACGTCGCGTTGAAAAGCTGGAAGGTGGAGGTCAAGGGAGAGCAAGGCGGAGAGTGTCATGACTGTTTTTGTTTGCCATCGATCGACGGACAAATAGGTTGTCATTACTTCAAAAAATTAGTTGTATGTATCGTTTATTCCTTAAGTTGAGAATTAGAAGGTAGATTAATACGTGTTTTGTATCTGTATTCTGTATTTCTAATTTGGAGACTTCTCCTAGGGCAGTTACTATTTCAGATCAAAAATAAGAACGACCTCAAAACCCTCTTATTTGGAGAATACAGACATACAGTTATATCGTATGTTTGTATTTCTAATTTGAAGACTTCTCCTAGGGTGTTGTGACTTTTTAGATCAAAAATCAGAACGACCTAAAATTGTCTAAATTTGGAGAATACAGACATACGGAAGATTGTATGTTCTGTATTTCTAATTTGGAGACTTCTCCTAGGGTGTTCTGACTTTTTAGATCAAAAATAAGAACGACCTGAAAACCCTCTTATTTTGAAAATACAGACATACAGTTATATCGTATTTCTGTATTTCTAATTTGAAGACTTCTCCTAGGGTGTTGTGACTTTTGATCTAAAAATTAAAACGACCTAAAATGGTCTATATTTGGAGAATACAGACATACGGAAGACTGTATGTTCTGTATGTTGTATGTTGTATGTTGTTGTATTCTGTATTTCTAATTTAGAGACTTCTCCTAGGTTAGTTACTATTTCAGATCAAAAATCAGAACGACCTAAAATGGTCTAAATTTGGAGAATACAGACATACAGTTATATCGTATGTTTGTATTTCTAATTTCAAATCGATTTCTCTATGGTGGTGACTTTTTCAGATCAAAAATAAGAACGACCTGAAAACCCTCTTATTTGGAAAATACGCTCCACGACCTCGTATCTTCGTATTGTATTTTTATTCCAAAAATAAAAAATAGTTTTATTTTTCTATTCTGTTTGTTTATTCAGTGTCATCAAAGACCATCTTTGCCCAACGTGTCGCAGTTTGAATATACCGGTCAAAGAGAGACTGGACAATATCTGCCTTGTAATACTCCGCAAACTCAATCGTCGTCTCACACAGTTCCGGAATACCAGTCTCATTACAGGCAATGATGACATTACTGGTCACCGCCTCAATCAACATTTCATACAAGGCTGTCTCGTCTTCAATCTCTTTCATTTCAGTTGAGTTGAAGTCGTTGTATTCAAAGTCTGTGTAGTTGTAGATAAAGTCGTATTCAATCTCCGTTCCATTGTAAGTATAATTGGTCGTCTGGGTAAAATACTCCGGAATGTCTCCGTCCCAGACCGCATGCAGGTTCGTATTGTATTCAATCTTCCCGTCCGATTTCTCAACATTAACCTTGCAATCATTTCCACCACGCAAAGTCCCCAAATTATGGAGAGGCTGGTGCAAGTCTTGCAACAGATGCAAAGAGAACTTCAAGGCTTCCTTTTTCTGAGTTTCCGGAGTATTGACATTCTTCAGCTGACTGGTAAAGTTCATCAAACCGGAGATAATACAATGACCATTGCAGGCGGAAGTAATGTCCTTCTCGGATGGCTGACAGACATCGACATCAACGAAATGAAGGTCTCGAGACCACGCATACGCCGGATTGGATTTGATTTGGTCTGCCCAGACACTCGCCTTTGAAAAGACCTCACCCTCTAAAGTCTCATTCATCGCCGAATACGTTCTCGGATGCATCCGATAGAGATAATACTGCAGTTGTGCGCCTAAGAAAGCATGAGTTTGGTAAAAGTAGGCTAAAGTCACGGTGGTGAAGAGTGACAAGACTAAAAAGGAAGACACCAGTATCGTCTGTTTGAAAGACAAGGTCATTTCGGAAGAGAACTGATTTAGATGTTGTTCGAAGACATCAAATTTCTTTCAGTTTTTCGTTTTTCACAAAATTACATTTTCGACTTTGACTTCGACTTGGGTTTCTTCTCTGATTTGGGTTTCTTTGAAGTGGAAGACTTCTTGACACCAACACGAGACTTCTTCTTGCCACCACCGGAACTACGGCTTTTCTTTTTCTTTTTGGGTAGTTCATCAACAACATATTCAGGTTCAGGTTGTTCAGCAAGATATCTTTCAACATCATATTCCATCATATCCATAGCTTGTTTTAGATGTTTTTTGTCATCTTCATTTACAACTGAAATAATATCCTCTTTACTTTCTTTCTTGCAAATAGCATCAGCCAGTGCATTGAGAACACCGCTATTAAGTAGTTGAGAAGAACCCGCCTTTCCTTTTTGGAGGTATTGCATCATATTTCTTCCAAACATTCTGGCATCATCGACAGTAGTATTGAAATCTTCGAATAAACCTCTCCAATCTCCATTAAACAGTTTTCCACTAATACTATTCATTTTTTGCAAGGATTTCGCTGTAGCACCAGCAGTCGCCACTAAGACAGTTGTCTTGACACGGTTCATCGTTAGCCACAACAAGTTTGAAACGTAGCATTTTGCCTCATTTGTTGCACTTCCAGAGAATGCATTTGATAAATCACATGATACACCGGTTGCAGATACCGCAATTACCGTTGATAAAGATGCAATTAGCATCGCAATGATTCCAGCCTTGACAATAGTATCACATCTGTTGTATTGACCGTTATTCTTCAAATATTTAGCAGCGCTCAATACGGCTTTACGTATATTACCTTCAGGTTCATCCACAACAGATCTGGAGTTTGATACATTATTGTTAGGTTGTTTTCTCTTCAACTTGTTAAGTGCGGCTTTCGCAGTTTCATAATTTTCAGTTCGCTGTTGTTCTAATTCAGCAATTCTTCTTTTTGCTTTTTCGACGGCTTCATCACCTAATTTAGCGATATCGACAGCAACTATTGAGACTGCAGCTGCCTCGGCGGAAAAATAGTTCTTTTCTTCTTCAGTAGAATCATTATCCGCAGCTTGTAATAAATTATCCAAAATTTTATAAGCTTCTTGTGCTTCATCCGATAAGATTTCTGCGGCTAAAACAGATGCTGAGTGAGCAAGAACTGTCGCTTCACGTGGGTCAGCACTTTGTTCAGAGTAAGTAATTAGGTTATCTACCTTTTCCAACTTTTGTTTTGCATTATTCTTTAATTTTTGAACAGTCTCTAAATATGTCGGAACACCTGTCGCCGATGCCTTTGAACTGGTGCGTTCAACATTCATCGTATTTGAGTTTGAGGACGAAGAGTTCGATGAATTCGATGAGTTCGATGAATTCGAAGAAGCAGACGAAGTTCTCTTTACTCTGACCGTTCTTCTCGGTTTGTTATACACCTCTTTCACAGCTTCAGCTTTTTCTTCATCTGAAGCTCCACCACGTTGGCTTCTCTTACCACGCCTCTTCTTTTTACCTCCAGCTTGTTCGGGTTCCAATAAGTCTCGGATAAAGCTATTGACCAAATCGGATGCACTTATCACCAATTCATGAGCGTTTAGTATCGAGTTAAAATACACAACTTCTTGAGGCAAAAGTTCTTCTTGCCATTTCAACTGAGGTGTCTGAGCAAGGTTTGGTTTTTGAGGAACATTTGGTTTTTGAGGAACAATCGGTTTTTCGAAGAATGAACTTACATCCGACAATTTTCTTAAGAAAGGTGGAATTAATGGTTTTCTTTCACCACCCTTCTTTGCCTTATTACAGCGTGAGATACCCGGCATTTCTTTTATTATATCACCGGAAAAAGTTTGTCTCTCCTTTATGAAATCGCCAAAATTTGAAATCGGTCTCGTTCTGTCAATTTACTTACCAACCAAAAATGAACAAAGTCCCCGAACTTCAGCGTATCCTCGTCTCCGTCGTCGAAGAAACTCTCTCCGACTTTGAAAAATACGTTCTCAAACACTCTTCCGCTGAAAAAGCACAAGAGTTCTCTGCTCTAATCCAAGCCTTCCGCAACAAAACTCTGACCGGAGAAGACCCCAAGCCCGAAGTCGTTAAGAAGAAGAAACCCAGGTTTGTCGTCGTCCCGAAGACATTCGAAGAAGAACTGGTCTCCGAAGCCGAAGCGGAGGCCGAAACTCGTCAGACCACTTCCGAGACCAAAGTCATTGAAGTCCCGTCATCTTCTCCCGCAGTTCAAAGTGCTGAAAAGGTGATTGTCGCCCCAAAAGCCAAGAAGAGCACCAAGACCATCAAGCGTCCGATTGAAGACGTGGTCACCGAAGCCAAGCCAATCGCCAAGCCTGAGAAGAAGAAAGCAAATGTGGTTGAAGAAGGAAACACAACCGAAGGAGAGGCACCTGAAAAGAACAAACGGAAACAATCGGCTTATATCCTCTTTATCAAAGAAGCCATGTCTTCCATGGGAGCCGAAGTTCCGGGTGGGAAAGAACGGATGCGTCGAGCCGTTGAGATGTGGAAAGCTCGGAATGGTGGCGGTGAAAACTAAATGAAAAGACAAAAATATATGTTGTTGTTCGAAAAGATTGTCTTTTCTTTTGCACAGATTTAAAGGTAAAGTTAAATCTAAAATGTAATGACGACACATAAACTCTATAGTGTTCTGGGTGTCTCTCAGTCCGCTTCCGTCGAAGAAATCAAAAAAGCCTACAAACGTTTAGCTATTCAAGTTCATCCCGACAAACCCGGTGGTGATGCTGAAAAATTTAAAGAACTCTCCAATGCCTATCAAGTTCTAACTGACCCCGATAAAAGACGAACCTATGACCAACTCGGAGACGAACAATTCTTAGCTTCAACTCGAAATGGAAACGACGCCGGAATGCCACCTTTCATGAACCCTCACGACATCTTCTCTCAGTTCTTTGGTCAAAGTTTCGGAATGCATATGGGTGGAAGACCCAATCAACAACCTGAAGAAGCAACCCGTCGTCGAGACCATTTTCACAAGATTGAGATTAGTTTAGCCGATGCGTATCGTGGCATCTCCAAGACCATCCGAATTAATCTCCAAAAGAACTGCTTCAAATGCAAGGGGACTTGTCCGGGATGTGATGGGAAAGGACAGACAACCCAAATGCGCCAAATGGGATTTATGACCCAGATTATGACCCGACCTTGCGATCAGTGTCAAGGTTCTGGATACTCAGTCAATAAGTCGAATAACAACTGTCAGACTTGCAATGGAAACGGTCATTACAAGGAAACAATGACTAAAGAAGTCGTCGTCCCTCCCGGTGTCGAACACGGACATAACATTGTCTTTCACGGTTTAGGAGAACAACCCCAGAAACCGAATGACGTTCCTGGAGACTTAGTCTTTGAAGTCTGTATCGCTCCTGATCCTCACTTTATCCGTCGGGGGAATGACCTCGTCTGTAAAGCCACTATCTCCATTGTCGACAGCATTGTCGGTGCAGTGATTAAACTTTCGCTTTTTGGCGAAGAAATCGAAATAAATACACGTCAAAAGTTCGGTATCATCCAACCCGGTATCGAATACAATCTTCCCGGAAAAGGCATGAACTCCCGGGGTAATTTGGTCATTATCTTTAATGTCAAGTATCCTCCTTCAGAAAAGAGACTTTCTGAAACTGAAGTGGTTCGGTTGTCGGATGCTTTACAGTGTCTAAGCACTCTTTAGATAACCGGTATTCTGTGGTATTTGTTTGTCCACCGTTTGAGTGTTCAAGATAACCGCCAAACCGATAAAGGTGATAACAATTCCAATCACAGTTTGAACGGCTATTTTTTCTTTCAAGACCAACCAAGCCAAAATGGTCGCAAAGACTGGAGACGAATAGACCAAAGCCGTGACTAAATGACTGTCGTAACTCTCCATCAAACGATAATACAAGACATTGGCTAAAAAGCCAGCCGTAATGGTCGAGACAACTAAAATCGAGACATTCTTCAAAGTCAAGTGATTGGCAAAGTCAACTTTCAATTTGTCCATCTGTGTCCCCAGTGTGTATCCAAAAGCCATGACCGTATAAACAATACTCGTCAGCAATAAAACCGTCGGGTGCGACAGTTGAGACAATAACAGTTTATGCACCGTGGATAAAGTCGCCCAGAGAAAGGCAACACCCAAGGCAAAAGATGGATGCATCTCGTATTTACTTTGATACAAAGATTTGATTGAAGAGACTGGTGGTCTCGGCTGAGAGGTGTTTAACCGAACCGTCTTCAACTAATCGTCCTTGGTCTAAAACCAGCACCCGATCCGCAGCGAAAACGGTGCTCTGACGGTGAGCAATGGTCAGAATAGTTGTTCCATTTTGATTGGATAAAAGACGCAATCCTTGTTGGATCTCTTTTTCGGTCGCTTGGTCAAGAGCACTTGTCGCTTCATCAAGAATTAAAAGCCGAGGCTGACGGATCATCGCCCGAGCCAGTGCAATCCTTTGTTTTTGACCCCCACTCAAGTTTCCTCCGCGTTCCCCAACATCAGTTTCTTCTTTCAATGGAAGTTCGTCAATAAACTCTTTCGCATTTGACATCGAAATCGCATTTTGAATCTCAGAATGACTAAACTCCCGTCCCAAACACAGATTGTCTTTAATCGTTCCCATAAACAAGACTGGTTCTTGTGGAACAATAACAACGAAAGACGACAACCAGCCGGGGTCGTATCGATGAAGGTCAGTCTCATCCAGAAGAAGACGGCCTGAGGTTGGAAGATACATGGCGGTTAGTAATTTGACTAAGGTGCTTTTACCACTTCCACTTTTGCCGACAATGGCAATCATTTTTCCATTCAGACTAATGTCTGTCCGAATGTCTTTTAAAGCAAAGGTGTCGCTTCTCGGATACTGAAAACTCAGATTCATCAACGAGACTTTGATCGGAAAGAAGAATGGAGATGAGACCGTCTTAGTTGATGGTAAATCATCTGACAACAGTAATTGACGGACATTCTTTCCTTGACTGACCGTGTCTTTCATATTGTAAAGGACATCGACAAAGTATCGACAAACGTCATTAACGTGAGAATGATACAGATAAAACATCAAGAGGTCATTCGGGTCGGCAATCGAACTACCAAAGCCAAAGATAATCCCAACAATCATCAACGGAATTAGAGCACTGGCAAAAGTGGCTTGAATGTAAGTTCTTGCGACAACAAGCATTCCTCTCTCAAAAGCCGACATCGAACGATTGTATTTGGTTAAAATGTAATTCCGCATATCAAAGGTCTTGACAATGAAAGGATTCTGAATCGCTTCCGTCGCAATGGTATGTGCTGTATGGAGATGCTTTCGGTTGGCATCGGAGACCGTTTGTAAATTGGCATTGACTCGACGGTCGATAATCCAAGACATCGGAAGCATCGTGCAAATAGCAATGGTCATTAAAACCGAACCTTTGGCCATTAAATACAAAACCATTCCCAAATTAATCAAGGTTCGAAAGATGACATTGACCTGCATCGACAGATGTTCGGAAACCCTTCGAGTATCACAGGTTAGTATCTCGGCGATTTCATTACTTGGTTTGGATTGATAATAAAGTAAGTCTTTCTTCAGAATGGCTGAGAAGACCCGTCTTCCTAAACGAACGGCGGAGGCTTCTCCGAGAAAGGTAAACATTCCACCTCGTAAAGCAATGGCGAAAGAAGCACCAAGACTTAATCCCAAATAGACGTAGAGATGAGAACGCAGAACCGACCAATCTTCAGTCGTTTCCTTGTTATTACTCATTTCGGTCAGAGACAGAACAATGGCACTGGTTCGGAGTGGAATGAAACTATTGGCGATGGCACCGATGGTTCCCATGGTGAATGCGATGGACATCAGACGATACTTTCCATCATACAAGTTTTTGACCAGATACCACAGGTCGTTGAACATTTCTCTCAGCTGAATACTTTTGAAAACCTTTATGTAAAATTGTATTTACAAAAAATTGAAAGAGATTAAATTGAAAGAACAACATTCCAAATGTTCGGTTTGTGTTCGTCTTCAAATAATGAAGTTGCATCTCCAGTCGAATTGATTTCGAAAGAAGAAGCCTCGACTGCTTATGAAAAGTGGCTCAATGAATACGTCTTTATCCGTCATTGCTGGCACGATGGTGCGATTTACAATCAACGAAAGTTCTCTCCGGAGCATCGAGTTGGTCAGGACGGTAATCTAATTACAAATCTGGATGACTTCACTCAGTTTGTTCTTGGAAAAAAGAGTTACTGTAATTAAATGCAAACTCAAGAACGGCTTCGGATTTGGATAGAGCTCTTTTCTTATGTTATTCTGGTCGTTGGTGCTTTGAACTGGGGACTTGTTGGAGCTTTCAAATTCAATCTGGTCGATAAAATCTTCGGTAAATACAATTTTGTAATTTACATTTTGGTTGGACTGGCTGCTGTCTTCAACCTCTTCCACCGGGACTACTATCTCCCATTTTTAGGTCGAGCCGTCTATCCTTGTGGTTCTTTGGAAGAGAAGACACCCAAGGACGCTGATATTGCGGTGACGGTTCATCATCTACCTCCTGGTGTTAATGTTATTTATTGGGCAGCGGAACCATCGAAAGAGATTGTCCAGAACCCTTGGTTAGCTTACTCGAAGAATGCGAATGCTGGAGTGACCAAAGCCGATGTGAATGGAAGTGCGATTTTACGTGTTCGGAACCCGGCCAGTTATCAAGTTCCGAGTGGAAGGGTTTTGGAACAACACATCCATTATCGGGTTTGTTCTCAAGACGGGATGTTGTCTCGAGTTGAGACGGTCTATCTTTGATCCCAATTTGATTTAAATTTTTAAAATTAAGAAAAATTGAAAATTCTTTAAGGAGTTTAATACTTAAAGAAAATACGACCGTATTAGATTTCTTTTTGGAAAAGATGAACTCTGAGTTGAGAACCTTCTTGAATACGCTTCACGTGTATCATCAAGAGGTGAAGAATTATCAAAAAGGTGCTTATGATGAACCACTCTTTGAATTAATTGAAAAGACGGAGTATTTACTTTTGTCTATTCGACAATTCAAAGATATATTTCATTCACAAAATTCGTTAAGAATTGCACAGAGTCTTCGTTTTGTTCTTTCTCAATATTGTGAATGTCTCTGTTTGTGGTATAATGAAGAAGAGTTGATAGCTGAGATAGAAGCAATGCTCTATTCGCTTGATTGTGTAATTCATCTTGAAACCTACAACAAAAAAGTGGAAAAGAAAAAGAAAGAAGAGAAACAGCTTGCTAAGAGATTGAACTTTCAACGATACAAGGCTTCAATTCTCTCAAACAAGTTAAATGAAGACATCGTCGAACAGATCTATCACAACTTGATACAATAAACATCACACAAAACTGTGTAATGTTTTTCGAAAAGGTATTTAAAAATCATCTTGATGACTGACTCTAAATGAAAATTGAAGAAGACCTCAAATTAGACTTTAATGACGTGCTCATTCGTCCCAAAAGAAGTGTCTTAAACTCTCGGTCAGAGATCCAACTCGAAAGAACCTTCGTCTTTCGGCATTCCAACCGGACTTGGACAGGTGTTCCGATTATTGCTTCAAATATGGATACCATTGGAACATACGAAGTCTATCAAGTCTTGTCTCAGTTTAAAATCTTAACTGCCTTTCATAAGTTTTATACGGCGGATGATTTTTCCAAAATGGAACTTAATCCAGAGTATTTTATGATTTCAACTGGGATTTCGGAGAATGACTTGATCCGACTTCAATCCATTACCAGTCGAATCGAAGTTAAGTTTATCTGTGTCGATATTGCCAATGGTTATATGAAACAACTGATACACTTCTGTAAAACTCTGAGAGAACTGTATCCCGATAAGATTATCGTTGCCGGGAATGTCGTGACCCGTGAAATCGTCGAAGAGTTAGTCATTAATGGTTTGGTCGATATTGTCAAAGTTGGAATTGGAGGTGGAAGTGCTTGTTTGACGCGAATGAAGACTGGTGTCGGAATGCCTCAACTTTCAGCCATTATGGAATGTGCAGATGCGGCTCATGGTTTGAACTCGTATATTATTGGAGACGGTGGAATTACGTGCTCGGGAGACATGACCAAGGCATTTGGAGGTGGAGCCGATTTTGTTATGGTCGGAGGACAGTTTTCCGGACACGATGAGAATCCGGGTGAGTTAATTGAAGAGAATGGACAGCGATACAAGCTCTTTTATGGAATGAGTAGTGACACCGCAATGAATAAACATTATGGACAGATGGCCGAGTATCGTTCATCGGAAGGGCGAACGATTAAAGTCAAGTATCGAGGAGCATTGAGAGATACCGTCATGGATTACCTTGGTGGAGTTCGAAGTGCTTGCACCTATATTAATGCCAAGTGTATTAAGGATATCTCGAAGTGTTGCACATTTGTCCGGGTTAATCGGCAGTTGAATAATGTATTTAATTCTCCAAATTGAGAGTTAAATTTTTAGAAGTCGGGACGGGCATAACAGATAATCTCGAATGACCGTTTTGTTTTAGGAAGTGGATAACCTTCAGCGACGAGTTTCAGGTATCTGGGGTCTCTTTTCCACTCAGCTCGCTTCGGAGGAGAGGGTAAGGTTTCGACAACAGCGCCTAATTTTTGGACGGTGCTTTTGTAAATTTCGGGTGTTGTTTTGAGAGGCTTATCGGGTTGTTTATTACCCTTAGCCATCAGAAAAATAATCAGGGCTTCTTTTTCTTGGGGAGTGAAACTATTCTTCGCCGACATTTCAGTCTTTTAAATATAAATTTTAAAGCTTATAGCATTTTCATTTTTTCCTAATTCTTTGAATAAAGCAGTTGGGATACTTCATTTTGAGACGGTAGTTTTTTTGACAACCTTCTTTTTAGTCTTTTTCGGTTTCGGTGTTTTTGGTTTGGTTTGTGTTTTACGAGGCTTTCTGGTTTTTCTTTTACCACCCGAATAACCATTATTAATAAATAATGGACGTGCCCAATAACCCTTATTAATACATAATTGACGTGCTTCTATGCTGAGCAAGCCCACGTTTTTCGAACATAATTTTTCAATATAATTATCTCCATCATTAACATTGTCATTGTCATTGTTGTTGACGTTAGTCTGATTCCGGGGAGGAATAGTTTGCTTAATAGGGTTTTTTGATTGTGATGTATTTTCATCGTCAGTATCAGTATCAGTGTCTTGGTTTGTAAAATAAACTGTGTGTGGTGATGGAGTCCTTTTAGTGTTCGTTGAATTACGTTTTTCATTTTCGAGAGTTTTAATAATATATTTTTGGTTTTCTTGTTGTTTTTTTCGGATTGCATTGGGTTTTTTGCGTGTTATTATGATGTTGGTGTTATCTTCCCTATCCTCTTCCAAATTTTTTTCTTGTGTCGCAGATTGATTATTAAATCTATTATTAATTGTGTTTTTTGAAACATTACTTTTCGGTTTAAATAGTTCGATTAATTTAATTATAGAATCTCTCATATATTTTTTACTAATTATTCCTTTCATTATATCATCATTAAGCCAATCAAGATTTACATCTTTTGATGAGGAGATTAATCCATCATATATCTTTTCCTTTATTGATAATTGAAATTTTTTACAATTTTCTTTATTATGAATAATCTTATCTTTTTCAATATCTTCACAATTATCATAGAATAACCTAACTATATTTTTTGCTGTTTTATTCATTTCGCTATCGAAATTGAGAGAATTCAAAGAAGCAATCCCTTGGAAAAGGAAATGTTTCCCAAGTGTGTTATTATAGTTTGCTATGTTTATCCATTCTGTAATATTTCCAGCTGCACCGGCTACTGTAAAAGTATTCCAACCATTTTCTTTTGTAAATGAAATATTATGCGCCAAAGAAATAAATTTATACAACACATATTTTCCCAGTTTAGGCGTTATTTTATTTTGGTTCCATCTCTTTTCACTCATCCCGAGGACAAAATTATTAAAATCGCGTTCAAGCTCTTTCTTTTCATCAGCTGTAAACCAACCCATTTTAATCTCTATCATATATTTTTCGAAAATCAAGCTTGATCCTTCAAAGCAAACAAGTTCCCAATCTCCGCTTGCGTAAAAGTATAGTCCTGATTACAGATTTCTTTCGGCATCGGCTTTCCAAACCACAATCGATACATCGCCTCGACATCAACCACTCGCAACCGCTTAAACTCAATATTCATATCAATTCTTCCTGGACGTAATAGAGCCGGGTCAATCTTCTCTGGATGATTGGTGGTCAGAATAATCATCCGACCAGGCATCTCGACAATGCCGTCCAAGACTTCGAGTAAATCACCCAAAGACAATTCACATTTCGATTTGTTGTTTGGAACTGTGGTTTGTGTGTTTTCATCTATCTTTTCAATTATTTTATTGAGTAAAAGGTCGGTTTGAATTAACGGTTCAAAAGTGTCTATTTGTCGATTGCAGACAATCGATGCCCACTCGGAACAATCAATGTCTTCAAAAACGTATAACCGCTTATCCATCGGTATCAATAACCCATTGATGCGATTCGAGAAGAAGACTTCTTTCAGTTGATCAACAGTTTTGATTTTCTTGACCGGAAGAATAATCACATTTCGGTCAGTATGTTTGGCCACCGCTTTAATCGTCGAGGTCTTCCCGGTTCCCGGCTCACCATGAAACATCATTCCAAAAGTGTAAGGCATTCCGAGACGTTTGTATTCGGCTTCATTTTGACTAAAGTAATCCAAACGTTGAATGAGTTCGTCTTTCTTTTCGAAGAACAAGTTGTCAAAGTTCTTGGTTGTATTAAAACTGACTTGATTAAAGTTCGGATTATCATGACTATCAAAACCGGTTAAAATAAAGACATTCCTTTCATTATAACCGTCCATCTGTTCCTGGTCGTATTTCTCAACCGTCTTTTTGACGTATTCCATTAGTCCCTTGAAGTCATTATCAATCGGTCGAAGTGTCAGTGTGTAAGTATAATAACTCCCATTCTCTTTCTTACTCTCTCGATGGGTGTAAGAGTGTTTGACATAGACATTCGGAGTGAGTTTGTATTCGGTGTCAGGTCGATGGAATAAAACAATCTTCATCATTCTCCAAGAAGAAGAGTGCTCTTCTTTGATGTAATAGGCTGTGTCGCTGGTAATGACGGAGTTGTAAAGTTCTTTCATAATTGCAGAATAAACAGGAGAAGCCGAAAAGGAGTGAAGTGCATTGTCTTTGTAGCTGATATAACAATTAACTTTGTATTCTTGGTGTTTTTTACGAAAAAAAGGCCAACAACTACGGATCTGTTCATCGTAGTTCCGATGGAACCAGATCGCAATTTGGATTACCAGAATCAGAAAGAAGGAATGATTCCATTCTTTCATCATCAACAGCGGAAGTAGCATCGAAAGCGAGTTTGACGTTCCATCAAACATAACTATAACAACAGACAGATTAAGACTTACTCTTAAGTCGTGCTACTCCGTCGTTCGTCCATCGCCTTGTTGGCCAGAGCATCGGCAACTGTATTTTTGTTTCGATAGACGTGTCGAATGGCAACGAAATCAAAGTTCGCCAACAACTTTTTGACTTCGGCAAACAACGGTTTCAACCCTTCGTGATTGACTGCCCAATTTCCTTTCAGTTGTTCCACCACCAACATCGAATCACCCTCAATCTGCAATTTACGTAATCCTAACTCCGTCGCTTTCCGCAGTCCGGCAATCAGACCCGTGTATTCGGCTTGGTTATTCGTCGCGCGAGGGAGAAAGACTGCAACTTTCGCCAGTTCTTCGGGTTCGTCTTTGAGAAGACTTAAGACGGCACCGGCTCCACCAATCCCCGGATTACCACGAGAGCCACCATCAAATTGGAGTAGGGCTTCTGGAGTTGAAGCCTGAGTTCCTGTTCCGCCAAAAAAGGCGGAGGTGCTGGTTTGGATGACAGAGAAGCGTGAGACAGGTCGTTTGGCTTCAACTTCGGTATTGTATTGGTCGATGAAAGCTTGAGCTTCGGCTTGGGTGGGAAAAGATTTGAAGACCGGACGTTTCTTTCCGAAGACGGAGGCTTTACATTCTTCCCAATTGGTATAGATACCCGGTTTCTTACCTCGAGCAACTGCGTAGAACTTCATTTCAGGTGTCTTTTAATGGTAATATGTATTCAATTTTCAGATAGACGCAAAATTTGAATTTAAAAGAAACTCCTCTTCTCAAAGACAAAATGAACGTTCGATACTATGAAATTGGAAATGTCCAACCTCCAACCGTGGTTAGCACGATATTATGTTTGACTTCTTTGACATTAGTGGTGGCTTGGGTGATAGTGCGGTGTCTTAATTCTGTGTGAATTGAGAACAAATCATCGATTAATTAAAGAATGAATGCGGACGTAGTTAAAATCATTGTTATTTCTTTCTTATGTGCTGGATTTATTATGGTTTACGGTTTTATGCGGTGTCGAATTCCGGGTTATAAAGATCCACTGACCAAGACGGTCTTTGGAGAACGCTGGAAAGAGATCTTAGATGGTTGGAGCCTTGCTCATCTCTTGTTTTACATGCTACTCGGATACATGTTTCCAGATTATCTCATTTTAATTGTCTTAATTGGAGCGGCTTGGGAAGTGGTTGAGAGTTTGTCCCAACATAAACCCTTTTATTTGTCCGGATGCAAAGCTCAAAAGGTGATTAGCACTGACCCAACCAATAGTGCTCAAGGATGGTGGTATTCGAAATTCACGGATTTGATTCACAATACCATCGGGGCAATGATTGGCTACATGTTAGCCAAGGGTGGTTTCAAACATGGTGTCGAGGGTATTGTTGGATTGCATGTGCTGAATTTGGTTTCTTTGATGATGTTTGGAGTCTAAATTTTTGCGTTTGTATAATATTAGATGTATTCTTTATAATCTTGTAAAGAATATGAACATTTACAATGAAAAATTGGATCTTTTATTAAATGAGCAGATCGTTTTCTTTAGAGAAAATTCACCATGGAGAGATGCATTCAAATATTGTTTAAAAGACGGAAAGTTGATCCGACCAAAAATCGCTCTTGATATTTGTAATACTGTTTCAAATGGAACTCGTGAATGCGGACGGAGTGCATTATGTATCGAGTATGTTCATGCGGCATCCTTATTGTTTGACGACCTTCCCAGTATGGATAATGCGACGACGAGACGTAATAAACCTTGCTTACATTTACAATATAATGAAGCGTTTTCTCAGCTGACAAGTGTCGTTCTTATATCAAGGAGCCTACACATTATTTTAGAGGATGTTGAAGAAAGATATCATAAAAAAGAGTTGAATGCAGACGAAGCCTTTTTATTGAGTAATACTTTAACAAAAACAATATCGAAAACGATGGGACATGAAGGAGCGGCAGGCGGTCAATTTTTGGATCTATATGTATCACGTAATATGCACGGTCATTTCGATGAAAGTTGTATAGATACTTCGATCGAAAATATCATCTTGAAAAAGACGGGTAGTTTCTTTGAATTAGCGTTTGTTGTTGGGTGGTTAATAGGTGGAGGCTCTTATTCAAGTCTTGAGCGTATTCAGAATATTGCAAACAATTTTGCGATGGTCTATCAGATTACAGATGACATCGAGGATATGGAAGATGACCAAAAAAATAATTCACCAAACTATGCCAATATTTATGGAAAAACCAAGGCGATCGAAGACACTAAAAAGTTCCTTAAAATGTTCAAAAGAGAATTGAAAGATTTGGGGTTGTATAGCCTGTTTTTTATTGAATTATACGAACTGATGAAAAAGAGGATACCCTGATTTACTTGCAAACATTATTCCGAAGAATTAGATATAATAATTTAATCATTATAACGGTAATACCAACTGCAAAACCATGAAGGACATAACTATTTTCTATATCAACTAATTTTTCAAAGAAATATTTGGAGTGTTTCATTATCGAATATCCGCCGTTGTATTTTTGTTCGATGATATCCAATACACATCTTTTAAAACCAATAAATGCTAATGTAATGAAAGATAAAATCAAAAATAATTTAAAGAGGTCATTCTTTTTATGAATAACCGCAATTCCAATTAAAATAAATGCTACGAGAATGATATGTATTAATGTTACAATCTTACCAATCACCTCTTCAATTTTTCTATCAGACATTTATTATTTTAATCATTTAAAAATGACAACGAATAATACTTTTGCACATAAAACTAAAAAAAGTGTCACAATTCCCATAAACGACATACGGTGCTCATCTTCAATTAATTTCGCAATATAATTAACTATATTAATACTAATTTTCATCTTGGTGTAATTTTCTTCAAGAATACCTACAATACATTGTCGATGGACAAGAAATGACACGCCTATTATAAATATAATTGTTAAACTTTTAATAAGATCTTCTTTGTCCTTAACAATGGCGGTGACTATCACAAGTAAAGCAACTAATATAGAATGAATAAAGAATGTAATAAATCCGATAGCATGTTTTACATTTAAATTTGAAAGAAGCATGTTTATTAACTCAATTAGAGTTAATAAAATTTCAGAGACTTACGGGCTTTCTTTTCTTAATCCATCTTCCACCGACTTCAACGTAGCCTTGACTAATGGCTCTTTGATTGTCAGCGATGACTTGCAATCGGTCAGCTTCACAACAGCATTCAATCAGATGACACTTATGACAGACAATGATAATCTTCGCTCGAACCATCGGTTCTTTTAAATACAACTTTTAAACCTTAAAGCATTTTCAATTTTGTTTTAACCCAAACCAGTTGAAACTGCTTTAAGGTTTAAAAATTACACTTAAAAGACCACGTTTAACGTTCTCGTTTCTTTTCGATGTCGCATTCCAACACGACCTTTGATTTCGCCATCCCTCGTCCGCCGACTTACACATTTCGAGATGATGTATTTCACCGTGAAGTGAAATATAAGTTCATTGACGATCTTAATGCCCTTAGTCGTATGAGTGATGTTGAAGCAGTTACTGAGTTGTATGGAGAGGCTTTATATGATGATTTTATCAACTCACCATTTCTCATTGTTAACAAACTTGATTTTGAGTTCATCACCGAAAAAAATACACGCAGGTTGTTGATGTTTGAGAAAGTAGAGTTGCTTTTCAAGATCGTTCATAAAATGAAAGCTGCCGATTATCCGAAAAATCCCAGGATGATAATGATGATGTTACGGTTGTTTTATCGTTATTATCGGGGAATGATAATTTACAGAAAGGAAAACCCGAATTTTTCTCCAAAAGAAAGAGACATCATCAATCAGACGAAGAAAGCATCCAACACGCTCAAAAAGATCCGGAATGCATATATGGATGACCTGAATCAGAAGAAGACAAACTAATTTTAACTCAAAACGAGTTAAAATTGAAAAAGATAATCGTCTTCAAGTCTTTTGAGAATACTTTTAACTCAAAATTAGTTAAAAATTACATCATCGTCGAGATGATACCGAGAATTTATCAGCCAATCAATGAAAGATGAAACTTCTTTTTGTTGAGCGAGTTTCTTTGCTCTTTTTCATATCCTCTTCCAACACACCGCAAAGTCGATACATTGTATCACATGCAAGAAACACATTTCTTATGACACCTTTCTCTTTAAAAGAAAAAGTGTTATTTTCCTTACCATTCTCATCAAACAATAGATGTCTTCCGATTGTTTCGTAAACATTGAAAATGAAATGTAAATATGTAATCAGTCGAGTTCTTTCAGGGTAATTGATGTTGTGTTCTAACCGAGAAAGAATAGATAAGGGAAACCTCGACATTTCAACAAAATCATGAATTGATATTTTGGAGATACCGTAATCATCCAATTTAGAAAAATGTTCAGCTTGCTTAAAATGCTCAATCACGATATCTATTCCACTTTCAAGTCCATTGCTTGTCATACCAACTTGAACACGGTTATTCATCTTCGAGGAAGACCTAAAAACAACTTCTTTTAAATACAAATTTTAAACCTTAAAGCACTTTCAACTTGTCTGGCATTCTTTCTCTTTCATCGACGCACTGAGATTCAAGACCATCGCAAATCCTAACCACATCGCATACAAAACCACCGGAACAACTACCCATAAATCCGAAGTTGATAACCCGATAATCCCAATCGAGGTCATCAATAAAACCCCCATTGCATACAAGGCCTTTCTGGGAGACTGTCTCCCAAAGAAAAGATAACACCACAACACATTGGCCATTAAATTGACCAGAAACAACCCTGTCACCAGGGCATTCAAAGAGACCAATGTATTAAAGAAAGCGATAAACAGACCAAAATACAATACACTCCAGACAATTGGAAAGACCACCGAGGGAGGTGTAAAGCTGGGACGAATACAATCATACCATTTGGAGTTCACACTTTCATTCGTCCATTTGGATCCGTAATACGCTGTCGCAATGACCAGAATGGCTGAAGTGACGAAAGCAGAAGCATGTCGGCCTCCAATCTGCATCTTGTTTAACTCATTTCAAACATTTTTATGATTGAAATTAAATGAAAAAGGTCGAAGGAAGATATCCCGTTTTTAGCTACGGGAGTAATAACCGTTCCCAATTAGAAGAACGCGTCAATGGTCTTGTCATCGGTTCGGTCAAAGCTTACCTCAAAGGACACATCCGTATTTTTGCTGGCGCCAGTTCCGAATGGAATGGTGGAGTGGCCAGCGTCTTAAAAACGTCGGGCGGCGACCATTCCGTCAAAGGGAGTGTCTTTTACTTGACCCAAAGCCAACTCGAACGTCTCGACACTTTTGAAACCGGATATGAACGCCAAATCAAAAAAGTCATAGCCATTGTCGATGGTGACGAAGTCTCAGTCAAAGCGTTTGTCTATATCAAGACCGACCCTACCTTTATCGAACTACCGAGCGGAAAGTATTTGTCCGCAGTTCAAAAGACCGTTCAAGAGAATTGGGGAACAAATGAAATCGAAGTCTATGGTCTGGTCGATGAGACTCTCCGTCTCTTTGGTTCTCAACATAAGGACGGTTCTTTCGTTTTGACCAAAAAGCTTCAGTTCCCAAAGGACTTTAAATTTGTCTGTGGCTCACAATGGAACAAGTTTAACGGTGGTGGAGGAAAAAAGAGAATGGCGGACGGAACCAAAAAAGACCAAGTCAAAGCCGTCTTCCCCATCTTTTCTTATGGAAGCAACACCATCGGTCGTTTACGCGAAACCTACGGCGACATTCTGAACGAACCTCTCGGAGCTTGTCTGAATGGATACACAAGGATTTTTTGTGATTACAGTGGAATGTGGCAAGGTGCTATCGCCAGTGTCTTACCCCAAGCCGGTTCTCGAGTTCATGGAGCCGTTATCTTTATCAATGAAAAACAACTTAAGAAGTTAGACCGATACGAAGCTGTGGGTGTCGAAGGTTGGTATTCCCGAGAGACTTTACCGGTTCAGATTGGCGAAGAAAATCTGAATGTTTTTGTGTATATCAAAGAAGACGTCAGTTTTCAAGGGGCTCCCTCCGCCGAATATATGAAAATGATCCGGACTTTACTCAAAGACGTCGGTTTTGACAAAGAAGCGAAAGATATCCCCATTCCAGTCGTCTTTCCTAGACCCGACGGAAAACCAGGGAATGTGATTGTCGTTCCCTTTCATTTCAAAAATGGAAAGGTCTTAAGCAATGCGCCGAAGAAAAAATAATTGGAATACACATTCAATTCGATTTCTGATTATAAAAGGCAACCACTTTCGGATTGGCTCGAAAGGCCGATGGGTCAAAGTCAATCAATGAGACATTATTCAAGTCCCGAATTCGAGACAACGCTGTGTAGGCTTGCCCACATTCAAAGATCCGACTTCCCAAACTCATCTTAACGTAGTCAATTGACATACTTTGAGACTTGTGAATGGTGATTGCCCAACTACATTTAATCGGCAAATACGTGACAACCACTTTTCTTTCTTCATCATCGTAAGTATTATACGAGATTGGATAAACTTTCCCATTGACAAATCGAACCAACGGTAAGACTTGTTCCGAGCCGTCTTCTTGTCGAACTTTCGTAAATCCAACCACAACCCCTCGAGACCCGTTCATAATTCCCAATGTCGAATCGATGTTATAGGTAATCATGACTTGAGCCCCTTTGCATAGTTCAACAGCTTCGGGTATCTTGAGTGATTTTAGAACAGTCTCTTTGGCAGATTCGGGTTCGACGTGAGAGGAATAGAGATAGACATTTTCACCTTTTTCGAGTTTGGATTTGAGTTTAGACAGCTCTTTTTGATTAATCCGGTCGACATCACAGTTGTGAGAATACAAGACCGTCGGCTCAATTCCTGTCTCGGCCAGATGGTCAAGTGGATGATTGACCCTTGACTTCAAGACTGCAATGGTCTCGGATGTTATCCGTCCCAATCGCAGGTCATTCAACATCGTGTGAAGTGTGGTGTCGGTTTGACGCATGATTTTGGTCAGTTCAATGGTTCGGTCGATGACCAGAGGCCACAATTCGCTGGTGAAACAGAAATCACCTTCGACTGACTTAAGTTGAGCAAAGTCGCCACACAAGACGATTTGAACTCCACCAAATGGTGCGGTGTCTTTGCGGATCAGACACAGATACTCGTTGATCTTTTCAAATAGTTCAGCACTCATCATTGAGACTTCGTCGATAATCAGAACTTGTAATGCAGTCAGTTTTTTGATGAGTGGTCTTTTAATTGTCGCTTTTCGAACTAACAGGTTGGCCGGTTCTTTCGCCAGTCCGATACCCAAAAACGAATGGATGGTTCGACCTCGAATGAGAAGTGATGCAACGCCAGTCGTGGCGGTGACGGCAAAAGGAATTTGATTTGCAGACAATGACTTGGCAATCTCTTGAATGACATATGACTTTCCAACTCCGCCGGAACCGGAAATGAAGACGTTTTGTCTCTCTTTGACCACGGCGTCAAATGCTTGTTGTTGTTCTGTGTTCATTTTGAAATGAATTGTGGTTTGTTCTCTAAATAATTTCAAATTTCAAGATACTTCGAGGCCAAAGTTTTGAGTCTTCGTCGCTCTTCTTCACTCTTTCTCCTCCACGCCGGTAATAACCTTTTGTAAAAAGGGAGTTGGTTTTCGTGTCGTAGAATAAATTGATAGAAGAGACCGTCCCATATGTCTGTCCATTCTCGGTTCGATTTGGTCATTCCACTCATCTTCAGAATGTAATTCGAACCCGAGATATACGGTTTGGTCATCGTTTTCGGATTAGCGTAGCCCATCGAATAGACATTTCCGACCATCACCCAGTCGTAAGCATCAATCGTTGTCGCCATAAACCAGCGGTAGATCTCGTCGGGAGATATCTCAGTCAAAGTCATAAAGTTAAGAACAACCATCAAACGTTGAATGTGATGCAAATACGCCGTGTCATAGACTTGGCGGATCGCATTGTCAAGTGGTTCAATCCCAACACCCATTTCAGGGTCAGGAAGATACCATCCTTTTTTCGGAAGTTTTCGTTGATTGTTAAAGTAATTAGAAGTTCGAAGCTCTTGACCGTAAAAGAGATATAACATACGTTCATATTCTCTCCAGCCGATCAGTTGTCGGACAAAGCCTTCGTAATTGTTGATACCAACGTTATGTTTTTGACAATACACTATCGTCTCTTCGAGGACTTCTTTCGGATCCAGAAGACCAATATTAATTGAACTGGAAAGAACGGAATGATATAAAGTGGGTGTCGCCGTGCTTAAAGCATCTTGATAGGTTCCGAACTTATTGAGTTTGGTTTCGAGAAAGTGGTGTAGCCATCTTCTCGCCGTTGAAGGTGTAATTGGATAAGACATTGGTGTCTCTGGATTACCAAAGGCTTTCGGGAAGTTGGTTTGAACGTATTTTGTCGCTTCATGGACATACTCGGTCTCTTCATCGCCTTTGGGGAGAGACGGCGGTTGAATGGATTTGGGGAGTGATTTCCGGTTCTCGGTATCGTAAGACTTCGAGATACCCGGAACATTTAGCCTTTTGAGTTGCCAAGCATAGAAGGTCTTGTGAAAGTATGGTCGTTTGGTTGTTTCGACGTATTCTTTCAAAGCAGATTTCGGGGTCAGAAAGAGAGGAGTTTCATGAACGACTAATGTCAATTTGTTTTTGTTGCAAAAGTTTTCGAGTTCGGCCAAAAGGTCAGTGTCGGTGGGGTCGATGACATTTACCGTTCCTTTACGAAAAGTTTTTAGAAAATTGTAATTACTTTTTTGAAAGGTGGAGTAGTCGATGTATTTTGATTGCAAAGGTAGGTGATCGGCAAAGTATTTCATCGATGCCCGATGAAGAATGAGTTTCAGACGATGAAAGTGTTCGACCCGTTTAACGGAACCGAAGAAGAGAGGATGTTCAACCACAAAGACAGTCGTCAGAGGGATGTCGGGAAGACGCTGATGTAGTTGATGCGGAAAAATTAATAGACAGTTGGACATGGTTGTTCTTTATTTCTTGGAGGTTTTCTTATTCTTAGCGGACGCAGTCTTTTTAGCGGGTGCGGTCTTCTTCTTGGGAACAGGTTTCTTCTTACCACCTTTAGATTTAACACCGAATAAGTTACTTCCGTTTGGTATTTGTTCTGGATTAACACCATATACTTTACCACTACCCGGGGAAAAAAATGCAGGAACAGTCTTTAATCCATTAAAGTATTTTTGTAAGTTGAAAAGATTTGTGCCAGGAGTTGATACTTGCGATGGATTGGGTGAGCTCATTCTTTTATCTGACCAAAGAAGATAATTTAAAGCCACCCGGCCTTTATAAATTACAATGACCCAGCTTCGAATTGACAACCGAGAAACCGCTCTCAAAGACCTTCTCTGTTCAAAGCCTGAAGTCTCATTTGAGAACTTGGATATTGGAGACGCAATTATTCAATCGGAAAGCATTGAGGTTCTCTTTGAGAGAAAGACGGTTCCGGACTTGATTGCTTCGATTAAAGACGGTCGATACAATGAACAAAAGGTAAGACTCAAAGCTTGGCTACAACAATCAACTGGAAAAAGAACGGTCATTTATATCATCGAAGGCTTCACTGGATACAATGCGCTTAAGAAAAAAGGAATTGTCTATGGCTTTAGTTCAGCAGGTATAGTCTCGGCGTTGGTTGGATTGTCTTTACGAGACGGTTTTCTACTTTCGACAACCAAAGACCCCGAAGATACGGCCTGTTATATCTCGGAGATTTTTGACCGAATTGTCAAAGACCCGATGAAATACGTTGAAGGAAATACGAGTGGAGGTGGTTATTTGGAGACTTTGAAGATGAAGAAGAATAAGAATATTACACCGGAGAACGTGATTGTCTTACAGTTGTCTCAAATCCCCGGTGTCTCAATCAAAACGGCGGAAGCCATTGCGGTTAAACATTCGACGATGGCAGAACTCATTCGACATCTGGATAGTCTTGAAGCAAAAAGTAATTACATCGCGGAACTGACGGTCGGAACAAGACGAATTGGATCTAAGACGGCAGAGAAGATTGTCTCACACTTATTTCCGCAATGAAACAATCTTCTTCTGGAGTGTATCCGGATTAACCGAGTTCGGACAAGTTAAAGACAGACCATACTTTTTCCCTTGACCAAATGTCTCTCTGGCAACTCGTTTCACTTTCTCCGGAGTAATGACTCTTTTCAACTTTGAGATGTATTCTTTTGTCTTAAAATCCGGTTGATAAAAGGCTTGTTCTCCGACCAATTCACAAAAAGACAAGACACTTTGTATTTGCATGGTTTTCGTATTGATAAATGCGTTGTGAAGTTCCTTCAATTTCTTATCATTAATTTCTAATTCAGCCAAAATACGAAGAACAATCGCAATGACACCCGAGATATCTTTTTCCGTCGTGCTAAAAGACACATTAAAGATACCAAGATGATAGTATCCAAGGTAGTTGGCGGATATTGCGTAAGTCAAGTTTCTCTTAAATCGAAGTTCTTTATAGAGTATCGAGTTCAGATTGTCCGCCAGAGCGTAAGCTAAAAACTCCAGAAGGAGAACTGTATTTTGATTTTCAGATGTATTCGGAACCGCTGGGAAGGTGAGACTGACTTCGGTTTGGAGTGTATCTGTATTTTGTATATACAAACTTGGATTCAGTTTCTGTGAAATTATCTCAGTTGAAGGATAATCAAAAGGTTGGGTTGTAAATGCCGGAAATAATTTGGTAGCAAACCGTAGAATTTCGGACTTGTTTTTTCTCGGACAGACAAAGACGATAATACAATTGGAATTGTAGTATCGGTCATGAAATTGATTGATGTCTTGTAGAGTAATCGACCGAATGTCTTTCGCCGTTCCAACTGATGAATGAGAATAGGGATGAGAACTTCCGAATAGACTGGTCAAACTATACTCCGGGTCTCTGGATGAGTATTCTTCGATAATAGTCTGTCTTTCTTCTTCCACGTGTTTCGAAGTAATTTTAGTATTAAATACCAGTTCATTGAATAAACGCATCGCTGACTTTGATTTATCGATGGTCGTTCGAATATAATAAGAGGTATTGTCTTTACTTGTCCGGGCATTGTAGATACCGCCTAATTGACCCAGTTGATTGAAAAGCTGTTGACGGGTATATTTCTCGGAACAGTTAAATTTCAGATGCTCGACAAAATGAGCCAGACCCTTTTTAGTGTCGTGAATACTTCCGACAGGAAAGAAGGCTTCGATGGAGAAGATTTGTGTTGGTGTATCAAAAAAGACAAACATCCTGTTGTTTTATCTCTAATTTGATAAATAAATGTTTGCAGGTGATATATCTAATTACAATCAATCTAACGATTGGCTTCCGATTATTGCTTCCGTCGTCGTTCTGGAGGCTCTCTTGATTTTGTGCTTTAAATACTTCCCGGGATTTTGGGGTCTCGACATTAATTTGTGGTATGACAAGTTTGGTCTCTTGGCGGTTATCTCAGATGCCTTGATTGTCTTGATTGGATTTGCTTTGACCAGATACGTTTATACTGCGTATTTACAAAAAAGATATGGTTGGTCGCCTTTACTCTTCATCGGCGTTTTCTTGGCCATTCAGATTGTCCATGACATTCTCTTTTGGTTCTTAACTGTTGTCCCCTTGCCTGAAGGTAATAATGCGATTATTGACGCGATGAAGCGTTATGGTTCCGCCGTTAGCTACAAGGCCATCTTAGGTGACTCAATGATGGTTGTCTTGATGACAGCGTTAGCCATTTATCTGAAAGGTTTCCCGGCACACGTCTCAATCTTTGTCGCTTTGATGGGTGTCTATATGACACCGTATGTTTTGACAACTAAGACTAAGCTGTAGTCGGGAACTTCTGATCAATCATCTTTTTAAACTTACGAGACTCGGCATTCAGTTGTTTCATGGGAACACCAACTCCACGTAGAAGTTTTTTCAAGAAATTATGATAACTAACACTGACAGCTTCGGAAGGGTTGTTCATGTTCAGTGGATTGTCAGAGAGAATTGGGTCAGTCATAGTGTAAGTTTTAAGAGTTCTTTCAACAAAAGTCTCGTAATCTGAAGGACAGACTGTCTTAGCAGATTTCCAATACCGAACCAGTGCCGAAAGATACTCGCGGTCTTCAGACATTGCCTCAAACATACTAATAAGCTCCCGATTGTAATTACGATGTAGTTCGACTGTGCGGTCAATATTTCTTTCTCTCTTTTTGGCAAGTTCTTGTTGTCTCAAAGCTTTCTTTTGTAAATCATATGTTTTCCGAAACTGTAAGAATTCGGGTGGCAAGAGTTCATCACACGCTTGTCCTTTGCCTTCGATTTCTTTGGCAAACTTACTCAAGGTGAAGCCCATTTGTTTTTAATACAATTATTTAAATTTTTCATTAAAGAATGAAAAATTGTTATTGCACTCACTCGTCTTTTTTCTGTTCTTCAATTTCATCTTTCAGTTGATTTAGAAAATAATTGAGATCCGAACCAAACTTAGACTCCATTGAATCAAAAAACATTTCACCATCGATATAGATGTTGATAAAGTAATATTGAGTGCTTTTGTCATTCGGGTCATATTTCTCCTCATAACTCGAGTCCCATTCCACTCGGAGATGACAGTAATCATCTCGATGTTTGTAGAATGGCTTGAGATGATAAAAAATAACGTGTCTCTGAAGCATCTTGACGATAACCGACTTCGGCACTTCACCGTAATCATAAGAAACAGAAGGTTCCATTTCACGAAGTTGGTATGAAAAAAATAAAGGCTGGCAAGTTTTTGATTTAAGGAAAATTAAAAGTCAAAAATCAATTTTTTCAAACCCCAGGAATTTTTAATGACACAACCCTCCTTAAACAAAATTTGAATCGACCAGCCAAATCTGAAACTCAACCCAAATCCCATGACACCGTGGTATGAAACCGACCTTCGTTCCCAACTGGAGAAGCTCCGTCGTCGAGAACAAGAAAACCAGCTGTCTTCAGTTGAATACAGTTCCGACGAAGAAGAAGACCAGCACGTTCTGGTCGAGTGTATGACTGTCAGCTCCAAACAACATCTGACTTCGATCTCTCCCGATGGACAAATCACGGTCTGGTATCGTCCCGATTACTACAAGCAAACGATGAATAACATCAATGCTTTGAACCGGAAGATTGACAAAATCATTCGGCAAGTTGAACGAACACACTTCTCTTAGCACCGTTGAGAAAAGTCGCAAATCAAAAAGAAAAACCAAACACACTTTTCTTTTTCTAATATTTACCTTCTGTAAATTAAAAGAATGCCTTTTCCAGACTTTTCGGACTTACGTTTCGAAGACATCCTCAATCAATCCCGTATCGATGCTCATACTTCCGGCTACGAACTGTTAAAAACCTTAGACGGAATGTCCTCTTGGGAAGGTGACCGTCCTCAAGTTTTTCGAGTTGCAACCGCCGAGTCTTTAACCGCCGGTATGATTTTTTCTACATTAGTCGATATCCCCTTCGGTGGTTCATATAAGTATGGTGCTTTCGCAGTCTACGACACTGATGCCAAACGTGTTATGTTGGGTGTTAAGGTCAAAGACGTATATACCCATCGTTGTGCTAAAGAAATGGCAGTTGGTATTCTACGTAATTCCAACGCATCCGTTGCAATTGCTGTCACCGGAAATGCTATGCCAATTCAAAATCTTGGAGCCTTTGAAGAAGCACAAAAACTAGGGGAAGTCTTTATTGGAGTTGCCTGTTATAACAAACAAAATGAGATTGTAGTCACAACACATGTCCATAATTTTTGTGCCGAGGGAACTCCAGGACACAGAATCTGTAAATTGTGGATAGATACTGTCATTGGAGAGACATATTTGAAGGAGTATATTGATGAATGTGAAAGAATTGCTTCCAATTCTCGTTTCAAAAACAAAGAGAAATTTAAACGTTTTTTGGATGGAAGAAATGATTTCGTAATTACATCAATGGTCTCTAATTACATTCGGAATATGACAGCACATCATGCTTTTCAAGACGCAATCGCGTTTCTAAGAACAAATAAGAGTGTTCTATCTGTTCCATCTTTTGTGCAACCATTGGATAAATCCGTTATTGATGCTATGTCAGAAGATACCAATAATAAGACTTTGAAACGTAATCAACTTAACGTAAAATGCACAAGATCACCGATTTGCGATAATGATGATCGTATTTCTAAAAATACAGATAAAGCGTCGTGGCCAGTTAATATATCAAATGGTGGTCGTAAATTACGTAATCGTAGAAAAATATCAAAAAAATAAATCGTAATTCCTTGTTCAAATAAAAAATTATGATTTATTCAATTCAATTCAATCCACACAAATCGTCTTTCCACACAGTTGTCTCGGATTTTGATATCCCATATCCACACCACATTCAATACACCTATTCTTCAAACCCATCTTATTACTCTCCACCAAAGCCACGACTTCTTCTCTGGTGAAACAGGTATAAAGTAGCCCTTGAACAATCTCCATGTTGATGTATTCATCTGAACTTTCACAAAGTTCAAACAAGTATTGGGTCAGGTCGTTATACGTATCCATTTCGTTTTTCTGTTTAGAAACTGTCCTTATATCCCAATCAAATTTTTTCTTTCATTCGTAGTCACGAATGTCCGCTTCTCCCCCATGCAGTGTCGTCGGAAAACGTGGAATACCATCATCCGTCAGTTCCTGGAACTTGACCGTCAGCTTCTTACCCAGATACTTACTTCCATTGGCAAATAACTTCGCCCGTTCCTCCCGAGTTCCATGCGGACGAACCGAGAATTTATTCCCTTGTTCGGTCACGCATTCCCAAATAATCAAGCCAGCTTCATTTCCCACACCTTCGGTGAAACCAGTAATCCGATACTCGGCATCCTGGAACTCCTTATATTTCTGCAAGTTCTTCGACCGATGTTTGATCTGATAGCCACCAACCTTATTCCGCAAAATCACACCCTCGTAACCGTCGGCAACGTATTTGTCATGAAAGACCTTGACCTGGGATGCGTCTTTACAAACTTCAGTTTTCAAAACCGTGATGGATTTCATCTTGGGTAAGGCTTTCAGCATCTCCAGACGTTCAGTGTAATCTTTGTCCGAGACGATGTCATATAGCACGTATTTAATCTGGATTTCCTTCGCCGGGTCAGGCTTTTCTTTCTTGACAATCCCGACGATTTCTTGAAAACCAAGCGTGTCAGAATACAACTCACCATCCAGAATAGCAGTGATACCGACGGTCTTTAGTTCGTTTTTAATGTGAGCCAAAGCCGGAAAGGCTTTCCCCAGACGACTACTCAAGATACCGTTGTTATAGATACAACGAACCCCATCCAGTTTCGCCTGGACGTAGCAAGGGAACTTGATGTCATGACCTCGTTTGTTGTAATCAAGAGCCAACATCGGCAAGACCTTGGAACCACTTGACACGACTTTCTTTTCTTCAACCGCTTCCACTGTTGTCGGGGCAGCATTGCTCAGCTTCTCGGAGTAGCCTTCGTTGTGTTTCTTGTTCCACTTGGAACGAGCTTCAAACTGAGCTTGTTCCTCAGCGGTGGTCTCATTGGAACGACCTTTATTTTTGCCAGCCTTAATCTCAGTCGTTGTCTCTTGCATCTTTCCATTTTCGTAGCCATAACTGGTGATAATCTTTGTCCCCTCGACACGTATCAACCAGACTTTGACTTTACCAGTCGAACTGAGAGAATACAAAATCGGAAGCTCCATTTTGTATTCGTATCTTGAACTGGTCTTATATCTGTAATTACAATTCAAATTTCAATTTTAAGGTCTTTTGGCTCTCAATAAATTACTTAAACAATTTAACGGAATAATATTTATCACCAATGGAACTACTCCAAAATGCAATTACATCCCAATTATATTCATTGATGCGAATTTATGGTCGGGTTGCTGGTCTGGTCACCAAATCAATCGGTTTTGCGATGGCAATCCGGTCTATTGTCTTCTTCGGACATCTCGGAAATGTGCCATTGATTAAAGTCGCCCTCTTCGATCCAATTGACGGTCAAAAGACCTCATTGTATGATGCTGGTCGTCTCTTGAATGTCATGTATCGTTGGATGGGTTTTAAACCGATGATTACTTGGAAAGCACACAGTCAGATGGAACTGGTTGGTAGTCTCTATGAAACGACTTTTATTCTCCCCAAGACTCAGATTATTTTATTTAATAAAGAACGGTTTGAGAAATGGTGTTCCATCACAACTGCAAACAAGATTACCCTCTGTGACCAGGTCATGTGGAATGAGATTGAACCGGTGGTGACCAAATCGACAACTTATCCTTTACTGACCGCTTTTCTCTACAACAAGGATATCACCAAAAAATTAATCCCTCTCCTCAATTCCTTTAAGCTAACCCGGATTACACCTTACGAACTGGCGATGTATCTGGGAATTCAGCCGGAACTCAATCAAACAATTGATGCGTTAGTTGTAATGAGTTCAGATGATTTGAGTATAACTTCATTTAAAGACAATGAAGTGATAAAATTGTAAGTATGTCCGGAGAAAGCGACTTTTTAAATGATACTTGGTGTTTATATTACCACGGATCCAATGACACGGATTGGTCTCGGAACTCATTCAAGAACTTAACTAATGTCACCTCCATTCAACAATATTGGTCAGCCGAACGTGAAATTGCGGCCGAGTTGCATCTTGGAATGTTCTTTCTGATGCGGGAGAGTATCTTTCCACTCTGGGAAGAGAAAGAGAACCGTGATGGAGGCTACTTTTCCATCAAAGTTCTAAAAACAAAAGCCGTTGAAGCCTGGGAAGAACTGTGTGCTCGTTTGTTGGGTGAGACCTTGTTGGTTGACCAGTTTCTTGACCGTTGGGACTTAATTAATGGGATTTCAATTAGTCCGAAAAAATCATTCTGCATTATCAAGATTTGGCTACGGTCAAAAGATATCATTGACCCAAGTGCTTACAACATTCATAAGCCGGAGTTTAGTGAAATTATGTTTACGCCATATCAATAATTTTAGCCGACGACTACGACACCTGGCTGTTCTATTTTTTCGATAATCAACTGTGCGACCCTTTGTCCAGACTTGATTTCCATGACTTTATTGGTGCATAAATTGATTAAATGAACAAAAACATTCGAAGCTAAATCGTCATCGAGTATTCCACCGTTGATGATACAACCTTCGGAGGCGATACTTGAAATCGGTGCGATCCGACCATAAGTCCCTTGTGGAACACTGACGGCAATTCCAATCGGGACGGCTCTGGCTTGGAGGGGAGGTATTTTTACGTCTTCAATACTTGACAAAAGCAAACCGGGTGCATTATTGGTGGCTCGATGAGGAGTAATGGCATTCGGAGACAATTTACGGACTAAGAGAGTGGTGCTCATAATAATATCATTTTGTTGTTTTCTTTTTTAAGTGCTGACTTCCGCCAAAGAATGTTGGGTCATAAACGAAAGACATCTTCTTTTTCGGTTGTATCTGAATGTTTTCAATCAAGGGTAAAGTTTCTGAATAGAACTGAATAAAATTCAGACTTTTCCATTGGTCGATAAAAGAACACAATTGCATAATTCCACTGATATCGACAATATTAGATTTATAGTATAGGTCAGACAGTGCATTGATGATGTCCTTAAAAACATATAGTTCTGCGCCACTCCCGATATTTGCTTTCAAACTGTTTTCAAAGTCAAGAAAGACAACATTTAACCCATTGCATTCCACTTCAATTTTAGTTCCATTTATATCGTATATAACTGATTTCTTTACAGTTCTATTTAACAATACATTGTCGCTATGCAGGTCATTATGAAGAATGCCTTCTGTCGTAAATAAAGATATCGTTGTCAGAATGATCTGTTTGATACAAGACCGTAATTCAATATCATTTTTCCAATTATAATTACTGATACTACCCAAATTCAAATAGGGCATCACTAAGACTTTTAGACTTGACCCTTCGCCTCTACATAGCTCACGACGTTCTTGATTAATGGAAGTATCTTGACAAGTAAAAAAGCAGATGTATCTGATAACCCCGGGTATTTGATGCTGATGAAGCAATTCAGATACATTGTATTCTTTTTGCAATGTATCCTTTTCACTAATCTTGATCACAACATCCTGCCACTTTTCTAATATACCGAGAAGAATGGTGTCATTAAAGTTATTTGGTTTGAGAGCTTTTAAGATTTCCAGCCACTCTTTTGTGGTCGGACTGGATGACGATATCTTTTTCTGACAAGAGACCAGATACTTTTCCGAATTAATATTCACACTATTCGAACGTTTTGGAAGATTTTGAACTGACATTTTAATTAACGATTTTAAAGAAAAGGAACTTCCAACAAACTCATATTGTATTTAGCAAAAAGTCCGTTTAAAGTCTCTTCGTCGATCTTCAGACGTTGAAGCACCTGCCTCGGAATAGGTGACGTTTGAGTATATCTGACTTCTACCAAACCCGCCTTCAGTTTCTCCAGGTCGGCTTCTCCAATCGCATTGATGGCAAGAAGTTCCAGAGGAATTGGCCAGTTATCAAAGAAGCTCTCTGGAACTGGAGACGTCTCACACTGAAAATACTGTTTCAAATACATATTCATCACTCGGCCGTCTCCGGAACCCATTCCATAGAGATGGGTCTCTCCCAAAACTCCATCCCGAAAGGTCTCAAATACACCTGCATGTCGAAGTGCCAGCTCTAACTGAATAGTATTCTGACTATGAAAGTTCAAATTAGGGTTGGACGAACCGGCAGTAATTACAAAAGTTAGTATCTCCAAATTGGGCATACTCGTCATCAGATACCCGTAACGGTTCTTCTCCACCCCAAAGGTCTCACAAAAGTAATGACGTAAAGGTGCAATATAACTCATTTCTGCTTCTTTTTGATTGTCTTTCTTTAAGTCTTATTCGCGACGACTTCGTAGAGACGATCTTTTTGACAACGGAGGTCTTCCCAGGTTAATCCGTATTTAGCCAAGTATTGACACATCATTTGGTTCGGGTCTCCTAAACCATATATCATTCCACCTCCGGACGAAATTGTATGGGTCATTAAAGTCTCATCTAAGAGCCCGACACGCAATCCAAACCATTTCCAGAGCATCAAGTCTAACCCCCAATTCCAGGGATTATTTCGGTCTAAATAAGAGTAGTATTTTTCATAAGCCTCCACCGAGGAAAAGAGATAACAAAACATTTCACAAACAGTTGCAATCCGGAGTGAAAGGTCTTTCTCTGAAAACATATACGGATGTTGAGAGATTGAAGCGGGTGTTAAGGTCGGAGAGACGATGTCAAGTGAAAAATCCTTGATATACTGTAATATTTCCCCCCAATGCCAAGTCTCTGGATGAAGGACGATGTCATCCAATAATATCATCACGTGTTTGTATCCCTCGGCACGAAGACGACCCGGAACCGCAAAATCAATCAGATACTGAGATACAATCCCGGTTTGTCCAATAAAAGAGACCGAGACATTATTGTAAGCCATCGGTTTTAAACTCTGGAACTCTTCTGCATCATAGACGCAGACCAGAACATTGACAGTTCCAGGATACTTCGACAGCACTTGCATCACATTCTGTGAAAGGAACTCTTTTTTGTTTTCGATATACGGCTTCCCAAACCCGGGAACGATGACAAATAAACTGCCGGTATTCATTTTTCATTCTTTACTTTTAAAACCCTTAAATTACAAATTGGTCTATGATATACCGAATTACCCGGTCAAAATCGGCTTCGCTGTTAATACTGGCTTGAACTGGATGATCGACAAAATCAACTCCGATATTCCGGGCATGAGAGACCAATTCTCCACCTTGAAAGAGAAAGTATTCGTGTCCCATACACTTGGCCATGAGTTGATAGTCCCAGTTGTATTTCCAATTTCCAGGAAAAAACTCAATCACGTATCGACGCGGTGGCATAAACATCTGATGGGACAATCCGTTCCCATGCACACCCAACAACACGTCGGCGTCACGAACCAATTCGACTTGTTCTTCAAATGACAGATCTTCCATCCGAACATTGTGAAAGTCAATCACCTTATCGTATCGTGCGATAGTGCGAAGTAATGGTTCTTCCGAACTCAGATGCCGGCCGGTATTTTGACGATTGATATAAACGACTTTGAGACGTTTGCGTAGAAGCCCGACTTCGGGATTGTCTCCCAGAATAATTTTTCTCCACTTGTCCAAGGGAAAGAAAGGGATGTATTTAAGGAACATCTTATTTAACGACCCGTGATTGCATTTGCTTCGGTCAATCGAAAGTGCTTTTTCAGCCACGATACCATGCTCAACGATATCGGAGAGTGTCCAAAAGTGTTTGACATTCGGAAAGAACCGACGACATAACCACTCATTGTGAGGTTGTCCAAGTCCTTTCCATCGGTCATCATTAAAGTTAGAGACAATCACTGCATCGATACTTTCGAGTGTCCATTTATTCAGTTCAATCTCGGTAATCGAGACAATCAGGGTCTCCAAGAAATGAAAGAGATGGTGAAGATAACAGACTTCGCTCTCATTGCCGTCCGTTAAAATCAAAGCATTCTTGCATTGGTGATATTTTGTCGGGTCGTATTGCTTTCCCGAAATACACAATGTAATTTCATTCTTCATTTGTCTGGGTAATTGAAAGTAGTCCTTAAATAAAAAGACGCAGAGAAAAAGAAAATTACTCCGACTGTTGAGGAGCCAGACACAACTTAATGTCTCCCATTGAAGCAACACTATACCGAATAATCAGAGGGTAGTCATTCTTCAGATACAGCTCAACGGTCTTAGCCAGAGACGAACACTTACAGAAGAGGGTCAGATACTTCAGATTAAAGACACCTTGGACAATTTCGTTCTCACTCTTCTCACCGTGCTCGACCGTCACGCTGTCGCTATCACGCAGAACGGTTTCCTGACTGCAGAAGTCGCCCTTGCAAGACAGATGGAGTTCGTGGTTGATGGTCTTGATTTCGACGAACTCGGCCAGATTGTGCATATCTCGACACAACTTCTGGAAATCAACGGAAGGAATAGTGATAATGGAGTTGAACTCGGCACTGGGAATCTCCAACTTGCTGGAATCAATGTCAAGCAAGTTCATCTTGTAAGTGGTATCGGTGTTCTTGTCGCTATTCTCAACCCGAATACCAATGTGGTTCATGTCGTTCTTCTTCATAAAGAGGGTAAGTGTGTCATTGGCTTGGACGGTCTTGATAATCTTGTAGAAGTTGAGCATATTAATTCCGAGTTTCTTGGTGCCCTCGCAATAAAACTGTTCAAACTTGGTCGCATCGAGTTTCAGATGGACGAGGATGACACGGGTATTGTCAAGAGCAACAATCTTCAGACCATTCTCATTGACCTCGATGACAGTATCGGTCAAAATCTCTTTCAGGGCTTCGACCAGAACTTTGAAGACGGGGGACTGGACAGTCTTAATTTCAAGTGCATAGTCTGTGCTGACGTCTGAGGGAGACCTGGAACGAGACATTTTGCGTTTGTATTGTATTTTCTACCACTTGCCTTAAGTCATTTTTTCGTTAAATCCTAATTTTGAGCGTTCTAAAAAATTGAGACGATGAAAATTGCTTTCATAAAATGAAAAAATGGACATACCCGAATGGTATTTAATTTCTGAAATTCCATTTGAAAGGTATGTCCAAATTATAAATGAAGTATATCAATCAATCGAAAGTTCTGAAGTCAGTTACGATAATCGGAAAGAAGACATCTTTCTTCGAATTATCGTCTGTGCAAAAAACGCCTGGACGGAAGAACAATGGGTCGCCAATGAACACTTTCGACGTCATCAAAGAGTGATCGAAATGTGTATGGGTCGGCTCCATCAAAATCTGATTGGTGCTTTCAACGGTTGCACTGATGTCGGAAAAGGTCATCAAACGGGTTGCGATGTCATCACGATTAAGGACGACGTGTATGAGATTAAGAATAGGAAAAACACGATGAATTCCGATAGTCAAAAATCGGTTATTGCTAAATTGAAAGAAGTTAGCAATCAAGGAAAGCGTGGAATACTTGTTCTCATCAACCACTGGGGGAGAAAGAAAGCGATTGAAGGTATTCCGGTGCTGACGGGGAAGGACATTTATAATAAACTGTCGGAGCGGGAGACATTTTACGATGACTTGAAAGCCACTTTGCACTCTACATTTTCTCTTTTTCCTACCTTGGAGAAATGGTCTCAAGGTATTTCCGAATGGTCGAAGCAATGTGATACGCTAAACGAACTGGCACTGCGTTGCCAATCTGTTTGTATTGAGAATTGACACTCCCATGGAAGGTGTAAGTGTCTGGAAAAGTTTGGATCCGCGCGTATTCTCGTATGGTCAGCGGTCGAGTTTCAATCGGATGGCATCGTTCAGTTTGTTTTTGACACGGAGAAGTGGTGAGAGTTAAACACGGTTCGTCCATGCTAAGTCTTTTAGCGATGCCTCGTTTCCCTCCTTTGGTGTCAAGTATATTCTTTCCAAGGTATTCTCGTTGGAGATGTTCGGGTAGATCGACCCAGCAACCTCCTGGTGGAACTAACTTCATGATTGCACGTTTGGCCGGTGGATAGATGAAACCTGGACTATCTGGGACGTTGGACAAGACGTCTCGTAAAACCAGTTGTCGTTTGCATTTTTTGGGAAACTCGAAAATGTTTCCGTCTTTAATCAGATCAGTTCGGATACCAACGATAAAGACCCGCTCTCGTTTTTGAGGAACTTCATAGTCAAAAGCGTTGAGAATCTTGCATTTGACATGATACAACCCATTGTTTTCGAACATTTCCAATACACTTTGGATAGTGTATCCATTGTCATGTGAGACTAAACCCTTGACGTTTTCAACCAGGAACATCTTTGGTTTGCATTCGTTAATCAGTCGATTAAACTCAATGATGAGTTGTCCACGAGGGTCATCAAAGCCTTTCCGTTCTCCTGCATGTGAGAAGCTTTGACATGGGACTCCGCCCATTAATAAATCAACGTGTCCCCGATACTCTTTCAGACCGAGTTCCTGCATATCACAATTGTAAATAGACACTCCTGGGTGATTGTTTTGTAAAGTAGTCGCAACGGTTTTGTCAATCTCATTGAGAAAAATGGGTTTGAAACCAGCTTGCATAAACCCGGTGCTTAGACCACCACAACCGGAACAGACTTCGATAAATGTCGGAGTGTTTCTTCTATGGACTTCCATCTTTCTTTTGTAAGTCCCTAAAAATAATTTGTCATTTTTTTGATTTAAAGAAGGCTGACTTCAATTTTCCCATAATAGAATGTGTTCGATATGTATAGAAGAATTTACGTCTGACCAGCCAGAATTTACTTTGCCTTGTGAGCACACTTTTCATACTCAATGTTTGATGTCCTGGTTTATTCTCAATGCATCGTGTCCTGTTTGTCGTCATGAGTATTCAAGTCAGCCAGTTGAAGATACGACAGGATACGGAAATATACTGGGTCTGTTTCTGGAACATACACGAAATCGAATAAATCTGATTGAAAGAGCGACAGCTGCGACACACTTTCGTGTTCGTTCTGTCGAAACTCGGTTGTCTTCAATTCAGACATTAGCTTTTGTCACTGGATTTATTGGAGCATTTGCTGGAATTGTATTTGCGAACTATTTCGGAGCATGAAGGGTTGTCAAAAGAACTACTAAAATATATATATTTTAATAAAAATGTCATCACAAGGATTTGGTATGCCTTCTTGGTGGCAAACACCATCACAACAACCCCAACAGAAAAAAGAAAAACAATCGGAAAATTCGGAGGCATCTTTGGCAATGTCGCGGATTCAGAAATTTTGGGAACAGAAGAAACAACAAAATGCTAATCTTGCCAATCAACGTAAGATGAACGCAAATAGAGCAAGAAACTCTTTTCAGATATCTATTCTAAAAGAATTATTAGAGAATTGTCGTAAGATTAAAATTAAAGGCGGAAAAACATATTTTCATGAGATTATCATACCAATTATCTCAGAAGATGATACAAACAAGTTTCCCTGGTTAAGTTTTCTTGGAAAACGACAGGTGAATGAAACGGTTGTGTCGGCAAGTATTACATTTGATTACGATTCAACAAAAAGGTTCTTTTGGAAAAGTAATAAAAGTGATGTAGTTTCATTACCGGCAGAACACTATTACGACCAAGCAGTTGATAATGCGGTTGAAAACATTAAAATACAAAAATTAATTGAACAATTTTGGGGTCAAGACCCAAAGTTTTGGATATATGGTAATCATCAAGTGCTGAAAATTGTAAATGCTGAGAACTCTACAATTACAGATAATGTCGAAACGTTTCTACAAAATTTATTAGACAAACCTCAATATACGATTGGTGGTTTAGTTTTAAACACTTTAGTAATCGAAAATAGCACTCGTAAGTTGAATGAAATAATCTCTCGAAAACTTACTCAAGACCAATTTATAAGACGACTACAATCTCCTTACCCATCAGAACATTATTTCCCAAAGACATATGCTCAAATAGAGAAAACCGACACAGATAATATCAAAGATTTTCCAACTTTGAAAGAAGTTTCACCGGCTTATACCTCGAATACATCATACAATGATTTTTGGGGAAAAGACCGAAGACTACCAAAACAAATCCAAGAGCTAATTCCAGAGGCATATCAAAACAATTCAAATTACAAAAAATATACTCTTCCCGATGAAAAACAATCGAGTATTCAAATGTCAGTCATTGTTCCAGAAGATAGAATCGATGAGTATAAACAGTATTTTAATAGATACAGGGAACAGATCCTTCTTCCGGAAAGAATACCTATTACTGTAAATATTATCGACAAATGTTATGATGTTGTAGAGATGGAAGAAATATGCTTAAAAAATTATTTAAAAGACCCGAAGAACATTATCATCACTAAGGAGAATGGACAAGCAATACCAGAAAAGCGCGAAAATGAAGAAGGTGGAGGCTTAAAATACTATATAGATGAAGCGAATGATTTCATGTTTTATCGGTGTTCTGATAATTTTCCCGCAGAACGAAATAATACTCGAGGGTTTGTTGATTTTTCGGTTACATTAGTTAAACTTACTGCATCTGAAGAATTTTATGTTCCATTGACGGACATCGAAGATGCTCTTGAAAAATACAAAAATACAAAGGTATTTGTTCTTATGCCAACTGGTATTACTTACAACAGAACCGCGAGTAAGAGAATTGCAGATGAACATAATAAAGGAAATTATGAGATAGATATTGTCAGTGCTCATCATTGTCAGGCTGGAACTAATAAGAAAGTGCATCGGCTTATCCCTGTCGAAGACTACGTCTTCATTAACCAAAATTTATCTGGAGGAAAACGAACCAAAAAATTAACAAAGACCAGAAAACCCAAGACCACTTCAAAAACAACCAAAGAGACCAAACAAAAGAAATCAGGTGTCACAAAAACTGAGACCAAGTCACCCAAAAAATCCACCAAAGAAAATGTAAAGTCGAAACCAAACACCACTCAAAAATCAACCACATCTAAGAAAACAACTGAAAAGAAGACCGCAAAACGTGCCTAAAGTTATTTAGGAGCATGAAATGTGCAGTATCCATCCTTTTTTGCCAGACGCTTACATCCCTTTTTACGCGTTGTCTTTGCTTTACACATCTTTGGAGAAGACGGTATTTGGACAGTCGGTTTCGGCTCAACCCGTTTTTGTGGTAGCTTCTTCAAGTAATCCCGAGCTTCCTCTTCAAAACGTTCCCGACCATCTTTAGCAAGACTTTTGTGATATTCAAAATCAGTCAGAAAATGAGCACCTCGAACGGTCGAAGGGTCAATCTTCTGATACTCGTGATTTATCTCTGAATGCAACTCCAATGGAATTTCTCCGGTGTCTCGAAGAATTGGCCACTCTCTCAAGTCAAGAATAAAGGTTCTTCTTGACTCATTGTGATTAATCCGTTTCCGAAAAAGACCCGGGAGGTCATTCTCTGACACCACTGACCAAACTGCAACTTTGGCTTTCCACCACCTTAAAATCACGTTTTTAATACGAAAACAAGTTCTTCGATACGGGTCAAGTTCAATTAAAGAACCCAATTTCTGAAAGAGTTCTTCTTGTCTCGTTTGTTGCATGTATCGAGCATGCATCTCTTGGCGAAGTTTGACTAAATCGACGGTGACATTCATCTTCGAATGTCTTGAACCTAATTTCTTTAAATCAAATGATTCTGTCTCTTCAAATTTTGTTAATTTAAAGTCATTCGTTGATAGTTCCATAAACCAATTTCTCATTTAGGTATAACTAACCCATAAATGTCATCAAATCAAGAAGAAAACAGTCCTTTCGAACTCGTCGAATACGGCTCCGATGGTTTTGAATTCGTGGAAGAAGAAGCTCCATCAAAAGAAGACACTCAAACTAACTCTGTTCCCGCCACGATACTCCAACCACCTGTCATACAAAATACCATACCCTACGAAGAAATACAAGTCCCATACGAAAATACAATACCGCCTGAAATAGAGCAAGACGCGATTCCAGTTTTAGAGATTATCGAGACTAAGTTTGATGAAGCAGACACTGTAATTACAATTTTACCCGACCCGAATCCAACTGTCCTTGAACCATCAAACTTGCGAGGACGGAAAAACTACTCGACTTTTAAGGATTATCTCAAAGGCAATTTCAAAGGTTCCCCAATGACATCGTCCTTCAAATGTAAGTGTCGTGGATGTTTTGAATGTTTCCGGATACTCTTCCGACCTCCTCGAACTCCCGGAGAATTGCTACGGTTGAATAAAAAATTGTAAATACATTTTTCAAAAACAAATAAGAAGTGTCTCTTTATATTAAAAGAATGCCCGCGAAGAAGTCTGAAACTATTCCAAGGAAAAAGAAGAGTTCACCTGGTGAAAAAGTTAGTAAAAAAAATAAGGTCAAAAGCAAGCGTATTTCTAAACCTACTATTAAGAAAAATAAGTCGTTAGGTGGTATGTATGGTGATGTGTCATATGAAAATGACAGCACCACTATAAATTATGAAGATTTATTAAATACTCTACATAAATCGACAGATAAAACTAAATTAATCTATAAAGAATACGAATTTTTGGTATCATATAACAACTCTTCTCATCCAGTTTTTCAATTAAATAATATTAAAAATAAAAATATTAAATCTGAAACATTAAACAAAATTACAATTAATCAGAATGAGCTTCTAAAAAGAGAAAGTAAATCAATATATCATCCAGGACAATGGCAAGAACCAGGTTATAATCAAGTATATGAAGACCGATTAATAAAAGGATTTACTGAAATTGATCTGTTAACTGGTAAAACTTCTATAGCATTACAGGAAGGATGTGTAAATGGTATATGTAAATTATTAGGTATTAAGAGAGAATAGAATGTTCTAATCTAAGTAAATGAGCGTCTTCGATTATTGTTTTATCGGGGCTGGGATTACGAATCTGTATGCAGCGTATCGTATTTTACAAAAAGAACCCTCAGCTAAAATTGTCCTTCTCGAAGCCAATAAAGAAGTTGGTGGAAGAGTCGCCGCCAGCCAATGGAAAGGAACAACCATTCTCCATGGCGCTGGAATTATGAGAATGAAAAAAGACAAACGTCTGGCTAAACTTCTCACCGAATTGGGTTTGTCTCCAATGGTTTATACCTCCAAAATTGGGTATAGTCCTCTGATGACAACTGTCAATGAAGGGACGGTTCCAAAGTATCATCGTCGATTGTCTCAAAACTTAAACTCGGCAAAGAACCAGACATTCAAAGCTTGGGCAACTAAAGTTCTGTCTCGTCCGAAGTATCAAGAGTTCTCCACCGCCGTTGGATACACTGACTACGAAAAAGCCGATCCCATTGACACCGTTCGTCATTATGGCTTTGACGACACCTACTCCGGTTATCAAGGTGGTCGAGTGCCTTGGGTCGAGTTGTTATCCAAATTAGTTGAAGTCATTGGTGACAAAAGAATACAGACCAAGACAACGGTTCAACGAATCCATCAAATGAAAGGAAAAACGAGTTGGTGTGTTGATTACACCCACCATTCAAAATCAGAGTTTCTCGAAGCCCGAAACGTCTTTGTCGGAACAACGGTTAATCAAGCTCTGAAGATGCTTCCTCGAACCCAGAAACGGTCTTTACTCAAAGACGGTCTTCGAAGCCAACCCTTTGTCCGGGTCTATGCCCAGATTGACCCCAAAGCATCACAACCTTTTATCGAAGCGGTTCAGAGCTACATCGTCCTACCCAATGAATTACAAAAGATTATTCCAATTCAACCCGGTTCGGTCTATATGATTGCTTACTCGGACAACAAAAAGGCTTTGCAGGTTAAACCACATCTGGGTGACTTGAAGTGGTTTGAGACCAAAGCGGAAGAAGGTTTGGGACTGGCTCCAAACAGTATCAAAATAAAAGCGCTTAAACACTTTTGGTGGCAAGAAGGCACTCATTACTTTACACCTCTCTCTCAAGAGTTCCCCAATCGGAATGCTTTTCTCAAAGAAGTTCAACACCAAGCTTCGGGTCTTTTTGTTGTCGGTGAAGGTCTGTCGAATGAACAAGGTTGGGTCGAAGGAGCGCTGGAAAGTGTCGAAGCGGTAATCTGAAAACTTACTTCTTCACATACAGACCCGTCGATCCAAAACCATTCTCACCCCGCTCAGTGTCCAGATAAGGAGTAATGTCGTCGTCTTCAATGATACTCAACGACTGCATATACTGCTCCGGAATCAGTTGAGCCACTCGCATCCCACGGGTGACGTTAAAGTCCTCTTCACCAAAGTTGAAAAGTAAGACCTTGACCTCGTCACGATAATCATTGTCAATGACACCGGCTCCGACATCAATCCCGTGCTTCCAAGCCAATCCACTCCGAGGAGCAATCCGACCATAACTGCCATAAGGAAGAACGACTGAGATACCGGTTGAGACTAAGACCCGCTTACCCTTCGACACGACGATGTCATCGGCAGCGACCAGATCAAAACCGGCAGCACATTCGGTGGCACGAACAGGGACAACGGCGTGGGGAACACGCTTGACAAAGACAATAAAGTCGGTCTCGTCATCGGAAGAACTGTCCTCCAGACGCAGATTTTCATTGCTTGAGCTACCTGTATGCTCGGAACCCTCAGAGATAATTTCCTCGTCAGTCGTCTCTGCATACAATGTCAACTCCTCTCCCGCAGGAGGACGAGAGTGACGACGGCTGGGACGAGTAGGCATAATTGAACTAAATAAATAAGACGAACATTCTTTAAATCATTTTTCATTGGTGAGTGAAAAGAAGGCGGCTATTTGGTCTTTATGCTCATCATAGATGCTGTCTCCAATCTGAAGTAGTTTCTCAATCGTTGGAACGGATATGTCATCAATTATCTCGGTCTCAAAACCGTATTTGGAAAGGTCTCCATCGACGTGAAGGAAGCGTTGGTGTCCTAATAACAAATTACATTGTTTGACGACTTCATCCACCGGTGCATCCATAATCATATCGATGAGACCATTTCTCAACCAACCAATTGCTCCCCAATAGACTGCCGAAGCTCCATTGATTTTCCGTCGGACGTATCCCGTTCCAATCGATAAGACTGCAAACTGTTCAATTCCACATTTCCATAAAAGACTTCCTTCAGTAATCCCAATCATACATGGATTGTTAGCCACGGTTCCACCATCACAATACCAATCCCCAGTTAGCGGTGATTGCACTGCCGGGAAATAAGTCATCGCAGCGCTACACGCATCAACGGCAAAACGAAGTGGAGTTTCTCCCTTTGTTATATTATTCAAAACCACTGGATGACCTTTGGTAATATCAAAGACCGGAAAACAGACCGGTTTATTTAGGTCATTCAGAGTGATATCAGGAAGCCATTTATCAATAACGGAACGTTTTCCAGTCCCAGGATACTTCGAACCCGGAGCCAAGGGGTAAAGATAACATTTGTATGACCAGGGGAAGAAAGTCGAGAGTGTTTGATGGTCACAGGCATCGAGTAATTGACGAGCGGTTCGTTGATGATTTGATAAAAGAGCTGCGGTTAAGATGGAACCGATGGAGGTTCCGACGTAGAGATCGAAAGTCTCAGCGATAGAGATACCGAGGTCTTCTTCGATGCGACAGAGGATTTTGAGGGTAATGAGGCCTCGGATACCACCTCCAGACAAAGACAGAATTTTCTTCATTTTGCGTTTCTTATTTACCTTAATCGTTGTTAAAAATTATACTAGTAAGGTAAATACAATTATGGAATCAGCTTATGCATTTGGAGCTTTCATCGCTGTCTCTTTAGCTGGAGTCAGCACAGCTGCAATTATTAAAGGTGTCGAGCCTGACCAACCCAAGGCGCAAGTCCCGGAAGCCATTCGGGCTCGACAATTAGAAGTGGCACAGTTGATTGAAAAGACGGTCGCGAAGGAGAAAGAGATTGAGACCTACAAGAAACAAATTCAGACGGCGAATGAAATACACGCTCACAATTTGAAACTACAAGAAAATGCACAAGCGGATTTGAAGAAGTTTTTGGATGACCTGAGCATACGGATGGATCTGGAACGTAAGGCGTATTGGACGAATGAGAAGAATAAGATATTGAAGAAAAAGGCATTAAATGCTAATTCAAAATTAAAAACTACGGGTCTTGGCAAAGCTTCTTCTTCTGGTAAAGGTTCTGCTTCTGAACAAGTTCCTGCTCCTGAACAAGTTCCTGCTCCTGGACAAGCTTCTGCTTCTGAACAAGTTCCTGCTCCTGGACAAGGTTCTGCTTCTGAACAAGTTCCTACTTCTGGTCAAGGTTCTGCTTCTGAACAAGCTTCTACTTCTGGTCAAGTTCCTACTTCTGGACAAGCTTCTGCTTCTGGACAAGGTTCTGCTTCTGGACAAGCGTCTGCTTCTGGACAAGCTCCTGCTTCTGGTCAAGGTTCTGCTTCTGAACAAGTTCCTGCTCCTGGACAAGCTTCTACTTCTGAACAAGCTTCTTCTTCTGGACAAGCTCCTGCTTCTGGTCAAGGTTCTGCTTCTGAACAAGTTCCTGCTCCTGGACAAGGTTCTGCTTCTGAACAAGTTCCTGCTCCTGGACAAGGTTCTGCTTCTGAACAAGTTCCTACTTCTGGACAAGGTTCTGCTTCTGAACAAGTTCCTACTTCTGGACAAGGTTCTGCTTCTGAACAAGTTCCTACTTCTGGACAAGGTTCTGCTTCTGAACAAGTTCCTACTTCTGGTCAAGGTTCTTCTTCTGGTTTAGGTGATTCATATGATAGGGTAGCAGAACGCTCGATAAATAGAAGAAACGAGGAAAGAATTACTCCCAGTTATAATGGACAAGCAAAGTTTGATGAACCAAAATCATCAACGAATCGTAGCGCCCACACAGAGCCAGAAGCACTTCAAAAAGCATTTACAAACATGCAAAAAAATTTGAAAACACAAAAACAAGAAGGAGAAGACACTGAAAAGTCTCAATAAAATTTGTATTTAAAATTTGAACCCCGCATTCTTTTTATTCACTCGAACTATGCCCATTACTTCCCGTGTTATCCCCGACGACTCTTGTCTCGTTTTTGTCGTCAATTTACACTCTTTCCCTCCAAGACAATCGACGAATGTCTGGCGTTCCAAAGCCACCGGTGAATACATCACCTTCGAAAAGAGCACCACGACCGCTTGCCGTCTCCAAAGAACACCCGGTCTCAAACTGACATTTGACGCTTACACTGCGATTATCGGTAGCGGTGAGTTTGAACCCATTCTGCGTTCCAGATTGTGAGAAACTTATCACAAAAGTATATAGAATGGCACTCATTAAGTCAAAAGAAAAACGTCTCGAAGAATGCCTGGTCATCCGAAAACAACTCAACGAACTCGGTCTGAATGATATGCCGGAACTTGAGGAACTGAAAAAAATTATGAAAGACTACATCCACATCGGCATCTCCTATTCCGGAAAAATCAAACTCGATGCCATCCCTCGAGTTGTCGAATACATCCTTTGCAATAAAGAACACATTGAATCGAAGGTCATCTTACGACGAGTATCTTGATAATTTTACTTCAATAACTGGATCAATAACATCAATGCAATTAATCCAAGAAGGATATAACTCATTCGGTTTTTCTTTTCTTCAACGATTTCCTCATTCAAGTTATCGTCTTCATCTTCTCTATTCTCAAGTTGTCTATCAAAAGGATTTGACGACATCATCCGCCAATTCCATGGACGGTCTTCTAAACGCTGAATGATTTCCAACGTCAGCCCGGGATGACGAGACAAGGCTCCCCATTGCCACGGATACTCGTCCAAGTTGGGAAGAATCTCTGTCTCCCAATCAATCGAAGCATTCATCGACAACGACGCCCAATTCCACGGCATCTCAATGTTCTCTTTAACGTCCCGAAAAGACAGACTTTCATTCCCAGACAACCACGCCCAATTCCACGGCAAATCAATGTGCTCTTTGACAATCTTCATCGTCATATTCGGATTGGCACTCAAACCGGTGTATTCCCATGGAAACTCCGAATGATTTTGAACAATCTCCCAAGTCACACACTTACTCATCGAGACCCCAATCTTATTAAATGGCTTGTCCGGATGGTCTTGAACAAACTTCCAAGTTAAATTGGGATTAAAAGACACTCCGGTGTAGTTCCAGGGAAGTTCCGGGTGGTCTTCAACGTCAGACATACAAATCCCCGGATTGCTTGACAACCAATGCCAGTCCCAATCTTCGTCGATGTGCTTCAAGACAAACGACATCCGCATCGATTTGTTGGTTGACAGTTGCTTAAAACTCCATCTCCGGTCTGGAAACTCTTCGATAATCTCCGGTGTGATATTCTCATTCTGCGACAGGTAAAAGTAATTCCAAGGCTTCTCCGGACATTCCAGCACCGTTTCCCAGGTCACACACGAGTTCCCACTCAAACTTGACCAATCCCAGGGAAGTTCCGGATGCGACAGAACGTATTCCCAAGTCAAACTCTTGTTCCGGGATAAAGCGGAATAGTCAAAATCAGAACCCCAATCCAATACCTTTGATAAATGGGTCATTTGGGTAATTGAACTTGAATCGTGCTTTTATTCAGGTCTAAAAAATAAATAGACGGTCAAATTTTAAGTCCTTTTTCGGTTTCAGGTCTTCTTAAACTTATACGCCAACATCTGTTGATTGACACTGTGTCCCATCAATCGAGCCTCCGTTTCAAGTCGTTCTTGTGACATATCGTTAAAGTTGATCTGACTATTGACATAGATGTGTCTCCACATCGACATCCCCATCTTCTTGCCGAATAGGTCATCAAAAACATTCCGAACAAACTCACTGAAGCTCTTGTTTTTCTTATACGCCTCTCCTCTCGAACTAATAAAGAGATGTTTCCGGGGAAAGCTCTTCAGAGAAGCCCGAATGATTTCATATAACTCACGGGGGATTTTCTCGACAATCTCGCCATAGATGTGTGCCGTTTTGTATTTATGTAAAACCAAGACTGGTTCTTTTGACCGGAAGATGATGTAATTATAACGGTCAGCATTCTTCGACGGATGGTCTTTTAACAGATGGACATTCCCAAAATCACATCGTTTCGGACGGAGATGCATCAAAATGGCCAGTAATAAAAATTGGAAATGTTTCTTCCGGTCAAGATTAACCACATCTGAGTTTTTCAATTCCTCGTATTTAGCTTTGACGTCGTCGTAAGCAACCCATTTCTCTTTCTGGGTTTCGGACATCTCCGACTTCCGATACTTGGCGTTCTCGTTTTCCCGATTTTGCACCAAATACATCAACCAAGTCTCATACGCTTCTTTATGTGTGGCTTGATACTCTCGATTACAACTAAAGATACGAAGCAACGGCGTAATGTAATTGGCGACCGTTGATGGTTTAACGTGTCCATTTGACGATTTAGCTTCAAAGTGCTCATACATCTTTTTATAGACCGGGTTCGGGTTCTCGAGAATGTAAGTCAAACTCTCGGTTGGAACAGTTTTCATGACCCGAAGAATGCGTTTTTTATAGCTTTCATAGCTGGACTTGGCCACCTTTTCTTTTAGACATTCGATACTAACCGACATCGTTTATTATTACATCTTAAAAATTTGATTGAAGAATGATACCAATTCCTTGCGCTTAAGTCTAATGTCAAAACAATGTCGGGTCTGCTACGGAGACAATACACACCGAACCAACCCTTTCATTACACCGTGTCTCTGCAAAGGCACAATGAAATACGTTCATCTGAACTGTCTGAATGAATGGGTTGAAGTCTCAAATAATCCATTCTGTAGTGTTTGTAAAAGGGTGTATTTAATTCAAGAACCACATAGTCTTGAAAGAGTAATCAATGCCTTCTGCTCATTCATCGGTCTTTTTGCCCCAGCCGTTGTCGTCTTCATACTTGTTTTTCCACAGTCGTATCAGATGAGACCGTCCTTTCATCTCTTTGACCGTCTCAATACTCTTCTCTTTGCGACCTATCTCCATACTTTGGTCGCTGGCTTCTATTTGCTCTCAGCCTTCTTTTTGATTGCCTCGATAACGACGGATGGGATTAAACCTTCTCAGTTAATTAAACTCTTCTCTCAACCGTATCCATTTCACGACCCGATTTATCATCCGAATGACTTTGTCACCGTTTCGGTCATCAATCTGGTTTTAACTTCGGTATTTGTTGGATGGATTTACATGAGTCATCGAAAGGAACTTCGATTACCATATTACAAAAAATAAACGTAGATAATAAACACGATGTCGAAAATCATTTTATTTTTTACTCAGCTCCAAGCTCAAATTAAGTATTATCACTGGATGACCAAATCGCATCCTCGTCATTTGGCCTCAGACAAACTCCATTCGGCTCTCGAAGAACACATCGACAAGTTTGTTGAAGTCTATCTGGGTAAATACAATCGGCGTGGAGCCACTTTGCCTTCAGGTGGGGCTTCAGTTGTGCTCAAGACACTCGATGACCGGAAGATTGAAACCTTCCTCCAAAAAGCAATTGACTACCTGACCAATGACCTTCCAAAGCAATTGGATGCGAAGAAAGACACGGACTTACTTAATCTTCGGGACGAAATCCTGGTCGATATCAATCAAGCTTTGTATCTATTCAGTTTGAGGTAATTTATCTCATTTCGAGATAAAAGATTTTTAAGAAGCAAAAGACCAATAAAGGTAATTCCTGAGGTCTATAAAGACCCGTTCGGCGATGTCGTCGTTCGTCTTTTCAGCTACAACCTTAAAACCTTCTTTGAAAGTCTTAAACATCGTTTGCCGGTCTCTATCGTTCCCATACGCCCATGCCTGTGTCATCGACATCTTCGGAAGCGTATTACTGTATCCATAGACATAACAAAGGCAGTCAAACTCCCTCTTGGTCTTTGGATTCCGACCACAACGGACAAACTCCTGAAACTCAGGGCTTTCTTTCCAAGCGCTTCGCTTCGGTTGCTTGGGTTGCTTGGGTTTCTGTGAAGAGTTCAGCTCAACAATCACGATTCTGGCCGGCATTTTATTCCGAAAATCTAAAACAAGAATGGTTCTTTAAATAGTAATTTTTCCTCCTTAAAGCATTTTCATTTTTTTTTAATTCCCCGGAGAAAAGAGACTTTGGGAAGACCGATTTTCATTTTTATACCAGATACAAACACACCCTTCTTCAATCGTAAATCTTTTGTCTTCCCACCACTGATGTAATCGACAAAAATCAGAAGAGACATCTTTAACTTTTCGTTTGCACCGACGAAATCCACTGCTCTCTTCTTGACGACCACAACGAACTGGAGCACAACAGACAAATGTATTCGGAGACCAAGGATAGTCCATTACTACTATACCTTTCGAATGTCTTTTTTCTTATTCAAACGACAAAGACAATAAAAAATTATTGTATTTTTATTTCATGTTCTTCTTTACTTGGTAATCACTGGAAGAAGGATGTTCAAATTGTGAATACAGGTCGCAGTCATCGCCGTCAGGATAAAGACGATCGTCTTCTTGTCAAAGTTCATTGTTGTTTTTGAAAGCTGAAGGAAGATTCTAAATCCAATTTCAAATTTTCGAAACCTGCGTCTAAGATTGTAATTAAAAAACCCCATTCAACAGAAAGAATATGTCCATCGGTTGTGTCGGCTTCGGCTTTGTTGGCAAAGCCTTGTCTTCCAAATTTGCTCAAACTCACGACGTTCATGTCTATGATATTTCAATTCCACAAACCACTCCATCAAACATCACCTTTCACTCTTCAATCTGTGAGATGGTCGCCACCTTAGAGATGAGTTCTCCCGATCGAATGATTACTTACTTTGTCTGTGTCCCGACACCGATGGACACTCAATCCGGAGAATGTGACACCACTATCGTCAAGAAAGTCGTCGGTCAATTAAAACAATACATTTCCAGAGAAAGCATCGTCGTCATCAAAAGCACCCTCAGTGTTGGAACGGTGAGGTCTCTCGAAGACAATAACAAACTATTGACCGTCGCCTTTAACCCGGAGTTTCTGACTGAGCGGAATGCCTCGCTCGACTTTGCCAACCAAAAAAGAGCTATCATCGGTCTAAGAACCAATGACACTGAAGTTCGTCTGACCCTGGAGACTGCTTATAAACGGTCATTCGGTGAAGAGTTCGAAGTTCAGTTTGTTCTTCCCGAAGAAGCTGAGATGACTAAGTTGATGCTTAACAGCTTCTGGGCGGTCAAAGTCGCTTTCGCCAATGAAATTTATAGTGTCTGTCAAGCCTCCGACATCGATTACAACACCGTCTTACGTCTTGTCCTGGCTGACGAGCGGATTGGTAAGACCCATCTCTATGTTCCCGGTCTGGACGGCAAGCGGGGCTTTGGTGGAGTTTGCTTACCCAAAGACCTCTGCAATCTGAGGTATTGTGCAAAGAAACTCGATACCGAGACACCGGTCTTAGATGCAACTTGGATCTCCAATTTGTTGGTTCGAGACCCGGATTGGACGGAACTCAAAGGCCGGGCGGTTTCGGAATAATTAACCTTTTGAGATTCGTAAATCATCGTTCAGTATTTTGTTTCTTCGGATTAATGCAAGAAGACCAGGGTTTTCTTCCCAAAAAGTATTACGACGTTGTTTTTTGAACTCATTATTCAACCAAACAATCCAATAATGATATTCTTCTTTTACACGCTTAGTTCCGTCCTTTCGATTCAAGAGATAAATACACCTTCGTATAATATGTTCTAATGCATAGACATTCATTCTAATTTAGTTTTATAAATACTTTATATTTATACTACATCAATTCTGTCTTCAATCAACTTCTTTTTGAAATCGTCATTAACATGAATTAATGCCAAGATACTCTCATTCAACTGTTTAATGTTCTGAGCCGAGTTCCGCTTGATAATCTCGAGAACATCTTTCTTGATTTTGTTTTCCATGGTTCGGGTTAGTTTCCCATCTGCTTTCAAATACAGTTTGTCATATTTGTCCGCAATCTTGTGATTATCAACGTCAGTGAAACTGACCGGACGATGATAACGGTCGTCATCAGAGTTATATAAAATCTGATGGTCATTCTTCCCACGAACATACGGCTCAATATGAAAACAGGCTAAGAAGGTGTAGAGGTGTTCGACGAGAGTGTCTTCTTTCTTTCGACGTTCCATCTCAGATAGTTTATCACTCTCAATTTCTCGTATTAGATACTTCTCAACACTATACAAGTAGTAAGTGCAGAGCATATCCAGGATTTCAGTAATTCCTCGGTCTGGAAGGTATTCATTAAAAGAAGTTCCATCAAAGATTTTGATTTTGTTGCTGGCTTTGTCATAGACGATGTCAAAGCTATCAATATTATTTGAACATCCACTGACCTCATCTATAACCTTGAGAAGGTTGTCTTGGTTCATATTGAATCCGAACCGGTAGCCATCATTTTCAAGAAGTTCAACCGTTTCTTGATATAGAGTATCAACTTTATCTTCAAAAGGCAGAATGCGGAGACCGCTGTATTCGGCATACGTGACAAACTTTTTAATCGGATCCATCTTATCGATAAAGTTGAGGATGGTGTTCTGATTATTGATGATATTGATAAAGTTCTGTTGAGAAACTATCTGTTCTTTTGGAGACGTGTCTGGTTTAATATAGATCCGATTGTCCATAACAAACTGACGGATGGTGTCATTTAATTCGAGCGTATCTTTTTGTCCATTTGTTGGACATGGCTTTTTGTTTTTGTAAAGATGAGTAGAGATATTGGAACGTTTCATGGTTTCGTATCCACACCTCGGACATGTATAAGGTCGTAAATTTTTTCGAGTTGGCATACCGTTTCTCGAGATAAATTACATTTACTTTTCTACATTTCTTTATATACTTTCTAAGCTTTTTTCAGCGTTTTTAAGCTTTTGTAAGCTCTTTTAAGCTCTTTTAAGCTTGTTAAAAACACAGATTTTGAAAGTTTTCTAAAAAAGTAAGACGATATATCGTAATAAACTTTTCAGAGAGGTCAAAATTCCAAAAAATGTTGAGTGACCCCCCCCCCTCCAAAAATTTTTGCTCGATGAAAAAATCTGGAAGAAAAAAAAGATGGGTTGATTTTCTATTTTACACACAAAATGATTCTCTTTTTTTAAAAGGGTATCAAACTTCTCTTTGGTAATATCTTTCAAATTCGGTTCTAATATAAATTCGATTGTCCATAACAAACTGACGAATGATGTCATTTAATTCGATAATCTCTTTTGTCCATTCGTTGGACAAGGCTTCTTACTTTTATAAAGATGGTTAAACATACTAGAACGTTTCATAATTTCATATCCACATCTCGGACAGGTATAAGGTCGTAAGTTTTTTCCAACAGGCATACCGTTTCTCGAGTTAAATATAAAACTTTGATTCTGTATGCCTTTATATACTTTATCAGCTGTTTCCAGCTCTTTCAAGCGGTTTCAAGCGGTTTCCAGCTCTTTTATGCGTGTTAAAAACATTGATTTTGAGAGTTTTTTAAAAATTAAAGACGATATATCGTAATAAAACTTTTTAGAGAGCTCAAATTTCCAAAATTTTTAGGTGACCCCCCCTCCCAAAAAATTTTTTGCTCGGAAAATTTCGAGGACAAAAAAATAATAGGTTGAATGATTCAAATTACTGATTTTGAATCAACTCCGAGACCTTGGTATATACAAAATAATACTCTTCTTTCTCAATTGGAGGGTCATAAAACAAGAGAGCATCAAACTTCTCTTTGGTAATCTCTTTCAAACTCAGATCGTCATTCGGCGAGACCGAACTGAAGAAAGTCATTCCAAACGCCCACGGGTTCTCCAGATGTTCTTTTGCGTATTTATCCAATTCGGTAATGGTTGGTAAGCGTTGAAAGTGAAGAACAAAAAGATTAATGACGTAGGCACGAACCAAGACGACCCGATAGGCATCGACACGATGAACGCCGTATCCAAATCGTTCCTTTTCAAGAAAGAGGGGCTTGAGTTGTTCGACCAATGGAAGAGTGGTATCCAGATACCGGAACCCTTCGACGTGCATCTTATGCCTTTCGTAGTCTCTTCGACTTCCGGTGCTATTGTAATGGAAAAAGCCAAGGGGAACCTTTTCCCGACGACCCGAGCTTGCAAGTCCGTCATGATTTCCATTCATCGTGCATAAAAAGGCCGAGCTTCGATAAAAGAGTTTGACAATCTTGTTCGGTCTTTGGTCAAAGGTATTCATTTCAAGAATTGGGTTTTGGTATTTTTGGTTGATGTATCCCGGTTCATTCGGATTGACGACTGAGAAGTGATAATCAGAGAGCTGACACATCGTGATGTCTTCCGGAATGGCTTTGAGGGCATCTATCACGTCTTGTGGTGACAGACGGTCTTGATAGTGCAAAGAGGAAAAGAGATACTCATCGGTATCAACCGGGATGACAAATTGACATTGGTTTTTGAACATATGCATGTATTTTGAAGTTCCGTATCCTTGTTCATGATTTTCGTAGCTGTTGTGATAGACGACAGTGACACCAAGAGGAACGTATTTTTTATAGACTTCAAGAACGGTTGGATGAGTGCTCATATTGTCGATGAGGACGATATTGTGGTATCCAAATAATTTGGCGTAATAGAGGATAAAATGCTCAATCATGTCATATTCATTTTTGGTCATACAGAAGACTTTGGCCAGTTCCATGATGATTTATTACCTAATTGATGATATCCTAATCAGAGAGATAAACGCGGAAAAATGAAACTGCTTTAAGCCGATTGGTTTTATACTTAAAGAGATGAAGTTTTATGGGACTGATAACGAGTTCATTCAGATATTGGAAAAGTATATACTCGACTGCGAACGAAACGGGAGAAGCATTGCATTTCTTTCGACGAGTAGTCAGAGGGTAATTTTGAAGAATCGAAATCTGACGACTTATTTTTTTGAAAGTCTGAATGGATGGTGGCCAGACCAGTTTTTTGAATGTAGTTGGTTTGACCTCAGTTATAAATTACAATTCTTGAGACATGAAGCATTAGATGGTTCTATTTTAATGAAAATTGTCAATCGAATAGACCGCGAATGTGCTCTGGGAGATTGTTCCAGATTTCTCAACAAATCTGTTCGGAACGTGGATTTATCTTTGGCTCAGTATCTGAAACAAACGTTCTCTGATGCGAGGAGACTCTTTGAAGTCAAAAAACAATGTCAAACGGTTCCAGTTCCACTGTTAGATTGGGAATACGTATTCAATATTCCCAGATTTGATCTGAAATGGTGGTTGTCTGAAGTTTATCCAAAAATAAAGAATAATTATCCCGAAAGGCATTTTATTCCTTTGCTCATGGGTTCGGTCAATATGAATTCGGAAGTGATGAAACTACTGTTGATTGGAAAAGAAGAAGAATTAACTGAATATGATTTTAACCCGTTCTTTTCAAATCAACTCAAAAAGGATTTTAACTATTCGAGTTTGATTATTACCACTTTCCTCAGAAAAGTCAAAACGGTTCGATGCTTGGCTTCTCTGAGAGGTTTGAGGGTAAGGTTGCCTGATGATCTGGTTGAAAAGATTATTTCTTTTATTTAATTTTTCTCAATCGAGAAAAATTGAAAAAATAAAATTTTTTATAGGAGATAAAAATTGAATACGGTTTAAGGAGATTTTTTCATTTAAAAAAAAATGACAACTCTCGAAACACCTAAAATTGATAACCGAGGTAAAAAGAGGGGTGAATGGAAGAACACTCCTGAATACTTAGAAATCCTCCAAGAAGGATGGGATAATCTTCCTAAAACCAAACAGGAGTTTGAAATCTTTCTGTATGCCAGATCCGTATGCCTTCAATTGAACATTCTGACGAAGGAGCAGTTGAAGTTTCGAAAGGAGCAGAAAGAAATGAACGGTTTAATTGAAAGCGTCATTTGACCTGCCTTAATTTAATTTTTCTCGAATGAGACAAATTAATATACAGTTATTTTGAAGAGAACCGTATGTTCGTATTTAGTCTTTGAAACTATTTTCCCCTAGGGTGATGACTTTTTCAGATCAAAAATTAGAACGACCTGAAATACCTTAAAATTTCAAGATACACTCCGGAACTGTATGTTCTGTATTTCGTATGTTGGTATTCCGTCTTTCAAATCCATTTTTCTCCTAGGGTGGTTACTTTTTCAGATCAAAAAATAAACCGACCTGAAATATCTCATATTTTGAAAATACACTACAGCTCCGTATTTGGTGTATCTGTATGTTTCCGTCTTTGAAAGTCACTTTCCCTTAGGGTGGTGACTTTCCAGATTGAAAAATAAACCGACCTCAAATAACTGAAAATTTCAAGATACGCTAAAGCACTGTATGTTGCGTATTTCGTATTCTGTCTTTGAAAGTCATTTCCCCTAGGGTGGTTACTTTTTCAGATCAAAAATTAGAACGACCTAAAATACCTGAAAATTTCAAGATACACTCCAGAACTGTATGTTGCGTATTTCGTATGTTGATATTCTGTCTTTGAAAGTCATTTCCCCTAGGGTGGTTACTTTTTCAGATCAAAAATTAGAACGACCTCAAATCCCCAATATTTTGAAAATACACTTCAGAGAGTGTATTCGTCGTATGTGTATGTGTATGTTGGTGTATTCGTATGTTGGTATTCTGTCTTTGAAAGTCATTTCCCCTAGGGTGGTTACTTTTTCAGATCAAAAATTAGAACGACCTAAAATCCCCGATATTTTGAAAATACACTCAAAGCTCTGTATTTGGTGTATCTGTATCTTGAGTATCTGTATCTTGAGTATCTGTATCTTCTGTATTCGTATGAATATTTTTTCATAAGAATACTATCCTCGGAAAAAAATTTGAGAGCAATTTGTCTTCAGCTCTACTCAGTTCCTTTGACAATGGTCACCACCCGTTCCCAGTCCCGTAAGCAAGCAGCATTTGATGCCTCAGCAGAGATTTCAGAGCTATACACTCGTTCTTTTGAAAAACGAATGTTATACTTTACGTTGTTTATAAATAAACAACTAAGTGTTGTTGAACTGGCTCGTCTTCAGGGAGAATCATCCGACCGCAGAAAAGAAACTATCGGTAAGACGTATAATCTGATTAATGCCTGGATCATCTGTCCTATGAAAATCAAATACACAGACTACCTCAATCTACTCGACATTTTCAAGACGAAAGCAGTCTCACTGTTGAATGACCTTGAGCGACAGAATGACAACAGTTCTCCACTCAAGGTCATTTTGGAGCAGTTCTTACAACGTGTCGCTCGCTACGAGAAATCAGTTGAGACTATTAAGCGATGGTTCCGAATGACTTCGAAGAACCGTCGAATGAAAAAGAATGTCGCTGTTATCCGGTGTCTCTCCAAACACACCAATCTTGATATCATTCAGACCATTCTGTCCTACTAAACCACGCACTACATACACGCATACACAATACACACAACACCCTTTTCTTTTAGTAAAATATCAATCTGAACACGATTGATATTTTTTGTCAGGCTTTACTTCGCCATCCCCATGGTAATTTCGAGTAAATAGATTGCCAGTTCTCTCTGGCTAATCGGGAAAAATGAAGGATTAATATTATCGATATACATTTCAAGTTCATTCAAGAACTGATTAACTGAATACATTTTCGGAAACTTGTCGATATGAGGTCTAACATGGAGCACACCCTCAACTCGAAACCAATGGTCACAATGTGATGGGTCTCCTTCATTGATACAACTGCACGAGTTTAAGACTTCCTGATTAACAAGCATCAAGTTAGAAATAAAAAGCGGTCTTTTAAATACAAATTTTTCTCCTTAAAGCATTTTTATTTTTCAAACTCTGAAACAACCGTCTTCTTGTCTCAATATAACTTAAATGTTCTCCTCGACACACGGACATATCTTCTTAGTATCATTTCTGGTCTTTAACGTCTTAAACTTGACCGAAAACCTCATTCACTACTCTATCGGTCGTTCCAGCAAACGAGAAAGTTACTCCATTGAGTTTATTAAACCAAACTTCTATGACAGTATCCGTATTCTATTTATTATGATTATCTTTGGTCTATTACAAGCGTGGCTCACTTGCTACTTTATTGATTGCTAAGTAGTCTCCATCAATGAATTTCTTTGGAAAACAAAAGACGTCTTGTGATAGAAGGAACTCTCTGTAGCAGTCTTTATACTGCATTGGGTCTTTTCCAGTCAAAAATATTTCCGCTCGTTGAAAGGCGTGATACGTGTGAGCAATAGTATAGAGTGGATACGAGTAACAGAAAGCATTTAATAATCCAGCACAGAAACGGTCAGTTAAAAGAGGTTCAGGTTGAATATCAACCCGTTTTAGTTTGTCTTCATACATGAAAACGTAGTCATTCGAATTAAACCCGCGATAAAACCCAGTCCCTGCAATGACACCCCACGTCCCCAGGAATAATTTAGTTCTCGATAACATACGTATCTGTATTTGTATCATTTTCTTTATATCTTAGTGTTGATGAAATAGATTTTATTAATCGAAAGAGCAGTTGTTGGCAAGATACTGCCGGCTCTTTTTTGACAGAGAACTGAACACAATCAAATGTTCCAGATGGAATTGAACGACGAACTCCTTTCAGAATTTCATCGATATTCAAATCCAGTTCTTCGTTATCACATTTATTAATGACGACTAATACCGGAACATTGGGTGAGAACTCATACAGCTTTCGCGTCCAGTGTAAGCAGTCTTCAACCGGGGTCTTTGTGTCTTTGTCGATTAATAACAACGCTCCAGAAGCGAATTGACACGAAGGTGAGACGTAAATTGAACGGACTTCACTGCTACTTGTGTCCCAGAGCCAGATATCGGTCTCTCCATTCCAAGAATCAAGTGGATGAGTGTAGTTGTATTCCGGAGCCCAGAAAGGTCGGGATTTCGGGTCACCGGTGTCCCAAGTGGTAACCGAGCTTTCTTTTAGACGTAGAGTATAAATTCCAGTATTGAAGGTGTGATGATGAGCATAGACGAAGAGGTCAGCGACCGATTTTCTGGCGAAAGCAGTTTTCCCGACACCACTCTGACCGATAATCACGATTTTAAAAACACGTCCCATTAGACCTCAAATTAAAAATACGCTTTTAAATACGTTAATCATTAATTTCGTGTTATTTATCGATAAAAGCGCCTATTTGGATAAAAATACGAAATTGGAAAAACGAAAGTGCTTTAAGGACTTTTTTGAATACATAAAACCCGTCTTTTATTTTTTCGACAATGGCTGAAAGCGCATTGAAGACTTGCAATCGGTATTGTGGCCGAACCCTTTCTCTGGACAATTTTAAAGGCAGAAACGCCTGTATTAAATGTCATCTCCTTCAGAATACTTTGCACACGCAAATGAAAAAAGGTAGAACTGTAGAAGATATTCTCAACAATCACGAATGGGCTCGTGAAATCGGAGTTCAAGATGTAATAAATTACATCAATAATAAACCTTCTACTCCCAGCTCGACTCGTTCTTCTCGTTCGACTCGCACAACATCCTCCTTGATGAGTGTGCCATCTATCGGTAGTTCTATCTTGTCATCTACCCCGACCGTTTCTTTTTCTCAAGCTGAGTTTTTACAACTCAAAGAACAAAATGAACGTTTGACAAATGAGATTACTGTAATCAAAGAACAATTGATTACTATAACTCAACTTTTGTCAAACAAGAATTTACCCCAATCCATCATTGTCTCTCACTCTGAGACCGACCCTGAAACTTCTCACTCTGAGACCGACCCTGAAACTTCTCACTCTGAGACCGACCCTGAAACTTCTCACTCTGAGACCGACCCTGAAACTTCTCACTCTGAGACCGACC